TCGCTAAAAAAAAAAACACTCTTCCCGCCAATGGCGGGAGACGGAATCGAACCGCCGACACATGGAGCTTCAATCCATTGCTCTACCTAACTGAGCTATCACACCTAAAAATGATACCCTCAACACCTCTGGTACCTTATGTCGGAGAACCTTTTAACCAACAGGTTTTTGAACCTCAGCCGAGTACAGTCAGACTGAATTGTTCGTGCTTTTTATTACCTAGAAACTGTACTTCTAAAGTAAAAGGATTTTAAGTGCTTATGGTACTAATTTCCCTATAAGTGGCACTGCCACAGACACAGTTACTTACATATAACCATGTTACACTAAATGATTTAACGACCTTTTACAATCGTTAAACCTGAGTTGCAATGAAATAAATCAAAACAATCCTCCTGGCATGACTCGGACTGGGTTCGAACCAGTGACCCTCGGATTAAAAGTCCGATGCTCCACCAACTGAGCTACCGAGTCTTAATATAGCATTATGTAACTATCCAAAACGTGTCCATCATTTCTCTTGCTAGTTTCGAACCTAACGTTGAAAAACTCCTCCACACCTCATCCGTTTTAGCTACCACCCCTTCACAATAACTCAAAAGTTAGCTACGCTCCATCAACGTTATTGTCGCTCTAGTTCAGTGATTCGAGCAGGGAAATAGTTACAAATTCATCATTTTTGGCTCCCTAAACGCTTTGTCATTGTTTAAGAAATTACACTTCCCTTATGTGTCATCAGAAAGATAATGATGTGGGTTTACACCCAAATCTATAACGATTCCAACAAGATTCGAACTTGTGACAATTCGCTTAGAAGGCGAATGCTCTATCCAACTGAGCTATGGAACCTATTTATATTATGCGCAGAGAGGGACTTGAACCCTCATGAACGATACCGTTCGCACGGGCTTAAACCGTGTGCGTCTGCCAATTTCGCCATCCGCGCTTGTAGTAGTGTACCCACTTCATGTAGCCAAATGCTTAAGTACACTACTTTCTTTATAGAAAGGGTTGCTTATGAAAGCTAAACTAGAGAGATAGAAAATCTCTCTAAACAAACGTGAGGACTCCAACCTCATTAAGTCAGCAACTTGACCGTTTGCGACTAGGTGCAGAACTAATAACCCAAAAGAGCGTTCATCCTTCGTCATCGGGACCCGTCGCACCCTTGAATACCCAAACCAATGAATAAAGTTCCCAAAAACCATTCAAGTATTCGATGCACACCTTATGTCTAATATATGTTGTAAATGGATCAATACCGAACCCGACAGTGCGGAGACTCTTGGTCTAAGTATATAACCAAGAGCGTAAAGGTACCTATTCGGCTTTACGTTACCTTTACGTTATGCCTAGCTCATGACAACCACGTTTGAAACGGAGTTTTTCAATTCTAGGAAAAAAGGCTTGCAGTGTATTTAAACTGCAATGAGTATCTAACGGAATCAAACCGCTAAGGGGTGAAAACCCTGCACTCATGCGATACCCAAGAGTTAAAATATTGTTTTAACTCTAAAACTGATAATTACTAATTGCGAAAGTTACTTTCTATTAGTTTATTATTTAACTGCTTCTTTAAGAGCTTTACCTGCTTTGAAAGCAGGAACTTTAGTAGCAGCGATTGTGATTTCTTTACCAGTTTGTGGGTTGCGACCTTTGCGTTCTGCACGCTCGCGAACTTCAAAGTTCCCAAAACCGATCACTTGAACTTTTTCACCTGTAGCAAGGAAATCTGAAACTGCTGAGAAGACAGCATCTACTGCTTTACCAGCATCTTTCTTAGTCAATTCAGTAGTTTCTGCTACTTTTGCAATCAAATCTTGTTTGTTAGCCATGTGTAGGCTCCTTTCTTTATTCGTTAGCCTTTTGGCTAACTTACAATAAATATTATATCACACAAACCTAGTTCTGTCAACACTTTTACTCAAATTTCTTTAAAAATGTGTTGATTTATAAGGGTTTGTTGTGAAAACATTGATTTATCAAGGTTTTTAGCACTTTAAATTTTAACAAAATATCCTTAATTCGACTACTTTAAGCTCTTATCTAGCAAATTTTTAACCAAATCAGGTGCTTGAAGAGTTACAACTGTCCGAATTGTGGACGAAGGAAAGATACCACTCTTACGAGAGTCTACCGAGTTTTCTCGATTATCACCCATTAGAAAATATTCATCTTTACCTACAGTCGTAGTTAAACCTTTGTGCGCACCTAACCAAGTAGTCGTATCTTCTACCATCTTTTTAGTTTCAGTAGAGTTATCTTCCAAAGACCCATTGATATAAATACCACTATCTAAGATTTTAATCTGATCACCTTCTGTTGCAACTACACGTTTTACAATACGAACTCTGTCTAAAACATTATAAGCAGTAACAATATCTCCCCTATTAGGATGTTTAAACTCCTTAATGGTACTAAACCAAACTTGACCATCTTTCATAGCAGGCTCCATAGACGTACCTGAAATTTTAATGGGGCTAAAGGTTAATTTCAAAACCATTAAAATAACAAAGACGAAAATGAAAGATACCGTAAAACCACGTAAAAAGCGAAAAATACCGCTCTCCTTGGTTTTCTTTGGTTTTTGACTACGCGTATAAATCGGCTCTTTTATTGATGCAGACTCTAATTCAAATTCTTCTGGTGTTAATTCCCCAAGAACGCTCGTCTTATAGTTTGCCATAAAACTTTCAACCCTTTTCTTCATCAGTACCCTCAGAAGGCTCAGATTTAACCTCTACGCTATCTGTTTTTGCTCCTTTGAGTTTCTCACCTTCAACTGGTAACAAGCGCTCAAAATAGTTCTCTGGGTGTTCTAAATCATCTGTAATTGATTTAAACATAAAGTTCAAATAGTTACGCACTTGTAAATACAAAACTGCGTGGAAAAAGACAAATACCGCAAGACCTACTATAATTACACCTAGCACTACAAATAGTGACCATTGTGAAAATCCAACCGTAATCCCATAGTTGACAGTTGAGAATAAAGCAATAATAATCAGCATTAAGTTCGCATAGACTCTTTCCCTTAAAGAACCATAGTAACTCAACATCTTGTCTGTACTGTAACCTTTCGTCTTATTTACTAAACGTTTTAAGACCAAATTTAAAACAAATTCTCTCATTTTCGTAGATACTCTTTCTCTTAATTAAAAGAGGACTGCTCTTAACAGTCCTCAAACGTACATGCTAAAGCTTAGTTTTCTTTAGTCGTCCTCTCTTCTACGAGGTTTTACTCTTTTTTCTCAGCTTTTGGTTTTTCATCAGCTAGAACCTCAGTTTCTTCTGCAAGAATAGAAGTTTTCTCTGCATCGTCAAGTACAGAAGTCTGCTCAGAAGTTTCTTCATCTAACACAGAAGTGTGCTCTTCATCTTCCAATACTGAGGTTTCAGCAACGACTCCTGTTTCATCTAGTGGAAGAGTTGCAGTCGAACTATCATCAGTCGTGACACCCCCCATAGTTGGTGTAACAACTACCACAGGTTCTTCTTTCAATGATTCAAGAAGCTCAGAAACAACCTCTCCACTATCTTCCAATTCACTTGTTTCAGTTACACCAGTTTCTTCTGGTTGACCGGTTGAAGCAGAACCACTTCCTGATGAAACCAAACCTTCCGCTTCAGTAACGATATGTGCACCAATACGAAGTTCTTCCAATTCTTGCTCTTTACGTTTACGCTTACGAACCGCAGCGAGCCACCAAGCTAGAAGTCCACCAAAGAGACCTAAACCTAAAGCACCTACTGCAAATTTAAAGTTATCAGAACCAAGAAGTGCTTGGGCAGTTGTAGCAGTAATTGTGATACCCTCTACTTTTTGGGTTGTTGTATTTCCTGCTAAATCCACTACCTCTACTTCAATCGAATAAGGTTTATCAGAGTGTTCAAGCTCGACTAACTTCTCACCTTTTAATAACTCTTCTTTTGTGAACTCGTAAACTTTTCCATTTACCAACACTCGTACACGTGCTAAACCAATGTTATCTTTAACTAAGACTTTGAATTGGTGTTTTGCAGTGTTGTACTTACCGTTGTTAGTTACACCTTCAACTTTCAACTCAGGTACAATGTTATCCAATACAAATTGGAATTGAACCGAAGCGTTTGAAGAAGATGCGTGACCGTCAACGTCTACAGTGGCAACTGAGATAGACCATACCCCGTTTTCCTTAAATCCATTTTTGTTAAAGGTATAAGTGTAAGTGTACGAACCATCATCTTCTTTTTTCTCATCTACTTTAACTAAACTTGCATCTACTGTTACCACTTTACCATCTAAAGTAAAGGTAAATTTAGTCTTGCTTGTATCTAGTCGTGTAGTTGAGTGTTCTGAAAGTTTCAAATCCTCACTCAAACGTTGGTAATAAGCACCGTTTACATCTTTATTCAACCAGTCGTAAGTTGAACCATTCTTATTTACTGCATAAGTAATGGTCTTCTCAGAGACTTGCCCTTTGTCATCCGTTACTTGTACTTTAACAGTATAAACTCCATCTTTTTCTGGTAGATTATCTGCTACGAAAGAACCGTTTACTACTCGACCAGTCAACTCTGTTGTACCATCTTGTGAAGACACTGTAGCCTTAACGTTTTGGACAGACCCTCCCGATACCCCAACTGTAAGTTTATCAGGACCTTCAACATAGTTTGTTTGGTTAGAAACACCACCAATATTGATATTATCGTTAGGTCTTGGAGCGTTTGTATTACCATTTGTGTTATCATGGTCTTGCGGTTGTGGGTTGATAATCGTAGTATTACCCCCTACTGTTGCGTTGTTGTCACTTGGAGCTAATGGAGCTGGTGCCGGAGCTATTGGTGTATCTGGTACAATCGGAGCAGTAGGTTGTGTTGGTGGAATTGGCGCAACTGGCTCAGTTGGTGTAGTTGGAACTACAGGTGCAACTGGAACAGTTGGTTTATTATCTTCTACACTTGGAGTTGGTGTGTCTTCTACAGGTTTAGTAGGTTCACTTGGAGTTGGTGTAGGATTCGGTTTCACATCTTCACTTGGTTTTGCCGGTTCACTAGGTTTACTTGGTTCACTAGGTTTATCCTCAGAAGGTTTTGTTGGTTCTTCTGGTGTTGGAGTCGGTGTTGGCTCTGGCGTAGGTGTTGGCTCTGGCGTAGGTGTTGGCTCTGGCGTAGGTGTTGGAGTTGGTTTAACCTCTGGCTCCTTACCTTTTAAGTGGAAGACTTGATTTCCAAATTTTCGACCGTATTGAGATACCGCAGAGTCGCTAATTGTGAAGTCATATTCACCTTCTGGTAAAACAGAACTGTCAAAGTAGTAAACTCCATTCACTAATGAAGCAATCAATGTAGTCTCTCCGTCTTTAGTTGTCAAAGTCAAAGTGTCTGGTAACGTATCACCTTCTAAAGTCGGTTTTACACTCAAGTCCAACGAACGCTCTTCTGATTTTGCAACCACTTCGTGCGTTCCTTTGTCTACAATCGAACCTAGTGGCTCTCTGTGTTCAACTCCGTCTTTATCTGTATAAACCAATTCCAAAGTAGAGTTTACTGGGAGAACTTCCCCTTTTGCACCTTGAGACTCATTAACTGTACCGTTCGTTAAAGTTTGTACAATTTTCACAGAGTCGGGAGAGATACCCTCCGGTACTGTAACGGTAATTTTTTGTTTATCGTTAGCAGTTACATTATAAGTGTTATCTTGTTTTTCAACAACCTTATCATTATCGAAAGTCAAAGTAGGTTTAACCTCAGTTGGTTTTTCCTCTTTAGGTTTATCGCCCTCTTTAGGGGTTTCCTCTTTTGGCTTATCACCCTCTTTAGGCGTTTCCTCTTTAGGTTTTTCTCCCTCAGTAGGTGGGGTTGTAGGTTGCTCCTCTTTAGATTTATCGCCCTCTTTAGGAGTGTCCTCTTTCGGTTTCTCCCCTTCTGTTGGAGGTGTTGTTGGATTTTCTTCCTTTGGTTTATCCCCGTCACTAGGAGGTGTTGTAGGGTTTTCCTCTTTTGGCTTGTCGCCATCTTTAGGTTGTTTACCCTCCGTTGGAGGTGTAGTCGGTTGCTCCTCCTTTGGTTTCTCCCCTTCTGTTGGTGGAGTTACAGGCTCACTCGGATTTGTCGGATTTTCCTCTTTAGGTTTTTCTCCTTCACTTGGAGGAGTTGTAGGCTCACTTGGTGTTGGAGTTGTAGGAGTTTCCTCTTTTGGTTTTTCACCCTCACTTGGGTTGCTAGGAACTTCCTCTTTTGGTTTTTCTCCCTCTGTTGGAGGTGTTGTTGGTTTACTTGGAGTCGCGGGTGCGTCCTCTTTTGGTTTCTCACCTTCTGTTGGTGGAGTCGTAAGGTCGCTTGGAGTCTCACTAGGTTGACCCTCAGAAGGGGTGGATACCAGTGTGTCTGCCTTTGGAATTTCTTCTGGAATATTTGGTGTGTTCTCAGAAGCTCCAGAATCGCCTGTAGGCGCATTTGGAGTTGACCCCTCATTATTACCCTCTACTGGTTGTTCAGGGGAAATTGGGGCATTCTGAGAAGGCTTAGAAGTGCTTGGTGCAGAAGTCTCACTATTAGGTTCAGAATTTTTCGGAGACTCACCTTTAGGTTCTGCAGGAGTGTCTTTGGGTGTGTCTACTTTTGAAGTCTCCTCAGACTTAGGTTTCTCTTCTGCTTTCGGAGTTTCCGAAGGAGTCGGAGTTGTTTCAGAGTTTGGAGTGAATACCGGCTGGGTTGTATCTCCATTATCGTTGGTTGTTGAAGTGTTATTGCTTGGAGTAGTAGGCTCAATCGTAACCGTAGGCGAAACTCGGTCAAAACCTTGTTCCTCTGCACCTACAGAACCAACTGTAGCTACTGTAGCTACTGCTGCAGCGGCAACTACCCCTCTCTTTACACTTAAACGTAAGGCTTTCTTACGTTTCATTTCTTTTGACATTCGTTATCCTCAGTCTTTCTGCTAGTTTAAAACGAAAAAGGGAGGTAAGCTGCTACACAAACTGTACTTAAAAGTAATCAAATACAAATTATGATCATCATTAGTAAATTTTAATTTACTAAGAATATTTCTGTTTCAACCTGTCCAATTTCAATGACAATGAACTTCGCAGAAGTTCATTGTCTATCTATTCTCGTTTATATAACAGTCCACAGACTTTACTTCCCATGTAGCCCACGGTAGTGACAATGTTTATACTGAAGTCAACTCAGTTTTATAAAGATTTAAGTAGTTTCAGTTAAAACTTGGTTTTCGTTTTATTTAGAAACTATATTTAAGATTTGGTTTTCATCTTAAATTAAAATCTTAATAAGTACAGTTCATTACTTGTATCAAAGTTTGTCAACAAGTTTGGCTTTTGTGTAGTAACTCCCTTTACCTAAAAGTATTATAGCACAACTTACAGTTTATGCAAGTCATTTCTATATCAAAGTTCAACATTATCATAAATTGTCGCCACTTGGAAGATACCCTTGGCAGAAGTTGGAGTCGCTAAAGACCTTTTAATCTCTGCGTTTACTTGTTTTTGCTCTCTTTTCTCAGCTAGTGTCTCTTTTTCATCAGAGTCTAGCACACCTGTTTGTTCTTCTTCGTACTCCTCATCGTGGTAGTTTAAAGAAATAGATTCATCAACCTCCAAATTTGAAGTAGTTGCTGAGTTGTTCTCCATTAAAACACCTAGTAACTCATCTACTTTCTCTGGATTCTTAAACAAGTCCTGTGTTAATGAACCTGTAGTTTGAGCTGAACCAAAAGTTGTACGAGCAGAGGAGTGTTCCAAAGCTGAATATTTTTCTACTAACTCAGCAGTTTGCTCTGCACCAATCAACCCCTTGCGAGCTTCAATACGAGATAAGACTTTCTTCTTCTCTCTACCTGTGTAAATATCAAGTGTCGATTTAATTCCATACTTAGCTGAAATAATTAACAAACCTACTACAGAAACCACAATGAATAAGATTCCTAAAATGGTAAAAATGTTCATGAAACTTATCCTCCTAACGTTTTCCGTATGTTGTGTTCAATTTATTACGAACAGTTTCAACTCGGTTTTGCAACTCAGCTTTCTCTTTGTTTTGAGCATCAGTTTTACCAGTGTATGTGGATACCGAGGTGACTGCTTTATCAAATACAGTAGTTAAGTCTTCTAAAGTCAAACCATCTGATTTCAAACCACCAGAATAAGAATCAATCACATCAAAGACACTTTGTAAATAAGTCAACTGCAGTTGTGGATCAGAACCCATCTCAGTCTCTAATTCACTCAAAGCAGCCCAATATTTCTTATACATACCACTGTCTGAATTATCTGTAATAGAACTTAAAATACCCTTCTTAAATGTACCTAATTCTAAGTAAATCGAAAGCAAATGTTGATTTTTATCGGATACACCAAACTCTTTCGCTTGTTCAAACCAAGGAACGGACTTGGTTTGTCCATTTTGTGGGTAATAGAACCAATATAACTGACCTACTTGATAAAGTAAATCTCCTGCTCCGTCTTTACCTTTTAGACTAGGTATATTTGACTGCAAAGCACCTAATAGTTGAAACTCGTCTTCACTTGTAAAATGACCGCTTGAACGGTAAATTTGAACTAACTCCATGTAAGGTTCTACTTCACTAGGTAAAATCTTACTTGCTTCTAACAACGAGTCAATATTCTGAGAAGTTTTACCTGTCGCTAAAGCTTGCTTATAAGCATCTGTTGTTGCCATTTGCGAATACAAGACACCAGTTCCTAATAACAAACCACCTAAAATCAGAGTTCCAAATAAACTATAAATGGTTGTAGCTCTCTTCTTAATCTTCTTAATATAACCTTCAGACATCTTATCAATGTTCTTTAAGTCATAAATCATTTCCTCGACAGATTGATACCGATTTTGAGGTTTAAAGGCAGTTGCCTTCTCAATAATCTTCTCCAAACCTACTGAACGAGTAGAATCGTATTGACGAATTGGTAAAATCGGCAACTTCCGACCATCTTGTAAAACTTCTATAGAAGGACTATTTCGAGTTGCTAAGAAGTATAAAGTGCGACCTAATGCATAAATATCAGAACGCTCATCAAACCAAGCATTTTTTGTGCGCATCTCAGGGGCTGCATAACCTTTTGTACCAAGTTTCGGTTCTGCACTATAATCAAAATCTGGACCAACTTCGCGTGAGATACCGAAATCCATGAGGAACAAGTGATTCTCATTAGATAACATCACATTATGAGGTTTCAAATCTCTATAAATGACCTTTGGGTTGCGATTATGCAAATACTTTAAAGTATCACATAAAGCCAAACCCCAACGAACAATCAACTTCTCATCAATGTAAGACTTCTTCGCAATCAGGTCTCTTAAAGAATAGCCTTCAATATAGTCCATTACAATCAGGAGAGAGTGCGTATCTTTTGTCATCTTGATAATACGAGGAATAGAAGGGTGAGACAAAGATTTCAACAAATTAACTTCTGCAATTACCGCTCTCGCTTGGCGCTCCCCTTCTTTTGTTCCCCTTACAGGAACCTCTTTTAAAGCCAAAAAACGATTCAATTCAATGTCTCGAACCAAATATACAGTTGCAGAACCCCCTTGTCCAATCTGCTTAACAACCTCCCAAGAACCCTCAACTATATCTCCTACTTTTAAGTATGTTCTAATAGCCAAATAAACTACCTACTTTCTACTAACCACGGATTACATAACCAATGGAATCCGAAATAAACTGCCAAATACTACCTGCGGTTTCATACATGATACCCGACACACCTAATACACCTGCTAAACTAAAAATCGCAGCCCAAATCAAGGTATCACCTAAACCTAAGCGCTTAGTTTTCAACTTCGCATTTTCTTTCTTGTCTGCGAACCATAAACCACTCGAACCATTTCTATTCTGCTCAATCGCTCTATAATTAAACGTCACAACTCTCATAGCTGGACTATCAAAGTATACAAACCAAGAATCTACTACATAAGCCAACAATAGAATAGATGGATACACCAAAGCTAACATAGACAAGACCATCACAACTAAACGAGCGCCTTTAATGGTTCTCTTTTGAAGTGAAACCTCTCGCTCTTCTTTCCACTTCGCAATACTAGTTGCTTCATCACCTTTTAGTTTTTCAATCTTATCTAAACGACTTTTAAATCCTTGCTCTTCTTTACCGTAATCACGGTCTTTTGGCATATTAGGAATAGCATCCTCGGACCAACCTTTTAAATTATTGGATACCGACTTTTTCTTATTACTTTCTGAGTCACTAACCGTTCCATAATCATCTTTAATTCGTTCATAAATACCCTCTGCCATTTTTGCACGTTTGTCTAAGGTATCAGCAGCAGGTCTCTCAAACGCAGCTACGAAGTCATGTGTAGCACCTTTTACATTAGTAGTTTTCTTAAATTCCTCATAACTTTTAGAGGTTTGAGTTAGCTCAGTACGACCCCAAACTCCATGAATATAACTAGACCAAAAGGCAGAACCAAAGTCTCCACTACCTTGCATCTCTTTATCCATATATTCAATAGAAGCTGCACCTGCCGTAGCTGGGTCTTTTATATCGTAGCCTTTTTCCTTTACCCAATTCTCATATTGAGTTCTTCGAGGGCTACCCGCAGTATCTGTCCATTGAAAGAGACCGAGACCTCTACTTGCTATATTACCTTGCTCTTCTAAAGTTGCATCGAAAGCTGACTCTTCATTAGCGTTCCCCATCATACCAGCGAAAGCTTCTGCTGAGATACCTAATTCTTTCGCTTTCTTAGCAGCTCCTCGAATAGTTTTCCAACCGTCTTCTGTAATATCCTCAACGTTATTGTACCCAGCATAAACTGAAGATACCGAACTACTTAATGTAAGTAAAGTAACACCTAGTAAAGTACCTGATAATAAACGTTTCTTTAAACTTGAACCCATAAAACACCTACCTCCGTTTTAATTGGAGTGTAAACTGCTAAATCCTCCAAGTTACTACCTTTAATAACGTCTTTATTCGAGGAACCCACTTGCCCTCCAAATTCTGAAAGAACTTTGTAAGAACCTGTTGAACTATCTTCCACTACTACATAGCGAACTCCTACATCGTATAAAGTAAATGTACCTACAATAGACTCATTTGAATTCAGTTGCATCAATTTCTCATCAACTTTGCTATCTTTATTTAAAGCAAACTCTACACTCGGTCTATCTTCCAACAAACTACTTGAGCGCAAGCCGATAGTTAGATACCCGCCAGCCCCTTTCATAATTTGTTGAACACCTTCAAAACCATAAGGTTTAGACTCTTTTGTCCAAACGGCAACTACTTTACCTAGTTTATTTACTAGCACTTTTTGACTATCTGATCCGACTGCATATAAACCATTTGAAGTTCTTACTACAGTTGCACCTTCAAAAGACCAACCTAACTTCTTAGCGAATACACTTGCAATAGCTAGAACATTTTGAGGTGCATTAACTGGTTCTTTTTCAAAGGTTATCTTACTCTCAGCTAACCCTTTCTTCCAAAACTGCCACCACTGTTTGTCTTTATTCGGTAACAAGAAACCTACACTGTTGCTTTCTGCTAGGCGCTTTTCTCCTACACGCTCAAAAGCCAAGGTACTATCTGCTTGAAACTCTTGTTGTTCCTTTGGAACGTCCGCGTCTTGGTTGAGGGATACCCAAGAGAGTCTATGTTGTTTACCCCTTTTCAACTCTTCTTTGTCATAAAGAGGTTTAACTCCTTTAGGGTACACTTCTTTATCTAAACCTTTCACATAAGGTAAAGACAAAGCTGAGTTCATAGAACCTACAAAGTCACTTTCCCCACTGTACTTGTACTTAAACAAGAGAGCTACTGCTTCATCAGAGCTACCTGTTTCTAACAAACGTTGAGCTAACTCAGAGTCACTAGTTACCAATTCCGAGACAAAATCAGATACCGAAAATTGATTTGGATTTAAACCAAAGTCAGTATTGCGAAGCCATAAAGCCATTAAGACACTAGGGAGAAAACCAACTTTCTCTGCTTGTATCTTAACTTCATCTTTTTCTTTATCTAAAGTCTCAGTTAAGACATTTTGAGTTTGACTTGTCTTAGTTTGTTCTTCTGCTAATACACGTGTTGAGTTCAAAACAAAAGGAGAACTACTTAACACAAGACTACATAAACCTATTAAAGCTACTTGTTTTTTCATAACTTCCCCTTTCTAATTTAACTGAAACTTTGGATGAGCAAAGTAATGATACCCTGTTTTAGTAGTGTCAATCTTTGTGTAACCTTTACTTTCAAGCTCAGTTACTTGTTTCCCTCTAAACAACTTCGGTACAAGCAAGTCTAATTTTGCAGAACCTTTATAACCAACTCCAACTAAACCTTTAGTTAGAGAGTAAGTCAACTCATAATTGTTTGAACGAAATGTTACTAAAGTAGAGTCCCCCTCAACTTTACCTACTGGTTGAACTAAACTAAATTCTTCTCCTAATTTCGCTAACACACTATCTAACTCAGCTAACTTGTATTGACCCTCTAAACGACTCAACTGGTACTCTTTTGTATAAAGAAAGTCAGTTGTTGGCGAACTCTCAGATACCGAATCCAAACTTGGAAGTTGGTCAAAAGATAAGTCCTTATCCGTTACACCTTTAGCAAGCGTTTGTTGGCGCTCTTGATTCTTATCTGGTGCAATTTCTTTCACTGGGCTAAAATACCCTGCAAATAGTATTAAAATAGCTAAAAATACAAAGAAAAATGCAATCAGAAAGTAAATCGCTTTGTACTGAACTATCCTTTTTCTTTCATACATGAAAGGTCTCCCTTCTTTCAATCTTACTAAGGAAAAAGAGGATAATTCAATCCTCTTTACTTGTTTACTTAGTGTTATTGTACCACACCAAATCAAACTAATCAATACTTTCAGTTGTTTCTTCAGTTGGAGTGGCAACTTCTTGTTTTGGTGCAGTTGGGTAAGTACCCGTATTACTTGCATCGTAACGATTGAACTGCAACTTGTAACCATCAAAAGCTACATTAGTTGTATCTCCTAACTCAAGACCTTCAACTTTGCGCTGTAAACCGGATACCCTTGAGTCAAGTAAGTCAATGACATGAACTAAGTAAGCGTAGACTGTTTTAGGACGCTCTCCAAACTCTCCGTGGTGTTCTAAAATAATTGCTTGTAACTCACGATAAAACATTTCATTGTAAGTTTCTTCAATCAAGTCTTTGTATTTAGAAATAATCTCAATTCCTAAATAAGTGTGAGGAACAATCGAAATCTCAGTATAAGCACCGTTTTTCAACTCTAAAATCTTACCAAAGTCATGAACTACTAAACCTAGAATGACCAAATCACGCTCTTCAGGACTCATAGTATGAAGCAACTCATATTCAGTCATAGCAACTTCTGCGTATCTCAATAGTTTGCGAATGTGGTTCAGCAAACCTCCGACTTTGCCGTCATGATACCCACCATATTGAGCAGCCATAGCAACACTCAACTCTTTCCCTCTGTCACTTAACATGTGCAGAGTCAACTGAGCGCCTTTTTCAGTCATGAGCTTACGAACCAAAGCGCCAATTTCATGAGCATTTTTACTTGGATCAATCACTTCCATAAACTCAGAAGGATTGTAGTCCGCAGATAAACCACGGATACCCTCTAACTTGGCTGACAAGCTCTCATTGTAGTTTTGAATAGTAACATCACCGTCACTTACATAAATACTTGTAACTACATTTTCTTTAAATTGAGACACAATCACATTGTCAAAACACACAAAGCGAATAGAAGCTCCACCTCTTACAATAATCGACCCTTGCAACATGTCTGAATCATTGCGAGTTTTACTGATGCTCATACCTTGCAAGAGAAAAGACCCTTGCTTTCTACCTAAACTATTAATGTCAATCGTCATTCACTGCTACCTACCTAATCTATCTAAACTGCTAAACTTTTACGGCATATAAAATATTGCCGAAATGTTATCTTTCTGGCCTTCACCAATCATCATACGAGACATAGACTCTAATTGGTTCTCCTTAGACCAAATTAACTTCGCTTTTTCTTTTGTCAAAAACTCTGAAAAACCGTCTGAGGTCAGTAGGATACCCTCCCCCACTTTCAACTCCAAACGTGAAGACTGTTGCAAACGGAAACCCCTACTCACCCCTACTGCTTTTGTAATCTTATGTCGGTTAGGATGTTTCTTAATCTCTGCTTCTGTCATAGTGCCTTCTTTTAGTTGGTTAAAAGCCCACGAATCATCTTCTGTCTGCAAAGTCAACCCTCTTTGATTTAAAACGTATAAACGAGAGTCACCTACTTGAAGAGTTAAAAACTGAGAGCCTTGGACGATACCAACTGTACAAGTAGTTGCAGATGTACCTTTTACATTTGCAAACTCTTCGCATAAACGAGCATGCGCTCTATAAATACCTTGAGAGACAACCTCTGCTATAGCTTCTAACCATGTGCTTGCAGAACCTTTATTCTCAATAGACTCTACCGCAGAGCGAATGGATTGAACAGTAAGAGAAGAAGCGTATTTACCTCGAACTCCTCCACCCATACCGTCACAAACAACTAAAACATAAACTGGTTGTTCTCCAAGCTCTACACCTGAAACCTTGAAACAACCAATAGTGTCCTCATTTTTTTCGCGATACCCTTTGACCCTTGAAGTGCCGTTGTACCCACCTCGGTCTGAATAATATTCTAATCTCATCAAATCTAAACCTCTTTTACTTTAAATGTTACTTCTTCTTTAGCAATCTTCAAGGTGTCTCCATTGTGAAGTTCTTTCAAATCACGTGCAAAAATGCGTTCTTCACTTCTCCACTCAGAACCTTTAGCAGCTTCATTTTTCAACCAAGTGCCGTTCGTAGACCCCATATCTTCTACATAGAATGTGCTTTCTTCTTCCTCATAGATAATCTTGAAGTGAGTACCTGACATATACTTGTTTTCTCTAAAGGCAATCGACTCTTCAACACCATCAATCGCTTTAGGTCTTTTACCAAACACCCAAGTGTCTACTCCACTTCTACTATCCAACTCAAAACTTTCTCCAGTTGGACGAATTAAATACCCAACCTTATGGTGTCTACGAATAGGTACTACAGAGTCAGAATCATCTAAGACAGAAGTTAACTCCCCTTCATCAAAATCATCTGAGCTTTCATCAAGCAAACCAGTGCGCTCAATCATCTCAGTATCTAAAGCAGTCAAATCTAACTCAACCCCACCTACAACCTCAGTAATCACCTCTGGTGCAAGCTCTTCTTCAATAGCTTCAACACCCTCTAAAATTAATTTCAACTGAGGAGAACTATATTCTAGCAAGTTTTCTGAACGATACCGCAGAGCTTCTTGACCTAAATTATAAATAAAGTTCTCTGGTTCGACTTCTTTGCGCTCTACCATTTCCAAGAAACCTAATAAACGTTGTAAACCTTGTTCATCAACAGATTGAAACGGTTTCGCATTTTTCAATAAAGTGCGAACTAAACCGTAAAAACCTGACCCTTCAACTGTTTTTAAATTCAAAGGATAAACCAAGAAATAAATATTTCCCACAACATCTAGGAAAATACTATCTGGTGACCAATCTAAAAATGATGGTGGAATTTGCAAATCATTTGAAAGTTGTAAAACCGAGCGATACAAGTTTACAATCAACAAATAAAATTCATTGATTGTAATGGCTGAACCTAACCGAACTCTCAAAGAAATTAACCCACTCAAATCATAACGAAAGGCACGTTTTTTCTCATTGTACTCAAAAGGTACACTTGTCATGAACCCACTTGAACGCAGAGCATTAACTATACCCTCATTGACTTGCTCTTTCTTACTTAACTCCAAAATAAGAAAGTGTTTATCCTCTTTTGAACTATATTTTAATACACCCAAACTCTTACCTCACTATTCCTATCTGAACATAAGGGATACCCTCAGTTACTTGTGATACAAGGAGTAAGAACTGTGTTTCTAACGTGAAACCACTTTCCCCTCTTAATTTCTTTAACACCTCAGTCATAGGTAAAGTTCGCCCTCGTAAATCAAATACTCGTAGGTTGCGACCTTTCACTTGAGACTTCAACCACTCTCCTAAAACTTCAGGTTCTAATATCATTTCATTTTCTACTTGAAGTTGGAGAACTGGAAACGTCAACATATCTTCTAAAACTGCCTTTTGGGTAGATGTTAAAGCTAAGTGTGTCGAACCTAACTGTGGTTTAGAATGTTCTAACTCACTTCCCACTAAGTCGTCACTCACACTATACAAAACCTCTCTATCAAAACCAATCGTTCGAGGATACACTAGACCTGATGCACTTGTTAAAGCATAGGGAACCTCTGGCCATTTCTTTAAGGTCTCTACTGCTAACTTCTCTTTGTATGGACTCTCCTTATAAGGTTTACAAACACAAGCGCGAACCACCCAACGACCGTCAACTTTAGCAAATCTCAGTAAAGACAACTCTGGTGAGTAATCTTCGAAAGTAACTGGGCTCAGAGTTCCCGTTAAATGAACAATTTTCCCTAGTGGTTGGTCTTTTGGAACGCTGACATAGATAAAACCTTCTGTAATCAGCTCCCCGTGAGACTTGTGATACCCCAAGAGCGCTCTTGCTTGCACAATCTTAACCGCTGATGAGACTTTCACACCTTCTCGGAAGAATTTACGCGGGTCTACTTCACTCACTAAATACACAGAAAGAGTGAGCGAAGAAACTCGCCCCTCTTTTGCTACTTCATTCAATAAATCAAATTGTTTCATTCGCTCTATCCCAAGTAAGTCAAGGTGACAAAGATATTCCAATACACTTCTTTGTCAACCATTACCAAATACGAAACTGCATCCAAAGAGTTGCTTTCGACCTTTTCTCCAAAGCGCTTTTCGACCACTTTGTACAAAGATGCATCTTCTCCTAAATACTGATGGAAAATAGCTCGAAACTCAGAAACCAAGGCAGAAACATCATCACAAAGCAAACCAATCGTTTGTACTTCTCCTTGGGCTTCTAACGTTACTGAGAGTTTATATTTAGAGCCACCCTCAATCATGTCTACACTTGTTTCTAACAAGTTCTCTTGTTCTTGTATAAAAGAGTTAGAGTCCGTTAAAAGACTTTTAAACTTCTCTTTTAAACCTGTTGTGTATGGAAAATCTGTTGCTACGGAAACCATGGATACCGCGACCTCACTTATTCTACAAAATTGCTAACATTTTCTGACCTGAGAAACCTCGGTCTTTGTCCAAATAAAATTTATGTTCTAAATTGCGAACCAACTGATATAAATGGCGCAACTTCTCTTTCTTGAAGTAACCAATCACTTTTTCTTTTGGAGATTCATTTGGGTCAATCGCAAGAACTAAAGTCATACAAACTTCAACGGATTTTTCGCCTGTTTCAGACTCTTTCTCAAAGTCTTCAAAGTTCTTGGTGTCTCTTGTACTTGACGAAATCAAACCTTTAATCGCATCCATAGTGACTGTAGACATTTGAGACTCTGGAGTTAGGCGTACCTCAAAAAGTGGATACCCTTTCTCCAACTCAAAGCCAATACGAGCTACTTGTTTCTCTTTACTTTGTAACTCTGCTACAACTTCTTCGTTGGTTTTAATGGAGTCTGTTGAACCTACTTCTAATTCTTCCAAATCAGTTGATTCAATACTGTCTTCAAGCTCCTCAGAGCTTGTTACTTCTAAATTATCTAACAAATCATCTAGCACTCAAAAAATCTCCTACAATAATCAATTACTCATATTATAGCACTAAACTCCAATAAATGCAAGAAACAAGAGAAAATTTCTTTACAGAATTGGGATTTTCACCTTATATCATTTAAAAGCTCTCATTTACTCTCTAACGCATTTTAGAAAAGGAGGGTAACTTTCTACCCTCCACTTCCTAAAATTGCTCAGAAGCCAAAATACGACCTCTGAGACATATTTAAACTCAAATTAAAGAACAAACTGTCGAGCAGTTCGAACTACATCAGAAAGAAGCGCTTGTGGGATACCGACTCCTGTGAGTTGGGTAAACTTATCTTCTCTCTGCAAGTAGAGAATAACCTTAACCAAAGGAACAGAACCATCATCTTGTAAAAGCATAGTATTTAGCTCTGCGTAGAGACCTTCGCTATACTGCAAGTACAAGACAGAACCATCTGCATTTAATTTAGAACCAAAGTCCATCAAGTGTTCTTTCAAGAGTTGAACTCTACGCTCACGCTCTTTTTTCTTCTCTTCTGCTTCTTGAGTTTCTGTTGCAACTGCTCGCTTCTGAACAGTTTCTAGGTCAGACAAGTCTCGATACTCTTTGATAATAGACTGTTCAAAGCCGTTTCTCATATTCCAAAAGAGTTGCAAACGCTTATGAATGTGCAAGTCAGGTAGGTGCAAGTAAATAAACTCTTTACGCTCTCCACTACTCAACTCAGAGAAGTTCTCTGGGAAGTCGAGGATACCACTTGCTTGTTGCCAACTGTGGTCAGTTTTTGTAAGCTCACCTAACAAATACTTGTTAAGTTCCAAAGCGTAGTTTACTGGGAATACACGGTCTTGTTCAATCGTATCTTCTGTAAAGGCAGTAGAACGTAATTTATTCTCAACATCTTCTGCATTGAACTCATGGATACGATTTTCAGCCCAGTTCATGAACTTATCAATGTCTCCATCCCAATCATAAGCGGCTAAGCTCCACTCCATTAACTCTTGAAGTCCAACTTGCCACTCGGTTTTCTTCGCAGTGTACCATGAGTGACCCACGCCGAAACCTAAGTCTAATGGACAACCACCCTCAATTTCAACCATAAGGTTCTTACGAATCAAACCAAGAACTACATGAGGGTGAATGGTGTTGTGAACCTCAATAGTCGCTTCATCATGAATGAAACCAGTGAGCAAGATTTTTCCAAGATACCCTTGCTCTTTCAAATCGGAGAACAAATCGACCATTCCCTTTTTATAAATATCCGCTGCCGAACCTTGAATTGGGTGGTTCAAAGCGTAGCGTCTAATCTGACTCTTGGACACTCGATCTTTGTTGTAGAATCGCTTACTTCCGAATATAGTCGTAGAATACCCTTTGCTAAGGGCAGTTTTAACATTATTTTCAAACCAACCCTCAACCGAACGTTGGAATGAGAAGAACTCTTCTCTCTTCTGAGCTGCCTTGCGAGCATTTTCTCTTGTTCGCTCTCCGAAGAGGACTTCTCCGAGAGACATATCCGACATCCCGAAGTTGATACCGAATACCAATCCTTTCGACATCTTACGCAGTTTGTCTGTAACCTGTTCTTGCAAGAGACCGTTCAATCGAGCAGATTGGAAACGGTGGTAGTCATTGCGCCAGTCCTTAAACATTTCAATCAAGGACTGCTCTTTTGACATAATGGCAATTACTCGGTTTTCTTTCGAAGCGTAATCTGTATCGACCATGTAATAGCCGTTTCGAGCCGTCATCTCTTTCTTAATCGTATCATCAAACCCTTGAATGTTTGGTTTCTTGGTTGACAAACGACCAGTGACCTTGAACATATCGAGAGCTGGGAAACAGAACCCTTCAATGAAGTTTTCTTCAACCTTGTCTAAGAAGTTTGTAAACAATCGAGCTGTGTTACGAGGAGACTCCAAAATGACTGTAAATGGGTGAATAGGTGCGTTTTCTTCCGGTTTAACTAAGAAACCTCTCTCACCCTCAAACTCAATTTGAGTCTTATATCCAAAAGTTACTCCAAAGATGTACTTAGTTGCAATACGGAGAGTGTCGTTATCTAAGTCTGTTAACTCTTCAAACTGTCTGCTATCTACTAAACGAGTTAAGCGAGCAAGACCACGTACCAATTTCTTTTGACTTTCATCTTTCTCTAACTCAGCTAACTTCTCTTTACTCTGAGTGTGACCTAACCAAGACGAAAGCAAACTCAAGGAGCGAGTGACGAAATCATCAAAACTCAATCTGAAGTTTTCTTTATCTGGTTTTGTACCTTTGTTCAAGAACTTCAAAGCCGTTTTATCAAGAGTGGAGTTTCCTGATTTTTTACTAATCTGCTCCGGATACCCCAAGTAATCGTAGGCAATAGTTTTGTTCATTGGAGAGTTTACCGAGTAACCACTCTTTTGTGCAATATACACATTAGGATAATCTTCAAACTTGTAGTGAAGAACCTTTTCTCCCTCTGGTAAATCATAGTCTAAACCTAAAACCATAGAGTTCGCCTTACCTTGAATAGCAAAGAGACCATCTTCTGTGTGTTGAGGTACATGAATGGCTAAAAACTCCAATAAGTCTCGGTACTCTCTGACTAACTGCTTACCATAGTGCAAGCGCAACTGAGGAACAGATTCCAAATTCAAGTGCATCCCATAAAACTCAGAATAAGCAGCCACACAAGTAAAACGACTATCATGTACTACTGCTTGCATCATATCAAAACCAGACTTACCTAAAATATCGTTTTCCAAGAAATAAAGAGCAATACACAAGGTATTGTCCGCATCGGGACAAGCATAAAAGGCTACAAGCTCTTTTTCTAGTTCATCAAATGTGCCACCACATTTTTCATACGAACCACACTTAGTCAAATCATCAAGCTCTACCGCTTCTCTATGTAAGAACTTATCTGTTACAGCTTTCAAACCATACTCTTCATTGTCACGTGCAGAATAGGTTTTGCGCATAGCAACGAGTGTATCAAGCCAACAATCGTAGACAAGCCCATGTCGATACCCTACCTTCCAGTCGAAGATGTTGTTGTGGGCTACTACCTTTTTATCCCCTAAGTAGGGTTGCAAATATTTCTCTACAAAGAGTTCAATGTCACCACCACAGACATTTGGAAACTTCTTATGCGCTAAAGGGAAATAGTAAGATGTTCCGGGTTTTGCAGACAATACCGCACCTACCATAATGGAACCTTTACCATAAAATCCTCTAAACGTAAAATCCAAACCTGTGGTCTCCGTATCGAACGCAGTCAATTTTGTTTTCTTGTAGTCTTTCTCAAGTTGTTTAAATATCTCTTCTACTTCATGAGGTTTAACAACTCTATACTTACCAGTCAACACCCTCTCACGCACCCATTCAAAGTTTCGAGGTGTGCGTTGTTCGACTTTGGCTTTCATATTCTCTACTTCAATGACTTCTGCCATTGTAGTATAGAATGGGTTGACAGAACTATCCAAACCTTTCAAGTCAGTTACAACTTCAATCTTAGGTAAGCCTAGTAACTGTCTTCTTAGATTATTTGAAATCTCAGTCTTATAAGCCGTACCAACCGAGTCCATACGAATAACGTCCGAACCAAGGAGGGATACCCGTTCCTGATTTGGTAGGAACTCAAATGAAGAATCTTCAACGAAACCAAACTCTAAGGAAACACCATGAGCGAGTTCTTGAGTTGCAAAACGCAAAGAGCGAACTAAACCATATTTCCGTTCAATAACCCCTTTTCCAAAGGGTACGTCAAATTCAACTCTATCTTCTACATTTTCTAATTCTTTCAAACTTAAAGCTAGAAAACCTTTGCTACCTCTCATTTCATTTTTGAGAGTTTTAGCGTAGCTATAAACCGCATACAAATAGGCAAACAAAGCAAATGAAGGGTGTTTTTGGAAAGACTTGGCAACAGATAAATCAACCCCATCTTCTCCAAATAGTACCTTTGGTTTAATCAAACGCTCAACTGTAAAGGAAGCTCTTGAGAACGTAGCCGTTCTGTAAGTTCGACCTAGTTGCTCGGCTTGACCTTGCATAAGCATCTGAGCAGAAACACCATCTTGAGCTACCAAACGCAAGAGACCACCGTGGGTGAGGTCTGAAAGATACCCTTTATAGTTGTAATTCTGACCTTTGTAAGTAAATTTAATCTCTGAGGTAAGCACTAAAATCTCCTTTCAAATTCATTCCATGAGTGTTAAAACTCAATCCTCTTCAACTTCATCAAACCATTCTAGTGCAGAAGTTTGTTTTGCTACTTGCTCCGTTACATACTTCTCTTTGTTGTAACGATCTGCAATTAGAAACCCTGCTTCTTTATTATATTCTACTTCCACCGAAACAGGTAGACGGTTGAAAACCTTTAACAAATCTTCTAAATCCTCTAAATAAATAGAGTTGCAGTAACGCTCATTCAAATAACGAGCAATAACTTTACGACCCACCTCGACAGACAATACCGACTCTATGTTATATGGGTGTTTTTGCGTGTCTAAATACTTCAACACCGAAGTTAGAGCTTCTTTTGTAAACTCAATCAACTTCTGAGTATTTGTTTCTCTTGGAACTGACACAGACTTACGCTCAACCAAGCGACCTTCTGCATAAAATACCCAAGTCATATACCCATTGTTTTGACCTACACTTACTTGTAACATTGATAAGACCTCAACTTTCTATCACAACTTCCTTACCGCAAGGAATTAAATCAAACTGAAACACTTCTTTGAAGTAAACTAAGAAGACTGGGAACTCTCCGCTATCTTCTTTAAACTCTAAGTACATAGTTGAACCAACTACCCCAATAAAGCGACAATCGAAGTTCAAAACCAACCAACTTGCAAGAGTTTCTAAAATCAACTCTTCTAAATTCCCTTTCAATACATAACCTTTGTAGGGAATATTATAAAAGGTCTGAGAACCTAAGTCAAGTCGGAAACTGTGGGATACCACACCTTCTCCGAAGTAATAATCAAAGAGTTTATCGACATAAGCACTTGTATCTAACTTGTAAATCGTGTATGAGTTAGAACCGCTCACAGACAGTTTATCATCTTTCATGCGAGTTCTTATCGGTTGCTTTTTATAACACAACCCACTAGCAACCAAGTGACTCTCCACTTTCAAATATAGAAGACTAACTTCAATTAAGACTTTCTCACACTGCAGATAATAACTAAGCCACGTGGAAACTCTCTTCTCCACCTCTTCACTAGGTAAACCTACTCGACCCACCAAAGACACCAGAAATTGAGACCACCAAGTGCGATACCGCAAGGAAATTGAATTAGTTTCAAGAGTAGACTGTTCAATCAACCCTTTAGACTCAATAAACCTCAATATCAAGACTGCTTTTAGTAAATAAAGCAACTCCTCTTCATTTTTCAAAGGTTTTAAAGGTTTTGTTCTTAAGGAATCTAACCAATTAAACCAAAAGGACTCAATGCCTTTATTTGTCTTTACCGTGCTCGGTGAGAAATCTTTATCAAAGTCATATACTTCAAAATCTTCTACTAAAACCTCAGTTGGTTGACTGATATTTCTTCGAGCTATGTGCTTTACATAACTCTCTAAGTGGCTTAATGCAATATCTTCCAAATTCAAGAGTCTATTTAAGACTACATCTTGAAAGCTCTCTAAAGTCTTATAAGAGCCAAATTTTCGTGCAAGGGGATACCACTTCTTACTTAAATCAAGAGCTACTACTAAAATCAAAGACTTATCTAAGTTTACTTGTTTGGAGTAAGGGTTTAAAATTACTGGTTCACTCATAAAGCACCCCTACTTCCAAACTTTTATCTACCTCACTATAAATAAAGTCCTTGAACTCATCATAGTGCAGCAACTCTCCTAAAGTTTCTACAAAGACCTTATCATTTTCCTCAGACAAAATATCTATCAAATACTCTTGGCTATCTCTATCACCCTCTAATACTTTCTTCAACAGAAGTCGGAAATTGAGACCATAAGTATTCTCGAAAAAGCGGGATACCCTATTGTATTCTTCAATTAGTTCTGCTAACTCTACTCGGAAATCGAAAGTATCTACCGTGAGCTTATTTAAAAAGACTTCCCAACGGTGAACAGACTGAGGAACCAAGGACATCTCAGAGCTTAGAGTATTTTCATCCACAACACCTGTGGGCAACTTCGACTCACCATCTTCTCGAACTCCAATATTAAACTCACCTTTTTTATATTTATCTAACTTAGCGTGGACACTAGCTCGAACACTTTCGTCCCACCCTGTGTAGATAAATTGCTTCTCAGACATTCCAGACCATTCTTTATCTAAGCGCTTTGTAACCAAAGTATACAAAGAATCTTTCACATAATTGATATGTTTTGTCTTAGGTAAGTATTGACCCACCAATACCAAACTATGCTCAGACAACGTAGTATTCATACTTTCCATAAAACAACCTGTTAGGAACATCAGATACCACCTGTTCTAACTACTGAAGGATAAGCACAATCTTCAATCGGAACTTCTCTTGAAGAGTCTTTGCTTAGAAACACTTGAGTGGCTTTATGAGGTTCTGAATCATAGACCCAATCTAATTTATAACCCTTAACATAGTTAGGAGAAAACAGTCCACAATAGTTCTGACCTTTATACTTAAAGACACAGTTACCTACTAATCGAACTTGCTCTTCTGACAGTTTCTGAGCTTTTAGGTAAGCAGTCAAGTCGTTAACCTCAGTATAACTTAACCCTAAGTCTAAAACGTAAGTAACCCTTTGAGTTAAATCTGTGTCCTCTAACCAAGCTTTAATTTCTTCTACACCCCAAGATGTTGAACTCACAGAAACAAAGAGAGGTACACCCAATGAAAGCCAATGTTTAGAATTAAACTGAAATTCATCTAGGGATACCCCAACTGCACAGACAGAAGAGTTTATTTGAAATTCTCCCTCAACTTGCTCTTCCATGCTACCTCCACTTGCAAGTAGCTGCGATAAAGCAAAAAGACCTACTTTATTCTCTACTCTAGGTTTTACATACTCTTTAATCGGAGTAAGCCAATCTAAAAATACAGAACCACCCTCAGAAACCAAGAACTGCCATACAGAGGAAGTATTCACATCTAACTGCAACCCTTTATCTGCTCTATAAGCATCTAATTTTACTGCTTTTACTCTCAACCGCAACCCCTCCATTTTTCAATCCAATTAGTTTAGTCGCTTGCAGGACAAAGGATACCACTTGGAACTCTTCCAACCACTTGGAACTCCCTACAAGAGACATAAAGTTTACAATCTCTTTCATAGACAAAGCATCGATTTGCTCCAAAAAACGAGCATATTTTCCGATACGGTAGTTGTTATACTTACTCATATCTGGTAGTAACCCTATTTCTGGATAAATCTTACCCTCAACTAACAACTCTTTCAATATCAGTATAGCCTTAAAAGACTCTAACAAAGACTTGCGAACAGTCTCAAAACTTCTATTATGAGACAACTCTAGTAAGCTCTGAAGTTGTTTCTTTTTGTACTGTTCCAACCCTCTATGTGTCTTAGTCGTAGAGGTCAACATACTGAGAGCAACCCTCTCCACCTGCAAAGAACCTACCCCAGCTAATTGAACCAAAGTAGCATTATCTCTTATCTCAATACCATCTTTTAAACTAGATAAAATCGTGAAAACAGCATCAATGTCTCGAAGATACCTCTTGGTAACTATTCCATACATCTTCTCAGATAATCTAACTGACCCTTTAGCTTTAGTGGTTACATCATAAATATACTGAAACTCACTTTGAGTCATATATGTACTGAACATAATATCTGGTTGAAAGTCCGCTAACTCTTTATTGTACCTTATGTTCTGAAAAAGTTTATAATTAGTGTAACCTACTACTAAACGAGTGAACCTTGAAAGACCTTGTAAAAACTTTAAAGTAGTATCAGCCAACTCAGTCTTTTGTTCATCCACAATAAATAGACGGTAAGGAGAGCGAAATGGACGAATTTGAATCGAGACATCCATCTTTGGTAACTCATTTAAGTCATTTACTCGGACAACTGACGAACTATCTACTTGAAAACGTTTCTTAACCAAATTCGAAACCAAGGACAGATACCGACTGCTCTTTCCGTAGACTAAAACAGAAGCGAACTGCGCCTCTGGATTTAATAAATCATCTAAATGAATTGCCAAAATCGTGTCTCCTTCTTAATCTTATTTACTATAGTTCATTCTATCAAAAAATCCCCTAAGTGTCAAGTTTTAGGGGATTTTTCTTATATTTCATAATTGATAGTTTGAAGCAGTTTTACAACTTCTGCTTTCATCTTTCTTTGGTGTTCTAAGAACAAAGAAACCTCAGATTTTGGAACTTCTTTCAACTCTTTTACTTGGTGGAATCCTAAATCTACTGCGCTTGTAAGTCTATTTTTGGAGTCCACTCGACGATTTCGGATACCGCTCAAGTAAAAATCCTCCAAGTGTGCATAAACCTCTTTGAATAAAGGGATTAAATAAGGAGACTGAAATGCATCTTCAATAACTTCTCTATAAAATTGAGGACAAGCACCTTTGGAAACCCATAGGTTGTAATCTTTTAACAAAGCAGTTCTTGTCTCCAAATCTGTATTCTCTTCAATCGCTTGTTTTACTTTCTCTTCCGACACAAAGAAGAAAGGATTGTTATAGTTTTCCTTATTCATGAAACCAACATTTCTTAAAGACAAGCCATAAAGCTCACGGTTGATAAAGAATAATAGAGCAAAGTTAGGGTAACTCTTTTGCCATATCTCATCAAACTTAGGTATCTTTGTTTGGGAAGTTGCTACTTCTACAGGAATATCTCTAGTAAACTTCAAAGCATATAAGTAAGTCAACATTGGGAAATACTCCTCTGTTATTGACCTTGTAGCTCGACTTTCCATACTAAAAATCTCACAAGTCGTAATTAAATTCTTAGCTAAACTCAAATAAGACAAACTTGAAAATTGGAATACCCCCAAAGGAGTATACTGTCTTGGAGATAAATCATTTGAAACGATATTCCCTTTACTATCAATCTTCTGTAAAGAAATGTGATTTCGAGTAGAGATACTCTTAACCCAATCACTTGCAGTCTCTCTGCGTGTTTTTAAATAAAGAGGTTGGTTATACAGTAAGTCTCCTTTTGGAGAATATACTGGTAACTTAACCAAATCTTTTGTACCTTTGTGGTTAGTAGACCACCTTGTAGTACACAAGTAATTAGCTCCTACATTTGAACTTCCTTGAAAATCAGCTAAAGGAGACATAAATCCACTATGAAATTCAAACTCCGTTGCATAATCTCTTCGAACCTCAAAAGTCCTACGATTTAATAAAAAGGAGACTGGAACCATCCAAAGTAACTCTGCATGAGTTAGGTTGTAAACTTGAACTAAATTCTTTACTTGCCACATAAATTGACTGTAAAGATCTGCGGCATAACCTTTTAAACCTAACGAACTCAATCGTTTTGCGACTGATGTGGATACCCCTCTAGTGGAGTAAGGAGGGTTCATTAAGATAATCAACTTTTCATTGTTAGTCAATACCTTTTGTAAGCTCTCTGGGAGTTGTCTTGAGAAGTTCTGAATAAGAAAAGAGTCCGAAGAACTTAGAAAGTCTAACTGAAAGACAGTCGTTTCTAAGTCTGGGCGTTCTTTCTCAAATCGTTCTTTTGTTAAGCGAACATCTTCCTCATGAAGTGTAGACAAGTACACATGTTTACACTTAGGGAACTCAATTAACAAATTACCTGTACCACAAGAAGCATCCCATACTACATAATTTTCCAAATCTGGAATATCACTTAGCAGTTCATGAGCTTTTCGCCCCCAAAACAAAGGAGTATAAAAAGAACCCTCTAACTCTCTCTCTTTTTTGGACATACCTAAGTCCTTTACTGAATGTTTGGTATCTAATAAACCTACCGACTTGATGAGTTTTTGGTTCTCTTCTAAAAATAAAGCTTGTTCTTCTGTCTTATCCTCAGAATTGACTTGAACACTTAAAGAACCCTCTCCTTCAACGTATTTATCGAAAAATGCAGTTAGATACCTCAAGAGTTCTTGACCTTTTTGACCTAATTTAACCACCTAATATGCTCTCCACAAATAGAAATTCTGGTATCTTCCCAGTACGCTCATAATAAACCATAGTCGCTTTTGTAGGTACAACCAAAATGGTTACCTTCTCATGAACTAAATCCTTTAAAACACCCTCTGGTATAGGTTCTACAACTACATCATAAGCATCTTGATTTAACTTTCTTGTTAAATCAATACGAGTTTGTAAATCGACCGTATCCTCAATATAAACGTTAGGGTTTGTTGTTTTCCACTCCAAAACCACATAACGCTTATCTACTACAAGCATCATCTTGTTCTTACCACCAATCTAATATCTATCTAAACTACAATTTATAACCTAACAAGTCTCTTCGGTAAACGTTGAAAATTTCAAGATACCGAATTATTAAGTCCTCAGAACCTACACTCAATCCAAAAATAGTCAAATAACCATCAAAGTCTAATACAATATCTAACTCAGCGTAAAACTCTTCAAGGTTTTCATAACGCTCACAGATTGTAGGAATGATGTCCTCTATCATAGGTAGTGCAAGTGAAGTCAAATACTGCTCTAAAGTTAAATCTTGTTTTAACCGTTCAATCTCTATTTTGAATAATTCAAAACGAGATCGGAAATCCAAATCTGAAATCTCAACCTCAAATTTATCTAATTTGTAAAAGTCCGAAATAAATTCAGACTTCCAATCAAAGTCTGTAAACAACCTCTCAAAGAAGCTATATCCAAATTGAGTTAAACCTAGTACCTCACAAAAAGTAACTGCACGTTGGTAATACAACCCTCTGCAAAATGGATTTGGACACTTCAGTACAGACAAATCAACACTTAAATCATAATGTAAATCACAATGATTGCACGTTTTTGGGAAAAGATACCCTACTTCTGAGGAAATTCCAACTTCTTTTAATCTTTGTTCTACACTCATCTGTTTACCAATCTTTCTCTGGAAAAGCACCTGTATAGCTAATTTTTACTAATACTGTAGCACTTTGCAAAGTTGCTGAACCGTAACGGTTTAATTCGCTCAAGAATACCCTCAAAGTCGTATCATCAATTTGACTGAAATGTGTGAAAATAGCATCGTACAAGCTATCTGTTGTAAAGGTTGAAAGCTCAGACCAAGCACAAGGGTCACCCACAGTTGCTTGGGTATAAGTTTTTACTGTAATTACTGTTGACATACTTATCTCCTTTCTAATTGGTTTTATAACGGTCAAGTTAATTTATTTTACCATAAATTAAGGATTTTCGCAACAAAACAAAAGAAAAGTGAGAACTCAAATTTACTCACTTTAAGTGTATTGTGTTTTGCAGTCTGTTAAGTAGTTTAGCAGAACAGTTAAAGTTTGTCAAGGTTATCAAATTGTTAATCTGAAACTTTCACTGTTTCTGTCATGTTTCCTAGTAGAGCAAGAACTACTTCGTCAGACTCAATCGAGGTTGCAGACTTAATCTTGTTGACTTTATCTTGGACTTCTTCTGTAGAGTCAGTTTCAGAAACTGCAGGTCTTTCTCGATACCGAACATCCACTGCTACTTTTCCCATTAGATGAGCTAATTTATAGTCTTCGTCTTTATCTACAAAGACCATATTCGAAGTATATTCAACGGTTGGATTATCTTCCAAGTAAGCTACAATCTTAAACTCGTCTACATTCATAGGGTTTGTCCCTTGTGGAATAGTTGGTTGATTTGCTACAGTTGGAGGAATAAACCAAATTGGGGATACCCAAAGTAAGGAGTGTAGTAAGAGTTTAGCGAACATTGTGAATCTCCTTTATTTTCTCCAAGATTAACTCATACTTACTGCTAAACTTCTGCCAAACCCCATAAGGAACTAAATCAAAGGCAATGCAGTCTTTTGCAGTTAATTGAGGGAGTTTATCCCACAAGAAGTCATAGAGTGCTTGACTGTACTCATGAACTAACTTATTCTTATCTGCTTTTGCTTCTTCTAGTTCAAGCTCTGTTGTAGCGTAGAATATCCAATCGTTGGTGTTACGATAGCGTTCGTTGTAGTCTTCAATTAGTTTGTCTAAATCTTCGTATAACATTTTAAATACCAATTCCTTATTTAATTAAATTAGTTGAAACCGTTGCAGAAATAAAAAGGAAACCTATTAAAGAAACAACTGCAACTACTAAAACCATAAATAATGAGAAGATTGAAAAAGTCAAATTGTCATAAGGTTCTGGTTCATTTGTTTCAACGAGTGCAGTAAAACCAACGGATACCAAGTAAATAAAGCTAAGACTTATAAAATAAGTGAACTTTAAAGGAACAAAAGCATCAGCCTTCGAACATCCAAAAACATAGGTAATTAAAGTTGGGAAGTTCTTAATAAAACTAGGTAAGAAACTAGTCAATAAAAAGATAAGAACTAAAGTTAAAAGCACCACACTACTTCGTTTTCTATTGTTGTACCACGTTTTAAACATACTCCCACCTCCGAACTGGATAGTCTACAAAACAAGAATAAACCGCAATCTCATCTTCCATTGTACGACACCAACTTGGGTAACACTCACCCCGATTAGCACGTGAGTCTGTTATGGTTAAGTGTTCCTTCATCCATTGTCTTATTTCTTCTGATGTAGAGTCTTCACTTAAATTAAGCAAAGTAAACTTATGATGTATCGTTTCGGACTTCACAAACGTAAAATGATACCCTTTGGGAGTTTTAGTAATGTAGCCTAACAAGTCATCAAAGCAGTAAATTTCTAAGCGAGAGTATGACTCTCCATTTGATAATTTAAACAGAGTCAATACCTCCAATTAGGTAGACCTATTTTTAGGTCTTTTTCTTTTGTGACAGTCAATTTAAAGCAATGTTCTATTGAGTCTTCCTCACCGTATGCAATGTCAATTTCAAAGCAAATTAAAGGCGATGCAAAACCATTTTTCTTAACTACGCGAGACTCTGTATCTGAGAGCTTACTAAAGCAGACATTTACAATTACACCATTCTCCGCTTTAATCGTACCATACTTATAGAAACCACTCTTATCATTTTCCAAAGCCAAAACTTGATTGAAAATAGTATCAATTTGACTTCTAACAGTCTCCTTAGATTTAGTTACCCAACCATAATAAGAATCATCTTTAAAAACTGTACGAGCAAAACCACTATAATGAGTACAATAAGCTGCAAAAGTCTCATAAAGTGCCTCATAGTTTATTTCATCAAGTGCAAAACTAATTCCATAGGATTGATACGGATAAGTGAATGTTGCTATTGCTTTTTCTTTACTTACTTTCATGATTTTCAAACCTCATCTAATTTTCTTTTATTATATCACAAAAACCCTTATAAATCAAGAAAAGGAGAACTTTTGTTCTCCTTAATACTTTATTTTAAAATACTTCAATCTTTAGTTTAAAATACTTCAAGGTCTTTTTCCGCTTTATCCGAAGTATCAATACCCAAAACCTCAGTTGCGAAAATCGTATTTGCTGCAAGTACATAAGGTGTTACATATAAACCTAGTAAACCACCTGTTGCAAATACTCCTAGACCCCACCAAAAGAAACTCAAGTTCTGTACGAACAAAGTCATTTTATGACCTTTCATCTTCTGCTTACTTTCTTTAAGTAGTACAAACAAACCAAGTTCTTCATTCGTTTTTGCTAGATAAACTGCTAAAGTGTATTCGTAAGTTTTTATCAAACCGATAAAGCCACCAAATAGTAATAAAGCAACTCCAAGCCAAAAGAGTAGACCAAAACTATTCGACACCAAAGCAGCGACAATTAGACCGATACCGATTACATAAGGTAAGAAGAACCACAAACCAATCATGAACCCTACTAACAAACCTGTTTTAAAGGTGTGAGCAGTTAAACTTCCGAACATATCAGAAATTTTACGACCTAGTTGTTTTCCTACAGGTTGTTGTTTCGTCAAAATGTCAAAGATATAAAGGCTTGCACACAATTCATAGAGCAAAGCTAATCCAGTTGTAGCTGAAGATACCCCTGTGGCATTTTCATTAAATGCAAACATCAAGTTCACCAAGGTTAAAACTAAAGTAGGTAAACCTAATGCTAACCATAAATTATCCTTAGCAACCCTTTGTTTTGCTTGCTTTTTAATTTCCTGTCGTGTTCTCATAACAGTCAGAACTCCTATTCTTTAAATTCTCTAACAGTATAACAAAACTTGAAAACATTTGCAATAACTTTCTTGAAAGTGAAAAATAAAGAGAGGAAAACCCTCTCTTTACTTAAATTTCTACAAATGAAGTATCGTAAACCGAACTGTCGTTTATCATCAACTCTAACATCTTATCTGTATCACCGTCAAGTTCATAGAAATCTATACCACGGTCAATTTCAACACCATCTACATTTTTAATTACATAGTGGTAAGTCGCACCTTTCATATACTCATTGTAAATAACTAACTCACGGTTTACCATAGTTAAAATCTCATTTTCGATAGACTTCGTAATACGCTTAGTCTTGAACCAACGATAAATTTCTTCACGTGTTGCAAAAGCGAAACCTACAAAGTTTCTATCTGAGCTATAAATTGTAGTAAATTCGAGAGTTGGAGAATAATCTAACGAGGTTGTAGGACTAACAAATAGAGGAACCGCATAAACATTCCCATCCTTATAAAGACGAGAAACCACTTCATCTATAAGTTCATGCAATGTAGAGACTTCGGACTTTATCTTTGTCGTTAGACCTTGTTTTGTAAGACTATCTATAAAATCAGACGGATTAGGGTATGAATGTGGTTGGATTGAATCGTAGTTTGGGTGCCACGTAAAATACCTACACAAAGTACGAGTCCACTCATCACTTAAAGGAACAACGTTCGGTTCACCTCTATAAACAAGCATTAAATCGCCAAATTCATTCTCTAATTCCATATAAACTTCTGTTTCCATAACTCACACCTCAACGTACTTCAACTTCTTGAAAGTTTTCATCTTCCAAGCAACAAGCATCCATCACAATGTCTTCAATAAAGTCATTCTCAAAACCGTAATCGTAAAACAAGAAACCTTCGGAAAGTTGTTCTCCTAAATTGTCATAAGCAACATAGTCATAGACTTTACCATTTAAGTAAGCGTTATAAACATCTAAGTATTCTTGTGTTCTTCTCTGTAAGTATTCCAACTTAGCTTGTGTTAGACGAGAAATATCAAATCGAGATTTCAATTCATCTTTATCTAGCCATGCAAAACCTACGAAAGAACCTCTCCAATCTGAATAACTCTCAGAACTTCGGAAATAATAAGCAACTTGATTATCTAAACGACCGATAAAGATAGGAAAAGCTACCAAATTCTTTTCTTTGAATAAACGCTCACTAATGGATACCGCAAAGTCTAGCTCAGCCCAACCTAAAGCTACAGACTCTCCCAATAATTTATCATAAGAACCTAAACCTAATTTGTCATCTACAAAGGCAACCAAGCTCTCATACGGAGAATTGTCCTCAATAGGCTCATAACCGTGAACAAAAGTTGTTAAATTAAAAGATACATCTGCATTATCAAAAGGGTGTGCAGTAGTGTAAATCGTTTTAGCTAAATCAATACGTTCACCACATTTATTTACAAATCGTCTTACTAGATTATTCATAATTTCTCCTCACTCAATTCTAAACAGAAACTTCTACAAAAGACGTATCTGTTGTACTTAAATAACTCAAAACCGTTTTGAGCAGATAATCTGGTTCATCATCTTGGTCATAAAAACCATAACACGAATCCATAAACTTACCATTAGAGTCATATAACTCAAATCCGTAAGAGTCACCTCTAGCATATTTATTATAAACATCTAAATCACTAGAAATATGTGATTTAAAACATTCGACTAACTTAGAACTAATCTTTGTTACACCAAACTCTTGATAAATCTTCTCTTTTTCAACCCAAGCAAAACCGGAAACTGAACCATCCCAACGGTCAATATTGTTACCTAAATAGTAGTGAATATCACCATGATTGTAAGAAAGGATAGGAAAAGCGAGGATACCCTTACGCTTACCTAATTGTTCACATAAGATGTTTGCAAACTCTACTGAGTTTAAACCAGACTCAATACTCTTCTCTCTATATCTATCAAAAGAACCCTCTCCTAAATAAATGTCTATAAAGTCTTCCATAGTCCTATAAGAGTTAGGTTGAATAGACATATATCTATGAGACCAAGTGTAGAAGTTAAATAAAGTGTCTGCGTCCGCTAAAGGGTTACTTGCGTCCATGTCATAAACAATCTTTAAAATCTCACCACTATTATTTCTATATGTTTTATATACTTCACTCAAGTTTTTACACCTCAACTGTTAAATCTAAACCTAACTTCGCTAAATCATTAAATGCTCTACTTGGATTTAGAGCAGACTCAGCGACTTTTGCTTTAACCAACTCTCGTAGTTCACCTTGCAAATAAATACTTACAGATAAATCATTAGTTACCAAAGCAATATACACTGCATCACTCATATAATCAGCATGAGAACCGCCTAAATCTGGATATAAGTAAACAAACAAATTAGAAACCATACGAGCATTTTTCTTCACAAGTTCTTTGTTATTTGCTAATTTTTCTACAAAGATTGCTTCATCAAACTCTGAGAATACTGAATCAAAGTTCCAACCTTCTCCTGAAATGTCCACATCTTTTGCAATCTGCTCATGTACTTTTTGTTTGAATAATGCTTTTAATTCAGTCTCATCAACCTTATGACTTAATTTCTCAAGGTAAGTTGCATAAGACTTAGCTAAATCTCCAAACAAGCGATTTACTTGGTGGATTTGGTATTCCTCAGTTAAACCAAAGTCTTTATCTTTAAAGTCTGCAAAGCGAAGAGATGCGATACCCTTAGTTAATGATTGAACAGAAATGCCATATTTCTTAATCTTGCTATGAAGTAAATCTCCTACAATCATATAACTTTTCTCAGCGGAATATTCATTATCTTCATGTAATACAGTAATAAAATTCTCAATAGTAGCAAACTCTCTATCATTTGCTCTAAAGGTGTGATAAATAACACCTTTGCTATCTTTAGCTAAGTAAGCAACACCACCAAATTTAGTACCATCAGAAAATGAAACTGGGTCAAGTAAAAAGGCAAAATCAGTTAAGCAATTATCCTCCAAAATCTCATCAGAAATGGAGATACCGTTGTACAAATCTTCGGCTTGTTTACTTGGTTTTTCTACAATTTCGTGCATCAACTCTCCATTCAAGTCTCTACCTGTCGGAATAAGCTCTTTTCCTTCAAGTTCAGATTTGCCCGGACCTTCTTCAATCGTAACTGTAAATCCACCTGCTTTTACTTGATTTGGTGCAAGCTCTTCTTCTTTTGCACCCTCAGTCAAGTTGGTTAAATTAGGAGACTTCTCAGTTTGTTGCATGTTGGCTACTTCTTCTCGTATATGTGGGAACTTGGTATCAAAGTAATTCAATACGTCTTCAGTATGGTTAATCAACCATAAGTATTCAAACTTGTTACCATACTCAACTAAACTTTCCATAAAGCTCACTCTAGGAAGTACCGTTACGCAGTAAATCTCAAAGGCACGTGCAAACACCTCTGTTGGAGTTAAGAAGTAATTCAACATAGAACTTTTGTAAACTCCACCGTCCGAGAGATTTTTCTGATACCCTTTAAGGAGTTGGCGGAACTCATCAGACATAGACAAGTTCTGGTCTTTGTCGTAAGTGAAATCAATGTGATGTCCGTATTCGTGGAGCATAGAATTTACATTGCGCACACTAATGGTAATACAATCAAACGCTGGGAAATACACACCATGAGCTTTTCGATGCTCAATCTTACGAAAACGCAACTCTGGTTTATTCTCTGAGTGCGGTAACGCTTTGTAAATCAAACCCCATTGTTCTTCAATATCAGGAAGTTTCTCTAAGTCAAACTGCTCATCAAACTCCACAAAACCAAAACCATACTCTAAGAACTTAGTTGAATCCATAGCAGCTTGAATTTTAGTAGGGATGTTTCTCTTAGTTTCAAACGACTTAGCGTAGTCTGATTTTTGAACTCTGTCATACTCTTCCATAAGAGTAATGTTAAAGTCATCCAAGTACAATTCATACAAATACTCAGCCATAACTTTTAACATAGTCTTATTTTTAGCTGGTGAACCTAACAAGTAGTTACCTAAACTGCGCATGAAAGCTTTATAAATCAAGTTCAGAGAGTTCTGATTTACAACCTCTTTAAACTCTTTACTTTGGCTGTCTTGCGGTAAGTTTGGATACCGAGTGGTATAGAAGTCCTTATTTTTAGAACCATTGTACTTAGCTTTAAATTGTTGAGAATTAAATGTAACCCAATCTTTCAACTTATCAGCTACAACTTCTTTCGGAATCACATCTAAGAAGTCCAAAACAGAAGAAAGTTGTGGAGCATAGTAAATACTAAACTTGTAGTTAAAGAAGTGATTAAACTGTGAACGAGTGATATAAAGCTTTTGAATAAGCGTTTTGTAGTGCGAAGAACGAGTCTTTGGTTCAACATCGTTACTAATAAAGAAAATATGCTCATAATCTTCTTTTTCTTTATTGAACCAACCGTAGACATAAGTGTAGAAAATGCCGTTTTCACAGTCGGCATAACCGTTTATGGCGAATCTCTTCATCTGATTAATATAAGACTCACGCTCTTCCTCACCCCAAACTTTCTCATCAGAATTTAACTCCACAGTAGGAGCTTCGTTTGGAGAATGACGATACACTACCCCAATTTGACGGAGTTCCAAGTCTGGTTGTTTCCCACCAGTTTCTGTACTGAAAAAATCTAAGTTGCTCTTATCAAAATAAGCAACCAACTTTTGCATGACATCATCCACTACAAAAGTTCTATCCGTATTTGTCTTATTTAAAGCGTTAAACAAAGACTTAATAAAGCGCTCACCGTTAGTTGGGTTGTAAGTAATGGACACCCCAACACCATGTGCGAAACGGTCTCGCAGTAAATTTTTATGTAATTTCATGGCTAATGAAAACCTTTCGATTTAATCTATAACTTATCAGAAAAGGTATGCAAGAAAATCCAGCATACCCTACCTACTCATCAAATTTTATTTTGAACTCACATCTAATGCAGTCCTCAAAGCTAAGTCATTCTTAATGTCTTGTCCGGGGAACTTATGCACCAAACTTTCTTGAGCTTTCTTAGCACGTTCTTTTCGAGAATACCCTTTCTTCTCTCCTGCTTTAATCGCAATATAAGCAAGAGACCAAGCATTTAAAATCCGTCTACGGAACTCTTCATCCATAGTATCTAAATGCTCTTTATCGGTAGTCAAAGTACCCATTTTCTCCATAGTGTGCAACAAATGGTGGCAACCAATACACAAGGTAATCAAGTTCTTTTCATCATCCGTTCCACCTGCGTGAACTGGAACTTTATGGTGAACCACTAACTGAGACAAGAAAGCACCTTGGTTTTCAACCTTATCTTTAGAGCAACATTGACAAACCATTTTATCACGAGCCTTAATCTTATTCTTAACCTCTGGCGTTAAATCATCATCACCGTCACCTTTACGGTCTTGCACAATGCCCTTATCTACTGCATCTGCTTGTTCTAAGGCACTCTCTAAAGTCAAGTTATCCATAGAGTTATCTGCTAGTTCAAGAAGTTCATCTACCTCTTGGGCGCTCAGTTTATTGTTACCTGAGTTTTCACTCTCGTCTGAACCACTCTCAGAACTTGAACCACCTTCCTCATCTGAGACAACTGCTTCCTTACCAAGCTCAGTCGAAGAGAGGATACCCTTGTGGTCTTCTTCCTCAAGTACATCACGCTCTTTCCGTTGTTTTACCAACTCTTTGTAAGCTTTGTCTAAGGTGTACTTCCCTGCAAACAACTCGGTCATAGGTTCTGGGTAAGTATCTGACTCACTGCAGACCTCTTTTAATTTCAGAACGTCACCACTCTCCAAATAAGGGTACAAACGCTCAATTTGAGAGAACTTCAAACCATATTCGTGTTCCAAGGTAGAAAGTCCGTTCCAAATCTCTTGGTAATTATGTTGTTGTTGCTTATTTAGAATTAAACCAAGTAAAGGAACTAAACGTTGTGCTTTCTCATAATCTGCAAAGTGCCATACAAAAGCTGGTATAGTTTTATAGCCATTTCTTGAAGCACCATAAACTCGACGGAGACCTGAAATCAAAGTGTACATTTCAATCTCTTCACCATCTACCGAAGGTAAAGCCAAAACATCAATCGGATTTAACACTCTACCAAAGTCTTCAATCGAAGCAGTCAAACCATTCTTAGTTGCAAAGCGAGCTTTCTTATCAAACTCTGTAATGACAATAGACTCAATCGGTAAATCCATACGCAATTCACGGTCGTACTTCAAACCACTTAAAATCTTGTCAATATCCTCAAACGGACTAAGTACCGAAGGCGTTTCGGATACCCCTACAATATCTACTGGTGTTTCTACTTCTAAGTCGTCTAAATCAGAAATGCTCTCAGAAACTTCTGTTTGCTCCGTATCGTGTTCTTCTTCCGAGTCGATATTTTCCCCACCTACTTCTTCTAAATCGACTGTGGGCGATTTTGAGACTTCTGGTGACCACTCTACAACTTCTTCTCCAACCTCTGAATAAGGTGCTACTTCTTCTCCAACTGGAGCTTGTTCTTGACTAGAGGATACCCCCACCTCTAAGTCATCTAAGTCTCCCCATAAATTATCTTTATCCAAACTAACCTACTTTCTTAACAACTGATCTACTGAACGACCATTAGAATCGCACACTGTAGTTATACCCAACTCTGGTGACGACCAAAAATAAATCGGACTTTCTGGCTTTAAACCTAATACTAGAATGTCTAATTGACTTTCTAAAGGTAACTCTAATACTGTGTGACCTGCAATTTCAATACCTAAATCTTCACTGTTTTTACCATGCAAACCTAAATCTAGGCTACTCTCTACTAATTTAGGTTTGTTGTTTGCAAAGTCATAAAAACCAAAATAATCGTTACCTTCAACCTCAAATTGAGCCGTCACATCTAAGTAAGAAACAACTGCAAAAGGTTTCAAACCTTCTAAAGTCTGTTTCCAATGAATGTACTGCAACTTCGCTTTCTGAGGATTTACAGACCATAAAATTGGGTTGACTACTACACTATCAAATCCAAACTCTTTAAACTTTTGACTGTGATGACTCGCCACACTGACTCTCAAATTTGTTGATAAAGCACTGACATCAGCGAGGTCTTCAAGTAAGGATATCCAATCTTCTACAATAGAATTGATATTTTGGTCTGCTTCTAAGTTATATCGAATATAAGGCAACGTATCAAAACCTAAATCTTGTACAAACTTGCACTCATCATCACGTTTTGCAAAGTTCAATCCAAACTCAATATACTCAGAAGCATAAAAACGAATAGTCGAAATCAACTGAGGGGTTAAGTCCAACTTCGTATAGCTCATACTAGGAGTCAAATCTTCTTCAACAATCGAGGTATACAAGTAACCACAAATAGCACTCTTCGGAATTTGAGCTAGGTCAACTAACGTTGTCAACCCTCTGCGCTCTAAATAAGGAAGAACTAATCGTGTACAGTCCACACCTTCTCGCCCCTCTTCCAAAGAAATTGCACGTTGAAAGAGACCATGCTCATAAACTAAAGAGACTTTGTTGTTGCTTAGAAAGACTTCCACATAAAGCTCTACATTCTCTTTAGCTGCTAACTCTAATAAACTCACATAATCATCATAGAAAGGCTCCGCCTTAGTTAGATACGGAAGTTGAGCCATCTTTTGACTCTCTTCAACCAAGTAAGTATCACCTTTTGGTAAGCGAGCTTTCAACATATCTTGGTATTGTAAATAATCTCTACCTAGAGGTGTATCTTCTGCTCTTAACAATAATTGCTCTCTCAAAGACTGTAACTCTTTTTCGAGCAAATAGTAGGATACCACTCTGTGTTGGCTATAGGTTCCATTAGCTAACTCTTTATCTAAAGTGTTGACTAACTCTTCTCGTTTATTTAATAAGTCTTTTAATCGCGTACCAATTTCAACTGCACTTGGTACAACCCCTAAGAACGGGGACACTTCAATTTTTGTTTGCAAAGAAAGGTCAACCTCACTTTCATTTACTTTTTGTCAGTTTACCATTTTTTATACCAAATTGCAATAACTAAAGCAAACTTAGAAAAAAGAAAAATAGTAACCTTGCCAGTTACTATTTAATCACTAAATAACAAAATACCATTGAAGCAATACCGAGTGCTACGACTGCCATGATACCGAAAAGTCGGAACAAACGCAATAAGTTGATATTCAACTTAGCTAATGCACTAGTTTGGTAAACTTCTCGACCGTTCTTACGAATTGAACTTGCAGCAGATAAGAAGACCAAAGCGGTACATACCATTAAAATCATTTCAATGACCGAAACCGTCAGAGCATAGAAGTTGGTAATTCTTGCTACAGTCGTAATCAAGGTAATTTCACCACTGATATAGTTGGTCGAAATATTATAACCTAATGTGTAACCTGCGGTCAGTAAAATCATACCGACTAGGAAATACAAGAAAGGTGCAGTTGAAATTGTCTTGACTTTAAACTCTTTCGCACCGTTGAATAGAGCTTGCTTCAATAAAGATAGACGACCACTTAACGTACCATCTACCAAAGACTCATATACATAAAAGGCAAGCCAAAACATAACCGAAACAAGGACGATACGAACGAACCAACTACCGGATACCCCTATGAGTTGTCTTAAAACTTCTGCTCGAATACTGGAAACATGTTGCTCCATAAACTTCTCCTATTCTACATTTCTGTTGCATTCAAGTTCAAACCGTGAATCAAGGCTTGACCTGATTGTGTTGGTTGATATTCCAAAACATAGTGAATATCTTCCACCTTACCATACAAAGCTCCGCAGAGCTGACACATAGCACAAGACACCGTTACCTGTGCTTCACTTTGACCGTTCGAAACTTGAACCGTTTGGACTTCTGAATTTAGGTAATGAAGTCCGTCTTTGTCAAAGTGTTTAATAGTCTGAGGAAAAACCTCATCTTCTGGGAACTTTGTTAATCTACTTTCATAACCTTCTCCAAATAAATAGAGAAAGGCTTGTCTTACCAATTCTGTCTTAGAACCAAGTGCCATGTAGACCTACTTTCTAGCTAAAACGCTTTGTATTCTAATGGACTAAACCGCTTTTAATTTAAACTGTAACTAAGGTTACATTGACTACAATATAATACATATCAGACTCTTCAAAGACCTCTGCTTTGACACCAAAGCGACCAAGGTGGGGAGTTTCTAAGATATAAGACTTAGACTCAACCTCATCTTTCCCACAAATGTCCACCCACGTGTGAATCTGATTTTTGGGGATACCGCTAATGTGTTCTACTGGGAATTTAGCGTATTTCTCAGCTTTTTCTTTATCCGTATAAACCTTAACCGTAGCTTTTCGACTTAACACTTGAGGTTTCTCATCTAAACCATAAGTCTTCACACAATGTATAGCTAAACCAACTGCATCTAGTTGGTCTTGGTAGCCACTCTTTAGATAAACCTCAAAAGAGTCATATTCTCTCCACTTGTTCGCCCAAGGATGTGCTAGTTCTTGCAGACACAAGAGAATTTCTTCTTTTTCTGCATTGTCCTTCGACCAAACTGCGTTCTTTAAAGGTGCTAAACCTGTTTCTGAGCGTAAAGTGGCTTTCCATGTTTTGTTGGATACACGGAAGAACCGTTTAGCCTTTAAAACACCTTCTGCTAACAAGTAATCAAGTGTGAAGTTTAATGCGTAAGCTACAGAAGAAGTCTTCGCATTGTTTCCTAACAAAGCCTCTTCCACACACAACATATCAAGCTCCACTTCTCCTTTTAGGACTTTTACAAGAACAAAGTCTTTTAATTCTTGCATTCGAAGACCTACCGAATAAGGACTATCTAAGTCTTTTATAGAACTCTTTAAGTTGTAGGTCTCCAAAGTTTGACCGTTCCAATAGGCGATACCGGTGGAGGTTTTAGATAAGTCTAAAGCCAAAATACTATTTAAACCAAAACGCTCAGAACCCTCTTTAAAGTAATCTAAGTAAGTAAAACAAGGAGAACCACCAAACTCTTCCATATCGAATGTAAACACTAAGCTGAACTCCCTTCTGTGCTTTTCTTAGACGATTTTACTTCAAGAACCTTATTGGTTATTAAAGTCAACTGCTCTTTCAAACCTTGCAGAGATAGAGAACCTTGAGTGAATTTCTCTTTTAAGGTTTCCACATTTTCTCTATGAATAGAGACTGTGTAAGGTGGCGCTTTTGAAAAATCAAATTTAGACTTCTCTTCTTGAACTTCTACAATCGTGTCACTTAGTTCAATACCATATAGTTTAGCTAAACTTTGCAAGTAGCCAAAACCGTTAGGATGACGCTCTCCTAGGTATTGTTCTGCAAATAGCTTATGAAAACCAATAATTGTACCTTTAACCCCACAACCAAAGCAGTTAAAAACCTCAATGCCGGTTTCACCGTCTTTGACGATACCGAGGGAAGGTTTTAAGTCCTCATGGAAAGGACAAACAACACGACTATTCCCAGCGCTGAACCTATAGTCTGAATAGCGAGGTAAATGTTTGCAAACAACGACATCCCAATAGTTTGAAATAGTTACATCATAGTGACCAATAAAGTTCTTGTGGTAAAGTAACTGTTCTTCCAACTGACGATAAGAAGCTTTAACTGTTCTTCTCTTAACTCTTGAAGTACCAATCATTCCAAATCACCTACAATCGTACAATGTAAGGTAAGAGCTGACTGCAACTTATCCGTAATTAAATCAATGTTCCGTTTAGACAAATGACTAGGCGCACCACTTACATACTGTATAAAGCCACCTGCGACTAAAAATAACATAGAATCACCGACATAAAGCATAGTAGACTCAGAACCTTCCAAGTAAGTAATCTCATGTGAACCTACATAAGAGTCTAAAATATCCAACAAATAAGGTTGGTTCAATTTTGAAAAATCGTATTGCATCAGTCATGCACCGACTTTCTCTTTGGATAGATTCCACGGATAAATATAGCTGAAACCAATTCATCAACTCGGATACCCTTGAGTGGTGTATCGAAATAACCTTTAGGTTCTTTGAACTTATGGTGTTCTTGACCATCCCAAAATCCATAAGGTCGAAGTTGTACACTCTCTAACAACTTAAACAACTCAGTTAAAGACAAGTGGAAAGTGGGAACTAAACGCTTATCTAAGCGCAAGTGTTGTTCATCTACCAAACTTGCTACTGCAAAGGGTTTTAAGTCATTTTGTTCTCCAATCAAACTAGGCAAGTAATTCAAGAAACGAACTACTTCTGCTAAGTACAAGTCTTTCAACTCTTTGATTGTGACGAGCGCTTGTGCATCCTGATACCCTAACTGTTTTGTATAGTGTTGTAGCAAGTGTTCTTGTACCACTAAATCTACAATCTCAATGTAAACCAAAGGAGTACCTTCAATATCAGTCACCCAAAGCCAATCATAAGCTAGACCTAAATCAATAACGGAACGAGCTTCGCTACTATCTAGTTCCTCTTTGTACAGAATAGTGTACTTGTTGGTAAACTCTAAGACACCCTCCATAAAGAGGTCGTAGAAATCTTCTACAAATTGGTCTAATATCTCTTTTGTAAACTGTTTACTAGCCATTTAATATTCTCTCAACCCCTTCTCTTACTTTTTCAAATTCTAATAATTCCCATGTGTTATAAGCACTTAATAATTCTTCTGAAACTCCATCACTAGGAGCCAACAAGATGTTTGAGGATACCGAAATCAAAGAGTTCCAACTCTTCTTATTCATCGCTACACTAGGAACTCCATCTGTATTGTTGATGAATACAGGTAATTCATAAGTATTATTCGCTACTTTCAAAAACTCTACCATACGGTAAACATTGAAGTAACCTCGGTAAGTTTGATCCAAAGGAAGCCCTCTCAAGGTATCTTTCAATACAGAAACAAAGAACTCCTTAGAGTAGAACGGTAACTGCAGTTTTTGGAATACTTCAGGTTTTGAACCTTCTGCTACATACTTATAACTTGCTTTGTTCAAAGGGAAAACCTTTAAAGCAAAGACTTGATTGTATAATTTGCGAAATTCGGATACCGAAAGAACACCCTCTAAATCTTTCTTCTCCAATAAACCAAGACAAATCAAAGCACCCAACCGAACATCTGAGACCGAACCTAAACTCATTACTTTATCTAAGTGACGAACAAAGTCATAAGGTACAAAATCTTCTGTACCAACCTCTTTACCCACCAAAGCAGACTTCAAGGCACTTGAAACCTCATTGGGTTGCAAACTAAATTTAGCTAAGAATGAATTGTAGGAAACGTAATAAGAACCATTTATCTCAAAACTATCACTTGATTTTGTACCCCTCAGATAATTCAGTACCGAAGTTTCTACGAACGTACCGACACCTTTGACCTGCAAAGGTTGGATACCCATTGAAAACAGTCGGCTACGCTCAGTGAATGTTAAATTTACCAAAGTATGCTGAGTTAAAAAGGCACAAACAGTAGAGTAAGTCACACTTGGTAGAATATAAACTTTCTTCTTAGACTTAGCACCTACAATGTTAGTTAAACGCAACTCTAAATATCGAACTAAAGAATAAAGTTGACTTGGACTCAACTCCAATTTACTTGCAACCCTCTCAATCGAATAATCTAACTGACTCTGTAAGTCTTGAACGAACTGAAAGTATTCATCTGTTAAACTATCTGACCAATAATAAGGTGTATTGGTAAATAAATCTTTTACAATCGCACTAGGTTCAGACTCTAAGAACTTATCAATAAACTCTTTCTTGTCATAAACCTCTTTTAGCTGCTCTACTACTTTCTCTAAAGTATAAACACACAAAGAAGGTGCTTGTGAATACAACACCTTACTTAAACGAGGGTAGGTGTCCTTAGAAATAACTTCTAAACCACCCTTAACTTTTATAACTTCAAACTGAGCTTGGGAGCGAACGTAGTCTTCGGATACCCTAAAGAACTGTGCTAAGTCTCCTACGCTCACACAAATTTTAAATTTAGACATTAATGTCACCAACATCCAAGACGACAGCTTCACCGTTTCGCATTTCTATCACTTGGTCTTTCATTTCTATAACGTTATTCGCAACCTTATCCGTAAAGACCGAAAGCGGAGCCATCTCTCCTGCTAAACGTGAGGGAAGTAAGTACATTTTAGCTATATTCTTTGCAGACATAGCGTCATTTGTGTACAACATCAAATTTAAGTCTGCCGATTTTGTCAACTCTTTTGAGTCAGCGGTAACATTTCGCAACTCACGGTGGATACCCTTACCTAAATCTTGAATAACATCAGTAGCCAACTGAGAAGGCAACCAAACACAAATATCCAATAACCCTTTTAAAGTCTCTAAACGAATAGACAACTTCTCTAACATAGTTTTCTTATCAGGGTACTGACTGCTATCCATCGCTTGTGCGTAGTCAATGACAACAAACTTACATTCTTTCTCCTCTGCTGCAACTCGAAGGACGGTTTCAACCGATTCCAACTCAAACGGATAATCTGGTAAATATATTTTACCATAATTTGGGTTACTTACCAAGTCCATACGAGAAATTTTTTCTAACTCTGCAACTGAACTATCTAAAGTACCACGCTGAATGTCGATACCGGCAATCTTTTCGTAGTTTTGACCTCTTTGTACATTGTAGTAATAATCAAAGTGAGTTGCACGCAACTCAGCCATAACCTTACCCGAACCACCTTCCTTCCCCCAAAAGCAAATACCAAATCCGTTTAGGAGAATTTCATGAGACAAACGGACTGCGAATTTCGATTTCATCCCCTTTTCAGGTGCTGCAAAGACCGCAAAGGTATTGGTATAAATACCTCCAATCGTAGCACTTAAAGTTGGTAAATGTTGCAAGTTTGAAAGCAATGTTGGTCTGCCAGACTCTTCCTCTTCAAAGTCAATATCAGAAGCACAGACAAGCTGATAAGAGTTTTCCTTACCTAATGAAGCTTTAATACTGTTGACCTTTTGGGATAAGAAATCAAGCGCACCTTCGATACCGAAGAAAGACTTACGTTGAGACCGAATTGGGTTCGTTAAGGCAATCGAAGCTTGTTGCAAAGAGTCATTAAATGCTAACTTTGCATAAACTAACTTAAAGCGAGTTAAAGCATCTTCAAAAGTGGGTTCTTTCAAGAATGAAGGATTACGATACTTTTGATAAACCTCCACTACTGAAACCAACAAACCTTCAATCGCAGTTGAACCTTCACTTACATAAGACTCAAATTGAATACGGTCAGTATCTTGTGCAATCTCAGAAGCGTTTGCTTGCAAGTAAACTTTCAAGTAATCTAAGTCAAGCAGTAAACCTCTTTCCATTTGAACTTTCTTCAACATAGAATAAAGCACATAGTTCTCATTACGGAAATAGTCGTTTTGCAAGCGACCCATCTGACCTCTTAGAGAGTCGAAGTCTCTAAGAAGATACCCCATCACTTGGTTTTCATAATACTCAAGTTGAACCTCTGGGCTTTTATCTGAAATCTCAGAAGGTGTAATATCTGCCACATAAGCAGACTCCGTTCCTTCTGCTTCAGACATCAGTTCCCAAAGCTCTTTATCTTCAAACACTAAAGCTAGTCTCCTCTCTAATTTTGTTCCATTTACAATTTACATCAATAGTTTAGAACCACCCACCGCGCTCAAGAGCATCAAACTTCTCTTGTGTTGTCATATTTGAAACATCTTTTGGAGGTCTTGGCACTCTAGGTTGCAAAGGCGGTCTTTGGTTTTGGGATACCCTTGATTGTGTGGGTTGTTGAGTTTGAGGTCTTGAAACCGTTCGACTAGGTTGCATTTGTGGTTGACTAGGCGCTTGTTTCTTCTCCAAAGGTTGACCAAAACGGTCAAGACCCATCTCCAAAAGCTCTGCTTCTGTGAAAGGTTCTCCTGTTAAGTAATTGTAAGCTGGGTTATTGGATTCGTACATAGGTGGTTGAAATCTTCTTTCTACTGGTTGCTGATAATAAGATTCTTGTAGGTAATAAGGTTGTTGCGGTTGATAATAGTTCGGTTGAGTCAAGGAACTGCGACCCAAACCATAATCAGTTATGGAGTCTTGCAAAATGCGTTGGAAGTTTTCAGTGTCCTTACCCCAAAAGTCTTTGAGGTAGATATTATCGTCAAATCCCATAACTGAAATAACTACCGAACCAAAGAAGATACCTCGACCTCTTTGCACACTTGCAATTTGAGGTAAATTTACTGTTAGTTGGTATTTATTCAAGACCAATCCTTTATCCAAAATATGCAAACGCAAGTTCGTCACACAGACCAAAACTCGTGCTTCACCACTTTTACAAGCAGTAATATAGCGGAGTTCTTCATCTGCTCTCAACGTTTTTGCTAATTCCTTTAACTCAAACCCTGTACCGATAAAGGGAGTTTTCACTAACATATTTACAACTTTATTGTTCTCCAAAAAGGGGAGTATCTTTTCTGTGTAATAAGGATGTACCATTTTGACCCACCGTATCAACCTATCTTATCTTAGTTTATTTTTCATCTTTAGAGTTGACATCTTTAATCGAGAAAATATCTGATCGCCTGAATGATACCCTATTACGACCTACGCTAACCAAGGCTTCATCTGGTGCGCCAATTAGAAATCTACGAATATCGGAACTATTTGAGGTCTTCGATAGACAACACCATCGACCTTTATAATCTTCTCCAACTTCTCCAATCGTAATCTGGTCTCCTGCTTGCAAGTCAACTCTCTGACCATTAGCCAACACTAATTCTACAACTGAAACCATTCTATTCTACCTTAATTTCGTCCAAAAAGCTTTTTCAAACCATCAACTACTGCGTCTTTCAAGTCAGACAAAGCACCAAGAATAGTTTTCTTCTCTTTTTCAGCTTTCAAAGCGTTTACAGAAGCTCGAACTTCTTGAAGTTGTTTTGACAATTCATCTTGAGCGTTTTTTAAATCCAAAACTTCACGTTCTTTCGCAAGAATTGTTTCTTGAGCTTTGCTTAACTTTCCTTGATGCTCTTCTTCTAACGTTTTAATGTACTCAGCAGTGTTTTTCTTTTCGTCTTCCAAATCAGCTTTTTCAGAAAGTAACTCAGCTTTACGCAGTTCAAGACCTTTATTTTCAGTCTCTAGTGCAGTGATACGTTCTTCTGCTTGATTTAGAGATTTCTCTTTACCTTTAAGCTCTTTCTTGAGAGATTTATTCTCTTTTTCTACATCATTGTAAGAGTTTTCAAGGTTTTTGTACTCAGATTTAAGTATTTCTAGTTCTTTTTCCAAATTGACTGGTAAAACAGTCTCTCCTGAGTTGTGAAATCGAACAGACGAATCGTCTGACACCTCTGCTTTCTTCTCAACTTCTTTATCTGCTTTCTCAGAGACTTTCAAGGTCTCTTTCTTAGAACCTTTTGGAGCCTTTGGCTCATCTGTGGATACCCCTACGAGAGTTCCTTCATCTGTTTTAATTGGTTTTCCTGCTGGAGACAATTCACCAACTTTACGAGGTTGAGTACCATACACAATCAAATCACCCTCAAGGTTTGCAAACTTAGGTTTTGGACGACCACCTTTAGGCACTTCACGATTGACTGCAGACTCAGAAAGTTGAATTACTTCAATCGGAGAAATACCTTGAACCTCAAATTCTACATCTTTACGCAAATCATATTCTTGACGAATAGAGTCAACTGTTTCCAAAGAGTAAGCCATCATAAAGATTGAAGCTTTCAGCAACTGAGCAAAGTCCGTGCCTGAAAAACCCCAACGAGCGCCTGAGTTACTTACTCGAACCGCACCTGTGTTTGGATTTGACTTGGTTGTAGAAATACGCACATAGGGAGCGTATGTATTTACAGTTTCTTTTGTTAATGTAATTTTCATTTTTGTCTAACTCCTAAAAATCAATATTTTCTTTATTATACCACAAAACATACTAGAAATCAATAACAATAAGAGTGCAAATTGAAAAATTTTCATAACAACTTGCACTTATCCTTATTCTATCTACTTATTTGTTGGGTAGGTCTATCTTAATCGAACCGTTTGCTAAGTGAACTTCATCTACTGAAATGCTCTCTGCTTTCTTTTGTGCAGCACTTAATTGGTCTTGAACTACTGATTTTACTAAATCTTCGTATTGTTTATCTTTACGAGAAAACAAGCGCTTGAAGAACCCACGTTTTTTAGGTTTTTCTTGGGTTTGTGGGGATACCGCGGTTGAAGTAGGTACAACCTCATTCGACCAATCTTGTGAGCGCTCAAAGGTAATCTCAGTTAGAACCTCCGTTGCTTCACTTGCATAATCTAAACTAGTACCACCAGACTCAATCACGTCTGTAATCTCATCTTGCAAGTCTTCAAGGTCAACATCTTGACCCAACCCTTCTACAAGGTCTCCTGTGTCTAATTCACCCAATTCGTAAGACAAACGAATAGGCTCTAATTTCAAAGCGAGACTTTCAATGCTTTGGTACTGAGAATCTACCAAACTACTTACTGCACTCAGACTTTCCGAATGACTATGCAATTCTTGGTTTGCAAGTTCACTTAAGGATACCGAGGTGCTATGGTAAGCTTCACTTTCTAAAGCAGACAATGACTCTGAAACAGAAGTCGAAACACTTGCTTGGTGTGTTGATAAAGACTGCTCTAACTGATTACTGTAGTCCACCAAAGAGTTTGAAGTCATTGCAGAGAATGAAGTAGACTGACTATCTACCGTAGATAGAGACTCACTAATTGACTGAGAAAGGCTCTCTGAGTGGGATACCGAGAGGGAATTTGAAATAGACTCTGACTCAGATAAAGAAGTGCTTTCAGATAAAGACTTAGCTAGGTTTTCTTTAGCTAACGCTACCAACTCTATCAACCATTCAGACATGAATGGAACAAAGAGAACTAAAGCCGTATCTTCCAAACACAGTTCTTGGTTGACATGAATAGCGCCTGTGTCATCAACAAAAACTGGATAAGTATAATGCTGCGCACGCTCAACCCCTTCTGAGTCTTTCTCCTTACGAATAATTGTAAGAGTTGAACCTACTGAACCCTCTGAAACATCTGTAGTGACTACAACTTTTACAAACTCTTCCGTACCATACAAATTAGGGTGTTCAACCAAACGCTCTGTTAGGTCTGTGGAGTCAAACTCAACTTTTGCTAACAAAGTAGTTACAAACCCTTGTTCTGTTTGCGTTTCTGCCTGATTACTTCTAATTATTTTCAATTTTTCTTACCTACCTACAAATTACAAGTTGTATAAATCCGCTTCTGCAGAACTTAAGGTTGCTGCAGGTCTTTTCGATTGTGTACTTTTAGCTCTCCCTTTTGTTTTCTGAGGAGCTACATCTTCTAATTCAACCTCAGACATAGTTAAACCTAGCACCTTATTGGAGTTGCGAATTACTCGATTTGTTCTTGCTACTCGCTCTTCATCGGTGCTATTTTGACGAGGGATACCGATATATAAATATTGGCGAGGAGAATAACTATCCTCAGAACCTAGTCTTTGTAAGACATTGTTAATCTGAGAGCCGTCCGTTAAAATCACATAAGTGGACTTCCCTTCAAAGGCACGTTGTCTTACAAAGTCCTCTACCAAATAACCATCTTCTCTCATAGAAGGACTGTAAGCAATGACAACTACTTCACTCAACATGAGATTTTCGTAGTCTTCGCGCTTTTGTTTGATACCTTGCAAACGAAAAGGTGTAATGAAAGGATGGACACTTAATCCTGCTTTATAAGCAGAACCCAATAGCCAAAAGGCTAACATTTCAATATCAGCTCGGACTCCTAGATAAAATAATACAGAAGTCTTCGGTTTCTTCCCTACTGACAAAGAACCAACTAAAGCTCCAATAGACTCTTCAATAGAGTTGAATTGCTCTGTATCTAAACTCTCAGCAGTTAAGTCTCCTAACACTTGTCGCAAATCTACAAACAAGCGCGAGAATACCCTACGAAGACCTAACTTCTCAGATAAACCTTGAGTTGTTCCTTCTTGAGCTTGCACTCCCTCTACTACCTGTTTTGTTCTCAACTCCTCACACAAAGGACAAGGAACTAATTTATTTACCGCAATGTCAAAGACTAAACCGTCTGAACACTCGGTAGATTTACATAACTTCATCTATTTCTCCGTATTTTAACTATAGTCTTTCAGAACAGAAAAAAGAACATCAAAAACTTTAGTTAAGTCTGTTTCTTCTGTTATAATCGTACTTAGTTTCATCCAACCATTTCGAAACGAGAACTCCAAACCAACTTCCTTGAATCTATCTGAGTCTTCTGTGCAGAACTCACTACCATAGTAAAAAGGAAACTCAATTCGGAAGTGAGCATAATCTCTTACAATGTGGAAATAAGCAGCATATAACCCTGATTCTTCTGTATCAAAGTAGAAGTACCAATTAAGCTTACTCACTTCCCACTCATAATCAAACTCACTAGACTTGAAATTGAAACCTTGAGAGCTATGGTCTTTACTTGTGTAATCAGTTACTAACTTTTCTAAGTCGGTCAAAATCATTGGTGTTTTCATTGTCTAAACTGCTTTCTATGTTTATAAATCTCTGTGGTATCGTCTTAGCAAACCTTCAAAGACTACTTTGAAGTCGGAATAAACCCAAGATTGAGGATAACCAACCCAAATTAAGGAAAGGGTCATGACAGAACTAGCTGAAACAATAGCTTCTTCACTCGTAAAGTTAGCTACATCAATAAAAGAATCTGCGAAGTCTCTCAAGGTTTCAGAATCCATTCCTATCCAGTTTCCGTGAAAGTCAAAACCCAATAAAGTCATTTGTGTATTCAAGCTCTTTTACCTCTTTCTACTAACTAAACAGTCATTTCTTTTCTTCAGAATTGTACAAATGGAAACCACGTTCATCAAGATACCCTTGCCAAAGTTCATTACCTTCAGAGTCCAACTTCAACAAGTTAATACGTGAAAACTCAGAACCAGACTTTGAACCACCATCAATAAAGTAACGTGTAATCAATGGTTCACCATCTAACTCCAAACTATCTTTCAAAATCTGACAAGGACTTATTGGATGTTCATAACTCTCCATCGTGCAAGTTGGAGTGTGACCTGAAATAATGGTTTTCCCTTTGAAGTCTGGGTGCAAGTCCACATCAGTTAAATGGTTCAAAGAATCAATATAAAACTCGCGAGTCCAGACCATTCCCTCAGTATCTTGCTTGTCCAAAGGTAAGTCTAACTCAAACCCTGCGTGTACTAGAATATTCTTGCCGTCCTCTAAGTAATACGGAAGAGAACGCAACCAAGTCAACTCATCATACAAGTGAAAGAGCAACTGCTCTCTTAAATCGCTCTCCGAGGCATAAGGGATACCGAGGTTTGCTAAAGTCTCTTCTCGCCCATTCATGTACCACCAATTTGTAGCAAATGGACGAAAAGCACTATCTAACAAGAAAACATCATGGTTTCCTACAATCGCTTTTGCTTTACCACTCTCACACAAGTTCTTTACAAAGTGCAAAGTATCTAGTGTAGCATTTGGTTTTAAATCGAAACCATCTATATAATCTCCACCAAAGCGAATTTCACAGTTCTCATCTGCGAACTCAGGTAAAGTTTCTAACTGTTTCAATACCTCATAATTTGCGTGAATATCAGACAAGTACAAATATGACTTCAAATCACAACCTCCCCATATAATCCTATTTCATTCAAAGAAAACAACCAAAGTCGAACCATTTACTAGCAAACCGTAAGGTGCGTGGGTTTTATCTTCTACATTATCACCTATCATGTATAAATTAGAAAACTTATCTGAAAGTATTATGTCTCTTCTGAATTGCCTCATATCATAAAACTCAACCGTAGAAGAACCACCCAAACCAAGTTTAGACAGTTCTGCAAAGTCTTTTAACTTCATCTTGTATAACCCAACTCATCTAAAATTTCATCAACTTCTGCTACTGCAGAGCGAATGTTCTTAGTGCTTTCCACTGACTGTAGCTCCGGTTTGACATAGAAACCAAACCGTTTAGCTTTCTTTCGCAGAAGAGGATACCCGTGCGCTTTTCTCCAGTTGTTTGACCAATAATGAGCGTATTTGTAATCTGTGTTCACTGAAGTATAGAGAACCATTTGGTCTTCTGTTTCCTGTGGTTTAGGTGCGACATAAACAAAGATTGAATCTTTATCTTCATTGTAGTTTACTGGTTGAAATCTTTTCATGTTACTCCCTCTTGTTAACTTAAAGTTAAACCTTCTTTTGTTTCTTCTAAATCATTCGACCATTTAGGGTAAGAGACAACTCCATTCATCTCTTGGTTCGAGTAGGATACCGCAACAATAGATGAGCTTTCACCTTCTGAAATCTCTTGTTTTGCAACTTCCACCACAGTATTTACTAAATCTGGGTCTAAAAAGAAATTGTTCAATAAGCTAACTTCATGTTTGGTATGAGCTAATCTATCTTTCGTACTCACACAAGCTTCTTCTAAGACTTTATACTCTTCTCTTCTAGCTAAAACTAAGTAAATATGCTTATCATGAATATCTTGACTACGGACAATACGACCTTCAATTTGATTCGTTATTCCTGAGTTTCCTGTGAAAGAATAGAAAATTAAGTGGTTCATAAACCCTAAGTTCAAACCTTTCTTCAAGTTAGTTACAATAACTCTATAACCTTCTTTATGAAATTTGTCTAATTTTGCATCTTTCTTCTTAGGGGTGTTGTCCTCTCCATTTATGGTAAGAGCCTTTATCCCTAACCCCTCTAAAAATCGAACCAACGTGTTCTGAGCGTCAACAGAATGAACATAAATCAAGGCTTTATCTTGACCGATACGGTATTTAAACAAATCTTCAATCACTTGCAACTTAGGTAAAACCTCTGGTGTAATTTCTAAATCGGAGTCAAACCATGAAGGTTCATCCCAAACATAACGCTTATGTCTAGTTTTACTGAATAACTTGTTTTGGTATTGTGAGGGTTTGTATAAGACCAATTCACAGGTAGAGTTCTTAACGGATACCCCCAACTCTTGACGAGCCGTACCAAAAGCCATAAATCGAGTTGAAAGTTTAAACAACTCTGGGTCTTTATATCCCAAAATTTGGTGAGTTTGAAAGGACTTCTTCACAAACAACTCTTCAAACTTAGTTTTTGAAGGCATCGCATCGGGAAAAAGGAAATTAAGCTGATTATACATCCCCTCAATCGACTTCTCAAAAGGAGTGGCGTTCATTACAACTACATGGTTTGCAAACTTAGTTCGCACAGTTTTACAAGCCTTATAAATATCAGACTTCGTAGAACCCAACACCGAACCTTCATCAATAAAGAAATAATCAAATTTACCATGTAACTTCGTAGTGTGTGCAAGCCACAACATAAACTCGTGACTTGAAGAGACTGCTGAATAAGAAGCAACTACACCACTAGGATACCCTAACTCTTTTTGCTCTTGGATAAAAGCACTTACTTGGTTGAAGTCTCCTGTGGTTGTTGCTACATAGTCTCCTGTAAAGCGAATTAACTCTTTTCGAGCTTGTGCAACCAAACCCACTTCAGTTAAAAACAAGTAACGCAAAGGTTTACCTTTGGTTCTTTGCTTTAAAGCTCCTACATGGTTAATAACTGAAGCTACTGTAGCAGTTTTCCCCAACCCTACACTATCCATAATTAAAGCAGAGCGTGCTGCTAAAATAAAATGAACTCCGTATGTTTGATACCAACGAAGGGTACCTTTTGCTACACTTTTTTTTAACGAACTCTTCGTAGCAATTACTTGGTCTATTTGCTCTGGTGTTAAATCTAGTAGACTATCAGCTAACTCCGGAAAACCTACTTGGTCTTTATCCTCATTTGCTTTTTGAATAATACTATCCAATAACTTATAGCGTTGTATTGGTGCAGATTTATCTATAAATCCACCTTTGTATAATGAGACCTCTGTTACTGCCACAAATTTTCGCCTTTCTTACTGTTTTTACATCTAATTTTAGCAAACTAAAAGAAAAAAGTCAAGGATTATCCCTTAACTTTTACCGTTTTCTAATGCTTTGTAAAATTCACTCAAAATAAGAGCATCTACTTCTTCCTTAAACTCTGGGTTCAAAGCAGTTACCACAGGTTTGTATACATCCTCGTATAATCTACGCTCTGGGAATAAAACTCTGTACTGAGACCCTTGGCGCTTCACTTTTATACCATGAACAACAAGCCAACCCCCTACTAAAGCCGAGCAAATCCCACAAATGCCATTGGGGATACCCTCTGCATTGACTTTTACAAAGCGAATGTTTTCAACTAATTTCACAATTTGGAAACCTTTCTAAATCAAGAATGAGCAAAGATTAAAAGCCCACCTTTGCGTAAAACCTTACCTTGTCTTACTGCGGACTCTATCTCACTAGGAGAAAAGTAACCTAACGCAGTCTTTTCTGAAACCCTCAAATTCCTACGACAATAAGAAACAAAGTCTTCATTGACTAAACGAACAGTTTTATCATTTACTTGACTTTGAGTCTGAGGTTGAATTTGTGGTTGAGGTTTCTGTACAATAGGTTTAGGTTTAACAACCGATTGTGCTTGAGGAATAGAAACTGTTTGAGGTTTTGGAGCTGGTTTCGGTTCTTGAACGGTACAAGGTGCAACCTCTGATTGGGATACCCTTGGTTGAGGTTGTTTTACAACCTCTCTTTCTTTCGCTACATAAGTCCAAGGTTCTCTCTTACCTACATAGTCCGAACGGAAAATCTCTTCTTTGAACTCCACTCTAGTTGGTTCGTTCTCAAAAGCACTCTCAGAAGTCTCAGATTGACTCAGATTTGAGTTTTCTTGCGAAGGTGTAGTTTTACCGACCTCCAATTCAAACTCCGTTACAGACGATTGTGGAGTGTCTGAGAATGGGTCAGAGAAATCATCTGAAGGGTCAACCTCAAACTCTCTTAACTCTAATTCTTGCTCTTCCTCATCTGAGTTCGAACTTAAACCTAAACTAGCAAAGGACACTCCGTTCAGTGGATCTTGTTCCTCTTCCTCATCTCTATGTTCAACTTCCTCTTTGCTCTTCATAGAAGTCAACCAATCTGTATTTATGAGGTCTTCAAACCCATCAAACAAAGAATCCAACTCAACTGTCTCATCCTCAGAACTTTCGGTGTCGAGAAGATACCGAGGACTCTCTTCTACAACCTCTGTCTTTATACTTTCTTTTGAAACCGTAGGTAAAGGTCGAAAAAGTGAAATTCGCTCAAACTCCCTCTTTTTAACCTCTTCATATGTTTCATAAGCAGCCATTTTTCTAGCATACACTTGCATTGCAAGCAGAAACCTAGAACTACTAATTGGATATGTAATTTCCATCTATGTTACAACCTCTATCTTTCTGCTGTGCTTCTTTAAATGTCTCGGACATAGTAATCACGTACGCTATCTGATTTAGGGAAACGCAAGGAGTCTTCCTCAGCAAAATCTGCGTCCGAAACTGAGATACCGAGTTTCCCTAGCGTTTTACTTGCTTGTTCATTCTTCAACCTTGTTACATAAGCTGAACTTGCACCCTCTTCTGGGTAAAGTTTAGTCCACATCTTCCGTTGAGTTTCATACAGTTTGTCTAAGCGCTCTTTTCCTCCGTTCATGCTCATAATGAGAGGTGCGTGACCAAACTTAGGCTCATCAGAACCAGCTAAAGTATAAGCAAAGTCCCCTGTATTTGTAGTTGGGAAGTCAATTTGACGGTATGAATCTTCCCAAATTGTTTTCTGAATTGGTTGACCTGCTTTAACTGCAAATCTATTCCCCACCATACGAGAAGCAGTTTTAGGGAAGTAGTCATTATGCAGTTGGTGAGGTACGAAAATCAAGAAAATACCTACATTTGGGAAAGCAGTTAAAATTTCACTCAAATAAGCCTTATACGTTACTTTTTCATCTTTATCCAATTTCTCAGCAAAGGAAATAATCTCATCTAAAACCACAAATAAGTAAGGCAACTGCTCAGACTCATCAGAACAGTTTGCATTGTAGTTCTGAATTTTCAACTGGTCGCCAATCAATCTCTTTCTTCTAGGAGCTTCTTCTGAAACAACCCAATCAAGCAAGTCCATAATGGCTTTTGTACCAGTTGCAAACCTACGCAAGTGCGGTAAGGTAATTTGGTACCAATCGGAGTCTTTATTCTTCATATCTCCGGCAACGACTTGAACCTTACGAGGAGAATTTAAAGCCATCATCTGATTGACAATACCGGTGGCTAGAACAGATTTACCTGTTCGAGCCATCCCTGCAATAATCGTACCTGTGTGTTTTGCCAAATCAAGAAGAATCGGCTCTCCATATTCATCAGCTCCGAACACTACTGGGAGTTCATTCTTAGTATCTAAGAAGAAATCTTTACTTGAAGCAATTAAGTCTCTCAACATAAAGGATGTACCCGTCTGCTTAAAGATAGTAATTGCAATTCGACTACCTTTACCAACCGCAGTCGTAGTTACATTTTCACCAAAGTAATCTTTCATTTGGTCTTTCAACAACTCAGTAATTTCTTTTGCAAAGAGAGTTTCTTTACCTTTTAGCTTCTCTGGGCGGTCTGTGATAATTTCAAATACAGACACTCGTTCTGTTATAGACTCAACATTAACCCAATCCATCTCAGATAAACCTTTGACACCACCTGTTTGAGCGTCACGTAAGAAAGTCTCCAACTGCTTAAATTCCATACTGTCTTTTGAAACAGTACGTGACCAGTCAGGTTTCAAGCTAGAACCATCTAAGACAGACAAGTATTTATCTAACAAAAGACTTCTTGTTACCAACTCTGGCTCTACTAAACCCCCTGCTAAATCAGAGGTAAAGGCACTTTCAGATACTTCTTCTAATTTAGGGTGTTCTAATTCTTCCCTTGAACTAGACGAAGAGTCTTCGTTATCTTCTGAGTCTTCTTCTAAGTCCTCAGACTCATCATCTATGCTCCCCCAAATGTCTTTGGCGCTTGCTCCTTTTGAGGGGATACCCTTGGGTTGGGATTTGAAATCCTCTTCCTCATCCTCTAATTCATCAAATCGAGTTGGTTTTGGTCTTGTCATAGGCTCAAAACCTTGTCGTTTGGGAAATGAAGGTTCGTCCTCTTCTTCATCATCCCAACCCCCACTTGAACCGAAATTTCTAAACTCATTTGGAACTTCTCTTCTTGGTGATTGTCCAAAACCACCCATAGGGTCGGAACTTGGAGAACCAAATCCATCAACCATAAAGTCTCTTGGTGCACCAAACTCAGAAGGTTGTGGAGCTTGTGGGATAGCTTCTTCTTTTGGAGAGTCATCAACCAAACCCCATTCCTTATTCTGTGAGTTCTTATACAAGAAAATACCACCACTCACTCCACCGCCTACAAGCGAAATGAATATACCGGGAGCAGTTGCAAATCTTGTAAACAAACCAAACAAGAAAGAGAAACCACCTACTGCACCATAATACAAGAGGGCAGCCGTTAACCCTTTTCTTAGTTTGTAGTCACTTCTGAACATATCATCCGACTCAGACAAAACAGGCCACACATAGGAGGATAAATGTTTCCAAAGACCTTTACCGACCTTAAAGATTTTGTCCATCCAATCTTCATGTTGACTTAAATGTTGAGGAGGCTGATTTTGTTGTGGAAAACCCTGAGGTTGCCCGAAAGGTGGTCTTTGTGGTAAACCCCCACCCACTCGATTTGCAAAAGGATCAGGTTGCGCACCTCTCATACGAGCTAAAGGGTCGCCGCCGGGACCTTGGCGCATACCACCAAAACCTCCTCGGTCTCCTGAAATACCATTCTCAAATCGTTGATTTTCTCGCTCTCTACGAGCATCCGACTGCCTTGTTAGGTCGTCATTTGAATTTCGCCAATCCATATTATCGCTTACCTCCTAACGTTACTGCAAGGACTACCAAAACATAGACAACACCAACCCCAATTACGAGGAAACGACTTTTCTTAACCTCTTCTTTCAGCTTTTCAGAGGTTATGGAGTTTGCGACCCCCCATAGAATACCCCCTAAAAAGAGAACTAAACTTAATAAAACCATTTTCTAATCACCTAAACTATCTACTGCTTATCTTGTGCAATAACACCAGTTCTAAAGAGCGGTGTATCACTAATTACACGTGGAATATCCGCTTTTACAACTGCAGACTCCCCAGAGTTCAACTTCAAGACAAAGGCTTTTTTATAAGGTTCTGCGTGTACTTGGTCATATCCTGCTACCAACCCTTCATCTTCCTCAATAACTGCACCAATCTCAGCTAACTCATCAGCTAAGTCAGTGATACCGAGAGCTTTACATACAATCTCTTGGTAAACTGGAGATTTGATTTTACCAACCATAGCCAAAGTATAGTTAGCAAATAGCGAGAACTCATCTTTTTCAACCAACTTAACTGGGTCATTAGAAGCGACAATGTTAATATCCCCTGCTTTACGACCCCCTGTGATTGGAGTTTTCAAAATCTCCACTGCATTTGGTAAAGAACTGAAACGTTGCAACTCTTCCCAAATCTTCACATTGTAAAGACCGCGAGAAAAAGGATACACAGTTCGATAATAGGCTACGGTTGCTGCGTTCATTGGAATAAGAATAGCGTCCAATTCAGACAACTGACTTTCGGGAACCCCTCTCATATTGTAGTCACAAATAACTAACTTCGCATCAATAATGTCTTTCAAGTACACTGGGTATTTAAAGTAGTTGTTCAACTTCTTACTTGGTTCAAAGTAAGCACCAAAAGTTTCCAAGAAGTAAATATAATCTCTTTGAAAGTCTTTCAAAGCGGACTTATACAACTCTTTAATATCATCTTCAGTTAAAATCTTTTTGTCTTCTTCCGTAATCGAACTCAACACATCTTCTAAGTTCGGACGGTATTTCTTCAAGTAGTTGTAAACCGTATAAATTGAACAACCATCAAGGGCATGCCATGTGGAAGTGTCTATAGAAACACCATACTCACTATAGAACAAGTCTACACCACGTTCAATAATCAACGGAATCCAAGCATAGTTCTTCAAGGTTTCCATACCTGCTACTGCTCTGAACAAGTCAATAATATTCTTACGAGAGCGAGTAAACAAAGTGTTGTCCATCTCTTCATCGCCTGTAGGAACAATCGGAACTGGGTCAAGGTAGCGCCCTGAACCCATACCTAAATCCAAGGATACTACTTGGAAGTCTTTCTCTAACAAGGTTCCGAGACCTTTGTATTCTCCACCTTCATAGTCGTTAATCGTCATAATCATGTTGTCATTAGCTGCAAACTGTGTAGCCAACAACTTCATTTCAAAGGATTTACCCGACCCAGACATACCAATAACAATAACAATTTCAGCGTCAGTTACGTCACGTTTAAATTGGTGGAAAACAGGAGAGTGCGTTTCAATATTTGTACCTAAGTAAGTTGTACCGAACCCTACTACCCCTTGCTCAAATGGGTGCCACTGCGCTCTTAATTCATCTGAGGTAAAGGTAGAGCGAATTTTACGCTTGCTTTCCTTAGACATTTCAGAGTTAAACGGAGAGAAATCACCTACAGTGTCTGCAATGATTCCCGTAACTCGGCGAACTTGCATTCCTGTTCTATGAGAACACATGTGTTCAAAATCTTTTAGAACATCTGTAAATTCAGGACCTCTCCGACCCGTTATAATAATCATAACTCGAACTTTATACAAGTAACGCTTATCTTGGTCACTTAAAGTCGCATCATTTGCATATTCTACCGAAAGTGACAAACGCTCATCTTTTTGAGCAGTTTTTACATACTTATGTTGTGTAAACCTCGAACCTTTACTAGACTCTTCTTGGTTCTTTGCACTTACTTCATCCAAGACAGACAAACGAGTTTTGACTTTAGGGTCATCCCAGTTAATCTCAAAAGGTTCATTTGACTCAATAAAGTTCATTGAAATTCCTTCTGGTACAATGGAACGCAAAGTCGCTCTATACCCCATCTCAAACTCTGGGGGGAGTTCATCAATCACATAATAAGCCGTTACGTTTTGAGTTCCACTATAGGTAAAGTTCGAGTCCATATACAAGCGCCTACTTGAAGCCAAGGCTCGCTCTGGGTTATAACGTGAGCGGTACTCATCATAGACTGAGTCCCACATCTTAATCAAGTCCACATATTTATCAAGGAAACCTTTACGCTTTTCTTGATTTTCTTGTGTTTTCTGATTTTCTAACGAACTCTTAGAAAGGCTCGTTACTTTGTTTTCTTTTTTCTTAAACACCAATTCTCACTTACCTTTCTAACTTTAATAACCCAAATTACACAACTCAGTTAAGCGTCTCATAATCGATTCAAAAGCGCTACGTTGTTGCAATTTACGAGACTCTTTATCAGTTGCGTAACTTTCAATCAAAGCGAGGATACCGAGTTGAGACTGTTCTCCATTATCATTCACAATCGTCTCTTCTGAGTTCAACCCTAAATCTCTCATCAGTCTTCGACTTGAAACACTATACACAGTCGTAATTCCTCGACCTGAGACCGCTGCAGTTCGCTTATAAGTTCTATCCAAAATCACATATAAGTCAATTCCAGGACTCATTAAAGCACTCATAACACTTGTTGTTGGAGTTGTTGTGTACATCTCAGACAACAAGTACAATTTAGAAGCTTCGCGTGTAATATTACTAGAGTCTACCTTACGCAAAGCCTTATAGCGAGCATCTACATACTCTGTAGCTTGGTCTATCACAATTAACTTAGCTTGTATCTCTGGCACTTTCGCTAACCAATCAATATAAGCCGACAAAAATGAGGTCAGATACCGAGTGGGAGCTTGCTCTCTAATCAATAAGACTTTGGAGTTACCTGTGTAACTATACTGAGTGTAAGTGTTAATAGAACCAAACCCACCAAATGAAGAAGTTTTTAAGTTATTGATTTCATCTTCTTGTTTTGACAACTGCTCCTCTGCAATTTTCAAGCGACTTGAAGCAGTTAAGAGAAAAGCTTGTAGTTCCTCATTCAACTCTGCTGAGAACACAACTTCCTGTAAGACATCACTCAACTGCTCATAAGCCATAGAAATCTTACGCTCTACTAACTTAGGTTCACCATCTAACTTACCCCTAAGGTATTCATCAACAATCGTGAAGCTATCCGCTAACTGAGTTAATTCGTCTGTTTGGTTGTCCATCTCACGACTAGACATAAACTCTAGTAAGTCAGAAAAACTTTCCGTATTATCTAATAAGGAGCTATCTTGAATGACATAAGCTCCTACTGTTTTCATAGTTTCTAATACAATACGAGAAGGAGTTTCAGTTATGTAAGCAATCTTGGTTAAAGAGTTGTCTCTCATAGCATTTAAAATAAATACTAAGAAATCAAAGTCTTTATCTGTATACGACTCAATAATCAAAGTCGTTTTCATAGTAATACGCTCTATCTGTTTAATGCTAGAAACAGTGGTACAACTAGGATACCGAACGTTTTTTGTTGTTAAAATGTAGTCCATGTTTTATCAAACCACCTACCTAGACTGAGCTAACTGTAAGACTGCGTAGATTTCATTATCTAACTTAGAAATCGCTGCTAACTCTTGTTTTGTGAGTTTCTTCTTACCAAAGACCTTCCCACCATAACCAAAAGACTTCACCACAGAACCATTACTTGCTATCGGTTTAGGAGGTGTAAATGTAGGCTCTTGTGAGGATATCGCAGGCTGCTCCGTTCCATACTTCACAACTGCCTTTACATTCTTCTTACTTGAATGTTCTAAGCGAATTGTGTCTAAGGAACTCTTACATAAGTTGTTTGCAATTAAATCCACATTTACTTGCTCATTTGTTTGTAGCAAGTAATCTGTATAAATCGGTTCACTAAAGAAACTGTAATAAGACTCCACTACTTCTAAATCTGCAGACTCAAAATAACGACCAAATAGTACAACTTCTGTTGTACGAGCGTGGTCTAGTAAAAATGTTCGCAAGTTGCGGAACTCTTGCGCAGAATTGACGTTCACACAGTTAATTACCAAACGCTCACAACGTAGAGCCTTACGACTAGCCATGTTCAAAAAAGCACCAATAGAGGTGAAACCATCCACCTCTTTTAAACCGTGCGAGTCTTGAACCGCTCTTACTACCTGTTCGCTCTTCTCTCCAAAAATTAAACCAATCATCTAAGGATACCCTCTACTTTCTTGTCCTAAAATAAGTCCAATTCCTCTGAACTTTCAACTTTCTTTGTTTGAGAAATTTTTGAGCTACCAAACAAATCTTCTGCACTCACATCCGCACCTTTATCCACAGACTTAGGAGAGTTATCCACAGGTGTTGACAACTCTTCCGCAGAAACATCTGTTTCAAGCACACTTGTTAAGCCACTTGCTTGTTTTGTTGAGTTGCTTTCTGTTCCAAACAAATCCAACACTTCTGCTTGAGTCTGTTTTGCTTTCTCTTTCCCTTTTGTTTTCTTCGCTTTCTTAGGTTGAGCTTTCGCTTGTTCCGCAGATACCCTTGCTTGTGCTTGTTGTTTTCTATACTGCTCTTCTTGTTTCAAGCGAGCTTCTGCTAGAGAAGTATTCACTTGTTTTCTACGGTTTTGAGCGTCTCCTAACCACAATAGACGAAGACTGGAACGCTCAGACTTCTGAACTGCTTGGTTCATGGCTTCAGTTACCGAAAATTCAGTTAAACCATATAAATCCTCTACCAAAGTTCCAATTTGGTCTGCATTTAAGACTTGGATACGCTTGTAACTTGCAGTCATAAGTGCAGACATCAAAGCAGTTACTTTATCCCAAAAGACCATAGGGTCTCCTGAACCGCGGAGTAAGAAATACTCATACGTCAACTGAGAACTACTTGAGTTATCTTCCCAATGATGGTACATAGAAGACAGAACCTTTTGCATGGTTGGAGAAGACACCTCATTTAAGTGATTGTACAAGTCATCAAAACGCTCATCATAAGAGTTTGCTGCTTGTAAATCAATCAACTCAGGTACAATATTTAAAGCAGCACACTGATTATAAAAGTTCGCCAAACCTTGACCATGTTGAAAAGCTTTCTCTTGTACTTTACCTACTTGTGTCTTACGAACACAACGGATAAAAATACCAATACTACCATCTAACATATAGCAGACATAAGGTAAAGTTTCATCAATATCGTAGATACCGAAGAAGTGTGAGAATAACGAGGTATCTGTCTTGGACTTTAACTCTTCCCTCAGTTTGAACTCTCTCTTTACCTTTCGCTCATTAAATACAAACAAGGAAATTAGACGAAATGGTAAAGGGAATAACAAAACCCATAATAATAGACTCACAAACCAGTTCTTTACAATAACAGAAAGAACTATACATAAGACTAAGTACATACCAAAAAATAAAGCACTTTTACCTAATCTTAAAATACCACCACTAGCAACACCATAAGCACCCTCTGCCTCAGCAAAGTTTACTAAGTTTGTTACTGTTAATTTACCTAATTGGGGTTTGACCAACCAATACCCCTCTGAATAGTTTCGCTTTGAATCAGCCACTACCGTAAACCCCCATGTTCAATTTTCCAATAAGTCACTTTACCGTCTTGTACACTCAATTCTACCGAAACCAAAGACTCTACACGCGTTCCAACTTTATTGGTTGCAGACACATCAAACAAAGCAAACCATTTATCAGAACCACTTGCACTGTACACTCTCGACAAAGTTCTTAAATTAACCAATCTATCTACACTTGGTGCGTAGTCTTTCGACCAAGAAAGTAAAGAATCTCCGACCTCTGAGGATACCCAAGGGAGTGCTTTGTAAGCTCTTTCTGCACTTGTACTATCTTCAACCGAAGCTAAGTAAGTCGTGTAAGTCTTAGCTAAAGAGTAGTCAAAATTGTTATCTTTTGCTTTCCACTGACTTGTCGTTAAAATCAAATGTTCTTTTGCAAAAGTTTCATCTGCGTAGTTTGAAACAACTTCTTTTGCTGACTTTGCAACCTCAGTTTCTCTCTGAAGTTTAGCACCTTCATTATGAGACTGAATGATATTATTTACTATGAAACCAAAGAACCCCAAAACTACTACGACTGCAAGACCTATTAGTACATTTCTCTTTGCTTTACTCGATAGTTTATAATCAAATAAGTGTAAGAACCATAAGACCACTTTCGCTTTAATCTTCTTCACTTGACCCACCTACTTTTACAAAATTACCTAAAGTATAGTCCACTACAGACCCCGTAGAATCGTAAACCACAGTAGCTTGTCGATACCCTTCGACACCCCTCTTATAAACAGAAACTCTTTGCACAAGTTGGTTTGCTACAGAGTCATAACTATACTGAATGGTTACTTTCTCTATTACCCCTAGTAAATTGGGGTAATGTTTTACCAAATCCGGCATATTAGTGTAAGAACCCCTGTTCTCCAACGTACCAAACTTCAAGCTCCTTGTGTTTTGACCTTGAAAACCTTTACGACCTGTGTAAGTTACTACCCAATTTATAATATAATTCTCAAAAGGTTTCACTTGGTTCTCTAACTCAATCTGCTCAGACCAAGCATTTTCGTATTGTAGTTGTCCTCTTGTCTTTTCCTCAGAAACTAAAGGGTTCAATCGACTTAAATCAAAGGTTTGACCGTCTCCTGAATTTTGTAGAAGAAATAGGGATACCGCTAGGCTAACTAAAGTTGTCCCTACTAGAACACCACCATATACACTAGCTTTCTTCCACTTCTCCATAAGGAATAACCTCCGAGTCTTTCGTAGAACTGAAACCATCTGGCATGATTTTGAATTTCAAATTATTCTCACAACGAATAAGCAAAACCCCCAAAGCCGTAACCAAAGAGACCGTTCCTCCATAAGTTACATCCTTGTGTTTAATACCTACTTTACTACCTACGGTAAGTTTTGCAATCCAACCTTTACGAGAATCTTTAAACATATTCTTACTTCCTACTACTTTTAGTTAATAGTTTCATTTTACATTATTTCTGAGAAAAACGCAAGAAAGCATTTGCTAAAAACAAGAAAACCAAGTAAACATTTTGTTTACTTGGCAAGTTCATATAAGTCTCTCATTTGCTCTCTATTCAATTTTAACTTTCAACCATATAAAGTTACCACTTAAAGTTTAAAATCGAAACTGGGGCAATCTGGGACTTCTGAGAGAGATATTTACCCAAATGTATCAGGTTTACCCCCGTAAAGGTAAAGAATGTGATAAGTGTTTGCAGTCTTTTCATAAGACATTACTAAGTACATATCCTCATTTTTACCACCAGTTAACACAAACAAGGTATTTACTACATCAGAGTCTTTTGTAGACCAAACCTCAAAACTATCTGACTTCAACTTGTAATCTTGTTTTTCCACCGCGTAGCGAAGAGAGATACCGCTAGAATCTGCTTTCAAGCGACTATCGTCTTCCCCTCCACGGAAAGTTTCAAGTAATTTCTCAATAGACTCTTGTTGTTCTTTAACTTTGGCGCTCTCATAAACTCTAGTACCTTCTGACAAGTACCCTCTTGCACGTGCTAAATTTAATTCCAAATCACTTTGAACTTTATCATCTACAGATTTAGTTTCTTCTTGTTTTACGGTCTCTTGAGTTGGGAGAGTTTTTTCGTGGCGAGCTTCTTGTTCGTCTTTGAGATAAAGGATACCGAAAGCAATTAGCGTTCCCAAACTTACCCCACCTAAAAGGGTTAATATCCATTTTACTACTTTCAAATCTTCACTGCTACTTTCTAATTATTTTAATACTGGAGCTTTTTTCTCATCGTAAGCGAACACCATTTGACTGTACGTTCCGGGTTTATATATGCGGTAGTGCCAAACGTATTGTTCATTTCTGTAATTCCAACCAGCTAAAGGAGTGTTTTGTTCAACCGTCAAAATAGACCCATCTTTAAATACAGTACAAACTAAACCTGTATGACCATAACCAACGGCTTGACTTGGGTCAGAGAAAATAGCCCCTCTTTTTGGCGTTGTTGTTACCGAATTTCCAAAAATACTAGCCCAAGAGTAAGCTTGATCTTGTCCATTCCCTTGTACATTCTCTTGCGGACGACCCCAAACATGGTTCCCTAACGAAATAGTTAACGCAACACATTGTCCGTTTAATTCAGCACTGCTTGTTTGAAACCAACCTTCACCTGGTACACCAAATGACATCCCGTAATTTTTAGGGTCAATAATGTAAGGTTTCAACCCATCTGGTAAGTCCTCAGGACGCCAACCCCAAGCACTAAACGCGTCTGCTGGTGGGTTATCTTGACCATCAGTTGAAGAAAGACCACTTGGTTCAGATTTAGTTGAAGTTCCATGATGGTGGTGTTTTGGTTTACACTTAATCTTCTTAATTGCTTTAGTTAGAAGATTATCTTCACTTGAACCTCCACCTTTAATCGCATCATATAGTCCACGTGTGAGGAATTTAGAGTATAAATCATACCCTTTATCATTCATGTGAACAGAGTCCGAAGTTAAATCGTCCCACTTAAATTTTTCTTGAACATAACGATTCCAATCTAAGTAAGCCATATTTGACTTACCATTCACATAAGATTTAATGGTTTCTGCAATCTTATCATGGTCAACTTTGTTGTAAGAACCTTGACCACCCCTTGAAGCAGTTGTGACCCAAATAATCTTTTTGGCGCTCTTCGCTTCACCTACCAATTTATCCATCAACTCATTGGTTGGTGGTTGATTTGTACCTAAAGCTACAACCAGTACATCTTTGATTTTCTTCTCAGACTCAAGTTTCTTCGCAGTTTCGATACCGCTAAGTATACTATCTGAGTTCTCAAAGGCTCTTGAAACCTTACTATCAAAGGTTGATTTAGGGAAGTAACCCTTTAGTTTAGATTCAACACCTACTCCTAATGAGTCTCCAATAAAGGTAAAACCTTCGTAGTTTTTCGCCCAATCAGTTGCTTCACTTGATAATTCTCCAAAGCCAAAAGTTGAGCTATCTACTGAGCTTGATTTTCCCTTGTCTTTATCCTTATCCAAAGAGGAAGAACTAGAAGAACTTGAACCGTCTACGCCTTTAAGTTCACCGCTACCTTTACTAGCGCCAAAGCTTATATGAACGTGGTCATAATGATTCTCAGTTTTACTTCCTCGGTCTGGCATCTTGTTCCAAGTGTTAGCTGGACCATAGATATTCTCGACACCCATGTAGAAACGTTGTTTCCAAATGATGTAAGTAATACCCGCTGCTTGCATATTATCAATCGCAAACTGAGCTACATCATTACCTAACTGCGAACTCTCTGGAACCATAACGTCCAAAGCCAAACCTTGTCCGTGGTCTTGAGGGTCGCCCGGTCTATAACCACCAATATCATTTATACCGAACTTCTTATAAATAACTTGGCGAAATTCCTCAACATGGGGTTTGATACCCTCAACCTTTGGTAACTCACCTTCTCCGCCTTTATAGGTGTTCCCCTTCTTCTCATCATCCGACTTCTTCTCTTTGTCTGAATGAGTGTGAGCCTTTACAGTTCCATCTGCACTACAATCTACCGAAGCCATGACTGCTACATAAACCACTGCAGTTGAAGCTCCAATCGTAGCAATCGTAAATGTCCAACCAAAAGAAAGCAATACAATCGAAGCTAAACGAGTTAACCACATGAGGAAACGGTTGAATATTAAAGAAGAACGTAAAGCCAAAAGTTTGATACGCTCTTTAGCTTCACTTGAAGCTGTCTCAACTAGAGCGTTCTCTACTTTTCTCTTATCCTTCTCAGTTAAGTCTGCTTTACTTGCAGTTTGCTGAAGTTCTACTCGACTCTCTTTTAAATCCTTTAGTTTTCGTTTTCGCTTTTTCAAAGACTTTTTAGCAAAGTGACGATAAAACCTACCAAATAAAGGATACAGAAAGGTCGCTAACAACAATAATGCCGGCAGCAACAAGAACCTCATCATTGGTTCGAAAAACATACTCTTCCTCACTTTCTTCAAGTCTAAATTTAATTCAGTAAAAGTACAGAGCCGTTATTCCAGACCCTGTACCTACAAGAATATCACACAATACTCTTGACAGACAAGTATTTGCTACGCTTTGTCTGATTTGTTATCTTTCTTTAAGTCCTTATCTAAAGCATCGAACTTACTTTGTGTATCCATAGGCTCTACTTTAGGAGACTCTTGTTTCTTAGGTTTATCAAATACACCTTCTAACTCTTTCTCAACTTCTCTGTTTGCTTGTTTAGAAGCAGACGATTGAGTTCTGTTAGAGTTTCTAGTGCGACCAAATGCTTTCTTGAACCTTGCTCCTGCACCACCTAAGTTTCTACGAGTGAAGTCTGATGCAGAATTTGTAGCACTGCTTACTGCATCTCTCATACGACCATTTGAAGCTCTGGATACCGCAGAGTCAGTACCATCTGCAATATTCTTCACTTTTTCAATGTTTCCTACAACAAGGCTTGCAGCCATTTGAACTCCTGCCTTCATAGGAATGGAAACAATACGAGCATTCTTGTAAAGACCTTTGAATAGGTTCGCTACTGCTACCCAATACAAAGCACAAGCTACGAGAGTTACGGTAATTAATACACCCATTGTTGAACGAGGAGAGTTAAAGGATTGACTTTCCCCTAAACTTCCTGTTACGAGTTGATTTCCACCATCACCCATAAGAATAGAGACTGTAAAGGCAAGTAAAATATTCACAACCAACACCGTAATAAACGGTAACATACACTCTGTGGCAAATGACTTAACCAAAGTCTTATCTTGACGGATAAAGGATGCGAATACTGACAACATCATGGCAATCGGTAAGCAACATAAAATCAAAATCAAGAGAGTCGGTACTAAGTATACTACTACAAAGGAGTTGAACCACATCATGAAGAGAGTGACGAACCCATCTTTCTCAGCTACAATCTCATAAATGTCAGACTTCAAAGTTTGGTTATAAACCAAACTCTCACCTGTCGCATTTTGCAAAATCATGCGAAGGAAAGCGTCCCAACCAAATGCTTTCAACTCAAAACCTTGAGGTTCAAAGACCACTTGTCTTTGATTGAAACCACTTTGTGAGAAGATACGGTTGAAGTCGAATGTTGCAATCATAGCACTTGCAGTATTTAAGACCACATCATCTAAGGTGTAATAGTTCATAACATTTAGCCAGTCGTTACGAACCTCTTTCGTTACCTCTTGAATCTTCTTCTCAACTTGTGTTAAGTCAGATTCTTTCAAACCATAGTACAACATCTCACTTTCTGAGAAAACCATAGGGCGAACTGTGTAAGCAGCCGGATTCATAGGTTCGGATACCACTTGCTTTTGACCTGCGTATTCGATCGTTTCTGGTTTTGCAATGTCTAACTCGTACAAGTAGTCTACCCAAGCAGTGTAGGTTCTGTAAGCATTATCTGATGAATAGTTGAACCAAGTCTTATAGTAAGCCTCAGACTCTTTATCTGTAATGGCATCAAGTTCTGTACGTTTTGTACCATAACCTGCGTATGGTTTTGTACCATAAGTGTCACTCCACTGCAACAAGGTTTTATTTGCTTCACGCAAATAAGGAATTGTTACAGTAAACAAAGAACCAAAATCTAGGAAGTCTTTCATGGCTCCATATCCGGGCTTTCCAGCTTCCATTTGGTAGTTGTAGAAGAAGGAGTCATTCTTCTCTAACAACATCTTCTTAAATTCACCACTAGAACCTGCTTTGGTACTCAAACCATTATCATAAAGACCCCATGACAAATAGTAAAATGGAGACTCTGTATAAAGAGCAAACGCAGATAGGGATACCGCGTCCTCTTGAGGAATAGCAGTCCCAGTCGTAGACTTATTAGCTTTCGCCATTTGGTCTTGTAAAGTTTCTTTATGGTTATTGAAGTTTCTCTTAGAAAGAATGAAGTAATCTTCATTCAAACCCACTTCATCACCTACTTTAACTTGGCTCAAATCTTGTGTTGAAGCCTTTGCAATTGTATTTGACGAAATTGGAGCGAAAATCCGTTTCATAGTCTTTGTATCAACCGAACCTGTTGAAGACGTTCCTTTTCGGTCATTGATAAAGCCTAATTTAGAGCGTTGTAACAAAGTTTGATGGTTTGGTTTGTCGGAACTCTCCAAACTTAAATACTCTTGCATAGAAGAGCGAATATCCGAAGGAGTTACAGAAGTTGAAACATTGATTTTCTTATCAGTTTGAGGAAACATCGTTGCAAGACCCTCAGACCAAGAACCAATATTGAAGACAATCGCACCATTAGTCGAAATGTTGTCTCCCATGATATTTCCGTAATACATACGAGAATAATCGGCAATGTCGGGATACCCTCGGTAAAGGTAGTTTGTATCTAACCCTGTGTAGTCTTCATTCGATAAACCATTTGAAAGCAAAGCTGAAGTCAAAGGAGAGTCAATCAAGTTCTTACCACTTGCATCGTTGTCTTTTCTCTTCTCTCCATTGTCTTTCTTCTTCTCTTTCTTTTTATTTTTATCCTTATCTTTATCTTTGCTTTCTTCTGCTTGAACAATACTTGGACTAAAGACACTTAAACTTGATAGAAAGCTAGGAGCTAGGAGCACCCCAAGGGATACCCCTACCAAAGTCCACTGCTTCATCTTTTTAGTTGTTATCATAAAGCTCAGAACCTCCTACTCACTTTGCTTTTTCTCTTTGTTTGTTTCATCGACACTGTTTGAAGTGACTTGTTTCAAGTCACGTTTAACTTGTTGAATGTAACCATCTTTCTTAGGAGCCATCCAACGAACTTTAACCGATGCACCTAGTGTTTGTTGCCACTCATACACATCTGTTTCCCCTTCGTTTTCAGAACCACCCCAACCACCTTGTAGTTTCACTAACAAAGCAGTGTAGTTGTCGTAATTTCCAGTTTCAGCAGCTTTTTGAAGTTGTGCTACCGAGTCTGAATAGTTTTGGTGTGTCGCCATAACCCAAAACATAAACTTATCCTTGAAGAAGTACGAAGTAATCTGGTTACTCAAATGAGTTGAAGCGTCAATCATCTTAGGTGGGCTATACAACAGATACCCAAAAGCTAAGATAGAAAGAACTGCTGGTACCACTCGGATTTGACCTACGAATAGGAAAATCAACATCAAGAAGGAAGCTACAATCAGAATAGTTACACCCCAAGAAGAGAACTTAGAATACAAGTAATCTGTAAACTTAATCTCATTCATCTTAGGAATGGTTGCAAATCCTGTTAACTCTAAGTAACGAGTTGTACCCGAGTAGCTTGAAGCAGTGTTTGCACCAACCATATCTTGCAAAGAACTCAACATAGTTTGGTTCATAAATGTCTTAGACCAACGTTGTTTGTATTCACGTCCTTTTGTTGGGTTTAACATGAAGTAAGCCATATTCTTCAATACATGATCTAAATCTTCCTCATCTTCCTCAGAAGCAGCTTTCAAAGTATCTTCATCAATAACTGAAGAGTTATCCAAGTTAATGACATAAGTAATGTCTTTGTTCAGTGGATTTGCTCGAACTAACATAGTTGAAGCATATAAGTTAATAGCATAGCGTTTATCAGACTGATCACTTGGAGCTTTCCCTGCGGTATCTGCTAGAGTACCAGATAAACCTTGACCTTCCCAGTAACCACTACTATTAATACGAGAAGACTTCAACTCAATAGTTTGAGCTTTTCCAAGCAAAAGAGTTCCATTATCTCCTAATTTCTTGAAATTAGAATTTCCAGAACCATACCCTTGTGAGTCAAATGTAATCATATCATCAATTACGGGTTTAGTCACAGTCATACTAGACTTCCACTTATAGACATCATCCGAAAAAGATTTTGAAGTGAAAACAGACCAAGCATCCGCACCGTCAGCATGAGCTAGTAAGTCACGCCAAGAACTACCACCACCAAACACATAAAATGAGTCAGCCGGTTTTCCTTGAGGTAAACCTAAGTCTCCTTTTCCATCTCGGATTTCTTTATAAGTCGCACCATACTTCCAACCCAAACCTTCATACCTGAAAATATCCCCATCCTTACCTAAAAGACGATTACTTTCATTACCATTACGAATTAACCACTGTGTATACAAAGAACTCGCTACAGCAGAACCTAAGTCAGTAGCATTTTCAATAATGATACCCCATCTTCTCTGAGTAGTATCTGCTCCATCTTTTGTTAAATTCTCTCCAGAAGTTAAAGCAGTGTAAAAAGTCAAACTCTGATTAACTGAACCTCCTAAAGTTGCGGTTTCACCATCAACTTTAAGAAAACTCTTAGTACGATTTAGAGCTACCGAGTTTAAGTTATTTGAAGCAATCGAACGACCTACACCAGTCTCTTTAGCATTATAAATCTCAGACATTTTAGCTTCTACACCTGTTGCAGATTTATTAGCTTTATCCTTGTCTTTATCCTTATCTTTGTCCTTATCTTTGTTCTTGTCTTTATCTTTCGACTTATCATCTGTGGAGCTTGTAGAGCTAGAAGAACCTGTTACCTTACGAGCATACATCATAGGATTTTGTGAAGCTGGCATAATAACAAAGTTTGCAAGACTTGTTGTACCTGTATCAGAAATTAAATTACCAAAACCATCAACATAAAGAGAAGCTGAATAAATAGAACGGTCATAGAAACCTTTCAAAGAACCCTCACTACTATCAATAGATTTTAGCTGACCATCAGACTCCATAAAACCATTCAAGTACGCATTTAATTTTTCAGACAAGTCAGAAGGCGGATTTTTTAACCATTTAGAAATCAACTCATCTTGTCCATCTAAAGAAAGGACGGTTGAACCCCACGATTTACTACTATCTACAGAAGCAAAGTTTGTATAAAACGTGGCTTGTGCAATAGTTGGTCCTTTATTTGGGTTTGGGTTCCACTCATAAACAATAGACTGTCGTTGAAGTGTTTTCTCATCTTTCACACCTTCACGAATAAGACCTAGAACTGTACCTTTATCTGCATCGTACTGATATCGTTTTTTAAGGGAAATCTCATCAGAGGTTGTAAGCAAACTTTCTGGGAAGATACCGACAGACCCTAGCAATACTTCATAGTAAGTAGCTTGTGTTCCTAAAGAAGTCCACGTTTGACCATCATCATCCGATTTAGCTAGGTACAATCTCTCAGTTGTTTTAGCTCCTACATTAGCAACTAATTTCGCTAACTCCCCAGCAGGATCCTCCGCCAAACCTGCATGGGTTACTAGTAAATCTTTTATATCGTTTTGATAATCACCCACTGCAGTACCTGTAGCGCCACTTAACTGAGTCGTAAACGGAGAATACCAGTTAGAAATGAAGAACCCTACAGTCTTAACCTCTGCCGGAGACAAACCTTTAGCACCACTAGACAACGAACCGTCAGCTTCACCTGCTGCAATCTTCAACTGGTCAATAGAACGCTCCATAGCAGAGCTTTTCCCACCTTGAGCGTTTTCTGCGTAAGCAGTTGTATAGTCAGCTTTTAAACCTAGAACCGAACTACCTGCTTGCAAAGCAACCGAACCGAGAAGTAAAGATACCGAAGCCAAAGTGACAGTCTTACCTACAAAACCTCGGACTTTCTTTCTTCTATCTTCAACTGCTACCTGCTCCAAGGTCATCGGAACAAACTGACTCGTTGATTTTCTTTTATCTACCGATTTTCCTCCAAAGAACAAAATCGAATCCTCACACAACGAGTCTATAAAACGTGAGAACTTGTTTGTTTCCTTTAATTTAACTTGTTTATCTTTAATCTTCTTCTTTCCGAACATGAATTTAAAGATTCCTTTCTTGAAAACAAGAAACCTCAGTACCTAATGATACCGAGGCTCCCTAGTTGCTTGCAATGAAACTTACCAATCAACGATAAGTTCCACAGTAACAACTTATCGGTTAAATAGATTGGCAAAGAATATCGCAAGAGCCGTGGTATTACCAATCATAATGTAGGCTAAACAAGCACCTGTTACCACTAGTTTTGGTATAGAGCGAGACAAATACGTTATCATGTAATTTGAATGCGCACCTTTTGAAATACCATCTTTATAAGAGAACCAAGCTTCTGGTGAAATCAACACAGGGCGCTTGTCCCCCTTCTTCATAAAGTGATACATCAAACTCGGTGTCATCATTGCGAAAACGTCCATCGCCATTGAAATACCAACAGTCGCACAAATCAACATTGTAAGAACTCCTAACAAAGTACCTAACGGACTTGTAAAGAATTTCAAAATGTTTTGTGCTTCATTTAAGTCAGCAGTTACATCAGAGTTTACTGCTTGAAGAACACTTGAAATGTTTGTGTCCTGATCCTCTACAAATTTATAAAGCCTTGCTCTATCTCTTGCAGATAAACCACCAGAACGGTCATCTTTCAAATTACTCAAAGCAATATCCATGATTTTCTGACGAGTGTTCATTGGATATTCCATAAAGTTCTTACGGTCAATCGAAACTCTCTTTTTACCACTATTGTAGTAAACAAATTTCCAACCGTCTGAAACTTGATCAGAACGAACAACTAACTGTACTCTTATTTCATTGTTAATATTGTCAACAACTGAGGATACACCTGCTTCGCTGTCTACAATGACAAAAGGCATGCTATTCTCACTCACAGTAGTTGCATCAAACTTCGCTCTAGCTTGTACGACATCTACTAAAAGATTGGAGTTTGAGGAAGAAAAACCCCAAAACCCCAAACTAACTACCAAGGATAACAAGGTGACTTGTAAAACTCTAACGAATTTTAACTGTGCCATATAAAACCTCGTTTCTGACGAACCGACCAATTACAATCCAACAAGGGATGCAAAGAGTGTTGAAATCGGGCCGACCAAGACCAACATAGAGTTGGTTGCGAAGAAAATCAAGATTAACGCATAAGCTAACATCATTACCCAAGTTTTACCAATGTAGATAAGAAGTGGGTTTCCACCTTTATCTAAAGCTTGGTCATTGGCAGTAACCGCTTGTTTCGGAATGATACTTGCGATATAACCTCTTGCACCCTTAGCACTCTCAGCATCTTTTACAAAATACTGGAACGAAGGAGTCATGAAGTAGAATACTGCAATCGCCAAGTGGATAAAGAATGAGAATGAAGCCAAAATCAAGAATACCGCAATCGCACTGTTAAATAATGGATAGAACGGAGCTAAGAAGTTTGAAGCAGCATCCCAGTCAGCAGCTACATCAGCAGTTGCGACAGAAATGAGATACCCTGCCGTAGATTTACGGACTTCTCTCATGTCTTTCCAGAATTTGTTAACAGTACCTTTTGTGACTGCGTTATTTGTAGCTTCCCCTGACTCAATCGCTGTCGCATCTCTGTCAGCAGTCTTTTTAACCGCTCTGTTGATGTCTTGAATGACCTTGTTTTTGTCACCCTCAGTCAATTTGTCAAAGTTACTTGTAACTTCACCTTTTTGGTTATAAATCTTAGAACCTGTAAGACCGTCACCTGTAGTTGTACGATAAGTGTTTCCTGAAACCTCATCGTAAACCTTTTCTTGGAGTCGGCTCATAGACTCTGAACTAGACTCAGCATTTGTACCACCCAAGGCATGTACTTCTGAAACGCTAGTGAAGTTAGTGATACCACCAACCTCAGACATATAACCTGCGCCTACTAAACTAGCAGACATTAAAACTGTTGCGAGAAATCCTCTCGCAGTTTTTGAAATATTCATAGATAAACCTCAAATCTGGTTCAGATTGTTGGAGCAATCTTACCTTTTATTTTTATTAGTTTACCCTACTACAATACGAAATAAGTTTCGTTCTGCTCTCTTATTGCTACTTCCAATAACAATAAAACAACGGTTTGAGGTGTACCTTAGTACCCTCAACTAAAATAGTGCAAGATAGAAATACCACCCAAATCCAACAAGACCAAAGCTAACATACCATACTGAATGATAGATAAAGCTTTTCTTATCGCCATCTCCCACTCTGAGCCTGTCTTAAAGGTTGAGATACCGGGAACCAAGCGAATAGTTGTGAACATAGGAATGTTCGGAAAGAATATTTTGATGAAAACACCAAGAGCGAAACGTATTCCCTCCGTAGTCAACATATCTAACACTAAATGGGAAATCACCCCAAGTCCAAACCCTGTGACAATTAGTAACCATAACAGAGGGTCAAAGCGCCCTGTAAACCCTAAAAATGTTGGACTAAACATCAGCCACAAAATCATAAGGAGTGTGAACTCACTATGAGTTTGCCAAGACCGATGTATACACCTCATAAACTTTAAGGTTTTATACAGAACAGAACTTTTCTTCTGCTTGCTACTTAACTTTTCATCTAACTTCTTGTAAGGTGCATTTGCAATATGCAATACCTTATTTTGTAACCAAGAAGCTGGGTCTTTTAATGGACTGGACTCCCAATGGTGGTCATTATCTGACCACATACCACCATAAATCCCCGCTGTGTAAATGACTAAGAACTGTAACGCTGGTGAAATCAAGTCACTTTGTATTAAGTAACCTGAATCCTTTAACGTTATGAACCCTGCCATTGCACACACCGTACCGCCTAATCTGTGAGTCTTCCCCTCCATAGGTTATTTCCCCACTAATTCTTTAAAGTCTTTGGTACAAACCAAACGAACTTGTACTCCTACCTCTTTTTTAAGTGTTAAAACTGCTGAACCAACCTTTACCTTATTCCAAGACCTTGTGGCTCTAGGATTAAAAGAAATTAAGTTGATGTATGATACCGCTGAACCCTTTGCAACTTCTCTGTAAGTCAACTCTTGGAACTTCTGCAGTACCGACTGTACAACTGTAAGTGATAAATCTAAAGACTCACTCACTTTCTTTAACAAATAAGCTTGAGATAAAACCTTGCGAGCTTGCTCTTTTGAAACAGTTACCTTCATGAATAAACCTTCGAACACATCAAAGGAATACCCCTTGGAAATCGAATCAAAGCAAACTTCTCTATAGCATGTAACAATATCATCTATAGTTTCATACTTCAAATGGACTAATTTACTTACTTCTTTTATAACCTCTACATAAGGCAACCTTGCCTTTGTACCCATACAACAAACCTCATCTAACTAAACTGCTGCAACTTATATTTAGAAAACGGTTAAGTTTCTAAATCCAATTAAAAACTGTGTTGGAATCTCTTGTTGTTGAAATTGTAAGCGAGACTGAACCGTAGGATTTGATAATACCTCTAACATTAAAGGTAATTCTTGGTCTGAAACCTCAATACAACAATGAGTGACACGTCCTTTTAACGTTTTCTCAGCTAACTCTAACAAGTCCGCTTCTAAGCGCCTTTTCATTAAGTGTGCGTGGTGCCCTCCAAACCTAGAGTCACCATTATTCTTTAGGTTATTAAATATCTTTAAATCTAAGAAAGCCATTTAAACACCTACTTATCTACTACCTGATAAGAAATTGAAACCTTGCATTACCAAATTCCAAGCACCTTTAATTAAGGCGATAATAAGAGATACCGCTTGTCCTTGAAACTCTGTTGCAAAGGATGTTCCAAAAATTACAAAAGCAACACCTAACGCTACTAAAGTCTTCATGTGAAGAGAAATGTAACGACTTAGCAAGTTACCTGTGGAAACCATAGGTTTGTTTTGCATTCCTTGGTTCATTCCACCCATACCCATGCCACGGTTCATACCCATTGGAGAACCCATAGGGGAACCCATAGGGGAACCCATAGGAGCGCCCATACCCATACCGCCACGGTTCATACCCATTCCGCCTTGTTGTCCTTGTTGAGAACCTGTACTCAACCCTGCACTCTCAATAATTTGACGAGCATCATAAGACAAAGTAAAGAATGAACCAATGAAACCTTTCAAGCTAAAACCTTGGTCTTGACTAGGTGGTTTATTCATGAAATATTCACGGGGACCAGACCAAACCAAACACAACACATCAACTGAAGTTTGGAAGAAATACCCAAAGGTAGCTAACCCCCACAAAATGTTTGCAAAGAACATTAAACCATAACCTACTGGAGCTAGAGCCTCCATCGCCATATCCCAACTAGAGTCACGACTTGTATTGACTGCTTTATTGATTTGCTCTAAAGCACGCTCTTTTGAAGGCTCTGGAATGGCATCTCTTACGTTCTGTAAGATGTTATTGGCTTGCTCACGTGTAATCGTATTGGTTGTATCAACTGCATCGGATACCGCTGATGAAGAGTCGGGAACTCCACCTAATGAGTCTGTATTTGCAAAAGCAGTTGTAGGTAGAAGAGCTAAAGTATTTAGAAAGACAATACTTTCTAAGGCGAATTTTCTCCCTTTAAATTCTTTATTTAGGACTAAATCCGAAATTCTCCCCAAAATCGACACCAACTTTCTGTTTATTTTGTTTATTTTATCAAAAAAGTTTTTACTTGACAAGCATTTCCAAACAAAAAAAATAAGAGATGTCTGCCAACACCTCTTGCCAATTCTTATAAACCTAGACTGCGCTTGATTTCTGCGACTCTATTTGGTGCGAAACCTGAAAAAGCACTTTCTACATCTTCCAACCCATTAGGGAAGGTTACAGGTAAAGCACTAAACTTCGCACCTTTCACAATACGAACATGTTCTTCATTATTTGGGTCGTAAGGGATTTCCTTATACGGAATACCTTCTGAGTCGAGTTTGCGCTTCAACATTTTACATCCGGGACAAACTCCGTCTTCTGGGCGCTTTGTAAATACTACTACTTCTTTTGACATAACTTTTTCTCTCTTTCTTTATTTTAATTAACTGAAACTTAGAAATATCATAAAAGAACTTCATGTAAGATTGGACTATTTGATAAGAATATATCTTTCGTTTCAGGTCTAGTCTCAGACATAGGGTAGACACTTATCAAAATGTGTTTACTCTCTAACTCATCCGCAATTTCATAGAAGTCACCAATGAAAGGGTCACCTAATTCTTTAGGGTAAAGAATGTAAAATTCTCTGAAACCACTTCGACTAGGAACAACCTCATACGTTTCTGCAAAATCCTTTGTATAACGTTTTTCTAAAGTTTGAGTTGGCACTCTAACCTCATTTGTCATTATAAAATCACCTCTTTGATAATCGGATTGGTTTTTAGAAAATGTTCTCGAACTTCAGGCTCATCAGTAGGCATAGGATAAACGCTAAAGAAAATCTTTTTCTTCTCTAAGCGATTTGCTAAGGTATAGTAATCGCCAATAATAGGGTCTAACTCCGTATTTGGAAAGAGAATAATAAACTCTCGAAAACCTTTCCGACTAGACACCACTTCATAACTTTCAGCAAAATCCTTAGTAACTCTATGCTTCAACACTTTTTCTAACACAAATTACCCTCACCTCTAGTAAATTCAAAACTGTTATGGTACCTTAACTAAAACCTAGCTGTTTCAAATGATTGGATAAAATCCAATAAAGTTCAAACATATCTTCTACTAAAGGTAAGTCTGCTTTAAATACCTCCAAAGCGTCTGAATACCTAGCGGACACATAGTTAAAGCTTTGAATAGCGTGCAATCGACCTTGTACTACAGGATCTGAACTTGTGCGATACAAAAAATCAGACAAATTGGAATCATACTTACCAAATACATAAATTGAACCTAATACATTATGTGACCCTTTACTTCGTTGAAATTTATCTGGGAAGTAATAGTAATTCAATTTCTTTACTTGAATTTCTAACAACCAATATAAATTAAGTCTAGCTAAAAGTTTATTCTTAGTAAGGTCATAAGATAAAGCTAAATCGTTTACTAAGTAATCACTTAAACCAACATCAAGAAAATCTGGTAAATCAATCATAAAATAACCTCTCTGATTAAAGGGTTGTTCTTCAAGAAAGCTTCCTTAACTTCAGGTCTATCTGAGGGCATAGGATAAACACTGAATATAATGTGTTTCTTTTCTAATTTATCCACTAAATCAAAGTAATCAATCAACAAAGGGTCACCTTTCTCAATAGGGTAGACAATGTAAAATTCTCGATACCCTTTTTTATATGAGACTGCTTCATAAGTCTCAGCAAAGTCCTTAGTAACTCTGCGCTTTAAAACTTTTTCTAACATGAAAAGTACCTCACTTTTTTTTAATTATAAACTATCAAACATATCAACCATTTGGTCTGCTGACATCGGTTTTAAATCCAACTGCGCTTTTGCAACTGTGTTTTCATGGTGTGCTGCTTTGTCTTCCTTATGCTTTTGAGCCATTTGTTTGCTTTCCAAAACACGTTCATTACCTTTAATCTCATTGATTTCAACACCTACAGAGGAGGGTGAAGAAACAAGTTGAGTTGGGGCAAGCAAGCCACGATACCCAAGGAGAAGTAGCTGAGTTTCAATATCACCTCTACCTAAGTTGTTCAAGAACTCCAAGAGAGCCAAAACCTCTTCATTGTTGAACTTGTCAAATAAGTCTTTATATAACTTAATCTCATCTTTAGTTATACCTAACACATGAAGACCTAACGAAATGTAAAGACCTCTCTTAACAAACTCCCTCAAGCCTTCTACAAAGTTCTTCAAACCCACTTCCAACATAGCAGTGTGTACCGTCTTCGTATAGAGAACTGTATTCTTTGTTCTTAGGTAATCTAAGAAATCAAAGTACAAACCTCTATGTTTGTTCACATCAAGAACCTTAACAACATCTTCATAACGAACAGAACCGTAAGAACGGTACACATTTTCTAGTTGTTTCAAAGATTGACGAAAAACACAGTTTGAACGAACTGCAATCAACTCCAAAGCTGGTTTCTCAAAAGCGAAACCTTCTTCTGTGGATACCCAAGTCATAAGGTTTACATTGTCTGCTACACTGGGTAGCTCAATCTCAATCTTTAAGTCCATACGAGTTTTCAAAGGTTCTAACATCTTCTGTGGGTCAGTTGTACAGAAGAAAAAGATAGACTTAGGAGGAGCATCCTCAGTAAACTTCAACATACTTTCTTGACCCGCTTTAGAAATCAAGTGACACTCGTCAAAGATAAAGATAGAATATCCTGCAAAAAGTTTAGGCATAGAAGCAGACTCCACAAACTGTCGAACTGCATCTACGTTACCAGTTTTAGATGAGTCTAATTCTTTTACCGAAAAGAGCTTGGTAGCGTCTGCAGTCTCAATGTATTCATTCAAATCTTGACACATCTTACATTGGTTGCAAGGTAACAAATACTCTCTGTTCTTCCACTTACGGACTTGCTTATTCTCACATAAGACCAATTTTGTAGACATACGAGCCATAGTAGTCTTACCACACCCACTTGCCCCTGAAATCATCACACAAGCTGGGTAGTCTTCCCCATCTTTGGAAGAAAAGCGGTTCAAAAGCTTTTGAACTGCTAATTCGTTTCCAATATAGCGGTCTACATCTTTTGACCTGTATTTCGTTGCGAAATTTTCAGCCATATTATAAATCTTCTTTCCAACGTTGTACTTCTTCTTGTACTTGAGCTTTTGTATCGTCTAAAGCTCTCCAATAGTCCAACCGTCTCAACTCAAATTGAATCCAACCATCTGTTTCTTTGTCAAAAGCTTGAACTAGAAGGTTTGGATGACCTTTTTCCATGTACTTGCCCATTTCATTTAGAGCAAAATTTTCTTTGTAGTAATTCTCATAAGGGAACTCAGTTAAAACCTCAGAAGTCTTCGCATCTACAAAACGAATGAGAGGATACCGCTCTTTATTCTCTCGTTTAATTTTATCCCTCAAAATCTTACCGAGTTTAGGGAAGATGTCTCTCAATTCCCAAGATAGAAATTCACAAGCAAACGGTTCATGAACCTCACCGGTTTCTTTTTCAGTGTAAATAACAATAACCCCATCAAAGTGGTCTGTAAAGACTTGTCCGTCTTTAATGTAAAGCTCATAGTCTGCTTTGTCATAAGGTAAGCGAGGGAGTTTTACAGAACCACTTTCAACCATCTCTTTCGTTACTGTAAAAGGTTGAACCTTGTAGTGTTCATCAATATAAAACAAAGTGGTTTGTTTGCCTACTGGGTAAGGATGTGCATTCAATAAAGTCATTTAAAATTCCTCGTTTCTAATTTTCTTTATTATATCACAAATTGTTGTAAATAGCAAGATTTTGGAGCAAATAAGATAAACTAAACAAAAAGAAAAGAAAATAGTAGGTAAACCCTACTATCTCCCCGCAGTTTAGACGATTAGACACTCCTACCGGAGTGCTAATTTATAGTAACATAAAATATTCAATTATGCAATGCAAAAATTTTAGTTCATGCCGATTTGTTTTTGAGGAGTGGATACCGAACCTGCCAATGCTTGTTGGTACGCTTTTTGTGGAGCTTTTAAATTACCATTGTGTCTCCATAAAGTTTCTTGAAACTCTTGTTCGTTATTAGCACGTGAACCTACGCAGTTGGTTACCAAGCGAACTCGACCTGACTGTTTGTACATCAAAATAACAACATCTACAGGTACGCTTGCACCAAGCTCAAATCGATGTGCATAATGGTTTGGTACAGAAACCTTAGAAATATAACCATTTGATTGGAAGTACATATCAGTGTAATACCTACGCTCAATCTTATCAAACAAAGGCAAGTATGTTGAGTCTTTACGCTCATAATACTCACCACGATTGAATAGGCGGAAACCTACAACAGTATGACTCAAGTGATACATTGTGAAGTACAAAATAGAGAACCCACCTAAGAATACCAATAGGTTTAGAGCCGAAATCAAGAAACGAATGGTGTAAGTTGAGTTCATTAACTGTTGTTCATAAATCTCAAGACCCATATCAGCGAGGAACCAAGTGGATACCGCAAGTGTAGTCCAAAGGGCAATATTGCGACAAAATGAACGCACTTGTTTTCCTTTTGTTTCTACTCGTTCTCTGAAGAGGTTAGCTAAGTTACTCTCAACTTCCATTCTATTGCTACGCTCTTGGTCTTCTGTCATATATACTATGTTATTCATTGGTTTGTCTCCTTTTCCTATTTCCATGTGAACTACTCCTACCTACATTATCACTTAGAGGTAGGAGCTTCTTGGGTAATATGCTGACTTACTGATTAGCTAACTAATCAACAGAGGTTACACAAATTTACCAAGCTATCCCCATAGTCCCTACGGTTGTATTATTTTTTTTCTAATTTACACTAAACGCAAACCTTCATTAAGAATATTGATGCTTGCGTTAATATCTCTATCATGGTGACTACCACAATTTTCACAAGTCCAATCTCTAACAGAAAGAAGTTTCTTTCCTGAATTAAAACCACAGTCTGAACAAAGTTGAGAAGAAGGATACCAACGACTGATTTTAGACACCTGTTTTTCGTACCAATTAGTTTTATATTCCAACATTCTTACAAATTCAGACCACGAAACATCACCGATTGCTTTTGCTAATTTATGATTTTTCATGAGATTTTTACTTGATAAATCTTCAATACACAAAATATCGTGGTTCTTGACAAGATATGTACTGAGCTTATGAAGAAAATCTCTACGCATATTAGCAATCTTTTCATAGATTCTAGCTACTTTTACTCGTTGTTTCTGATAATTCTTACTATCAGAGAGCTTTCTCCCTGCTCTCTTAGCTGCTAAAGCTCTACGAGATAAAATCTTTTGTTCTTTATCTAGTTTCTCTGACAACTGCTTGAAAAATCGCTCATTACCGATTTTCTCTCCTGTGGAAAGAATGGCAAAGTCAGAAATCCCAAGGTCGATACCGACTGAAGAATCGGTTTTAGGAAGTGGAGAAATCTCAGTTTCACACAAAATAGAAACATAATATTTCCCAGTTGGCGTCATTGAAATTGTGGCACTCTTAATAACACCTTCAATTTGACGATGTGCTTTGACACGCACCCAACCGACTTTAGGTAAGTTTATGTAACCTTTTTCTACAGCAATTCTGCCTTTCTGATTATTGGTTTTATAAGATTGGCTATGATTCTTTTTCTTAAACTTAGGGAAACCAAACCCAGATTGAAAGAAGTTTTTGTAAGCTTTCTGAAGATTGAGTTGTACGTTAGATAAAGCTAAACTGTCCACCTCTTTTAACCAAGGAAATTCCTTCTTATATTGAGCTGGAGTATTATTTAAAGTCTCGCCAGTTTCTTCATAGTGCTTTATTTTATCCGCTAACATCATGTTCCAAATAGCTCTGGAACAACCAAAAGTTTTAGCAAAAAACTGCTCTTGTTCATCATTAGGATACAACCTAAATTTATAAGCTTTTTGTTTAATAGTCATTTTTCTTTCCCTTGATTTTCGATATATTGACGAATAACTTCAATAGGTGCGCCACCGCTCGACAATAAACAAAAGGAACGAGACCAAAACATCTCTTTCCATAGTTTTTGACGAATAGTGGGAAATTCTTTCTTCAATAATCTACTCGATGCAGACTTATAAGCGTTAATGAACTTACTTAATTCTGTCTTAGGTTGACCTTTAAATAGAACGCGAACATGGTCTTTATCATGGTTCCACTCAACCAATTCTATCTTATAAGTAGGTGCAATATACTCAAATATCTCTTTAGCTCTATTGGAAATTTCATCAGTAAACACTTGTCTTCTATATTTCACTACTAAAATTAAATGATATTGTAACGAAAAGACTGAATGTGCATTTGTATCTAAGTCCATTGATATTACTAACTTTCTAATAGTTTAACTGATTATAGTTTACCATAGTAACTAGAGATTGTCAAGACTTTATTTAGTTTTATATCAATAAAATCAAAAACTTATTGGAGCAACCCCTTTACATCCCACCACCTAAGAGGTGGAGGACTTACAGGTAAGATGTTAAAGCGTATCTTTTACGGGAATGTCTTTGAAACCAAGTTTCTCTAAATGCTCAATACAGTCTGAATAGTTGCAGAACAAATCGAGTTCTGTAGTAGGTCTCTCAAAATCCTCAACTGTAGACTCAGATACCGCTTTATCTCTCAGAGATTTTCTGTACTTCAGAACCTCTATTTCCATAGGCAAACCTACTTTGTTTTTTACCATGAGAGGTTTGAAGTTCGCATATTTTGTCAAACCCTTCTCAACCTCTGGATCACAGTCCATCATGAAATTATAAATCCAATTCCAATGAGCTTTTTGTCCTAAGTTACGAAGTTTAAAGTACCAATCTACAGATGGTTCAACGTTAGAACCCTCAATGAGACCTACTGCGTAACGTGAATCAAAGTCTGTAGTTGAACCCAGTCGGTAATTACCAAACATCATCTGAACACGGCGACCACTCCTAGAAGGTTTGAACTTAGTCTCATCCATTCTTTGAACCATATATGGCATGTAACTAGTGTTCAAAATAATCGAACCTAAACCGTATTTTGGAGCTTTCTTTAAGTGTGAGGTTGACACACGACCTTTATACAATTCAACTTTAGCATAAAACGTAATTACAGAACCTAAATACAGAGCAGTATCTTTACATAAAGAAGCGTCTACCTCTGGTAAGAATAACCACACATGACTAGAGAAAATCGGTTGATTTGGAATATCTTGGAAGTATTTACTATCTTTACCGTTAGCTTCTTTGACTAATCGTTTAACATCCGCTTTCTTACGATTGCCAAACGTACCTACTAGCGAAGGGTCTAAAATAAGGAGTGAAACCCCATCTTTAGTTCTTCGCACATCTGTAATGCGCCCAGCAACTCCTACATATTGGTTCAAATAAGGTTGTAAACCAATTCGACTTGAAGCTGAGGTATCAATTTTACCTTTGTTTCTTAGATTTAAAAATTCAAATGCCGTAATCAAACCATGTGTTTGCATCTCAAACGGTATACGCTCTGCTTTACCCTCTAACTGAGACAAGTCATTTACTCTACGAACCATAGAGAATGGGGTAAATGTAAATCCATTCTTTGGAGCCTTATTTCCAACTTTTTTCTTCTTTGGTCTTTTTGCCATAGAAAAATCCTCACTTTCATCTTAATTTAATACCTTTATTATATCATAAAACGTGTATAAAGTCAATAACACCAACTGATTGAACAAATTGAAAAAAAAAACAAAACCCTCACATTAGTAAGGGTCTCTCTTTATTCTCTCGTAGCAACCGATAAAGATACTCCGAAAATGTGGTAGTAAGTATCAGAACCGACATAAAATTACTACTTTTATATAAGTATAGCATAAACCTTCAGTGTTGTCAACATAAAGTTAAACTACTGACAAAAGTAAAACGCACCAAAAAGGTGCGTTCCTTAAATCTAAATTATTTACCTTGAGTATAGTGCGCAAAGTAATTCGCCAAATTGACTTGTGAGGATACCGTTGGTTTAGTTGAACCTTTAGTTTCTTTGTCAGACTTAGGAGTTTTCGCTCTAGGTGTGCGTTTAGGTTTCTCTTGATTATAGTCATTGTAAACACCAAATACACGCTCAAACTCAGACTTAACTTTAGAACCTTTAACTGCTCTACGGGCACCTTTAACCTCATAAACCTCTTCAAACAAGTCTACTGGAAGTAGTAACCCTTGAGGTAAAGCCAAGTTGAGACGGTCTTTCAACATTAACAACAATTCTTCTGGTGTTTTGTTGGTTACCAATTTGTGTTTTAACAACTGACGAGCAACTTCTTCTTTCAAAGTCTCAGTTGAAAGCGCAAGACCAATCGCTACAGACAAACGACTAAACAACCCTTCTGGGTGGTCAGGAACAAGAATACCCTCTCCACGTGCATCACGGACTTGAATAGCGAATTTGAAGTCTTTCACAATCTCAGTAGCTACCTCTTCTGTCAACTCTGGGTGCAAGTCCATCAACTGACTCACAACAACAGGTTGAGCTTCACCGATACCAAGACGAGAACCAATTTCTTTACAAGACTCATTTAAAGCAAGCAAAGCAGGTTTTGTGAACACGCGTGTCTCACCAATCGCAAATGGTACTTTAGGTACAGATTTTAAATCTTCTGCGGTAGATAAAAGACTTGTGTTAGGCTGATAAACTGTACTTGGTTTTGCTTGTGGAACTAAAATATCGTCAAAAACTTCAAGCTCCTCAACTCCATCGTTTCGTAGAATATAACCTACAACACGTGTAGCATCGTAGTAAACCCCACGCTTAAATACTCGAACTTTGTCCACATTGGATTGAATAATCCCAACTAATGAAATACCGCCTGCTCTTGGAGCATTATCATCACCCTCAGTAGTTAGGTTTGCAGTAGTTGGTTTTTCTTCTTCTTTTGCTTTTGGTTTTTCAGTCGGAGTTACTGTAACTGGTTTTCCTACTTTTTCACAAACCACTCGACTTAGTGGCTCTACTGCACCTTCTTGCTCCCCGTTCGGTTGAACCTCAACCGTTGGAACTGTATGAATTGGTGCAGTTGGGGGTGTAACTGTTGGTTTAACTGTGTCTTGATTTAAAGCATCCGATAAAGTTTGGGTTTTCTTTTCTTTCTCTGGCATTTTAGGACTGTTCCCTAAGTTCAACATTCTTACCATACTCTGTGCGACCTCGTATCTTTCTGAAAAAAATTCTAAAAGTAGTATAGCATACCCTCAAACAAAAAGTCAAGAGGAAATCTGATACCCTCTCAACTTTTTTCTATTTCGTGACAGACTCAATTACAACCTTGTCTACATCAGCTAATTTACGGTAGCGAACCATTACTGTATCACCTGCTTTTAATTGGCTTGCTAAATTATAATCAACCCAAACCTTCAAAGAAGTTGACCCTACAGATAAATCAAGTACATAGTAAGCAGTTAAACCATCATCAGCAACTAAGTTTTTAGATTTAACTACACCTTTTGCTACTAAAACCTCAGAGGAAATCTTCGCGCCATCAAGATTTTGTACGATCGTATTAGCTGAGTTTAAGTCGTTACTCACTGAGTTCTCCGCTTTCTCTTTCAGTTTTTCTTCCGCAGAACTAGAACTAGACGTTTTCTCTTCTTTCTTCTCTTCTTTCTTCTCTTCTTTCTTCTCTTCTTTCTTCTGAGAACCCTCTGAGAAAATACGGTCACTGTTGGATACCGTTGACTTTTTATCTGCAGTACCTTTCTCAACTTGTGTAACTTTGTTCTTCAAGTCACTTGAAGGTTGTTGTTTAGCTCTACTCGCTACAAATACCATAATACCAAAGATTAGAACTGCCACAATGATAACTGTTAAACCAATAGACCAAGGAGACCACTTCTTCTTAACTGGGTGCGCACTTGCGCTATTGTCCATTTGCCCATATTGGTCGTAATGAGTTTGATCAAACTGATTTTGAGGATACCCTTGGGGGTTATGGTTGTATCCATTTGGTTCAAACCCTTGTGAACCTTGCGAACCCCAACCTTCGTTTTGACTTTGGTTAAAGCCTTGAGGTTGTTGGAACTCATTTGGGTAAGGTTGTTGAGCTTGTTCAAAACCAAAACCATCACCTCTTTGACCTTGAGGTTCAAAACCGTCATGTGGATTGAACCTACGCTCTTCTTCTAACGAACTAGTTGTCTCATAACCAAATTCAGAAGAACCAAAACCACCTCTTTGTGGGGAATGTTGTTGTGGTGGTTGTCGTGGCGAACCCCAATCAGGAACCCCGTTCCAACCATCATCATTACCTCGGTGTTGTCCAAAATTACGCTGACTCATCTAAAACCACCTCAATCTTTTCCATCTTTTGTTCCTCAGAATTAAAGGTTAAAACGTAGCTTTCATCAACGATACCGAGTTGACCTGTTTCCTTATCAAAGCGAAGAACCTCTTCATAAACTTCACCGTCACGTTGGTAAAGAGTAATCTCACCACTTTCACGTTCCGAATACAAGAAACGACAACGTTTATCTACCATTTCTTCCAACTCTAAAGCCAAAGCACCCACCAAGCGCATTGGATTGTAAGTGACACCCGTTGGAGGTCGCCCAGCTAAATACTCAGACCAAAGTGTAGATTGCCCTCTGAGAGCTTCTGAGAGAGCGTCAAACCCTTTGTAAAAGTTTTTGCGTATAAATTCCTTTAGAGAATCTAAATCGCAAGGGAGAGCATTCTGGAGCGTTTGAGGGTATTCGTCTAAAACACACCAGTCAATCAAGTTTTCACTAAACTGAGACACAAAACGGTCTTTTGCTCGACTATTTAAAGAAAATCGAACTGTATAAGGACTTCCTAATGGTTTATATTTCTCTAACATGACATTTAGCAAATCTAAGTTATGATAAGCCAAGACTTTATCTGCAAACGCATTTAGTAATAACTGAACAAGAGAAATATACTTACCCTCTTTTACTTCAGCTAAGACCTTATCTGACAAAAGAAATGGACTAACTGTCAGTGTACCGTTTTCAATATCTACAGATAAAGAAAAGGTAAACGCGCCTTTAAAGGAGATACCGAACTGATTATCGCTTTGTCTTGATTTTACAAACCTCAGTTGTTTCAAGGAGTAAGTTTCAACACTTTGAAGTTGATTTAACCCGTTGAAATACAAATCAAAACCTAGTCTACAAGCACTTCTTAGGTTATTACAACCCTCTAAAGCGTTCGAACCTAACATGATTTTGAAATCATTCTTTTCATAAAACATTAAACTTCTAACCACCTAAACTAATCAAATATTGAAACCATCTGCAAAAGAAAATTCTTTCACTTCATCTTGTTCTAGTTCTACTGAATATGGGTCTCTCAAAGTGGAGTCAAAATCAGGAGTCTCTTCTAACTCGTCCTCCAAACCGCTCTCTTCCTCATATTGAGGAATATTATAGCTATCAGAAGGAGGGAGTTCGGAGATACCGCCTGTTTCTTCTTTTCGCTCTTGAATCAAAGTAACAAATTCTGCAGTAGAACCACCGTGCAACCCACTTGCAAATTGAGAAACTGCTTCGGAAATCCTCAATTTGTCAATTTCATCAGCTCTTCTCATGTACTCTTCATTGAAGGCAAGTTGAGCTTGTTGCTCATATTTCTCAGTTGTACTCAAATGGCGCTCATCAAAGTGAAACCCCTCAGCACGGTTATTAGTACCGATACCGATAAGGGTTTCTGTTCTGTCTACAGAACCTATCGTTCGAATTTGAGACTCAGAATCTTTAGAAGTTACTTGTTCCAAAACCTCTTCATAACCTTTACGGAAAGTTGCTTTAACTTTGCGCTCCAAATAATCTGAAACTTTCTCTACACTCATTATGACCCTGCTTTCTTACTGCTAGCTTCCGTCTCATGTTTTACTTGAGATTTCTTGTCTTTGTTCAATAATGTGCTTGGGTCAAAGGTAGAACCCTCAAAACCTTTCGGTCTGCGAGAAATTTCTTCATCATATTCTTTGAGAATATTGTTGATAACTGTTTCACCCTCACTGTACTTAGCGTAATTATCTAAGTCCATATCATTTGAAACCAACCAACCGCCTGCTCCAGTTTTCATTAAAGTAAGGTTAACCGTAATAGTCTTCTTCTGAGCTAACTCAGACTTCCAGTAATTACTTACATACTCATACAAGAAGTTTCTAGCCTTCGTAGAATCTGCTTCTGTCTTACGATAAGAATAAATACCTTTCAAAAGACCTTCTCTGTCTTCTTTCCAAAAGTCTTTATTAGACAAGTCCAAGGCTTTCAGCTTAACCGTTACGCTACTTTTATCATCCGCAAAAGTTGCTTGACTCTCAATACCTTCAATCTCCAAACTTAATAGGAACTGTTGGTACATTCCTTTTTTAAAGGACTCAGAATAAGTAAACTCAGCGTCCGATTTGAAATAACCGTTCAAAGTCTTCAAAACTTGGTCTTTATACGCATATTTTTGAGCAGTAGCAAAGTCCAAAGTAGATAAAGAACGTAGGAAAGTTCTCAATACCTCTGTCTCAGATAAGTTTTGGTCTCCTAAAGCCATACGAGTACCCTCATCAGACCAATAGTAACCTTCTCCTGCTTCACCATACTTACGAATCAAACGCTTTTGTTCTTCCTCAAAAGGTGTCAACCCTGCGTTTTTGTTCTTCGGTTTCTCAACTTGCTCTTCATTTGCTTTTGTGTCTGTGTTCGCTTTCTTTGCTTGGTTGCAAGCTCGAACACCTACAATCAATAGAACAAGAGAAAGAACACCTAAAACCGTATAGCGAATTCCTTTCTTATCCCATAATTCTTTAATTTTATCCATGAAAACTCACCTCATTTAAAATTCTAGCGTATCTGGAATTGCCACAGATTCTGAGGATACCGCACTTCCACCTAAGTCAGTTAAATCGGTACTTCTACCTGTAATAAAATTATAACGCTCTGGTTCTTCTTGAATCATATCATACACAACTCTCAAGTAAGCAGTAGAATAATACTCGATACACTCACTAAAGCGCATTTGAAACTCAATTAAAGACTTAATCTCAAACTTACTTACACTTGTATCTACATCAGACACCCGTTTCAATCGAGCCAAACTCTCTACCAAGAACTCAGTTTGGCGCTCAAATGACCACTCTTTTGCTAAATGGTTAATTTGGCGAACCATAGCGTCCTCTGACATAAGAGCGTAACGCTTCAACTGTCTAATTTTCTTATCTTCTTGTACTTTATCTAAGTACGTAACCTTACGAATACGACTAAGAGAAAGTTGTCTTTGAGGATAATCCCCCTCTGCAATTCCTAAATCATAAAAAGTCAAGAGCAAACGAGTAAGACCTTTCATAATCTTGACCTTGTTTTCTTGATAAACAGAGAGGTGACTTAACGAATACCCAACGGTCTCAAAGTCTTCTAACAACAAGGAACCTGTATACAATTGAACTGCTACAGAAGTGTCTGCGGTTAAGTTAAACTCTCTCAATGCACCCCCTACACGGTGTGCATCAACGGTTACAATACCTAGTTTGGACTTCTCTTTGAGCTTAGAAACGTAGCCATTTACTACAGATACAGGAAGTACCATGTACTCTCCTTCTACAAAGGACACTTTCTTTCTTGGAAATGATAGTTTTCCTTTAGACATACTAATTGTTGGAAAAGCTAGTAAACCTTGATTTAACGTTTCTCCAAATTCTTTGTAAATCTTACTTAAACTAGTCTTTTGTCTATCCGTAACTTCTACTGCACTTTCTAACAAAGGTAAAGCTAATGAACCAAATCGAACATCTTGTTTACCTAAATTAAACCCTTGCAGCTCTTTTGACTTATGTGGAGAAGTGACCACATAGCAATAAGTATTCGCAAGCAACCACAAACCAAATCGTAAATCCTCAAACTTCTTAGAAGAGCCAATTTCAAAAGGCAAGTCAGAAAAAGCTTGCGCTCTCATTTTCGCAATTAAAGGTTCTAATTGCGTTCCAGATACCGAGAAACTGGGGTTGAAACCTTCTGAGTTTAAAAAACCCAAAGGTTGACCTTTTTCTGCTAAGAACTCTCCAACTTTCCACAATAACTGCTCTTGTTCTAATTTAAAAACCAATCGTCTAAACCACCTATTCTAATTTGCAATCTTTTCTACCAATTTAGCAAATTCAAGTCTTGGAATCTCACTTGTGAAGTCCGGTAAACCTTCTTGAATACAGTTGAACAAATTATCACTGTACAAGACATACAAGAAGCCAAAGTAAAGCTCAAATGCCAAGTAACTATCACAAAAACTTACATAAGCATCTGCTGAAATTTGTTTTGTTTTAGCATAAAGGTCTGAAAACTCAGAGCCAAACTCAACTGGCCCGTAAAACCAAATATTTAAGAACTTCAGTTGACTCTCTAAACCAACCCTAAGTACAGACTTAAATACACTATCAATCTCAGTTGTAGGTAGGTTTATAACCCCACCTTTAGCTAAAATGTAAAGAAAAACTGCTTCACCATAAGTTAAATACGGTTTTAAATCCAACTCAGAGTGAAGGGCACCAATGTAGTTATCATCATATCGAATCCCTTTACTTGCAAACTGCTTATAAGCATTTTCTCTCAAAACTGAGCCTTGTAAGTGTAAGTACATAGAACCACCTACACCATATTGGTAAGGTAAGTAACCACGAAGTTGAGCATCAATAATAGCACGTGCATCATCTACATCTACACTACTATCAAAGTCCTCATAAACTTCAAGTGGACTTTCAACCTCCACCAACAAGTGAGAAGGTACATTACCGATAAAGTTCTTAGAGTTCCCCTCTAATAGCTGCGCTCTCAAAGACTCCCAAGACTGACGAAACTCTGAGCTATCCTTACGAGAACTTAATAAGTCTTCCATTTCATCAGAAATGCGAGCCAAAGAACCACCTTTAGAATCTTCATTAAGAGCCAGTTCTAAATCTGCCAAAGATTTGATATTTGACTTAATCTCGGAAATAAACTCCTCTTGGTCTTTAGTTAAATCTACAAAATCTTCGTCTAAACGATCTGCGACCGACTTAAAATTGGATACCCCTTTGAGAAGTCCTCTCTTATCATTAAAGACACCTTCAACTCTAAAAATAACTCCACCCTCAGAAGTGTTCAACTCCAAATCATAATCAGATAAATCATCATCTTGAGAAACCCTCAGCGTGTTTAAACATTCCCATAAATTATCACTTACCGCTATAGGAAATGAAGAACCTTGAAGAATTGTATAAGTTAATTCCTCGTCTAACTTCAACTGTTTCTCAATCTCAGCTTGTACTGACTTTTGTTTAAATTTTCGAGAAATATTGGATACCGCAAGAGCTAATGCGTAACCACTTGGACTATACGAATGTTCTGTGTTCGTAGGATTTGCGCTATCTAATAAAGCCAAAACAACCATTTTGTTTTGCATTTTCTACCACCTATTTTCTTTCTGAACGCTATTCAACGTACTCCAAAAAGTCTCTAAATCACCAACCTCAGAAAAAACAGAACGTAAGTCCTCAGATATTTTCAACTCTAGGAAAGGAAGAGACAAACCCCCAAACCCTTCGTGCAAGGTATCTAAACTTAAACGACCTCTCTCTGTACTTGGTACAACTATGGAAATACTACTTTGAATATCAAGTCCTCCAAATTTAGAGGAAACAATACTTTTTACACAGTAGGAAACTTCTGAAAGTCTTGCTCCGATTTTAGATTGACTAGGTAGAATACCTTCAACCTCTAGTGGGTAAGAACCCCCTACGCTGAAATAAACCGGTAACAGCTTAAAGTCAGAACCTAGATAGTGAACCAACTTAATATCTTCTGAATCCAACTGCCTAAAGGATGAAGCCGCTAACTGCAGACCTCTTCCACAACTAACTATCCGAGTCAACTAAGAGGACTCCTTTCTTTTCTAATCGTTCTAAACTTTGCTTAATCAATTTTGTACGAGTGTGAGCTAAAGGTATTAACAACCCTTCACCACCAAAGTATCGTCCAAATAGTTGAGAAAACTCTTTTAAATACTCTTCTAAGTGAACATTACTACTATGTAATTGAGACTTGCTAACCATCTTGTAGAAAATCTCTTGTTTTCCCTCTTCATTTCTTAAGTAATAAGGAGTTGCGCCAACGAAGGATACTCTTGTGAACTCCCCACCCAAACCTTTAAAACAATTTGTGTTAGGTAGTGGTTTATCATTGTCGTAATCCCAACAAATATAGTTGTAATACAAAGGGTAATTCTTTAAACCACCATGTGAAAAGGAGATTTTAAAAGGTGTAATACTCCGAACCATCAAGTCTGGGTCTTCTTTTTTGTACTTCTCTAACACCTTAGTTTGTCCTTTTAATAAATCCTCATAAACCAAGGAATAGGGAAAGTCTCCTTTGTCTGTTCGCAGAGAATCTAAGACCTTACTTATTTTCTCATTTTGAACCTCGATTGAACCTTTTAAAATCAAAGGCACTAAAGAAGACTCTTGTTTTCTAGTTACTCCACTTAGAAAAGTCCAACCTGTAGGTATGGATACCCTTTGCTCTTTAGCGACCTTTGTTAGAAATCGATAATACACATTATGTAAAGACTCTTCAACCTCAGTGTATCCGTCATGAACCGAAATCTCATCATTCAAGGTCTTAGGCAACCATAAAGGTACTTCTCCTTTTTGTTTACCTTCAGAAACTTTGACTTGACGAGTTTGAGCTTTACCTTTTAAAAACCCCCTATTTCTCAAGTCATTAAAGGAATATAAATTTTCTAAATAGTCCACTTCTTGCTTGTACTGTAAGTAAGAGACAACCAAGTTTAAACCAACTTGAAAAGGATGGTCAGATTTTACAACCTTCTGAACATACTCCAAATAAGAAAGGTTCAAAACCAAAGATACCGCACTGCGCTTATCCGTATAATTTGTAAAGCCTAGCTCTTTCAACTGAGCAACTACATATTGAGACAATTCAAACTTACGGACAATGGTGGGCGAGTAGGAAATACCGTAGTCATACAACATGACCTTTAAGACTTCTACTGCGCTACGCATTTGTAAGTAACGCTCATACAAATCTTTAGGTGTGACCTTTGTTTTTATTACCAAATCTTTCATAGAGCCACCACTAGTATTTCTTGTACAATCACACCATCTGGTGTAGGAGTTTCCATACGAGAGAAACCTTGAAGTTTACTACTTCTCAACCACTGCTCTCGCAATACTTGGTAAGTTTTAGCAGACAGAGGGTTTGCACATTTACAACCCTCTTTTTCATTATAAACAGTTACCGCAACCGAGGTAGATACCCCTTTTAGATATAGAACAGAAAACACTTGTACGGGTCTATATCGTAAAAGGGTATTGCTATCCAAGTCTTCTAAGTCCATTTTCTTGATTAAACTATGGCTCTTATGAGCCAAGGTGTACACAGTAGAGTCAATAATGAACTCTAACCCAGCATTAAATGGTCGGCTGCGAACTAGCATATAAATTTAAACTCCTATCCAAATTGCATTTTTCTCAATTTTATCATATTTATAGGGAAAATGCAAGACTTAGACAAGAAAGAACTTTGTTAATTTAATTTGTTGGCAAGTTGCTCTTCAAACTTCTGAGTGAAGGTATTAAATACACCCATCAAATCACTTAAAGACACACGCGGGTCGAGGATACCGAAGTAAAATCTCTCGATATTTGAGTAGTCTGTCTCCAACTTTTCTCCTGACATAGTAAGAGCTGAACCATTACCAAAGTGGTAAGGTTTACTGTACTTGCTGAAAACCACTCCACCGATAAATTTCACATCACCTTCCTTAGACTTTTGCTTGTCTGCAAACCAAGATAACTTGTTATAAGCTAACTGAAAATCTAACTCACTGTTCGTATTGGCTAAAGCAGATTGAACCACTTCCCCATAAGCTTCTAAGGTTACTTGTAAGTTAGCTACTCCTGCAAAGAAAGCAGATTCCATAAATTTCAAGATAAGGTCTTTCTCTTGAAGTAAGAGACCATGTTCACTTACCATCGAACCTTTAATAGACGACCACGCGCCTTTATCTTTGTCAATTTCACTAATATATGGAACTAAATCTCCCAAAAGAGAGTACATATTATACAAAGATACCGCTCCAAAGGTGTTTTCCATAAATCGGTAACGTAAGTTATGCGCTCGTTGTTGCTCCAATTCTTTCAAGAACTGAATACGAAGGCTAACTGGTAAAGGCATGTTTAAAGCATTAAATTCACTTACAAATTTCAACAAATACTCAATCTTAGAAGTTGGTTTTGCAAACCCACCGTCTACCAAACTCTGCCAAAAACTAGGTAAAGCAAATCCGAAATTCTTTTGATACCTTAACTGCTGACTATAAGAGTAAGCATAGGTCAACATTTCGTTGAAATAGCGAGTTCGGAAGCGTACAAGTTGGTTTTGTACTTGCCCTTCAATATTGAAAAAGTCTTGCACACAATCCACTCCGAATTTCAAGACTTCTCCTGTGGCTTCTTCTTCCGCTACAAACTCCCATTTAATATCATGACCCAAAGTACACTTAGCGCCTACTTCAAAGTAGTTCAACTCTTTGAAGAACCAAGTACCGCCGCCCATCAAGGTAGCTAATTTTGCAGCTTTTTCTCTGAAATAGTCTGTGTCAGTATTCAATTCCAATTCAATCCTTTGAAGCCCTTCTTCGTAGAAACTCTCTTTCAAGAACCAACGAGACAAAAGTTTTCTTTGTTCTTCACTGAAAGTATCTGAAAAATAACGAACATAAGAGGATACCACAGGGTATTGGGAACCTTGGAAATTCTTTAATACTGTACTAGTTGTGCGAGCTAAGACTGGAACCTTAATCGAACTATTTTCACCCTCTTCAAAGTAGAGACCACTCTCTTTAATATGGTTCAAAACTTGTTCCGACAAGACTCTACTTTTATCAATAAAAGCAGTTGGTACACTAAAAGACTTCAATTTCTTGCCGTTCTGCATATAAAAACCATAGCGGTCTTTCTCTTTAAAGTGAATACAGACTACCTGTTTAGGACTCTCAACACCTACCTCAGCTAAACTCTCAAACTCCGTTAACAGTTTAGCTCCACCGTCTGTCAAATGACTTTCAATCTCTCTAACGGGTTTTCGACTAACCATAAGCTACACCCCATTTCTCAAATGTTCCATCTCCTTTAGACAAGGAACGTAGAATAACCTTCCATTGGTCAAACTGAACTTTCTCTTCCAAAACTAAAGTCAAGCGAGAGAAATCAAGAGAATACCCCAACTGGTATGCTTGTTTTAAAACAGTATATAAAGCTCTAAAGAACTTATCCTCCAAAATATCTGGTGAGTTTGCTTGAATATAACGTACAAAGCGTTCATAGTCTACTACGAAATGTAATGGACTATTTTCAAACAACACCACTACTGCTTCATCCGAAACCGTAGATAAATCCAAACTAGAAGATAAACGCTTTAGACGAAAACGCAAAATGTCTTCTTCCAAATACACTAAACCATAACCTACTAAATCATCTGAATGAGAATTTCCTTTTGGAAACTCAATCAGACCTACTAATTCTTTACTCATACTATTTTTACCCTTCTTCTGCTAACGAAACCTCAAACGCTACTGGGTCTAAGTCCATTGTAGGTTCTAATTCCTTATAAGCCAAGTTGACAGTAGTTAAAATACCACCAATCTCTTTTTGAATAGTGAACTCATCACTAGGAAATGCTAAACCTAGCTCAACCAAACGGTTATACATAGACACAATTTGCTCTTTGCACTCTTCAACCGTATTTCCTACAAAGTAAATGTTCTTTGTTTCGGTATTTCTCATCCGAGAACGGTCTTGAACGACCAAATACAAAGAAATACCATTCGTCAATGTTACAGAGCGACCTCCGAGGTGGTCGGATACCCTTTTCAAAGAGACAGTAACTACCTCAGTCTCTACTCGATATAGAAACTCTTCAGCAACCCAAAAATACTGCAGAACTGCACCTTCCATAATCTCATCTTGACCTACATATTCAATCTGAGGGTCTGGACTCTTGTAGCCATTTGGAATAGGAATGGCGCTTGCGCAAGCGACAAGTCGATACCCTTTTGGTGCTTTTACAGATTGTAAATTCAACTTAGAGTAAGCCAAATGACCTTTCTCACTAAACTCTTTCTTAGTTGAAATAAAGACAAACTCACACTCTTCTAATTCTTTGAACAAGTTCTCTGAACTCAGTCCTTTCATTTTCACAAAGGACAACAATTCTGAACCTATCGGACTTTGAGTTAGCTCCAAATGGTGCAAACCAAAGACTGTTGGACTCATAGATTTAATGTAAGCCATTGTTTGTTTGAACTCTCTTTCAAACACCTTATCCATAAAGGGAGATTGTTGAGAGTGAGGAGTATAAGTAGATACCCCTTCACTTTCAAAACCTTTAAATTGTAAGGTGTTTAAAGAGGATTCTAATACTTCTTCCTCAAACATATTATAAACCTCTTAGCTTAACTTTTGGGTTCTAAAGACATCACCACCACCAAAGCGTTGTTGTCTCTTGTCATTTCAGCTCCCACCAAGTGCTGTTTGTTGGGGATACCGAATGTTTCTACTGACAACGGTAATCTACGACCGCCCAATTCTACAACTAAGTTGTAATCGCTCATCCCTAAAATATTCACAGATAAGTTCGCCAAAGCTTGGAAGTCCACTGCAAACGCTGGAATTTTCTCACCGCTCAATTTAGTTGCTTGTGGGAGAGAGTTGGTACAGTAAATACCAACCTCAACACGTGTACCCAAAGGTTGTTTTGCCAATTTCTCTAAGAACTTACGAAAAGCTTCAGCCGTTTTCTTTCTCTGAGCAATCGCTTTTTCTCTCATAGATTTGTCTTCTGTCAAAAACTCGTAAGCTTGAATAGCACGTGTAAAATCAATCGAAGCCAAAGCCAACTTCTCATTGACAAAGTGGTATTGGAAGTAGTCTTCATTATCTAAAACACTCTTAATCGTTTCGTCCGTCCCTTGAACCAACACATCAGACTCCAAAAAACTACGAGGAATTGGAGACCATGTGATACCGAGTTCTAAATTATTCTGACCGTGCATTGCAGGTAAAGCAAGTGCCATTTGACCTGTTGCTGATAGTTTGTTGTTAGCCATGTTTTCTAACCTCACTTAAACTTAATTTAATTTTCATAACTTATCAAAGTGCATACCTCGAATTTAGTGGCATACCCTATTTGACAGTGGAAAATGGCAAAAGAAAAGGCATCCGAAGTGGATACCGAACACTGAGTGTTTATGGATTAACTAAATAAGCACCTAAATTGCTCAAATCATCAAAAGGGGCTTGAAGTTGACCTTTGATAACCTTACGGAAAATAGGAACCCCTTCCGTACCTCGAGTTAATCGCTCAAAACTCTCTTCAGAAAAACCCCTAAAGTCCTCTACAGAGTCAAAGCCAATGTAATAAATCGACTTAGGGTTAATTCCTTTATCTTTCACATTTACATCTAAGCGCCTAGCAAACTTCTGACAGTCTGGGCAACTTGAAACCCCTACAAAGACATAAAAGGTTTCTCCTTTGTCTGCTTTCTCAATAACTTCTTCTACTGTTGAAGGTGTGAATTTCTCTATCGTAGCCTTGTACTCTCGAACTGCGTTCTCTTGTAGCACCGTTTTTGCACCCCAAAAGGAAAGACCTAAAATGGCGATACCAAAGAAGAACTGTAACCAAGGTTTTATATCATAAAATTTTGCATTGAATTTTCTAGCCAAATTGACCTGCTTTCTAAAAGACCCTTATTTGCTCTCTGACGAGTTTTAACTTAAGATGATATAAATTATCGAAACTGAAATTAAAATCAAATAGGAGCGAAACTGGGAGCTTCAAAATGGAAAAGTGAGAGGTTTCATCCCCTCACTTTATGTTGTTTTGTTTTAATTTTCTTTGCGAGATTTGAAACCAACTAAACCAAAGGCAAATCCAAGAACACCGAGGATACCCAAAGCACTTGCTCCCTCTCCTGTGTTTGGAAGAGTTGCTTGTGCATTTGCTTTAGCAGTTGTAGTTGTTTTACCTACTTGTGCTTGCGCTTGTGGTTTGTTAGCAGAACCATTGTTTACAGTTACAGTTTCTTGTGGGAGTTTGTAATCCACAACATTACCCTTACCATCTATAACTGGAACTGGTTTATATCCCAAGTGTTCAAGCTCTTTACGTTTGGCATCTGCAAGTGCGACCAAGCGTTTTGTTTCTGCTTCTTCATACTTCGCTTTGGCAGTTTCATAAGCAGTCTTAGCTTGGTCTGCTGCAAGGCTCTTCACTTCGTAGTCTACTTTCGCTTTGTTTTGTACTTTGTAAGCATCTTGAAGTGCTTTTTCGGCTTGTTCAAGCTCTGCTTTCACTTCATTCAAGCGAGCTTTCGCACCTTTAAGGTCGGCAAGTTCTTTCTCAGCTTGTTTAACTTGGTCTTTGGCATCTTGAAGATTTTTCTTAGCAGTAGATACCGCTTGGGCTTTCTTTGAAGCGATTGCTTCAAGAGTTGCCATCTTATCTTCTTCTGCTTTAAGTTCATCTTGTGCAGTTTGAAGAGCTTTCTCAGCGTCTTTAAGAGTTGCTTGGGCTTGTGTAAGAGCTTCCTCTTTTGTAGCCTTAGAAGCAGTCAAATTATTGACAAGGGCATTAGCATTTGCAAGTGTCACAACTGCTTTATCATGACGGTCTTTCGCTTCGTTGAAAACCTTTTGAGCGTTTGCTAGTGGGTTTTCCCCATTGTTCAAGGCTTTCAAAGTGGCTTGAGCGTTTTGAAGAGCAGTTTGGGCATCTGATACCGCTTTGCTTGTTGCTTCAAGTTGAGCTTGAGCGTCTTTACGAGCAGTCATAGCATCAGCTAGAGTTTGACGAGCTTTGGCAATTTCAGCTTCTTTGTTTGTGTTGCTAAGTGGATTTACAATAGGAGTTTTATCCCATTTTGAGCCGTCTACGTTAGTTGTGCGGATGCTTGTGAGGAAGTGAGTTGTGTAATAATCATCCGTTACACTTTGTGCTACACCACCGAAGTACACAGTTTCATTTGCGTAGTCAAATTGGAGGATACCCTGTGTGTGGAGGTAGTCGTTCTTGTGAGAAACAAGTTCAATGAGGTTGTTGTACAATTCCTCTTTCATTTCTCCTACAGTCTTGCGAAGAACTTGGTCAGCATCAGTTGAAAGATGTTTTGGATCGTATGTTCCGACTGCATTTTCGTAAGGTTGCAACCCTTTTTCAGCGTACTCTTTAATAGTTTCTTCTGAGAATGTACTATTCAAACCGTACTCTTTAGCGACTTTGTAAATACCTTTAGCGTAGTGACCTGAACCACCTTTAGCAAAGTTCGCATCACGCATAGCGTTTGACCAATTTGCTTTGACATACTCTTTAGCGATTTTGTTGGCAAACTCAAGGCTTGATTTTGAAAGAACCACATCTGGCAAACCAAGTTGGCGGCGCATTTGGTTGATGAGGTCTGCTACGAAATAATTAAGTTCATCTGTGACTTCTTTAGGAAGATTGTTAATGTCGTAACGAGTTTCATCTGCTTGGTCTTTGGCGGATGGTGTGTACTTGTTGAGGGTGCGGTTTTGGAGTTGAGAGTTTACAATACGGTCGTAGATTTCATCAGACTTAGTATTGATATACTCTTTAGTCAAATTTTGACCGACTGTACGAATCTCGTTATTGAGTACCATTTCATCTTTCACAGCCTTGATAAAGTCTGGGGCAAGAGTGATGGTTGCTTTAGTATCCTTTTGAAGTGCGTTGAGCATAGATACCGCTTGGTTATAAGTGGTATTTGCTTGATCTGCATTTGTTTTTGCAGTTTCTTTTTCTTGAGATTTGCTTTCAAGGTTTGCTTGAGCAGATTTAACTGTTTGTTCTGCTTGTTTGACTTGTGTAGCATGGTTTTGGTTTTGTGCTTTAGCTTCATCAAGAGCCTTTTGAGCATCTGCTTGAGCTTGTTTGCTTGTAGCTTCTTCTTTGATAGCTTCCGCTTGTTTTTCTTTAGCGTCAGCAAGACCTTCGCCATTGAGAGCCTTTTGTGCGTTTTCTACTTCTGCTTTAGCATCATTAACTGTGTTTTGTGCTTGAGTTACTGCTGCTTGCTTAGTACCTACGGTTTTACCGTGTACGGCAACCTCACGATCTGCATCATCTTTTTCAGTTTGCGCAGTTGATACCGCTTGTTCTTTGGTAGGAACACTTGCGTTTGCAGTTTCCACTTTCTTCTCAGCGTTTTGAATCGCTTCAGGTGTTGCTTTGTCAGCAGTCTTCTGAGCATCTGCTTGAGCTTGTTTCAAGTCTGTGACTTTCTTTTCTGCTTTATCAGAAGTTTCATTCGCTTGATCCAAGACTTCTTTTGCTTTATCTGCATCTTCTTGGGTTTGTTTAGCAGTTGCACCAAGTTCAGCGACTTCTTCCTTAGTAGGAGTTTTCACTTCTACTTTCTTAGGCGCTTCTTTCTCTACCAAAGCTGGTTCGGTTTTAGCAGTTGTAGGGATGTGTGTTTCAGTCGTATCTGCATGAGCAGTTCCGATTGTGCTGACAAGACTTGCAGTTGCGATGGCTGTTGTTGCGATAAGTTGTTTTTTCATTAGGATATACCTCTTTCATTTATTTTGATAATATAATTATATCATAAAGTTTTTCAAAAGTCAAGTAGCTTCTATAATTTATTTTTTAGTAGTATCTACAAAAGACTTAATCTTCAACTTTGATAAGACTATTATACCAAAATAAGTTTCAAAAGTCAAGCACTTTATTAAAAAGTTTTATTTTCTTTCTTCAAAAGGACTTAACAAGTAATTTCACTATCTATAATAACAGAAGAAAGAGAACTTTGCAAGTTAAAATGACAGTTTTAAGCATAAAAAAAAGAAAGATAAGGGTACCCTTATCTTTCAGGTAAATTATTCTTCTTCTTTACGCTTTTTACCTACGAGAGATAAACCTGCTAAAGCAAGTAATCCATACCCTGCTACAGAGAATGCAGCAGTCTCCTTACCTCCAGTGTACGGAAGTTGAGGAGTATTTGGTTTAACTGGTGTTGGTGGAACATCTGTGTGAGTCTTAACAGTATTTGAAGAAACTTCAATTCCATTAACAACATGTGACACTTTGTTCTCAACATCACCTGCTTGGATACGAGTCATCTCTACAAAGACATCAGCTTGGAACTCAGACTCTTTTGGAATTGAACGTAAGAACTCTTCGTTCAGACCAATTTCAAGTTGACCTTTAGCTTTGTCCTCTTTCAACCAAGCATAAGCAGTCAAATCATCACCTGCTTTGAATTGTTTACCGTCAGCAGTTACAAAGTCATGTTTTGCAATAACTTTGTACTTACCATCAAAGCGATCATGTGTTTCTTGGTAGTCATCTACAAACTTGTATTCGAACAAATCATCTGCTCTATTGCTTGGAATGAGTGTTCCAGCAAATGAGTAGTAGAATGTTTGACCTAAAGTAATCTTTTGACCATCTTTAGAATCTTTATCTCCAATAGAGATAACAACATCTTTCTTAGTTTCAAACTTAGGAATGTTGTTTACTACTGTTGTAGTTACTTCAGCAACTCCAAAGTCAATTTGATACGCAGTATTTTCATACTTACCACCAGTTTTACCAAACTGTTCTTTGACTTTCATTGGGTTGATAATGGTAATTGTATCACCAGTTTGAACATACTTAGCGTAGAACTCTTCAGGTTTCTCAGCTTCCCAAACTTGGAAGGCACCTTTCGGTTTAAATCCACGTTCAGTTAAAGCATTACGAACAACTTCTGGTGCTTTCTCAATGCTTTCGTAAATAGTGTATTTCAAACCTTTCACATCTTGACCTTTAGAGTCAGAAAGTTTAATACCCTCAGAAAGTACATCTAACACATCTTCTGGGTAATCATCAGCAATGAAGAAGCCTTGTGCAATACGAGATTTATCAGCTTGGATACCCTTATATTGTGAATAATCAGCAGTTACATGATAGTAGTTAGTTGAGCCTGCAAATACTTGCTTACCATCAATGTTAACCCCAACTTTGTTGAAGTTCGCTTTCTTAGGACTTGGTTTTACAACTTTATTCACTGTAGTTTCAGTTACCATTGCAAGACCGAAATCAAGTTGGTAAGCAGTGTTCTTGTACTCAGCTACTTTACCTAACATTTCTTTACGAACTGTCATAGGGTTAGTAATTGTAAGAACTTCACCTGTGCGAACATACTTGTTGTAGAACTCAGTTGGGTTTTCAGCAGTTAATACTTGAATTGAACCTTTAGGTGTGTAACCAGCAGATTTAAGTGACTCTTGAACTCCTTTAGGAGCGTCTGTGAGTGTCTTATAAACTGTAGATTTCAAACCAGTAACGACATTACCTTTAGAATCTTTTACAACAATCTCTTTTTCATTGACTGATACCGCTTCTTCTGGGAAGTCATCAACAATGTGGAAACCATTTGCAATTCTGTCGGCATCTGCCTCGATACCCTTGTATGAACTATAGTCAGCAGTTAAAGTGTAGTAGTTAACTGTTCCAGCTACTACTGGGCGACCGTTAATGTTCACACCAACCTTATTCAAGTTGCGTTTGTGAGGGTTTGTCTTAGGTACGTTGTTTACTACTGTCTCAGTCTCAGCAATCAAACCAAAGTCAAGTTGGTAAGCAGTGTTTTGGTACTTAGCTCCTGTCTTGTTCAAATGAGCAAAGACAGTCATCGGATTCTTAACAGTTAGAGTTTCACCTGTTCTTACATACTTGTTGTAGTAAGCTACTGGATCAACCGCTTCAAAAACTTGAATTGCACCTTTAGGTTGAATGTTTCTCTTAGCAAAGGCTTTTTGAACCTTTTCAGGAGCATCTGCTAAAGAGTTGTAGATAGTTTGTTTCAAACCTTCTACTTCATTACCTTTAGAATCAAGAACTTTCACATCTTTTTCATTGATAGATACCGCTTCTTCTGGGAAGTCATCTGCAATGAAGAAACCATTTTGAATCTTATCATCATCTGCTTCAATACCTTTGTATTGGTCGTAGCGGATTGTCAATTCATAGTGGTTTGTAGAACCTGCAAGCACTTGTTTACCGTTAATATCAACATGAGCTTTGTTAAAGTTCGCTTTGTTTGGTTTAGGAGCTGGTACACTGTTTACAACAGTCTCAGTGACTTTCGCAGAACCAAAGTCAAGTTGGTAAGCAGTATTCTCATACTTCGCACCTGTTTGGTTCAAGTGAGCTTTAACTGTCATAGGTACAGTAATTGTCAACACTTCCCCTGCTCGAACGTACTTGTTGTAAAATTCTGTACGATTTTCAAATTCAATAACTTGAATAGCACCTTTTGGTTGATACCCTTGAAGTTTGAGAGCTTCTTGTACCTCTTTAGGAGCATCTGCTACAGACTTGTAAATCTTAGAGTTATAACCTTTAACTTCTTGACCTTTAGAATCAACAACCTTAATCCCTTTAGGTTCAATATCTACTGCTTCTTCTGGGAAATCATCCACATAGTAGAAACCTTTCGCTACACGTTCTTTTTCAGCTTCAATCCCCTTGTAATCAGAATAATCAGCAGTAAGTGTGTAGTAGTTTGTAGACTCTGCAAGAACTTGTTTACCATTGATGTTCACACCTTTAGCATTCAAGTTTTTCTTATGTGGGTCAGTTTTAGGTACACGATTTTCTACAATGTCTGCTCGGTAGCCGTTACCAAAGTCTACTTGGTAAGCAGTATTTTGGTAAGATGCACCTTTACGGTCAAGCGACTGTTTCACACGCATTGGGTCTACAATCGTTACAGAATTACCTTTGGAAACGTACTTGTCAAAGAACTCTTGTGGGTTATCTGCCATAAATACTTGGAAAGCACCTTTAGGTTTGATACCGCTCGTTTCAAGAATTGCTTTAATACGAGCATCTTTCACTTCTTCTACAGAGTTGAAATGATATTCTTTAATACCTTTAACTTCTGCACCGTTAGAGTCGAACGCACGAATTTCTCCACGCTCAATATCAAGAGCTTCTTCTGGGTAATCTTCAACTACACCAAAACCTTTTTGAATAGCATCTGAACCACTCTTAATACCTTTGTATTTACTGTAGTCCATAGTTACATGGTAGTAGTTCAATGAACCAGCAAGAACTTGTTTACCGTCAATTTTCACACCATCTTTATTGTAGTTTACTTTCACAGGTTTTGTTCCACCCGGTGTTGTAACCTCTACAATATTAGAGTATGCTTCGTACTTGTTGTTCAAGTTCAAGTGGAAGTTATTCTTATAAACCGCGTTATCGTTTGTAACTTCACCATAAACCTTCAGTAATGGAACTTTGTACGCAGTTGAAAGGTCTGCATTCGCTTTAGTGATACCACTTTCTTTCAATACACCCATTAAACGGTGTGCAGACTCATCATAAGTAATTGTGTAATCACTATTTTGAGCCTGTGTTTTCGCAAGATTTAAATGATATCCTTGTGGTAAATCATCACGAATTTCATAAATTTCAGTCACTTCACGGTTTCTTGAAAGTGGTTTTGTTTCCAATTCCCAAACAACTTCAGACATCTTAGGAACATTTGATTTGTTCACATTTGTTCCGAGATTATTCTTCACATACTTCTCAACTGCCGGAGACATTCTCAAAGTAGTGTAACGAACGTTAATTGTTCTAGGTTTTACTGTCTCTGGAATTGGTTTCTCCGTAGGTTTAGGAGGAGCTGGCGGAAGTGGAACATGAGGTACATCTGGGGTCTCCGTAGGAAGTGGACTCAACGGAGCAATAGGTGGTGGAGTTAGAGGTGTTTTATCTTTCTCTTTGTAAGTTGGATTGTTTGGCTCTTTCTCCGTAAACTCAGATGGTTTTGGCGGTTCTGTAGGCAGAGGTTCATGTTTTGTGTTCTCTGTTACAGATACCGGTGGTTTCTCTGGTTTAGGGATTGGTTTTGCAATCGTATCTTTTTCTTTTTGAGTTAAAGTTGGAGGCACTGGTGGGTCTACTGGTTTTGGTGGAACAATTTTATCAACTACTGATTTACCACCCCATAGTTGGAAAGAATAACCTGAACTGAAAATTGTAGAGTCATCTTCAGCAGGTTTACCATTTGCCTCATTATATTTATTTATATACTCTCTATATGCAATCGCGGCTGCCTCAGAGTAAGGAACAAGTGACCTATCAGCATTTGCTAAGTAAGATAAGTGTTGTTTCGAACCATAACCTACACTTAGAATGGTACCTTCAGGTGTGTCGTCATAGTTATTAACATCAAGATAATAAGGTTCACCCTCCTTCCACCGATTTAAACCAGACTCATCATCTGAACCGTGAACCCCATCTGATAGTTTTTTACCTGCCCAAAATGTTTCGCCTCGAACAGTTACTTCTTTTACAAGTGAACCGGTAGGATTTACTACAGCACCTACAGTTCCATCGCCATAAGTATGACGAACTGCTTGGTTGTAGTCAACGTCTGAATAAATTGTAATAACACCTAAATTAAGTGGCTTACCGGTGTCTTCATCGAAGTATTGGATATCAAAATCTGGATTAAGGTAGTTGTAAGGATCCATCCCCACAACTGCACGCTCACCTTGAGACCCATCCATATACCAACCAATTCCTAAACTAGAATGGGTGTAAGCATTACCTTTAATCTTAAATTCTGGAACTGCATCAGAAGTTACGGTTAGCCTAGCAGAGATAGTCTTACCTGACTTAGTTCTACCAACATTATGTAATGTAAAAGCAGAACCTTTTGTGATGTTAGTTAATACGGTACGTCGAACCCTATCAGGTAAGCGAGTGAACCCAGTAGAACTTCTATGAGTTTCATCTTCTATCAGACCTTTGTCGATAGTTAACCTTGTCTCTTTATTTGCACCAAGAACACCATCCACTACCTCAAGATCTTTGATTGAAGGGTCAAATACTGCAGTTAATTTAGAGTAATAATCTATGCTTCCACGTTTAGACTCATCAAATTCACCTACAATTTTAACTCCACCACCTTGACCTTGGAGTGTTTGCTTGTTGTACTCAGCTAATTTACGGTCATAGTCAGCTTTTTCTTGGTCATACTTAGCTTTTGCTTTAGTGTAATTACGGAGAGATTTATCGTACTCATCTTGTTTAACTTTATTATCCGCATCGATATTCCCATTATGCGCGTTCAATTCAGCTAGAGCTTTCTCATAGGCTTTTTGAGCATCTTCATTCTCTTTACGGATACGAGCATTGTACTCATTACGAGTAGCAGTCTCTTTGTTGTAGTTCGCTAGATTTGTTACGTTTTCTTTGTCGATTTGTTCATTACGAAGTTTTGCAGCAGCAAGGTCTTTTTCATACTGTTTCTTTTTCTCTAAGTAAGTAGCCATATCCGCTTCAGCAATATGCTTACGCTCTGTCCACTTACCTAGCTCTTCTTCATATTTCTTCTTAGCCGCTGCATTTTCTTTGTCGATGTCTGCATTTTTCTTGTTTTGATCAGCTACTGCTTTTTCAAATTGAGACTTAGCAGCATCATTTTCCTTTTTAATACGGTCATTCTCAGCTTGTACTGCTGCAACTTGAGCTAAATATTGACCATGTTTTGCTTGATTGTCTTTATCAATCTGTGCGTTTTTATCATTAGCAGTTTTGAGGTCTGCTTGATATTTCGCATGAGCATCTTCATAGTCTTTCTTAGCTTTTGCGTTTTCTTCTTTGACAGTCTTAATCTCTTGGTTACGAGTTGCGACTTCTTCTTTGAAACGGTCAGCTTCTTTTTTCACAACTTCTGCTTGGTTGTCATAGTTTTTCTCAACTTCTTTTTGACGCTTTTCCAAGTCAGAAGTACTAGTTGCAGTACCACCATCGGCTGGTGTATCCTCGACAACATTCAAGCCTGCGGCTTCCGCTTCGGATACCGCTTTCTCTACTTTGTCACGGTTGACTGTTACATCAATCGTTCCTTCTTTTGCTTTCGCACTTTCTTGACTTTCTAAGGCATTAGAAGTTGGTGCGCTTTGCACTTGTTTAGCGTTTGTAGCGTTAGTTGTTACTTCATCTGCATGTACAACAGTACCACTACTCAAAGCAGTACCTAAAGCTGCAAGACCTAAAATAACCCCACAAGCGCCATAATGTTTCACTTTACGAATACTTCCGTATGTTTTTGTTTCTGCACTTCTACTCATGTAAAAATCATATCCTTTCTTCTACATAAAGTTCTTTAGTAGGCGAAACCTACTAACCAACCGTCTAAACAAACCTCATTCTAAACAATAACAAGAAACGAGCTTGTTTCTACTTTGACGATTGTAACACAAAATAAAAAAGCAGTCAAGATATTTAATTTGACTGCTTTCATTTTTTTTTCAATTTGTGGCACGCATTTAATATACTAAGTTAGGTATAAGTTAGGTGAATATTAGTAACCGCAATTAAAAGGGAGAACTATAAACCTACTGAGGTTAAATACTCTAAAGTATTTACACCGTTAATGTCTTGGGGAAAATACATATTCAACTGACGTTTCATTAAACTCCACTGTGGTGACATATCTAAAACAGTCCAATTTGACAATTCAGACTGTAGCAAATCAACAAACTTAACTACATCAAAATCGTAAGGATACCACTCTACCGCTTTGCTATTACTTTTTAGAGTAGTTCCGAAAGGTTGCATTTTTATCTGTTTATTTCTATGTAGATAAACTCTCTTTAGAAATAAGGAATTTTCTCCAACCCCTAAACTAAACCCTTGGTCAAACAATAGAGAAGTTCTATAACATTTTAAATCAAAATCGAACATCAAACCAAAATTTTGGAAATGTCTGTCCGTATTGATAAAGATAGTATCTAAGGTTATAAAAGCTGAGAAATACTTATAACTTTCTTCATACGAAACTTGACCGCCTGTGTACCAAGCAATCATGTTCTGAACCTCAGCAGCACGTTCTTTAATGGACAGTCTGTAATAGAGTTTATCTATCCAATATTTAAACACTAACATACGACGATCAGCACTAGATTTATGTATATTGTGTTTATTGATTCGTTCAACTAAATCAAAATTAAAAGTATAAAGGTAATCTAACACAATCTGAAACATAGGAATAAAAGAATACCGAGGTTTGTAAGAAGGACTTTTACTTATATTGGGAAAAATATAACGATACGGTACAAAATCTTTAAAGGAGGTAGACTCTAAAAATAGAGAAATTAAAAACTCAGATAAAGCTTCACCCCCATGATAATCTACTTTTAAAAAATAGTCACCTTCATATCGTTTAGGCTGGTTTCCTTTAGGTGAAAGACTCATGACATAGCACCTCCTGCGCGTAATACATCATAATAGGTGCGAAAATCTTTGTTATAAGGTTCTTCAAATTCAAGCCAAAAACCATCTTCAACATCACAAGCTCTATGCGAAAGTAACTCATCTAATAATGTAGGTTTCTCTTTCCCAATAATTTGACGTCTCCCCCAATGCTCAGGTATTCTACGAGACTCCAATTCCCCAGTGAAACCTCTATTTGTTAAATCGTAAAATGTAAATCTATTGGCTAAAAAAGCATCTACTACCTCAGAATTTACTACCGAGTTATCATCTAATACTAATTTAGCAACATCTGTATCATAGTGTTTCAAAGTAGCTTTTAACTTCATACAAAACCCCTTAAAGTTAATACATTTATCTTACCACAAACAAACCAAAAAGTCAAGAGCGGATACCCTTGACCTTTTATTTTATAAGAAGTGGAGCAGTTGTAGTAAGTAAGCAACTAATACAAAAACAACTATCACTGAGAAGATAAATCGTAGGCTTTTCCTAATGACTTTTAGAATAAGACCTAATATAAATCCTATTACCAGTAACGTAATAAAGCTCATAGTCTCGCCCTTTATTTAAAGAAACCTACAATCGAATCCCACAAAGACTTTACAAAGTTTCCTGCTTTCTCAAATACTCCATGCTCCTCAGCAGACTTCAAGAACTTACTTACACCTTCAGCAATATTGTCTTTCAAGTCGCCTAACTGATTTAAAACCTCTTTAGAGTCGATGGCAGAAGTTTGTTGATACCCCTTAGCGAATTGAACAAGTTGAGAGACTTGTTCATCTGAGATAATACCATCAAGCTTGTTGTCTTTTAGAGCTTTCTTTACAATCTGCTCAACTTTCTTATCATCAGCAACTTGACCTTTGTTTTGCTTTTCTTTTGCTAATTCAGTTTTAATCTGAATTAGAGCGTTATCTAACAATTTACTGTCAAAACCTTTTGCGTCCTTATTCGCTTCAGCAATTTGAGCCGTTGTTGAAACTTCTTGGTTGGCAATCTCAGTTCTTTTTGCATCTACTTCTTGACCGTTTACTTCCAAAGCTTTAGAAACACCCACCAAAGCAGACTCACCTGTTACTTTTACAGGGGCAGACACTTCAATCGCTAAATCTGTTGCCCCTGCAGTAATTGCAGCATTGCGATATTGAGTCTCAGTTACACGTGTAATATTATCTGGAGTCACAATTTTTACTGTGATACCCTTGCCTTTGTCTTGTTTGGCTACCAAGGTAGAAGAAATCAAAGAGACACCACTAACATCCGACTCATTCATATACTTACCGTAGTCTTTTTCAGAAACTACTTGGCGCTTTACATTTGCGACATCATGAATATTGAAAGATTTATTGACTTCTTCAACCTGAGAGTCGGTCAGACTACCACCATAAACCAACGTGGGTTTGCCCCACTTCTCGTCAATCGTGTCTGTTTGAATGCTTGCGTGTGCGACTTGTGTTCCAAACCCAAGAGCTAGGAGGGATAAAGCGGATACCGAGAGTAATTTGAGTTTATTCATAATAAAGTTCCTTTTTGCTTATTAACTTACCTATCTGTAAGATTAAAAGTATTATATCACTTATTTATACTATTTGCAAGAACAAACAAAAATAGGACACCGTCTTACCGTTGCCCCGTCAAAAAGTTAAACTTTTTATTTGTAAAATCATTATATCACAAACGAAAGTAATTAGCAAACATAATTAGTAAACTCAGTTTATTATTTTAAAGCTTTTGTTACTGCTCTTAGGCTTGCATTATATTCAATGCGTGAGAAACCCATTTGTTTGGCTAGTGGATAGTAGCTTTTCTGAAGTAAATCCAATAATGCATCTTCAGAGTCATAATTTCTACCGAACCAAACTACGTCATTATAAAGTTCACCTAACCAACATAATTCTTTAATTGAAGTCAAGTCGTCAAAGAGCCAACTTCCATTGCCGTCACCTTCTGCAAATTGTAAATCATGAGACTTACTTTTCATGCGAGAATTGACATTCACAGTTAATATAGCCGTGTTTCGGTAATTCTTACTAGTGGTTCGAAACTCAGTTTTTGCAGTGGTTCGGAACAATTTTAATTGATACCCAATAGTGCCTGATGGTTTGTGATAAGTTAAAACATAACCATTGGCATCATAAGAGAATACAAAGCAATTTTTCTTAATTGGTTTTTCTGGGAAAGCTTGCATTAAAGCTAAGTAATTTGTTTTTGCTACCACAATCAAACGAGTTAAAAAGTCTGCGAACTTAACTAGTTCTTTTGTTCTTTCGTCTAAGTCTTTGTAATTCATGAGAGTACACCCAATCTACTAACTCTGAAAATACCCTAATTTGTTGTAAAGATGTGTCTGAAAGTCTAAGTCTTTGTTAATCTCAGTAGTCGGGATTTTCATATCTTTAGCTAATTTCAAGGCTTGGTCTACCAAATCCTCAAAGAGAACATTCCCTAGACTTTCGTAAGCTAAAAGGTGCCAGTCGTTGTCACTTTCATAGACAATATTTCCATCTTCATCAAATACAAGGTCTGCAATCTTATAAACAAAGGAGTCTTCAAAAGATAGACCACGTTTATTTGCTTTATACTCTGCAAAGAGTTTATTTTCTTGGAGTTTAATTAAAACATACTTAGACATTTTTGAATTTTTAGTATGCAAAATTAAACGTAATGTATAATCATCTAAACGTTCTACGCTCCACCTTGTAGAACCTCTGTCATAAGCCATATTTGAGCTTTGCAAAGGAAGGTCTTGTTCATTTAGGCGACTCAACCTAACTAGTAACTTCGTAAAGTAAGCAAACTTAATTACTTTCTTGTCTGTTTCGTTCAATTCTTTAAACTTCATATTCACCACCAAACTTTCTACTTAAACCCACAACTTGTTTGTATTACTGTAAATTACTGTTAATCTGTTTAACTCTTGTGTTATCTTTTTCTGAGAATGACCTAAATCCGTAGCTAAAGGTACCGTTAAGGATACCAACTCTAAGAATAAAGGAGTTTCTACATTAGCATAAGCAATCAAACTTAGTTCTTCATTCAAGTCAATCGACTAGAAATCATCAGTGTCATTTATATCTGCTAACTTAAATTCAATCCAATCATCTTCATATTGACTAGAGCTGCCAAAGAAACCTAACACCCAACTTGTAGGAGTTTGTCTCAACTGAATATGTTGGTAAATCTTACCTTGTTTCACTTTGACTATATCACGAAAGTCTGGATCACAATAATCAAGTTCTACAAAGGTACGAGAATTAGGTACCTTTCTTAAATCGTATATGACTTGTAAAGGAGAGTCATCAGCAGAACCGTGTACTAAATCAACTAGCAAACTACATAGATAATGAAATTTAATTTGGAGTTTGTTTGGTTCGTCTAAATCTTTGAATTTCATTTGAAAACCTCTTAATCTTTAATGAATTTAGTAATTATTCATAAAGGAAGTCCCGTTAGCTACAGTAAACCATTTTGTACCTTTATTGTCGCGAACATGAGTCATACCCTCATTTCGTTCATTCCAAAAACGAATATGACCGTTCTTACCTAGTTCACTTGCACGTTCTTTCGTTAAGTTGAACAATTCATCGTCCCATGTAAGTTCATTTAAACCAACCCTTCTACGCTCTTCATTTACCAATTTCAAAACCTCTAAACCTACATTTTTATGGTTAATGTAAGTTCCGTTATTAAACTTTGCAATCGTATCTTCCGATAATGGAGCATTTGCAATCGTAACATTCGACCAATTCTTAGGGTTAGCTAAAGTAATGTTGTTTTCAAGAGACTCATCACTCGCTCTACGGTTAATTTCATCTTGACCTAAAGCTTTAATCTCCTCTCCAGTGAGCGTAATATCTTGACGAAAATCTACAATATCCATTTCTGAAGTATGTTCATGCAAACGATAAAGGCCTTCTTCACCCTTATGACTACCAACTGGTTTTGTACCATAACGATACACATGGTAAACGGGATCAGTCGTTGTGTCACTTTTCAAAGTGCTATTTAAAATAGTACCATCTTCTGCTACAACATCTTCATAAACTTTAGTAATGTTACCCTGATGACCGTTTACAATCTTAGCTTTAGTTCCAACTTCTCTACGGAAGTCTCCTAACTTTAAAAAGACAGTTGCAATCGGGGTGACATCCTCTCTACGGACAATCTTGAACTTGTACTCTGGTGTAGTACCTAAAAAGACTTCTGGCTCGCCTTTTTCAAATACGATACCGAGGGGTTTCTTTGGCTCTACTAAAGGTTCTCCTTTTTCAGAGACAAAACCAAAAGGTAATTCCTCTCGAACCTCTGGGTCACCCTTTTCAGACAAAACATAAGTTGGATTTTCTTCTTGCACTAAAGATTCACCCTTCTCAGACAGAATATAAGTTGGTTTTTCTTCTTGTACTAAGGGCTGACCTTTACTTGTAATCGTAAGCTCTTGTTTAGCAGGTTGAACTAAAGGCTCTCCTTTTTCAGTAATTACCAACTCTTCGAGAGGCGTTTGAATTTCGGGGAAACCCTTTTCATATTTCACTTCTGCAATCGGAGTAGAAACTGGGGCAGTATAAATTGGTAATTCTTCTTGGACAAGCGGAGTTCCTTTTTCTGAAACAACCCCTACTGGGTTGTCAGGTTGAACTAATGATTCTCCCTTTTCAAAAAGCACATAAGTCGGATTTTCTTCTTGGACAAGCGGAGTTCCTTTTTCTGAGATGATACCGACTGGATTCTCGTCTTGAACTAGAGGAGTTCCTTTCTCAGAAATCACATACTCTGGTTTTGTGTCTTGTACTAATGGTTGACCTTTCTCAGACACAACACCAACTGAGTTTTCTTCTTGTACAAGTGGAGTGCCTTTTTCTGAGACGACACCTGCTGGTTTCTCGTCTTGAACTAGAGGAGTTCCTTTCTCAGACACAACGTAAGTAGGATTTTCCTCTTGGATTAGAGGAGTTCCTTTCTCTGAGACTACTCCAATAGGGTTTTCGTCTTGAACAAGTGGGGTTCCTTTTTCCGAAACTACACCTACAGGATTTTCCTCTTGTACTAAGAAGGTTCCCTTTTCCGAAACGATACCGACTGAGTTTTCCTCTTGCACCAAAGGCTGACCTTTTTCATAAACAACCTCTGGTTGGGTTGGTTGTAGTGTTTCCACAACGGTTGGAGTTGTTGGTTGTTCTACTACTCTATGAGTCTCAACTACTGTCTGTTGTGTTGGTTGTTCCACTACTTTAGGAGTTTCAACTACACTCGGTTGTGGTGTTTCTACTACGGTTGGTGTAGTTGGTTGATGGGTCTCAACTACTGCCGGTTGCGTAGGTTGTTCAGCTACCGGAGGTGCAGTTGGGGTTTCGGACACCGAAGGTTGAGTTGATTGAGGAGTTTCAACTACCATTGGAGTTGTCGGTTGTTCCACCACTCTTGGTTGTTCTACTACCTTTGGTTGCTCTACTGCTCTAGGTTTCTCTACTACTCTTGGTCGTTCAACTACCTCTGTAGGTTGGCTTTGCGGAACGGTTTGAACTCGTGGAGCTTCTGAAGATACCGCAGTTGGAGTTTTTGGAGTTTCTTTTCGAGGAACCGAAACCGTTATTTTCTTGGTTTGGTTCAATTTAGAAACATCAGCTTTTTCAATTGGTTCACTTACTCTTCTTACAGTTGTTGTAGGATTTAAAGTTCGAGGTGTATCCTTAACCTTTTCACTAACTGTAGTTACCTGTGGAAGTGCGACATCTTCTTCTTGTGCTACCTCTTTCTGTTTCTCTTGAATACTTGGAACATTCGAAGTTGAACTTGCGTCCTCTCTTGGTTGACCTACTATTTCATCTTCTTTCTTCTCTGAACTTGTCCGACTTGGTTTTACACTCTCATCAGATTTACTTGGAATTTCCGTAGAAGAAGGGGATACCGAAGGTGTGCTTGAAGCTTCTTTTACTTTCGGTGTGGGTTTACTTGTTGTTTCTGTATTGTCTTGGGTTGGAGTTGCGTTAGGCTGAGAAGTAACCGCAATATAAGTACCTCCCACAACCGCACTTGCTGCAGCACCAGATATTAAAATATTTTTAATAGATGACTTCATGTCTCTAATTCCTCATGTTCTAATAATCTCCTAATCTGTCTAAACTAAACTGTGTACGACCTGTTCCGCTCTCCAAGTCGAAATTAAAGCAGAAAGAAACTGATGTAAGAAATAATTTTTGCTCAATTCTAAATCCAATCCGCTATAAGAATATTTATATCAAAACAAAAGTAGAATTTGCAAGCCTATTCCTAAATTTGCATTGAAAGAGCATAAAAGGACTTGGCAATTTATGAAAACCCTTGACTCACCTACTTTTAAAGCACCTAAATCATATATGCTCTTTTAATAAAGTTTCAAAATAAAGTATAAACAACTTCGATATTTAAATTAGTTTTAACCTTAAAAGTATTAAAACTCAAAGAAAACAAAAAGACCACTAAAGGAAAATATCCATTTTAGTAATCTTTCTTTACTTATTTTTCTTCTGACTCTGAGCTAGAATCCTCATCGGAACTGATGATACCGTAAGAAATCAGAGCTTGAATGTGGTTCTGCACAAAGTCTCGGACTTGAGGATTGTCTTGTTCTGTCCTCTCCAAGTTAAGGAACTGTTCACTCTTTAAAGTTTTCTCAGTTATAATACGCATGAAATTGAAGAACAATTCCATTGCGATTTCATCTTTTTCTACACCTAATGCAGAAAGAGAACCATCTGCATCAAATAGACCAACACCTTGCTTCAATAATAGCTCGAAGGCTTGATAGATGTATTCTTTTGGTACTGCAAGATAAGAAGAACCTACAATTCGGTCTTTGTAACCACTATGGAGCGACAACTCAAAAACCCCTTCTACATTCTTCTTATCTTGCAAGAGCTTTTGGTTGAAAAGCATAAGGTTTTTCAATATCTCATCTTTCTTTTTAGAGGTGAATTTATTTTCTTGTTGTTGACTCATCTAATCGCTTTCCTTATCTGTTTCTTCTTGGGGAGCTACTTGGACTTCAGGGAGTGTTTGCGGATACCCAACAATTTCTCCCACTCTTAAATTCGCAACTGCTTCATGACCTTCTACTAAGGCTTGTTTCTTTTGGTATTGCTTGATTTTCATGGTATTTCTATAACCCGTTCCAAAATAAAGCTCTACATAATCTAATAAAGACACATAAACCATACGGACACACTCATCATCTTTTCCACACGAAACAGTTGAGTTTGAAAAAATAGACATAGACTGATTGAAACCAACGGGTAACACCACCCCATCTGCTATCTCTGGGTAAACCACTTCAAAGAGTAAGTCAGCCAAGCTAATCGCTTGACCTTTTAAATCGTACCCTACTACTTTCCAAAGGAGTTTGTACTCCACCAAATAATCAAAAGTCTCTAGTAAAGAGTGTCGATTGAACTGCACTCTTTGAGACTTAAATTCTTCTATGCTTAACGAACCGTTCGCTAAGCTCTTAAATTCTGTTAAAACAGTCACACCAACACCTCACTTTACCTGACTTCATTTTCTTTTAATCTTCTAAAGAACTATAAATGTTCTTAAATAATGCTTCTAAGCACGGAACTGCAATCGAGTTTCCTGCTTGTTTGTATAATTGCAAGTCGGACAAACCGACTGCTTTTGCTTTACTATAATCTCCGTAAGAGAACCCCATAAATTTCCAGCACTCGCCGGGAGTTAGATACCGCATAGAATAGAAACCACTCAAAGGTTTCTGTTCTTCTGTCTGATTATCAGACAACATCAAAGCTAAGTTGAACAAACCTTGAGGTTTGTTTGCAGTCTTCTCAGACAACCACAAAACCGTTGGGTCTTTTGCAAGTTCTTCTCTTGTCGAAAAAAGACCGCGCTCATATTCTACAAACGGACGAGCTAGAGGGTCACTTGCATCTGACGGATATAACTTAGACGGAACCTCACAACCAACACCCTCTACAACTGTTTTAGGGTACTTATAGTCCGAAGCTAACATGCAGCTTACTTTTCCTGTCGGAAAAAGGCACTGAGTTCGCATTCCAATCGACTCTTTAATGGTTGAAGGGTCAACATCTTCTAACCCTTGCTCTTTCAATTTGTCTAGCTTGTAGTCAACTGGTACATTGAATCGACCGAGGTAATGCACGATACCCTTATCTCTTAGTTCATAAGTAAAACGGTCAATGTTGTACTGCTTGTGCCACTTCTTAGTGTCTAACTCGCTACCCAACAAGGGAGCCATAGTTGCACCATCATCAAAGCCGTTCGGAAAACGATACGGTTTATGTTTGCCTAAAATCGAAACTACAAAGACCCTCTCTCTATTCTGAGGGAGTCCAAAGTCTTTGGCATTAAGAACTCCGTAATAGTTCGTATAACCTAAACCTCTCAAAAATGAAAGCCAAGAGTGGAAACCGTCTCGAAACTTAGCACTATTTAGAGCTTTTACATTCTCTAGTAACAAAGCCTTTGGTTTCTTACCCTCAATTAAGCGCTGACACTCCCACAAAAGAGAAGAGGAAGTTCCAGAGCCTTTCTCAAACCCACGTTGTTTTCCTGCGGAACTCAAGTCCGTGCAGTTATGAACGATACAATTTTGAACAGTAAAGGAATGATTATCTTTTACGCTAATGTCATAAACATTTGACTTGTAAGGGGTGTAACTAGCCGATTCTACGGATACCCAAACATGGCTGTCCTCGAAAATCATGGTATCTGATTTAGTTTTCAATTCACTAAAGGTAATTGTGTAATGGTAGTTCTCAGACTCAATTACCTTAAATGGAACTCTGTTAGCTTTTAGAACTAATTGGCTCAACCCATAAAAGAGTTCTTTTCCTGTAACAAACAAAGCAGAGGTAAACTCAATCGTTTGTCCTGAGACGCTCTGAAATCCCCATAGGAGCGCTCGGAGTTGTGGGAGGGGTAATTCCACCCACTGAGCTTGAAAACGCAATTTACGGTGTTTTAAACCGCTCTCACGCAGATAAGTTACAAGAGCACAATCTCGGATACGGAACTCAACTTGTGAAGTGCTTAAATCTCTGTAAGAAGTGTCAAACAAGTAAGCAGTTAGAATATTTAATAAACCAAAATGTTTCTTATCTACTTTGAGAATAACCTCTTCACCTTTTAAGGTAAAAGGAAAAGCTAAAAGAACCCCTACCAATTTCCAAAAGTTTAGCTCTTGGAACTTGAGTTCCAGTGAGGGATACCCTTGTGGGAGTTGAGACTCTTTGTTAATTGGAAAACCTAAGTAATCTGAGGTCGTTAACTCACGTGCTTCTTTCCATTGAGGAGAACTCAATCCACCTTCTAATTTACTACGAACATAGAAAGGGTGGTTTTCTGTAGTTGAAATCTCTCTTGTAAGCTCAGAATCGATTGAAAACAAAGGTTTTAACCCTTGATTGTAAAAAGCAGTTACTTCTTTGTACTCCCCTGTGTGAGTTAAAACCAAGTCACCTACAACCACAGTCTTAATAGGAACGTAACCTTTGTCTTTTACAAAGACTAAAGAATCTCCTGTGAAACAAGGGAAAGAGTAAGTAAACAAGTCGAAATCTGGTAAGTCCTCTGGTTGCAACTTTGAAATATCTCCAAAGTTGGGAGTTTCCCCATGAATCGCTTCATAGGCTTGATGAGCGAATTTGTCTATTTCGGACACCCCTACAACCTCATAGTCAACCCCTAAGTTTCGTAAAGCCATGTGTTGGCTTCCTACTCCTGCAAAGGCTTCGAACACTTTTAAATGTACCATACTTAGACAATCTCCTTCGTAAACATACCTCGGACTCCGTCAAATCGACTGCCGACATTGGGATACACTGCTACTAGGATAGTATTTTCTTTCAACTCATCAATGGGAAAACCTTTTTCTTGCAACCTATTATAAGTACCAAAGGACACTCGATCTACTACCGTAAAATCAAAACCTTTCTCATCACCTTCCATAGGAGAGAAAATCAAAGTGTACTTCATCAATCAATCCCCTCTCTAAATGTGGATTTGGAACTTAAGAGCTTCAACCGTCAGTAAAGCCAAGTCCAACGGTGGAATGATATAATCAGCACCGTATTCTAAAGGTTCTAATAGTCGATATGGTTTTCTTCGGAGTTTTGGCTCGCGCATCTCCAAGAAAGCACCATTTAAGTTCATAGCTCTATATCTATCCTTAAACTGCTGACCCTCTTCCTCAGTCAAACCATATTTCATTAAGACTGAAACCATTTGTTCAACTTGTTCAGTCGGTTCTTCAATCTTCACAAACCAATCTTTTGCTATAAACAAAGGAGAGAGACCTTCAGTTGAAAAAGGAACTTCGGCTAGACTAGGTAGAGTATATCTATCAACTTGGCGCTTGTAAGGCAAAATCGGATACCGCTTACCTGTAGGTTTATACTCATAGAAGACCTCGCTTGGTTCATAACGGAACTCTTTGAACTCACTATCCGAAGCTGCTTGTTCAAGAATTTCAACCAAGCGTTTTGGTTTTCGATAGAACCCTTTCATACAAGGAATTGTATCAGAACTATCTCCACGGATAATCTTAGTTGCTAACAAAGTGTTATAGTCTGCAAACCCGCCTAACTTCTTAACAGAAGACTTACGCTCTAACATACGTTTGTAAGTGCGAGGAGTAATTTGCTCGTAGTTGTTGAGTTCGGGATACCCTTGTTCTGCGTAGGTTTGTGTTGCTGGGTACATATAAACAGACACTTGGTCATCAACTAAAGGAACCATATCCAAATCTCCAGTCAATACACAGATTGGGTTATTTGGGTACTGAATTTTAGCAACTCTCACCGCTTCTGCAATCAAATCATCTGCTTCGTAATTGTCTTTCTTTAGGATACAGACTCCAATCTTCTTCAAAAGAGTTAAACAGAGTTCCGCAGAGTTCCACCAATCTGGTGCTAACTTCGGACGACCTGATTTATAAGTTCCACCTTTACCCTCACGTTTCAATAAATCTTTCATATACTCTTTGCGAGACCAAATCTTAGAGTCAGCACAAACCACCATAGGATTATATCCTGCTCCTGAAAGTCGGTTCGCAAAGAACTTCAACATTGCAGACAATACCGTAGTATCTACTACAACTGTTTCTGTATAAACAGACCCCATAGAGTCTAATCTCTCAACTTCTACCTCCGCAGACAAAGTGACACCTTTGGCACGCATTCCTTGGAAATACTTATGTACTAAGTGGTTAAAGTCAACCACCCAGACGATTTTTGACATATCTAAGTTATTCATCTTATTTTTCTTTCTAATCGTTTTCTAAACTGACGACCGTTTGGACGTTCAATGAGAACTATTATAACACAAAAAGCGAGATTTTGCAAGTTAGATACCGCTAATTGAAAGTAAAAGAAAACTACGAAACGAGGTCGTAGTTTCAATCTTAGTTATTTCAACAAAGCTTTTTGTAGTATTAAATCAAGCAAGTCAGAGGTTAAAGTCGAATTTAACTTAGTGATGTCGCAAGAGGTGTGTAAAAATCGAGTCACTTTTTCAGACTTATTATAGCCAAAAGCAGAATAAACCTGAGTTTTCGCTTCGTGATAGTTAAATTTAACATAAAACTGCGAAACCTCCTTACCCACTTTAACATAAAAATCTAAACAAGCGAACCTATTTCTTAGCTCGGGATCTGAAAGCAAGGATACCGAGACTTCGACTTGTTGGGCGTTCCACTCAAATACTTGCGTTTTCAAAATAGGTAACGAAATAGACTCAAAACGTAAATTGTACTTGTACTTCCCAAACGTTTGAAACACAATTAAGTAGTGAGGTTGATTTAAAACCTTGTGAACGTAATCTTTAAAGTCTTCTTTATTGATAAACGAAGTAGAATCAACTTCCTCAAAGTATTTTCGTTTTATATCAGAATCTATATCTGCTAAATTCAGTTCATCAATATCAGGGTTGTAAAACATAAATATCTCCTAGTTATCGTTTAATCTTGTTCTTGCGCATGAACTTATCAATAGCGTGAGGAACTTCTAAAACAAGTTCTGTAGGACTGAAATAAACCTCAATTAAAGCTTCGATGGGGTCTTCTAAAGCATCACGTTCTTCCTTAGACCAATAAACATAGCTTGTGTAGGTAAAACCTTCTTCTGGGTGTCCGTTCTCTGCTTGATTAAATGGTGTACTCTCAATCCAGAACCCCTTGTACTCAAATTCTATCATCATAGTCTGTAAACCTTACTTCTGAAAAGCTTGAATGGGAATGAAATACTCACTCCATAAACCTAGTGAAACAAGGCAAGACTCTAGTTCTTCTAAGAACAACAGTTGATGTTCTTTCGAGATAGAAGAAACCATAATTGAACCTTCTTTATAGTTGAAATCACCCAAGCGAACTCCAAAGGTACTTAAATACTTCTGTTCATCTGCAAGTGAAAAATACCCTAAGTGACCATATCCATAACCTTGTGGACGCACTTCAAACGTATAACTATCTAGTTCGTCAAACTTAGTTTGGAAAGCTAAACGCTGAGTAGAGATAAATAGTTTAGATAAGTCCGTATCTATAGCTTTATCCTCACTACTTACTTTACCTTTTTGTGAATCCATCAAAAAATGTAAATACATACGAGTCAAACGAGCAAAACCATAACTTAACTCCAATTCAACATCTTTAATCTCTCTGTTGTGTCTCTGAGTTGACTCAATTTCCTTTACATACTCAGAAAGTTCACTAGTTAAATGAGAAATAAAGACTTCAGACCAATTCTCATATTCTTTAAATACATCATAATCACAATCTGAGCGCAAAACTTCAATGTGTTTCTTATCTAGTTGGGAAACAAAGGTTTCATAATCAATCCTCTCAGCTAACTCTAACACTATAGAATCTGCGAAATTAGGACGGCGATACCGGTAGGGAGTTAATTGAACTTGTACAGTGCCTTGTTTTGAAAAGGTAAAAGTTAATGTAAAGTAAATGGAACCGGAACTTCGTAGAAATACTAAACACAAACCTTTTGAATCTATTGTCATAATTCCGTTGTTCAATTTAAACTCGTAGGTACTCTCTGAACCTAACTCTAACCAAGTCTTTACTAGCGCAGAAAATATAAACTCTGTTTTCTCACATTCAGTTAAAGAGTAATTTTTATCAACTAAATCTCCCCAATGTCTTACCTTCATGAAAAGTCTCCTTTTTCTATTTTAATAAACCTATTATACCAAAGTAAATGGTTTTTGTCAACTTAAAACTGAGGAAAATCAAACCCAGCTAGGGATACCGAAGAACAAGAAAAGGAGCAAAAGCTCCTTTTGACTCTTAAAAAAAATTCAAATAAACTAAGCGATACCGAGAAACTTAATTTCGATAAATGACACTGTTTACGGAAGAATCTTCCAACCCAATGTATGTGACCGTCATAGTATGCGTATTTACCATCACATGACCATCAGAACAAATTTCAGAAGAACTTTGAGAAGACTTGAACAAAGCAAGTGACTCTTCTCGAACAACTTTAGCTTCTTTGTTTTCCAAAACAATCCAAAAGTCAGCATCACTAGAATCTGAGTCCACATAAAAACGAATGGGGTCATAATCAAAAATAGGTAAGATAATAGTGCCTAATGAGACTCGGCTTAGATAATAAATATCAATCGAACCAAGTTTTGAATCCGAAAAACCAATAAAGAGTTCCAGTTCATCATAAGTTGCAAATTGTAAATCAACGACATTTTTCAAAGACTCAACTCTCTTAAGCATACCAAGAATAGTCTCAGAGAGTTTCTTAAACGCGTCCTTTTTATACTTGTAGTAAGGTTTTGTTGTTACGTCCACAGTATTCACCTCAATCTCTTAAATCCAACAAATTAGTAGCAACCCCTACATAATAAGAAAACTCAGAAAGTAAACCAACCGTTTCAAACCCTTTAAACAATCCTTGAACCATCAAGTCCACTGCTTGCTCTGGGAAATTGTTTGCTAACTTTAAATAATCATCAAACGTAGCATGAGGGTTGTTTAAATTGAGTGTATCTCTAGCGATACCCCTAAAGTAATTCTCTACCGAAATGTAGCAATGACCTTGAGGTTGGTGTTGCATGAGAATACTTGCAAAAGTACAGTCGCTGCCTTTTCTCCATAAATGGAAAGTCAACTCATCTGGTCGAATGTACAAATTAAATTTATCGTTTACATCTCTTTTGAAAGGATGAGAAACTGTGTAGTTCTCTACCCAATTAGAGTAGACTTTCTCTGTTGCCATAATGGCAATCGCTAGTTGTGTTCTGTTGTCTAGTGTTTGGAACATGTTATCTTTTTATTAAATAACCTAAAAGGCTATTTCCTTTCTTTAATAAATAGTTCGTTAGTCAGTATCGTTAAACAATACCTACTCTAACTGGATGTAACACTACACCCTCTATCCCATCTGTAAATACATTAGGGAATACTTTTTTCATTATTTGAAATGCAGCATTGACATCTGCATTGATTTTAATTCCTCGATTACTTACAAATAACCCACGGTTGACACGTCTTTTCTTGTTATAATAAATTTTCTCCGGTAACTCATTATCTAAAAAACTTGTACCACTTGTATAAGATTCTTCAGTCAAACGGACTTGGATACCGCAGAGTTGTGCTTTGTAACAAATCTTATCAATCAGTTTTTGATGAGGAATGGAAACAAATGTTTGATTAGTCACCTTACCTAATGAACCAGATTGTTTCCAATTCTTATTATTTCCAATAACAATAGTATTAATTTGGTTTTCAAGAGCAAAATCAACGATATAACGACTTGCCTTATGTAAATAATCTTCTACTTTTAAATTACGCTTTTGAGTCAACCTATACAAACGATTTGTGTAATGCTGATTATTCATCTGTTTTGCGACACTCTGATATTGAGCCTTTTTCTTATTGTAGTATTGATTGTTCGATTTTAGACCTTTACCGTTGACAATAATGGGATTTAAACCTGTATTTGTGACAACAGTTGCTAAGTTATCTAAACCTAAATCAATACTCATATAGCGACCATTATCTGAACGCAGTTCAAACTCAACAGAAACACTATATACAATCTCCAAACCGAAAGACTGACCTTTAGGAACTATTCTAACTTGATTGATTTTCTCAAAGTTTTCTAAGGTTACACATCTTGGTTTAACAGTAAATCCACAAAAAGACCTAGGGAAGTGTAATAAATCACCCCTTTGTCTTACTTGTTGGTTTGTTACAATTAGAACCAGTTTCCCATCTTTTGGTTTATACTTTGGTAACTTTGGTTTTCCTAAATACTTGTCTTTATTCTTAGACCAATCTTTAATAGAATTAAAGAAAGACGTCCAATTAGTCTCCAACAAGCGCAAAACTTGTTGGGCAGATTGAGCTGCTGGCATATTGCGATAATCTGGGAACTCTAAATCTTCTCTTAAAATTTTATCCAAGTCTGAATACCGTAGCCACTTGCCTGTTTCTGCAAATTCATTGCGAACAAGATAATTTGCATGATTGTATAAGTTCTTTGCTAAATGAGTGTACTCACAAAACATATTGTAGTAAGGATGACTCTTTTTAATCACATGTTTTTCAACTTGTTGAATAAATGTCATCTTCAAGTAACTCCTTAATCAATTTGTTTTTATATTTACTGGATAATTTTAATGACTACTCCCTCTATTAAAATTAAAGCGAATTGCTCTTTTGAACTTAAAGAGTTAAAACCAGACATAGGATACCCTTCCTTCCTTATTACTTAACATAACCAAGACTTGTGTAAGCAGACCAAAGACCTGCTTGGGTTATCAAAGACTCAAATTCATTGATGAAATCTAACATATACTCACGTGAAATCAAACCTGACAAACGGTCTGCATCCTCATAGAACATACCTACTTCTGTAAACTCAGCCAATTTCCCATTTTGGTTTGAAAGTCTGTAAAGGTATTGATCTCGCTCACTAGTTGGTGCAATCGTAAAAGTATAATAAGCTTTATTGTTAATCAAAACAGAATACGAAAGACCCATTTTATTGACAGTCACTAGGGAAGTTTGAGTTGCTTCTGCATAACTTTGCTCATCTAACTTAGAATACCCCAAGAGAGCCTTGTAGAAGTCAGACATACGAAGAAATGTAGTTCTTAATTCTTTTCTAGCGTTGACTTTATCGGCTTGTTTTCGTTTAGCTAATTGTTTTACATTTGGAACAATCTGAACAGACTCAGATAAGAAGTAATTAAAGGTTTGAGACCATGTATTATCTTCGCTAAAAATAAGTAGCAAATTATTTACAAACGGAGCTAAATAATCAGATGGTAAATCTGAAGCTAATTTCTCAAAATCGCTATAATCCGTGAAGATACCCTTTGTAACCTCATTAAATTGAGGATTGTTTCTAACGTAAGGAGTTACTGCAAAAGCGAGTTTCTTATCTTTGTTAAACGTAAAACTAAAGGTGTACCAAGTCAAATAGTTCTGTCTCAATACATTTACAAAGCAACCTTGATTATCAATGTTCAAAATCATAGTATCAGCGTTAAATTCAACCGTAGCTGGTCCGTTTAGTTCTCGTCTTAACTTTTCCCAAGTATCAACCAAAGCAGTTGCTACTAAGGCAAAGCGTTGTTCTTTTGTGTACGGTTTTAAGTTTATCATTTAACACCTCCATTAAAATCAGTCCAATATACAACTCGATTAAATTCTTTGTTCAACCGATTTAATTCATCTTGTAAAATTAGTTGTAACTCAAATAAAGATTCATAGAAACTTAACCGTTGCGAATTGCTTATAGGATAGTAAAACTGTCTGACAAATTCATGCCAGTTAGAGTTGTACTCATCCAGTGAAGACTCCTTAAACTCAAACTCAACCTTACCATTACGATAAGAGCGAAAAGCAGCGGAGAAAATTAAATCTGAGGATACCCCGTTGATTACTTTAGAATGTCTAGTAATAGCTAAAGTTGTACTTGGTAAACCACTAAGTCTATAAGTTGCTAACGTAAATTCTTTAGAGTTTATTGTATAAGCAAAAGTCGAACTCTCTGAGCTAAATTCAAAGGTTTGAAAGGGTAGTAAGTCAATCCAAGTGTTTACGACCAACTTTAATCTGTGATATAAGTCTATAAGCTCAATGTTTCTAACCATTAGGACAGACCCTTTCTAAACTCTACTTCCCTATCCAACTGTGTTAAAATATCTCTTAAAGTCATCTCTAAAGCAAAGCGTTGTGACTCGTTTAACTGATATAAAATCTCGGAAACGTAAGGATACCACATAGAGGAGTCCGTACCTAAATTATTTCTCCAAAACTCAAACTGCACCTCATCTCGTTTATAAAAGCGCACGCCTGACGTAATGTCATAATCAGCAACACCATTAACCCAAAAATCATAAGGAGGACAATTTCCATCCAATCGAATTGAAACACTTAAGTTTAAGTGTCCATTTCCCCTAAAAGTGGTTACAACTAATGAGGAACTATTTACATGAAAGGTATAAGAAGGGAAATTAACTTCAATGTTGAACTGTGGAAATCTACGACCCTCTAACCAACGATACAAAACTTTTTGAAACAATGAGTTAATTTTAACTACTTCTACTTCTGACTGAACCATCTCGTTTACCTCTCAATCCAACCATTTAAGACCGCAAAGCGATGTTGATACCCTTGAAATTGTGACTCCAAACCAATCAACGTAAAGAAGAACGGTAAAGACCGTAAAATAGGTACATACGCTGGTTGCGGAACAGTATCTAACAAAACTCTAAAATCTTCAACAGAGAAGGCAACACCCTCAATTGAGCGTGTATCTACCAATTTCCCGTGAGAGTAAACTTGAACCATCAAACTCAATTCTAAACCATTATCCGCTACTGTAAAATATAGAGAAACAAACGGACGTCCATTTTGTCTCAAAACTGTGTAATTAAAGGTATTAGAAGTACAATACCATTCAACCCCTGCTTGTTTCAAACCATCAGCGCTAATACTTTGCAAGTAATGACTGTTATCAAACCAAATCTGAAAAGCAGAGCGCATTGCAAGTAATACTTGTAAGTTCTCTGGGAGTTCGTTTACATATTGAGCGACCATCTTTCTTTTCTCCTTAATTATTGATAAATATAGTATAACAAATAAACTAGAGTTTTGCAAGTGATAAAAGTGGAAAATAAGAAAAAGTCCCAACCTTTAGAGTGGAACTGAGAATTGGAGGATACCGCAAGGTAAAGAAAAAGAAAGCACTTTAGACCATTACGTACTTTCTTTTCTGAATTATGGGGTGTACGAACTATTACAAGTACATGGGGAAGTTAATCCTTTTCAACAGTAATGGTAAATTTCCTACCATTCAAATCCAAAGGAAGAACTGCGCCTTCTTTGTTTTTATCACTTACTAAGTCTAAGAGAATTTCTAAGACTTGTTTGCCAAGTAAGAGCTGGGTTTCCAAAACGTTTGAATCTGTATTATTCATCAGAACCTTCTTCTTCATCTTTTCCACCAAGCAAACGCTCTGCGCTTGCAAAGTGAAGGTCAAGTAAGTTGCGGACATCTTCATTACCCTCAACCAAGGCAAGCATGCTTTCCTCATATTTAGGCAACTTATCCACAATTTGACCAATGTAAGTCATAACTGTGTTCTTAACGAGGTCATCAGCGTTCAAACCTAGTTTTTCGAAAGTTTCTTTAGTTCCAAGGATACGGGTAATGGCAGTTACCATTGTGTCCAAGGTAACATATACTGAATCGCTACGAACGTGAGACTCACGGATTGAACTAAAACCTACCTTATCGTCTTGCTCAAAAGTTGCAAGAGATACGAAAGACATAGGTTCTAAGGTTTCATCCCCTCGGTCTTCCCAAAAATCTTTATGTTCTTGCAAATCAAATGCTTTGTTAAATTCTGGCATAGTTTTCTAACTCCTTAAATTTTAAGTTTAATCTATTATACCACAAATAAGTAGTCTAGTCAATAAGAAAAACCACTTTCGTGGCTTCTCTTACATTGTTAAATTGTGTGTTCGTTTTCTTTTTCGGTCTAACTCGCACCAGTTCCTTAATCTCTTAATAAAATTAAAGTTTCCAACTTAAGTTGTTTCTCACCTTACTCTTGCACAGTATACTGTGCAAGAGTCTGAGTGGGGGCGACTGGGACTACCTTCTATACAATCCAAGATCATTTCAGTCTCATCATGCTTTACTTTTATACTTTTATACTTTTAAATAAGTTGAACTAATATAGGATTTACCATAAATTGAACCAAACTTTGATGTAATTCATGTGTATATAAACCTAATTTAGTTAAATACTTGCGACCAATATTTAAAGAACCATTAACATCAGCATTAATAAGGATACCCTTTGAAGTTTTAAACAAACCTCGTTTAACACGTTTTCCTTTATATTTTTCATGATGTTCTACAGACTCTTTATCTAAAAAGCTACACTTACTTGTATGAGCTTCCTCAGTCACAATAAATCGAATACCTCTAAGTTGACACTTATATTGTAGTTGAGCAATCAGTTGTGTAAACGGAATTTGAACGAAGTTCTGATTTGTTACTTTACCTAAGTTAATGTCGTGTTTCTGCCCAATATTGTGTCCGAAAATGACAGTATCAATATTGTGCGAATCTAAATGATTCACTAATTGAGTAGTTATCTTATGTAACATATCTGTTATTCGTCTAGCTCGTTTATTATAAACAGACTGCAAAAGAGGAGAAGTATATAACCCTTGCGCACTTAGTTTACATTTCAACTTAGCTATTTCTTTATTAGCTAACTGATTTATTGCTTTTAAAGGTTTACCGTTGACTAAAATAGGGTTAAAACAATTACTTGTAACTGTCATTAAATTATTTAAGCCCGGATCGATAAAAGCTACTCTTTTAGGTAACTCAGAGCGCAAAGGTTCACTTACTGCCTTATATAAAATTTCAATTACATAGTGATTACCTTTAGGTACAATACGAGCGCCTTGTATAGCTTCTTTAGGTACACTTGTTTTTATCATAATTGAAGTTTTAGAAAGTTTTACATAACCGTCAACCTTTAAACTTAACGCGTCTTTAGGATACGGAACTGTACATCTACCCACAGTTTTATCCAAATACTTAGGAGGTCTAACTTTTGGAGAGTAACCTTCAGTATTCTTCTTTTTAACTAGAGCAAAGTAGGACTTAAAATTCTTATCTACCAACCTTTGAATCATCTTCGAAACTTTAGCAGGTAAAGCTCTATAGTCTGGTTGATTTGTATGAGTAAACTCTCTATTTACTGCATAATAGTTCTGAAAGTCAGAATTAAATAAACTCTGCCTTTGATAATACAAAGTAGAATTATATAAGTTCTTTGCTAGAAAAGCTAAACTATCACATTCTGAAAATAAAGGATTTGAAGGTTTTACAATATGGCGCTCACATAAAATCAAAATATCACTCACTTTGAATCTCCTTTTTAATCTTATGTCTTAAACCATATAGTTTACCTGAAAACGAATGAATCAATGCAATGATATCCTCAGCAAGTTCTTCAGATTGACTTTTGTTTTCAGTTTCATCAGAGACAACAACTATAGGAACACCATGAAAATCGCAAATTTTCTCTAAATAACGATACCCAAATCTTGTTAGGCGGTCTTTAGAGAGAATATAAAGTCGATTTACTTTTCCCTCTTGAATTAAATCCAATATAGAAAGTAACCCTTTACGATTATCATTTAGTCCAGAACCTACATCTGTTTTGACAAGTAAATTATTGACATTTTGCTCAATCGCAAACAACTTCACTTTTTCTACTTGTCTATCTAAATCTCCACGCTCTGCTTGTTTATGTGTAGATACGCGAGCATAAATCACATCAGATTTAGTTGTAGAACTATCCTCATAAAGCATATTTTGTTTATCTAAATAACTACAAACATCAGTAGCTAATACACGTCTATGTCCAAACTCCGTCTTATGGTAAGGAATAACTCCGAGTTTACAATACCGAATGACTGTAGGTATAGTTACTCCCAATAAAGTAGCTAGTTCACCTGTTTTATAAGTTGATTTCTTTAAAATCTCAGACTTCTTATACAAAGAGACACCTCCTTTCAATTTATAAATCAAGTTTAACATAAGTCAAATAGAGTGTCAACAGAAAAAGTTTAAAGGTTTTAAGATTTTAGTGTTTATTTAAAATATCGGTAAAGCGTTGTAAAAACAAAATATCGATTTATCAACAAAAAAAGAGGGGAACTACCCCTCTTCCCCATATTATTACGGATCGTTTAACAATTTACAAGACCGTTCCCTTTTGTAGTTAATCACCCCTAGTTCTTAACTACATCATTAGTATAGCACAAAAACTAAATTTTGTCAAGAATGTTTATAATTCTTCACCTTCAATATAAACCATAGAAGACATGTGACTATCTAAAAAATCCACTAATTCTGGGTGTTCTTGTAGCAAATCATCTAAATCATCAGTATTTTCTGGTTCAGAGTGAACATCAAGACCCAAAGATGACTCAATGCGAAAAGCCAAAAATTGTACAACCTCAGAAGCTAAAGCTGATTTATCGATACCGAACTGATTTAGGTGGTTATCATTATCCAACGCAGTCAAAGTTGTTTCAATAGCACTTAATAACAATGAATAATATTGATGGTTAGAGCAAGTCAACATAACCTCACCGTGAGAGACTTCTTCCTCAGTACCCTCAACAGAAGCAACAGTTAGAACACCAGAGATAGGTTTCTCTTCTTTCAATAGACCATGTGTAAACGCTAAATGGTCTTTCAACATTTGTTGGGTTTGCCCTTTTGTTAAAACATTAAAAGTTCCAGTAGGTGTGTTATCTTCAATATTTAAAAGACTTGTTTTTTGTGAGTTTTTGGACATAGGGTGTCTCCTGTATTCTAATTTCTATAATGGTATTATATCATAAAGTGTTTGAAAAGTCAAATAATTAAAGCTTTACATCTAGCTAAATCTAACTGTTCCTCATAAACAACTCTCTTTGTACTCTTTATTAAATGAGCTAATTCAAATAAAGTTGAGTTCTCTAACTTATAAGACTGCTCCTTTGGTGTAGATACCGATTGGGAACTCCTAAACTCTTGCACAGTCATAAAAGGTGCGAATATAGACGGATACCGCTTATGTAAGTTATCAAACATATCAAGACCTGCTAAGTCCATATCTCCGTGGTAATATAAAGTTACATCCTGAGATACTAAACGCTCAACTAACTTATGAAAAGCTCTTGTAGGACGACCACTAGCTATGATAAATGGAAAATCTAAACCACTTGTTAAAATTCTTTGAGCAGTATTTTCGTTCTCAAATATCCAAACGGTTGAATTACTTAGTAACGGAATTGATTCAACATCCAACAAGCTGACTCCACAATAACCATAACCTTCAACAACACCATAAGACCAAACAGTAGAACTTACTAAATTAGTTTCAATTCCCAATACCTCTAACGAGGTAGTTGTATACTTGGACATCAAGTAAGAGTTTAGCTTTGCCCTTAAAGGCGTACCTAAGTCTAAAGCATGCGTGTCACCAAAGTGCTGAAGTGCGTATTCACTAAGTAACAAACCCTCACATGAAGGGAATGTTACCTCAGTTCCTTGTTTGTCTGGGACTTCATGTTTGTTTAAAGCCAACTTATGCAACTGCTTTACTAAATAGGAAGTGTCTGTTGATTGAGTACCTACAACCTTTCTAGCTAAGTTCAAGTAAGTAATAACCTCAGCTCCCACAAAAGATTGAAATTCTTCTGGTACACATAATCGTTTTAGACCTAACCCTTTAGGATAAATATTAGAGTAATATTCACTTAGTAAATAATCTGCTAAATTACCCATTATTCAAATTCCTCATATTCCTCAACTGAACCACAAGAAGTAACGATACGACCACCAACATCATAAGCTGAAATAGGTATAATCTCAATACGCTTAGTGTTAGTTGCAGCGCTAATACTTGTACCTTTTGGTATAGTAGCTAGAAACAAATCACTAACATTGTGGACTTTTGTTAGCAGAGCAGTTGCTTGAACTTGGTCTAAGTTACTGAACCCCTCATCAAAGCAGACAATTTTAGGAGCATCCTGTTTAGCTTGCTTGTTAATCACTTGTAAAATCGAAAGCAGAATAGTCATAAAGCAACGTTTCTTCTCACCTGTTGAGAATGAACCACTCTTCTCAGTTAGAACCGTTTTAGGCTCAGAACCACGTTGAGAATAGAACGTTAAATCAAACCAGTTTCTAGGGTCAAGTTCACGCAAGATTAACTCTGAAATAACCGTAGTGTCCAAATCAGAATCAAGGTGGTTTTCGATTTCTTTAAAGACACTTGAGTTAATACTTTCAATTAAGTTGCTTTTACTCTCTAAATCATCAGAAAGTAGACACAACTTAGGTTCTTGGTTAGGTGCTAAAGCGTATTCTACAAAGAACTTCTGCAATGAAGGGTTCTCTTCTTCCATGTTATCTTTTAACTGCGCTAAATCAGAGGAAACCTCTTCATAAGTAGATTTAACATGTTTGAACAAGTTCAATTTCAAGATATTCTTAGCAGTCTCTAACAATTTTTCCTTAGAGTCTTCTTCACTTGCAAGTTCCGAAACCAAGTTTTCATATTTAGATACCACTGTTTCTTTTGTGTCAGACTCTAAATCTCTTAAATTCAACCAACGTAAATCCTTGAGATAGTCTTTAATATGTGAAATCTTAGGTGAGTTTGGTAAAGAAGATAAGTCAAAACTGCGTTTCTCCAACTGTAAATTGTTTTCCTGCAATACACTTTCAGACAACTTAGAATGACGAGCTACCGAGTCTTCAAAGGCAATAACACCTTGCAAAATATCTCCAAGTGCAAGTTTTAAACTAGAAATCAGCTCTTCATCTTCTACAAGTTGTTTCGACTTACTAGCATGTTTTTGCTCCGTATCTTCAAATCGTTGATTTAAGCGAGATAAAGAGTCTTTCAGAGTTGAAACGATACCCTTGAACTCAGTTACCTGACTGTTAATTTCATTGCACTTCTCTTCTAAACGTTGTTGCTCTGGGTTGTTCTTTAAATCTGAGAGTTCAACTGCTAAAGTTTGGCGCTCTTGAGTGTTTTGCTCAATAGCTTTCTCTAATTCATAACGCTTATCCTCAGACTCTTCAATATCACAGTACACACCTTCTAAGTCTTCTTGTAGGGTAGTTAATTGAGAAGTCATAAACTCACGCTGCTTTTGAGTTGCAACTAATTGAGTCAAATAATCTAAACTATAACTAGAAACAAGGGAATTTGTTGGTATATACCCTTTCAATTCCTCCATACGAAAATCAAGCTCTACTAAATCGTATTCTTTACTTTCCAAAGCTAAAGACTTTTCATTTAGTTGATTAGTTAATACTTCTTGTTGAACCGTATTTGGAGCTAACCCCAATAAACTCTCCACCTCTTGAAGTCTTAACTCATCATCTTCTAACTCCTTTAACCGAATCTGCTTTTCAGCTAACTTTTCTGTTAAAGATTGCAATTTAGCTTGACGAGCAAGTTCACGGTTTTTAGCACCGATATATTGAACCCCACCTCGATCCGAGGTTTTGTAAGATACCCCTTGGTAAGTTAAATAACCTTCTCCAATCACTACCTCAGATAAAATAGGTAAATCAAACCTACTTGTCACATAGTTCTGCAATGTTTTCATGCTAAGTAATACCCTTTCTCTACCGAGTCAAATTTCACTAATAACTCAAGTAAACCAGACCCTTTCAAATTCGCTTCTATTTCCTCTCTCTTCGAGTTTGGAACAGAGTCGATAAAATCTACCACCTCGTACAAAGGAACTCCATTTTGAGCCTTATATGAAGTCTCAGGACTATCTGAGTTCTCTAAGTGTGAAATCTCTTTTTCTAACTCTTCAATTTCTCGTTGGAGAGTATCTTTTTCTGTATGAACCTCTACAAAATCGCTACGCAATTTAGTGGATACCCTTGAAATAAGTTGAGATAAATTCTCATCACCCTCAAAACTTACACCCAACAAATCCAAGAAAGAAGAAACTTCACTTGTGTAGTTCTCTTTTTCTTTCTCTAATTGAGAGGTTAAGTCTTCAACTGCTTTAATTAGAGAGTTTTTCTCACGCACATGTAAGTCTAGTTCCTTACTTAAATCTTCTATGTCCTTTTGGACTTTTTCGTACTCTAGGTAAGACTGCTTTATAGTCTCCCACTCTTCCAAAGCAAAAGGCAAAGGCTCCGTTCCTAAATCAAGCAAAGTTTTGGATAAAGAATCTTTTCGAGTTACTAAATCCTGCTCTCTATCTGCTAATTTATTTAATTGTTTTGTTTCTGTATCAAAACTATCTTGTAAAGACTGATGTTCTCTGCGTAAATAACTTAAACGTTCAGTCAAATTCTCAATTTTAGAGCTAACATCATTTGTTTTTAACTGAACCAAACAGTCCAATCGAGTAGCTTCCAATTCGTCCAAAGTCGATTCTTTATCTGAGAGTTGCTTTTCCTTCAATTCAATATCTAAACGATAAGTTTCCAAATTGGAACTTAATGTTAAAATCTCTTGATTTAAAGCACTAACTCCACCAACTAATCGCTTAACCTCACTATCTACTTTACGAAGAAGTTTACTATTTTCAGAATAATTGAAGTCTCTTACTTTACCTAAATAGGTCAACAGTCTCGTTTTGTTTTCAAGCTCTTTCTGGTGGTAATAAAACTCAATAACCGTCTTAGCATAGTCTTCAATGTTATCTGAAACACTAGGTCTATCTACAATCGAAACAAACCCTTGTTTAACTTCTTGGACTAAATCACCTAGACTTGACTTCTCAAAGCGAGCTAGAGCTTCCTTATCAGCTAGTCGATACCCTATACGGACACTACTTTCAAACTTCTGAGTATCTATTCCAAATAGCTCTTTAGCGACCCAATCTACATATTGAGATTGAGCATCAAACGTATGTAGTTTAAAGTCCTTATAGCGTTTCTTCACTTCTGCTAAATCTACTGCTTGGTTATTTTCCCAAAGGACTAAATCATGTGTCTCAAATACATTAGCTTGGTTTCCTACTGTACCGTCAGCTTTCTTTTTAAACGAAACAACCAAAGTCATTGGTCGAAACTCATGGAACAATTTCATGTAAATATAAGACTGAGACTTAACCATAGAAGAACTTGTACGCTCACCTAAACGAGCATTTGGTTTCTTTCCGAAATTCAAGCTACGGTTCAAGTCCATAGTCAAAACTGTTGGGTAAAGAGCAGTCATGAGTGTTGTTTTTCCTACACCGTTATCTGCTCTCAAAACTAAAGCATTCGTGTCTCCACTTACATCCAATTCTTCAAATAAATAAGTGTGGAAGTTCACTACTCCCAATTTTAAAATATTAGCTGTCACGTTTTAAACCTCCTCAACTTGTACTAACTTTACATTCAAGTGGTTCAACTCATACTCTTGTACCAACTTTTGTAAACTATCTAGGCTAATGGACTCTTTATAGTGGCTCGATTGTTTTACTGCATTAGTAAACACAATAGAACCCTCTTCTGTATCTAAATCAATAATTTTAATGGAGTCTAACACATCAACTAAAATTCGATGTTCAGCTTTATTCATATTCGGAAAACCTTTTAGACTATCTAAGTCAATCAGCCTTATGAAATCGCCATCACAAATGATGTCATAACCTTTGGAACCCTCTTCATTATGGAATTGCTCAAAATATTCCAGCAAGTCTTCATTGGTTAAACCGTTCCATAAGTCTTTATAATATGTTTTATCCATAAAACCATTTAAAAACAAATGGTTTGTAATCTGAGCCAAACGAGAAAGGGGATACCGCTCACCGACTGACATAGTGTAAGTCTCTTTCAGTTTTGTAAGTAACTTTATTTCAAAACCCTCTTCAAGAACCTCAGTTGTTTCACGCATATAACCCTCTTTAACCATATACATCACAACGTTTTTGAACAAGATCTCTTTTTCATTAACAGATAGAGAGCCTAACTCAGATTCTATTTCATCATATAAGTCCTTGCGTTCAAAGGTTTCTCCAACTTCTTTTGTAATCATATAAGCTACAATCAAGAGGAAAGTTTTGTAAGTTAAAGGGGAGTCATCCTTGGTAATTGAAATCAGATTTTTAGGTGGAACTTGTAACTTGTAACTATTGTTTACTTTTACTAACTGAAACCCTAGTTTATCATATAAAAAGGTCTTTACACGTTTAAATTTCTTATTATCCCAAGCTACATTATCTATCTGGTTGTCTCTCAGCAATTTCTGAAGTAAGTCGATGGATACGACCTTGGACTTTCTCGATTTCTTTTGTAATATCTCCTCTAACATGAAATTGAACCTTTCTGTTTTTATATGTTTTCTTCTTAAACTTCCCTACAGTCTCAACATAAGTCCGAATTATGAAATCCTCTGAGGACGAAGATACCAAAGGGTTTAACTCAAATTCTCCAACTGCAGACTCATCTAAATCTAAAGTCGCTAAACTGTCTGAAATAAGAGCGTAACTATCACTATCTAAGTTCTCAAAATCGCTAGAGCCGAATGTAATGTTAGCAACCTTTTCGAGTGTATTCAACTCCATAGTCAAATCTTCCAACGTGTCTTGAAGTTTAACTAACTTCAAAGTATTAAAATCAACAGTCTGGTCTTCTGTTTTAAGTTTTCGCTCTTTAATTTCTTTAGGTTTTACATATAAGGTAGAACCTTTAAAAGTTGCAAAGTCATTTTGAGAAACATAAGTCAAACCACGATTTGAAATAATGTGTGAGAATAACAGTTGGGCAGTCTGAGTGCTATCACAAGAAGCTACCTCATCTGCTAATCTCATACATTCAGCTTTCATTTGCATCTGACTGTTGAGGTTATCTAATTGTACTCCTAAGTCTGTAGCTAATTTAACAACACGACGAAGTAAAGCAACATAGGTCGAAATCATATCCAGACCATCTGTGGATACCCCTAGAACCTCTTCTGAAAAGGAAGTTACAACCTTTTTAAGTGTCTCTTCACTTTCAGACAAATCTACAATGTTTGTTCCAAATACTTGTAAAGCCTTCTTCTCAAAGAAATCAGAACCTTTCGCACTCTCATCTAAAAAGAAGTTCAAACTTGTTTCAATAATGCGACCATCTTTAGCTAAAACATCTGTTATCTCTTTAGCAATCAAGGCAAACTCTGTAATTTGTGAACTATATTTCTTTAGAACCTGTTTATACGACTTGTAAGTTACAACTTTAAAGATATAACGCTTTAATTCATACATTTTACGGTAAATTGTTACCAATTTATTCTTGCTTACATTGTAGAAATTGGAACTTTTAGAGCCGATACCGAAGATAAATTCATAACTTTCGCGCACTTCTAAAGAGTCTTCACTAGTTTGGAAAGTCACAAGTGCGTCTCGGAAACGTGTGAAATCACCACTAGACAACTGAGCAACTGTATCACTAACACTTGTGTTGAACAAGGTCTCATAATTTGTGATAAAGTTTGCTCCAAAATCTGTAATTCTATAGGTGGACGAAATCAGAGCCGTTTCTCTAGTAAAACCATAAGAAACCTTATTACTTTGCTCAATAAACCCAAAGTCTACTAAGGTGCGAATAGTTGTATCATCTGCTAGTTCAGTTAAATATTGGTAATTTACTTCATCTTCGTGGAGTAAACGAGTCAACACCAATCTAGCAGACTCACTCTTAGCTAAATACCCAATCTTATAGTGGTTATCTTTCACAAACAAATCCCTTTCCTTCTTTTTATTTACTGTTTCTTTATTTTATATTATACTAAAATTTTCTTAAAAAGTCAAATGAAAAACGCACCGAAGTGCGTTCCTATCTAGTTTAAAAGGAATTTCTAAAGAAAAACCAAGCAATAAAGATAACAATAAGACAAATTAAAGCCCCTTTTGTATGGTCTTGCAAAGAAGACCACCACTGTTTGAAAAATCGAAACACGCGAAAGATACCCCTCTTCCCAAACTAACTACTTAATTCCAACCATTATCAGACTGAAACCAATCTTCATCTACTTCTACTTCACTCACAACTAGTTTTTCCTCTTGTTCTTCTCTCTTTAGGTACTCACTTCTGCGAACCCACAAGAAGTAACAAAAACCGCAAATGAGGGCAAAGCAGACTAAAGTTAAAACCCACAAGAGGATTTCATTACTGGTGTAGCGGAACCAAAATTGCATAATAGTACCTAACAACACCAGAATGAGCTTATACAAAGTGAATAACAAAGCCAAGGATACCGCTAGACCAATTAAACCAAAGACCAATAACCTAGTCTTTCTATGTCTCTTAAAATAAGACACCAAACGCTTTAAAAAAGATTCTTTAGGTTGTTTGGTTTGGTGAGTATTTGATACCGAAAGAGAAGTTGGTTTAGAGGTTTTCTGTTTACGTTTAAACATCTGTTAATCCTCCAACTCAGCTTTCTTACGAGCTTCAAGCTCTTCTTTCGCCAAACGCTCAAGGGCTTTTTGGTCTGCTTGGGCTTTATTTTCTACAAGTTTCTTCGTATTGCGCTCCATCTTACGTCCATACTGGTCGTAAATTTCATCCCCTAAAGCATTGATATAAACTGCTTCAAACTTGTGGTTAAAGGTCTTGCCCCACATCAAGTTCAAAGTCTTAGTTTCCTTAGTATTAAACCAATCGACCATCTCTGCAGTTCCACGTGCAGCAATTTTAGCACGCTCTTGGAGACCATACATATTACCTGTTCGGTTAATTAAGTTCTGCTCTGGGTCTGCTAACGTAAACTCAGAATCAACCTCAATTTCCTTATCAGACAAGTTTTCTACTTGGAAGTGAACTGTACCTAGTACCAAATCAGAGACATTGGTAAATCCTTTATTCTTGTCGTTAAAGGTTTGAACATCTTTAATAGCTTCATCACCAACTAATACCTTCGTTACAGTTACTCGAACATCTTGATAATTACCTGATGTGTCTTGCATTTTCGTAACAAATGGAGTACCTAAAGTCACGGGATCATCATATTTTCCTGAACCGATATGAACATTAGTGCTTTTCGCATCGCTTTCTTTACTTGCAATAAAGGTAGAACCAACCCAACCATAAGATACGACTTTATCAAGATTTTTCTCACCGTTTGCATAAGTGTAAGGACTAGGCTCAACTTTTTTCAGCTCAAGCCATGAGGATACCGCACTGTCATAAGTTGGATTGTCTAACTTATCGAAAGTGTTAGGGTTTTCAACATTTACTTGCTCTGTTCCTTTATCTGTTTTCTTGGTTTGTTTGACCTCACGTGCTTTTAAACCAAGGTAAGGGCGCAAGTTGTTGATATAAGTTGAAAGCTCTTTCTCTCTTGCAGACCACTCAGAATGAGCCTTACTTTCGCTCTTTTCACCGTAACTGTCTTCGGTTACACCCACAAAGAAATCTTGTGAAGTGTGCAATTTCTCTGCACTAAAGACCTCTTTATCAAGTGTGTTTGTGAACTCAGCAGTTAGCTTGTTATCTGAGGATACCGCTCCTGCAACCTCAGTTGTTTTGTAAGGTTTTGGAATATCAGAACCTTGCATGTATGAAGCTACATAAGCGTTTTTGTACTCTAACATATCAGCTAAGTTCTGAGCAATATATTTAGCGTAAGCGTCTACTAAGTCATCTTTGTAAGTATAAGAGTCTTTCTTCAAGTCTTTTGTTAAAGCTTTGATTTTATCGTGGTCAACGTGTTTAATGACCCAACCGACATATTCCCAGTTAGGAGACTTAATCGTAGCGTCAGAACCATTTAACTCAACGGTTACTGCTTTAGAAACTGCACCTACAAAGTCCGTTCGTGAGGTGTTTGTGCTTACATAGGTCAAATTTAAATCCCACAAGGAAATACCATTTGTTTCAGAGGTATCTGAGACCTCTGCCAAAGAAAACTGAGAAACACCGCTTGAAATCTTATCTTGTAAGTCTTTCAAAGCATCTTCTTTCGCTTTTTTCTCAATCGCTACTTTCTGATTATGCTTATAAGCCAAAGTTGAACCTGCACCAATGATACCGAGGGTGACAATAACACCAAGTGCTATCCATAGTTTCTTATGTGACTTCTTAGGTGGTTCTTGTTGAGGGTTCTTAAAAGGAACACCTCCACCTTGGTTAAAGTTAGAGTTAAACCCACCACCTTGGAAACCACCTTGAGGGTTAGGAATAGAAGCAAATCCACCTTGGTTGTTTGACTTTGGTTTTGAAGAACCATCGCCAAATAAATCAACTTGATTATTCATTTGTTATCACCTCACTTTCTATTCACCGAAACCACTCATAAGAGCTGAAGTGTCCACTAGAGGACTAAGCTCAGAAGTTGGAAGTTCTTCCTCAACTGGGGATACCGCTGATGAGTTTCCCTCTACTTGACTAACTTTATCTTCCTCTTGTGCTACAACCTCATTTTGAGGCTCTGTCGCGCCCTCTGGTGCATTTTCTAGCTCTTGAGGTGTACTTGTATTCTCAATCGTCTCAACTGCAACCAGTGGCTCTGTGGGAGCTTCTGAGAGAGGTTGCTCAACTCCTTGATTGGTAGACTTGTTGGACAAAATTTCATGAACCATGCTTGCTACCAAATCTTTTAAGTCATGAGGGTTTACCTCTTGAGCAAGTGCTTGAGAAGAACCTGTTTCAGTTGAGGATACCGCTTCAAGGTTTTCCTCAGAAGACTGAGTAGTGGAGCCTTTCTCAACCAAGTCCAAACCTAAATCATCTAATAAGTCGAGCAAAGCCGATTTGACATCAACTTTAGGCATGTCAAGTCCACCAAAGTGCTTAATCTCAGCACTGCGAAGAGTTGTTACCCAATCTTCAAACGGTACATCTAACTTTAGAGACAACCACTTCTCATACAAGTTGGCTTGAATAGTTGACTCCTGTAAGCTATTATAAGCTACCGACTGGTCAGACAAACCAAGCAAAAACTGAGTTGTGGATACCCTATCTTGAAGTAAAGCACCCAACAACAAGGAAATATAACTACTTAACTTCTTCTCTGTACGAAGGACATCAACCAAATTTGACTGTTCCTCAGTTAAACGTACAGACAACGTCATTCTCGAACTCAAATGGACACCTCCTCTACAGAACCTTCGTGTTGACGAACTACGCGAGACCATGAACGCTCACTCAATGGACTACCAGAACGCAAGACTTTAGCTTGCTTGTCTAAGCGACTCAAAAATTCAAATATCCCTCTGTTTGTCTCCAAACCTAAGTACAAAACAACTGGGCGATTTAAACGAGCTAAATCATCAAACTTGCGTTCCCAATCCACTTCTGATAAGACATTTACTGGTAATAAAGCATTTGGAGAAGTCAACAAATCAAGACCATCAGCTACTCTCAATTTAATCTCATCATAAGGAGAGTAAAGAGAACGAATGTTTTGCTCTCCTAACAACCACTTAGCAACACGGTTGCGCTTAGTGATACGAACTAAGGTGTCCATAATACTCTCAGGTGACAAGTCAATCACAAGAGTATCTTTCATGTTTACCAACAAATATTGGTAAGACGGAACTAAATCTAAACTTGAAGCCGTCACATAAATCTCAACATTTCTTGGAACACTCAAAGGAGTTGTTGGAACAACTGCACTCTCTTTCAGTTTAGCTTTCAAGTCCTCATTTGTAACCTCTAACTTAGCAAACTCAATCTTCTTGTTATCGAAATCCGTCTCTACCAACTGCAGAGTCTCTTTAGTACGAGTATGTGATTTACGCTCATTTTCGAGTTCTGCTTTGGTTAAGTCCAAATCCTCTTTCAAGTTTTGAAGTTGCTCTGAGGATACCCCTGAACCTTGATTTGAGTTAGCAGTTTTCAAATCTCTACGCAAGCGATCATTGTCTGCTCGCAAGACTTGAACTTCTTCCTCAAGTGTTAAACCAAACCCATCATCTACTGGGAGAGGAACCTCTTCTTGAATTGGTTCTACCAAAGGAGTTTCTTCTACTTGTGTGAAACCACTAGAAGGCTCAACTGTTTCCATTTTGGAAATAACTGGATTTGCCCCATATTGTGGGGTTAGTGGGGATACCGCTTGAGAATGTGGAGAGTAAGTTGTGTTCTCCTTAGTTAGTTGAGTAGTTTGTGTCGGTGGAGTTGGAGTTGGACTTGGAGGAGGTGCGACCTCCTCTTTCTTAGGTGGAGCGGTTAAAGACTCCCCTAGTTCGCTTTCCAACAACAATATCAATTCATCAGCAGTTGTAATCACGTGCGCTCTGTCTGGCCCCACCGTGTCGCGCACTGTTGCATTCGCATCTAATTTAACCTTTTCATCAGCCGTTAATAGAAACCCAGCCGTGCTAATCTTCTTAGCGTGACTTCTTGCTGATAAAGGTTGAAACTTTGAACCTCCTGAAACAAATCGAATATCCGTTCTATGCGCTCTGAGAAGTAAATTCTCTACTTCCGAAATAATCGACTTGCTGAGTTCAAAGTAGTAATAGTCAAAATCTGACATGAAATCTACCTCATCAAATTCTATCTAACCTCATTTATTAGGCTTTTGAGTCTTTTGTGCCAATGAAAAAGCAGTCATCAACCCTAAAATGTTCAAGTAACGTGGACTTGTAAGGTCAAATGGGATACCCTCAATCTCTGGTTCCTCAAGGTATTGCAAGTCTACCAAATCCAAAGTTGGAAGTTCTAGTTGCAATTCAGACAAGAGCGCTTCAGAAATAGTAACTGTTGAACCATTTGGAACAACTCCACCACCTACAAGCAAAAGACGGTCAAATGAAGACACCTCTACTTCTGCCCCTCGCAAGTAAGTAAATACCTCTTGTGCAATATCGGATGCTACCGAATAAATCGCTTGTTCGACATCTTCTCGAACTTTGTGAGTTGTTGAACCATAGCGAACTTCACACGTTTTTAGCACATCTTTGAAACTTGCAATCGGAATATCTAAGCCCAAACGCTTATTTACAGAAGCTCTCACTTTACTCAGAATAGTTGAACCACCAATCTTAATAGTGTGTTTCAAACCATCTAGCAAGCGCTGACTGGATACCCCAATCAAATCTGTAGTACCTTCTCCAAAGTCAATAATCAATACATTTCGAGAAGCTAAGTCTTCATAACGAGGGCGAGGGTTCAAGTCTCCATAGCTCAAAAATACTGAGTAAAATGAAGAATATCCTTCTGGGAGAACCTTAACGGACTTAACGGTTAAATTAAACTCAGCTCCATCATACAAGTTCTTATAAGTAAAAGTGCGAACTAAGTTCTGTTCAAAAGTTTCACGTGCGGAAACTGCTTGTGCTGGTGGAACCAAAACTGCCAACTCAAACTCGATTTCCTTAGACAAAGCTTGTTTTGTACTTGAAGGATACACCATATTGACCCAATCCAAGACTTTATCCATAAGGTTAATCAAGACCACATAGTTCATCAAGTTATCTGCTTTAGCCAAGTGGCTTACTGGTGTACGCAGTTTCTTAGGTAAGTTTGCAGTGGCTAAATCACCCCACATAACCAATTTATCTACTTTGTTTGCTCCAATTTGTAATGAAAGTTCCAATACATTAGAGTCTAACTTGTTGAAATCCTCAGATTGAATGTAAGGAGAGTAAGTTTCCTTAGTTGCTAAGTTCTCTACTACAAAGTGGTTATCAAGCAAATAACCGCGAGTGTGCTTGACGATACCCTCTTCTACAATCTGCGCTACTGCGCGTGTTTCTGAGTTTCCTAAGTCGACCATCAATTTAATTTCTGTCATTATTACACCATTTTTCTTTCTATTTCTTGTTATATGAAAATAAGTTTTAAAATTAAAGGGAATTTTCAATTTTTTGAAAATAACCTAGTTCTATTTTCTCAATATCAATTTTAATTCATCACCATATAAATAAGGCACAATCAGAGCGTTTTTAGGGTTTAGCTCTTTGTCAAACGAGTCAACAAACATGCCGTCCACTTCGTAACCTCTCTTTTTAGCAGTCTCTGCAAACGTAGAATAAGCTAAACCACTATATGAGATAGAATGGAAGTGAGAACTCAATAAAAACTCGTTTGCATAAGCTAGTTCTCGCAATGTATCAAAGTTCGCTAACAAATTCGACATAACATGAATGTTCAAACCTTGTTGAGTTGCACCTTGTTCGAGGATACCGAGGTCTTTATCTAACTGCATGAAGTTGATAGAACCATACACCGAAACCAAACCAAATGCACCCTTATGTCCTTGTGCATCAAAGTTGTGATGTTCAAAAAACTCTCTGTACTCTACGTCCGAATGGAAACCACGAACAGAACCTCTGAGCCAATTCCCTTTTTCAACTGCTGCAATCAAGACCGTCTTCCCTAAGTCTCTCAAATACTGATTCGCAATCAATCCAAGAAAAGAAGTGTACTTGAAGTTGTACTCCTTCGAGTCTGAGGTTTCTGGTATTTCTGCTACATCAATCGCTAAAATAACCAAATTTTCAAGCTCTGTGACCTTCAAATAATCTTTCATGTGGTTCAAAATCCGAGTCCGAATCGTTTTAGCTGGTAAAGAGTAAAAGAAGTCCGTTTGAATACAAAGTCTAAACAAATACTCGCTCAAATTAAGTTGATACGAAGCGTTAATGTAAGGAGACAAGCTGAAATCCACAAAGGTTCTATCTAACTTTTCGGGATACCGCTGAAATGTAGTAGGTACTTCTGCTTGGCACACATGAACCAATTTCCTTAGGACAGGCATTTGAAGTAATGGAGTTTCAAAAGTTACCTTTAAAATCTCTCTTGCTAAAGGGTTTTCAATATCTCGTACATCAGAAAGCAAAGTGACACCGTGCATTGCGACCCACTCAGTTTCAATCTCTACCTCTAAAATCTTTGATAAAGCATTTAAAACAACTCCTGTTCCAGACCAAAATCTCAATTCCTCTGGTTCAAAGCTATATTGGTTGTTAATGAGAACTGCTTCGCCAATGATGGATACCCCGTCTCCTGTTTCCTCTGTGGTAGACCAATACTGTTGGTTTGGGAACAAAGGGTTACTCTCAACCTCATGGTGGTCTAAGCTAATAACAAAGTTCCCTTGGGAAGTTAACTGCAACATCTCATCTGCCGAAATAGAAGAGTCCACATTGATAATGATTTCATTCTGGTGGTACTCTGTAGGGATGTAATAATCATATTCTCCCCAACTCCGCTCTTTCTTGACGAGTTCTTCTTCAACCATACCGTGTCTTCTATCTGTATTAACACAAGAATGGAACGAGTACCCTGCTTTCTGTAACATTTTAGCTCCAACGTACCAAGCACATAAACCGTCAACGTCCGGATCACCTTTGAGGACTATAGGATAACCACGTGCTAAACCGTTTGCTAACACTCGCTTAGCTAAATCAACACCCTTTAAGGTGTAAGTTTCTAAATCCAATCGTCTAACTACTCCTTTCCGAGTTTAATAGGTTTATTATAGCAGAAAACCGAGGATTTTGCAAATCTTATGACAACTGTATGACAAGAAAAATAAAGTTATGACAAGTATCTAAAGAAGTATGACAAGTAGCGGATAATTTAAGACAATTTTAACTAAAACTACGACCAAAATAGGAAAATGTAAGTCAAATTTAAAGAAATGTAAGACAAACTAAAGGAAATTTAAGACAAAGAAAAAGTATCCTCAAAATGAGGATACCGCTAGGTAAGTTATTCTTCCCACAAAACCGTATTTGAAGTATTCACATACAAAGGGAAAGTGCAGTTTGTAAAGTAACTCTTCGTTTCTTCGTCTACATTTTCTGGGGAGTTGAACATGAAGGAGTGACTGTTCCAGTTTCCTTTAAAATCAGTAGCACTAACCTCTACAAGTCCATATTTCGGAAAACCATTTGCGCTATCCTCAGAAGACTCTGGGAAAGCAATTTCTACATCCCAAATCTTGTGGTTTTTAAAGTTATTGACAATGAAGTTTGTGATGTCTACTAAAAATTGTGTGCTATTAGTCATTTGTTTTACCTATTATCTTTCTAGTTTTAATTGATCCAACGAACCGAGGGTTCGCCCTTATATCCTTTCTCCCAAACGAACCAAGCGTAGCAGACTGCAGAGCTACCATACTTGTCAAATTCGCCATTTTTAGCGCATCTTAGTCTGCTACTTGCGACATAAATGTGCTTTGGTGGGAATAGTTTGAAGAAAGCTTTGCGTTTCTTACCTTCTAAGAACTGTATTTTGAGGAACATAGCAACCTTAGAACCGTCTTCGATAATCTTCAAACTATGCTCTACAAAATCTACTGCTTGTGAATAAGGAGGGTTTGTTACAATATCTCCGTGCCAATGAGTGTAGTCAAAGAAATCTTTAACTTCAGCACCAACACCTCTATCAATAAGGTCGGAGGTTGTAACTTGATACCCTCTGCTCTTTAGAACATCAGTAATGTGGTTCAACCCACAACAAGATTCTAAAATATCCTTTTGAAATTGCTCCTCATCGAGTAATAACTCTACTGCTTTAGGCTCAGTTGCGTAGAAATCGTGTTGTTCTCTATCTGAACCTACTACAGTGGTGCTTCCCAAGACTCTTAATGTTGATGTTATGCTTTCCAAGAATTTAACCCTCCCTTAATTTTCTTACCTCCTCAACATTTGCTGAGTTATTTAAAGACACCACATGGGCGTGAGTAGGCGAACCTATTTGAACTGCGCACTTTAAAGTAACTTTTTGAAAAGCAGTTAACTCCGTGGAATTAAGTAAGTTCTCTATATCTTCATCAGTTAAATAGGTGTAGTTTTCAAAAATTACTTCTCTTAAATACCTGAACCAAGGGTTAGCTTTATATCGAGAATCTTTAGCTGCATTTATCATAAAGTCGTACCAATTCATTAAGAAAACCTCTCCGTTATTTATTACTTTCAGTTTCAATATCATTTAAAAAGGACTCTAATGACTCGTAATGCGAAACCCAATCTTTCAAATCGAAAACTGGAGGTTTAAGAGATACCACAAAGTAACTGTAACTAGAATGTTCAACCAAACCGATTAGCAAATCCCCAAAAACATAAGTTTTATTCGCACTATACATAAATGTAAAAGGAATATCTTCGTTCTCAATTCTACTAATTAAGTAGTCTGTATTTACAACCCTACGGTTATTTGCTTGAATAACAATGCCGTTTTGCTCACATAAAGTATGTAGCAACTCTGTTTTGTACTGTTCCGTTTCCTTTAGAATCCTACGTACTCTAGCGATCATACGTTTGTTAAAGTGTTCTTTCGTTTCCACTAAAAGCACCTCTCTTATCAACTACAACTATAGATTTATTATCAATTAAACCAGTAGACCAATAATCAGTCAAAGTCAAACCGTCTTTATCTTTAATAGGACTGTTTGTCTTACCTGTTCTATTTCCTATAAAGAAAAACTCTTCAACCATAAGTGTTACCTCAAAATTCCAACCATAAAGGTGAGATACCGAGACCACTCTTTTCAAATCGAGAGTATAAGTCTTCTAAAACAGAACTTGGAACAACCCAGTCTTTACCTAATTTCTCCAATTCAATTTCAACCTTCTCACCTAACAATTCTCCTGACTTCAAGAGCGTTTGCAAACGTTTTGCAGTTGCTAAATAATGGTAGTCACCATAAAATTCAACGAGGTAAACTTCTTTCTTTCGATTGTGAACTTGTTTTGCCATATAGTACCTCACTAATCTAATCTATCAGCAATATATTTACCTAAATTCTCAACAACCTCAACAACAAGGGCATTTCCCATAAAGAATTTTCTTCTTGTATCGGATACTGCTACTTCTTTTCCGTTACTTAGTTTAATTGCAGTCCAATCATCCGGGAAACCTTGTAAGCGCTCAGTTTCAAGTGCAGTCAAAAGGCGATACCCTTTGCTATCTTCTATCAAGTGAGTGGTGCGACTAATAGAACCCTCAGAAGTCAGTAGTGTTCGAGAAGGTAAGTCAGAGCTATCTACTACAGACATCGCTCCTTCTGAGTAAGTATAAGTGAAACCCTCAGAGTTAGTGCGTTCAAATTTCTTGGCACTTCTCAAATAACGGAACTTATCAACTTTATCCTCAGACAAATAAAGTTCAGTTTGTAAATCAGAAGGATTTTCTAACACATCTTTAAGAACCAAACTAGCTCCATCATAATAAGGCTCTAACTCCTTTGTAACGACTTGACCATCTATCATAGTACCTGAGTTCCAAAACTGCGTAGAAAAGGAATCTGATACCTCTACGATGTCTTCTGGAAGAACAAAGGAACTACTTCTATCTTTTACAACTTCATTTTTAGTTTCGTGGGTTTCCTCGAAGATACCGCTAGAACCTACCCCAAAATCTTCTAAGGTTTGTTGTTGTCTGAAATAGTCAGTGTCTTTTCGATAAACAAAGAGAAAGACACGTTTTCTTCGTTGACACCAACCATAGTCTGCAGGGTTAATGACTCTCCAGTCAACTCCGTAACCTAAATCAGCAAAAGCTCTCAACATAATCGCAAAGTCTCTACCACGTTGTTTTGAAGGTGCTTTTAACAAGCGATCTACGTTTTCAAGGAGCAAATACTTAGGATTACTTAGTTTAGTGGCTCTAATGATTTCCCAAAAGAGAACTCCCTTTTTACCTTCGATACCTTGTTCCTTTTTCTTGGTTCTTGCTACAGAATAGTCTTGGCAAGGGAAACCACCTACAATTAAATCTACTTGACCTTTTAGAGCAGAAAAATGCTCATTAGGGATTGTGGTGATGTCTTCGTTCCAATTCTCGCTATCTGGGAAATGGTAATTGTAGACTTCAAAGGCATCTTGCGACTTTCTCGACGGTTCAAACTGATTTGACCACAAAGTTTTAAAAGTAGGACTTGCTTTCTCAAGACCCAATCGGAAACCACCTACTCCTGCAAAAAGTTCTAGTACGTTCAATGCTTAATCTCGCTTTCTAATATAAAGGTATCTTTCAACTATTCTCTTGTAACTGTCTAAGTTCAAAGGGAAAGAGTGACCGTTGAAAGTGGCAAAATAAACTGGAGATACCCAAGATGGTTGCTCTTCTTTTAATTCAAGGACTGCTGACTTACCACCAAGAAAATGAAAGACTATCTGATTATCTCGAAATTCTACGAAAGATAGGACATTTCCTACAAAAGTTGAGAATTTTGTATCAAGGAAACCATGAACCGATAAAAGCTCTGAAGAGAGCTTTTGCAGTGTGATTGAGGAGAGTTCTTCTCTGTAATTAGTATAACGTAATTTCATAGAAGTTGCACCTATTTCCACATACTTGGGGTAGTTACAATAGTTTTTAAGCGCTCCAAGAATTTAGAGTTGTTAAACAAGTTAGAGTGAGAACTATCACTTGTAGATACCCAATCGACTGTGTTACCTTTTTCTACCAAATTTATTTCAGAGTCATCTACGAAAACAAAATGTAGAGAGTGACCTCGAAATTCCACCTGCTCAACCAAAGAACTGACCCCAAAAGAACCATCTCCATTTTTATAACTTTCGTGAACAAACAAAAGTTTAGCAAGAAGGCGTTCCATCAAATAGTCTGGAATACTCTCCAAGTAACCACCATTTGAATCTAATAACTTTACATTGAGAAATTTTGACATAATCTACCTCCTTAATCTTCTACATATAGGTAGTGAACAACCACGTTCTCAAAGGCAGTTAACAAATCCAAATCTGAGGCAAAATCACCAAAGTTTAGGTTTACTTCCTTCTCGTTCCACTCAACTCCACCTTCCAACAGATTTAAAACCAAATTGGAACCCTCGTTCAAGCGAATGAGGATAAAAGTTTTAGCAAAGGTAACTGAGTGTACTAAATTTGCACTAGTAAACAGACCTGTTGTCTTATCTCTTGCAGAAACATGGGAAATAACTATGTCTTCACTTAGTTTATTAAGAATATCTTGTCGTTTTGTGTAGTCACTAAATTTTAACTTCATTTACTAACCTTCCCCTCTTTCTTATAGTAGTGCGAAAGCACTTTCTTTTTTAAATACTTCTTTAAATGTCCCGAATTGGAAACAACAGAAGTATGTTTTTCATTCGACTTCCAAAAAGCTCCGTGTTCTTCCAATTTCAAGGTATTCACCACACCGTCTGAGAACATAAACATAATGCCAAAATCAGTTTCTCGAACCTTCCAAATTAAGTTCTCTACTTCCACATGACCTACAAAATTCCGCACTCTATTCAAACCTATAAAGTTTCTAAATAACTTTACTTTATTTACTGGTTTTTCTCTTCTTACTAGAACCATTTAAACCTCCACGTGCTTAAATCGATACCCCAAAGACTCTACCTTATCTTCAATTTTCCAAAATGACGAAATTCCAAGACCTGCAAAGCTCTGCAGACCAATCTTCGTTACAGACTCTAAATCTGAAATAAAGGTAAACCCTTTACTTTTCAACAAAGCTCGAATTTTAGAATTGAACAAATCAACTGTGAGACAAGGTTCAATCTGAGAACCTGTGTTTTTCGGACGGTAAGTAACAACACCTTCAACCTCAGTTAAGACTTGACCCTCTTTCAACAAACGCTCGGAAACCCTAGAAGAGCTTCGGTAACGAATGACCAAACCTTTATCGTTGATGTACCAAGACTTGCTACCATTTTTGATAATGTTAGCGATTGATTTTTCAACAAAAGGTTGGCGAGTTGGGGATACCCTTTGCGTGTTAGAAACTGCTACTAGAAAGTCTCCTGTGTTCTTAGCAGTCAACCAAGTTGAACCTTTGAAGAACTTCTCAAACCACTTCTGTTCTGTTTCATCTACACTTTTTACAACTGTATCTACAAAAGGTAGAAAGCTAGAAAAGAAATCATCTGAAAGCTCTGTAACCTCAGAACCAAAGACCAAGCGACAAAACGAGCCGAAAGCCGTTTCACTCATATTATCTAGTAAATCTTGGTTAAATACAAGAGTGTTTTGCAAAGGAGCAACTACTCGACTGTTTGTCCAAGCGCTTTTATTTAACTTCTTACGAGCAAAGCTAGAATAGTTTACTCCTAATTGTTTTTCTGCGTCCGTGGCTGAAATGCGACCCAAAATGAGAGCTGACATAATTGAGGATACCCTATCAGCTTCCTCTTTAACTGCTCTGTATACTTCTTTATCTAAGTTAGACACATTACTGCTCCTTCTTCTTAAATTACATTCTCCAAAACCGCTGCAAATAAGGTTTTCTTATCTGTCACATCAGTTAGAACTGCTAAAACTCTACTTGGAATAAGGCTCTCATTATCATAGAAACATTCAACCCCATATTTGTAAGTATGATTGTAAGCTTCAGCACTTCTGTGAACCAAGTTTCCTACTGCACGTTCAAAGTCATCGAGAGACAAGCGCTGAGTTCGTTTTGAGTCTGAAAATGCAAAGGCATTTGACGATACCGCTTGTACAATCTGACGAACATTTTTAGCATGTGTTTCATCATTAGGGATGAACTTCAAGTCTGCACGAAAACCACTGTTTAAGCGAGCCGTTCCTGTAAATAAAACACTTTCAAACTCCCCATCATTCAAACAGAAACGGTAAGGTACTAAGTGTGTTCTATGGTAGAGAGGATACGGTTGGTCTTTGATTTTAACCCACTCAGACTTCACTAAGTCAAACCCGGGAACTTGGGCGTTCTTACGAGCTTCATCATCTCGACTATAAAACCCTCGTTTAATGTCTCGACCACGTTCATCTATTTCTTCGCCTGTAAAGGTAATGAGACCACCTACGATACGATCTAATGAGTCCTTCTTAGCTAAAGTGTAAGAGTTAGTCTTATGAACCAAGGAAACGTCTGTCAACATTTTGTGGAAATCTTCCCTAGTTGCAACTTCCTCATAGAGAATATCATTGTTATAAGCTAAAAAAGTGTGTTTTGGGAAGTTAGCGTTCTTACGCTTCATATAAGCTTGTCTTTCTTTTTCAATATCAGGTTTAAAGCCTTCTTTCAAATTCCCCTTTTCATCTGAGTTTTTAAAGAGAATAACACCTGCTAACACTAACAAAACCCAAGCCATTAACCAATATGAGGTAAACAACATAATTGCACCACAAACTGATAGAAACTGCGATATTCTGTACATATTTTCTCCTAAATTCTAAACCATACAAGGAACTAAGTTAGTTTCCAAAACAGACACACACTCCATGAAACTAAGTAAATCAACCACATATTGACCTACCTTCATGGGGCGAGAAGTCACAACACCAACAATCGAGTTCGTGGAATGATACCGGAAAACGAGGACTTCTTTTTCGACTTCCCACTCAAACTCTCCTTTTAAATCCAAATGGTGCTTTTCCATTAACTTTTTAATCGTTTCAAACATAAGTGAAACCCTCTTTCTTCTATTTTAATTTTCTTTATTATATCACAAAAGAGAAAATAAGTCAAATAAATATAGGTGCAGACTCTTGCTCTATACCTACTTTCTTTAATCTATACCACAAATATCGCTCCTACACAGAGCAAAGTCAACCCAACCGCCCCTAAACCTGCTAGATATAAATGTTCCCTTCTCATAGTTTCTTTATTCTTTACTTCTTCGAAAATTTGGAGTTCCTTCAAAACAAAGGATACCCCTATTCCGAAGAGAAATAAAGAGTTAAACACAAAAAGAATCCACAAATAAACGCCGTCCATAGAGGTTTACCAAAATGCTCCCTTCGGTTTATAAGACTTAATCTTACTTGAAAGCTCTCCACGTTTATTCTCATCAGCTTTCTTGAAGAGTTCTGTACGAGCTAGAGCCATCTCTGAGTCATTCAAAGAAGGGTCTGCGTACAAACGATAGTCCAAATTAAAGCGCGCACCTTCTACCAACTGATACATTTGGTACTCATTGTAAATTGGAAAACCGTCTTTATCGGTACTACAAACTAAACTCAAACAACCAAAGTCAGAAGCTCTCCAACATTGTTCAATCTGACCTGCGGTGAAGTTCTCATTGATATAATGCTGAATGAAATCCACTACAGACATCTTCAAACGACCTCTTAAAATCGCCAAAATCTGACTCTCAGACCATGAACCCTCTAGGAAAGGGGAAATATCAACCCCTGCCATACGAAGGGAAATCAGAAAATCGAGGTAGTCCTTGTCGGATACCGCTCGACTATTCTGCAAGTCTGAAATTTCAACCCCTTGAACCAAAGCAGAAGCAAAGACTTCTATCGTAGACAAAGGAATTAAGGTAAAATCCACCTTAGAGAAGTCTACGTTTTCAAGCGCCAAATCTACGAGGATACCGAAAGTCTTTGGCTCTACCATCAACTCATAATTGGTTGAGTTGAAATAGTTAGACAAACCACTAGAATCCAAGGTTCTATGAGCGCTATACAACTTGTACAAAGGAGTCAAAATATCCTTATCCAAATTAGCGTTTACCAAATAAAGAGGTACATCATGTTCCAAACATAAGCGAACTGCTCTTAGCAGCTCAAAGTCTACCTTATCACTTGTTATAAAAGGTGTTAAATCCAAACCGTGAAGGAGACCGAGAGTCAACTCGTCCTTCACGTTTCGGTTTACATCTAAGGCTTGTATGTCAAAAAAGGAAAGACCTAAATTCGCATTCTTATTCAATCTGTTTACCACACAATCTTTAAAATCAAAGTTTCAAATCGAAGTCTGTGAACGCTCCAAGTTGTTCTTCGACCTTGGCTTTTTGCATGCGTTCTTTTAAACTCAATTCCTGCTTCAATTTTACACCATTTAGTACCACTCCGTCAAGTGGAGTCCACGATTTTAACGGGATACCCATTTCTTTCAAGAATGGTGAAGCTTTTCCTCTACGAGTGAGGTAAATCGTAACTTCATCACCACGTGTTCCTGCTACGAAGTGAACCCTACGTTCTTCTTCATAACTTAGCTCTCCACTCAAGGTATAAGGAAAGACACCATCAGAATCATCAAAAATAATGTTGACATTGGCTTCACGACCTTTAAAGCTGAACGGTGTAGCAAAGGTCAAGAGCGAAGTTCCACCTCTTTTTGCTTCACGGATTTTATTGTTGATAAAGTCCATGTTGCTAAAGAAGTCTGTAACTGTGTCGCTTTCTTCTGCCAAAGTTGAAATAGTACCGACTACCTCTGCATTAGCTGGCTCCCCCCAATAAAGCACATGCGCTAAAAGTTCTTTAAAGAGAACCATTTCTCCGGGGAACTCTTCTCCATAGGTCTTTCTCAACTTGTCTACCAAAGTAGCCATAGACTTAAGACCATATTCTTGAGCAATGAAGTCCAAATAAGCGTAGTTATCTGAGAACAAGATATTTTTGTTCTCTGGAATAGCGTTCATTAGGCGCTCTGCGAGAGTTTTCGCATCCCAAGGTTTTAGCTCTGGCGCTAAGACTTTCAAGTTGTTCTTAATATCCACTAAACCGCGACCACGCACCATTTCAATGAGGTTCCAAACTTTTCGATACCGAGAAGTGTTGAAATCTCTTACGTCTCCTAATAAGTTGAAGTCCCCTTGGTGCTTCACTGCGTAAAGAATAGAAGACGGAGAATAAGTGAAGTTCACACGTGACTGAACTGCTATAGTCTTCCCTTCAGCCAAATACTTATCAATCAACTGCAAAGAAGCGTCAGCCATGTCTTTTACAGAGTCAAATTGGTAAGCTTCAAGGACTCCCCCTTCTTTGAAGGAGCGAAGAGAGTGTTCATAGCGATTTGAGTTCTTTTCAATCGACTTAGTGATTGGCTTCAAAATGTTTGAAGGGCAACGGTAAGATACCGAAAGCGGGTACTTAGTAGGTTGGTACTCCTTGTCGAACCACTCCATGACCTCTGGATTTGACCCACGGAAACCATAAATGGATTGGTCTGGGTCACCTACAATAACGACACGTGGACAGTTCTCAAAAATCGGCTTCAAGACTTGGTACTGCAACTCAGACATATCTTGAGCTTCGTCCAACATGAAGTATTCGTAGCGGTTTTTGTAAAAGTTGACCCAAGCCATTTGAACTGGATCATCTTTCTTCTCTACAACCATATAATCGTAGACAAGAGACATCAAATCGTCAAAGTCAATAACGTTCATGGAAGTCTTTAAGGCTTGGTAATCTTCAACTACCATAGGAAGTAAGTTTCTTGGGAGGTTCAAGCGTTTTGCCGTTTCCGCTGCTTCACCGAATTGGTACTCAGTAATTGAGCAGTTACGGTAGTTAGAAATAATTGCAGACAAGTCTCGTTTATCTTGAAGAGAAATATAGTTACTTCCTTCTTCTCCCAAGTCGTGTTTACGGAACAGACGACCCATAATTGCATTGAAAATACGAGAACCCTCAGAGTCTCCTCCACCTGTGTCCAACATTTGAACATAGTCTGATTTTGATTTATCTGTAAGGTTGAACCCACGAAGTCGCAAAAGTTCAAAAAACTCTGACTGTAATGTGCTGAATGTGAGGTCGTTTGTGGATACCCCTGAGAGACCTAACTTAGCGAAAGTGCGCTCTACATTCTGTTTAATCTCTTCTGCTCCTTTACTTAGGAAGGTAGTAACCCAAGCGACTTTCTTTCCTCTCTGAGCTGGAGACAAGCGACCAATGGTTTTATCCTTTGCTAAAATCAAGGAAATCGAAGTGGACTTCCCTGAACCTGCGGTTGCAAACAACTCTGTGCGACCTTCTGAGCGGATAATTGGCTCTAATTCTTCAAGGTTATAACCTTTGGAAGCAACCAAGTCCAAATACTTCTTCATATTTTCTTCGTAAATTTGTTCCTCAGTAATTTGTTGCTCTGAATTTGCACTAGGTTTTACACTAGCAAAACCCTTGTCATTACTGAGGTTGTCGAGTGCTGATTGATACATTTTTACCAACTTTCTTCTATTATATATATATAGTGAGACTGAAATCAGTTCATTTTTCTATTTGTATAAATAAAATCTATTCTGTTATGTTTATGCTGAAATGAAATTAGAGAGGAAAAACTGCGAAAAATCCAAAATCCGATTATTGGCAAGTTAATGCCAAGTTAGTGTTCGGAAAACGGTAAAATTTCATAGTATTGATGAGATACCCACCAAGATGTGATTAAACCAAAGGTTTTGCTTGATTTTATAGAGAAAAATAGCGAAATCGCTTGTGAGGTAAGGTATTTGCCTGTTTTCTGAGGAAAAGCACCTACTCATTTTAGAAAATCAAGTTAAAATTGGCACGGGAAAACCAAAATTGAGGTCTTCTTTTAGATACCCACGTCGGTGGGTTAGGAAATGCTATCTAATCTCTTGTGTACCAAAGGTTTTCAAGTTTGTTGCCAATATTTTTCATCTTTTAAGTGGCAAGCTCTGTAGAAAAATTTGAGAGTGCTGAAGGATACCCACCTCAGTTGGTTGAGAAAGAGTGTGTGAACCTTTATGTGCCAAGGACTTTCAAGTTTGTTGGCACAAGAATTTTATTTTTCACTTCTTTTAAGAGTGGAAAATTTGAGAGGTGTTTGTAGATACCCTCTTCTGTAGGTTGGGAAAATTAACTCTAAACCAAGCGTGCCAAGGAGTTTAGAGAATTTAAACCCTCTTTTTCTCTTTTTCTCTTTTTTAACTTCTCCACCCTCAATTATTGAAAATGAAAATTGAGAAGTGTTCATAGATACCCACTTGTGCTTTTGACTTGAAACGCTCAAACTTCACTTGTACCAAGTAATTAAGAACCTGTCAGTAACTCAAATTGAATTGAACGGACAAAAAGTAACCTTCCAACCGAGAGAAAATCTCAAGCTACGAGGGGATACCCTCAAAACCTTATTAAATCAAAGAAACTATATTTTCAATTAGCTAAACACTTGCTATTACTAAGTTTCTGAGAAACCAACCGATTCTGTGGTCAAAGTTCCACATTCAACTTTGCTAATTTGGATAAAACTTTGAGGTGTTAATAGATACCCACTTACCTACTTGGCAAACCTTATTAAATCAAGGTTTAACACAGTTTCCCTTAAGAGAACCTAGTTCGAAAAAGCAACATAACCAATAAGAGCTAGGAGTGGAACTAAGATAGCAGCCAAAACCCATAGAATAGCAGTGTTCATCTTAGGTTTGTCCTTTTGCTCTTCTTCCTCAGTCTGAACTGGTAAATAGTGTGCAGACGAGTGGTGATATCCGTACAAAGGTCTGTACAACAGTAAGTTTACTGGGCTATCTGAGGAATAGAAGGTCTTCACAGTATTTTCAGACGAAGTGAAAGACGGAACTGAGGTGTTTCCACTCTTAAACTCTGCTTGAGAACTCAAGGAGCGCCAAGAGGAAATGGGCGTTCCTATTGCACTTGGTCGGTAAGAGCGACCATGACTAGAACTAGAGTGAGAACCACTCTTAGAACCAGTTAAACCTCCGTGGTTGCTTGTGTTGTGCGAACCAGTTGAACCTTTAGAGCCACCTCCGGAACCTTTCAACCCACCTTTTGAACCACCGTGAGACCCACCTTTTGAACCACCATGAGACCCACCTTTTGAACCACCATGAGAACCACCATGACCACCTCCGTGACCACCTCCGTGACCACCTCCGTGACCACCTCCGTGACCACCTCCGTGACCACCTCTAGCGAGTGCAACAGTTGGAGCGGATACCGAGATTGCTAATAAACCTACTAGGGCTATTTTTGAAACTTTGCGCCACATTGTCCTAATCTCCTTATGTAATTTTCTTCAAGCTCATAATAGTTCGAAACCAAGAGCTTGTACTTATCTGAAGTCACTTTCTTATTATAAAGGTAAAGCTCTGGAACTGCTACTTTAAATGCTTGGTGCAACAACTCTAATGGAAAAGTTTCACGAAGTGATGAGATACCCTCTCGTGAAAGCTCTGTTAGTTCAAATAAACCCCTGTTTAGCAAGCGATTAGAGTATGTTGCCAGTTTGCTTTTCTTATAAGACAAAGGGTAAGCCAGAATCTCAAAGAGACATGTGTAAGTTCCTTTCCCTCTTGTCTGAACTAACCCTCTATAAAGCCTATGTTTAAAGAGGTTTACACAGGAAACAGTGCGCTCAACCCCATCATCTACAACTTCCACATTATATTTATAGGTGTCTTTCATGTAAGTACCTACTTTTTCTAATAAAGCTCTTTTACTTTACAAAAGTCTTGAATTTCATAACCTAGCTTTTCTTCCAGTTGCGAAGTGTAAAAAGATACCCTCTCACAAATGTGTGAAACCTCTACAGAATACTGCTTTTGGTAGAGTTCTTCATCGAATGAAACTCCATAAGACAGTAACAAGAAAAGAGTTGCAACTTCTATTGGAAGAACAGTTGTTTCAAAGTGTAAGTTCTCATTTAGGACTGTAATCGGCACAGAATAAACAGACTCCACTTTGGTAATGAAATAATGCTCTGCGTAGACTGAGTTATTGGTCTGAGCGTAGTTGACCCCCAATGTGTCCCAACCTACCTCTACTCTACTGACTGTTAATGAAGGCTCCAAGAACTCAATGTAGCTACCGTACAAGTCTTGAATAGACTCTGGGAGACTTTCAAAGTCTTCTAACAAACCTTCTCTAGTCTTATAAAAGTTGTAAGTATGGAACTGCACCTCTGTGTCTGTGACCTTTGTAATCTTAGCTAAGTGAACCTTGTTAATGAACTTATTCGTACCTTTGCTACTGCGAACCTCTTCATTTGCTACATAGCCTTTTTCATACAGAAAGACGAGCGAACCGACCTGATACCCTTGCTCTTTGAAGAGCTTTTGTTTCTCAGAAATTGGTAAGACCTCTTTGTTCATGTAGCCATGAAAACGAGCCATTTCAACATATAGCTGACTGTTAATCGTGTCTATATCTTTCGCACTCAAATCGTAGTCAATCGGTAAATACTCAAAGAGCTTGAAATAGTAAAGAATACTAGACTCTGCTAACTCTGAGGACAGACCTTTCACACTTAAATGAAAATCTCCGACAATCACATCAAGGTAAATCGCAAACCACAAGACCACCAAGCTATAAGAAAGTTGGTAAGGGTAGTTACTAGGTTTCAAATAAGTATAGCTCTCTTCAGTTATCACAAAGGAAGTGCTTGAGACTCTGAAATGTTCTACGATTGTTTCAAAGTGAGCCAACAATCTACGATAATCATAACTTGGAGGAACTGCTGCAACTGTTTCTTTTAATTCTAAAAGCTTACGAGCGGAAGCCGTGCTCACATAAGGATACCCATCCAGTTTACTGAGTGCTTGAGGTTCAAAAGGAACGGTTGGAATGAACTCTGGGGCAGTTTTATAAATCTCACTATAAGCAATGTTATAGAACGACCAATAAAGAGCTTTATAAGGGGAATCTATCGTGTATTTATCAATCATCTCAAATTCCCTCAACCTTCTCAAAGTCAACTAATTCAATGTTTGGGAAGTTCTTCTTTTGCAGTTCAATCATTAAATCCGCAGAAAAACTCTTGTTCAAGGTGTGATACCGAGTGAGAGAACCCCAAACCTTAATATCCTCAAGGTTTTCTAAAAGGTACTTTTTGATTTGTTTCTCTGCCTCTAAGACCTTATAAAGCGAGTAAACCAACTCATCTGTAGACTTGTTTCTAATCAAGTCAGTTTGGTAAAGCTCATTAGCTTTCTTATCTAAAAGACTTGGAGCGAACTGAACCAAGATTGATTTTGAAATCGCCTCTATAATAGTAGAAAGTTCTTCAGAATTTACCTGTAAATACTCCTCAATCACTTGAAATTGACGGTTTTTCCAAAGACTTAACAAGCCTGTTGGGAACCTCGACTCAAGACTTTCTTCGACCTTTTGACTTGCGTAATAAACTTGACGAGAAGTCAAACCTGAAAGGTCTACAAGTTGTTTGCGATTGAGTCCTGATCGATATAATTTCAAAAGACTAAGTGTACTTTCTTCATTTGACTTACTTAAATTCAAGTAAGACCCTTTCTTCAAATAATCAACAAGCGTCTTTGCAAATTGCAAATCTTCAAGCGTCTGTAGAACAGAACTAGAGGGGATGTGTTTATTATTCTCCAGTCTAGTTTGGAACAAAGTAATATCAGAATAAATCTGATTTAAAGTATTAAATATCGGTTTCTTTTTACTCATAAAAATCAAAAACCACAAAAAACTACTATTCTTATGATTTATCTTTTAAATACAAAATAAATCATTCTACTTTTCTGTACTTTATCCTCTCTATAAAATTTTCAGTCTGAAATCTAGCTATATAGCTAGGAATTTTCCTTGCTGAATTTCTTAAGGTATATTATACATTATTTTAAAATAAAAATCAAGTAACAAGATGTACAAAATCTAAATCAAACTGAGATAAGTTCATTATTTTTAGACTAAATGAAAGAAGTTTGATTGAAATACTGTTTACTATAAAGAAAAAGTAAAAAGTTCGATACTGAATCGTAGGTTTGGGGAGTGCTTTTAATAGTAGAAAACTGAAATTTAAAATTGAAGGTTTGCTCTCTGCTTTCTGCTTTCTGCTTTTCAACTTTCATTCACTTCAAAAATCTCAGAACTGAAGACCCACTTAGAAACGCAAGTAGAATAAGGATACCGCAAGGGTTTGAACTCTTATTTAGTTTGTCGGAAGTTGGGCGTTCCCTAATTTTCTATTTAATCTTACTGAAGTTCAAACCTTTTGTTAAAGTTAATCCGATAAAAGAAAGCAACCCAACAAAATATAGCTGAAGCCCAACGAAGTTGGGCGTTCCTCTTAATTAAACAAAGGAGAAAAGTAAAGCAAGTACAACTAGAACCAAGGCAGAACCTAAACCTATAAAGAAAACAAGACCGTACTGAACAGAAATAAGTAGAGTTTAGGCGTTCCGATTAGGAAGTCGAACTCAATAGCAAAGTTGAAACATGAGGTGAGGATACCGCAGCGTGCTGGTTTGGAGAATATCAAACCTCAGACCTCAGACCTCAGACCCGTACAACCAATCAAAAGCCACCAAAACCTTACGGAATTGGGGCGTTCCCTAACTTCAAAACAAAAATCCAACCCTAAACCTCGAAAAACCTATGGCATAATCTAAGGCAAACTAGGACAAAACTAAATCAAGGTATGACATAAAACAGTAGAGTTATGACAAATAAACCCCAATTTAGGACAAAAATCCGTCAAATTATGACACTTTCACTTCAAATTAGGACAAATAAATCTCATTTTAGGACAAAATTAGAAGAGTGTATGACAAAAGGGAAGAGATTTATGACAAATTGTATACAATCTAGGACACTTTTAGATAAAGTTATGACAAATAAAGCTATTTCTAGGACAAATAAAATCGTTTTTATGACAAAAAGGCAAAGACTTATGACAGATTTAAGTAAAGTTATGACAAAAATAAATAACCTTAGGACAAATTTTAGGACAATTAGGACAAGTGTATGACAAAAAACCCTATTCTTAGGACAAAAAACTGAAAGTATATGACAAAAATAAAAAGAGTTGTGACTTGTCACAACTACTGCTTTTCATAATACTAAGTAAATCCTTTAAGGGAGAAAAAGACAGAAACCTCGCAAAAGTCTTTAAATTGAGGATACCGCTGAGAGAGGTTAAGGAGTAAGCTTAGTTCTCCAAACCTAACTGCAAACATTTTTCTCAAAATCAATTTTAAAAGCTCTCATTTGCCCCGTGTTGCATTTAAAATTAAAGTTGGACATATTATACCATAAGAGGTTAAAATCGAATCTGGAGCAATCTGAGGCTTTTTAGAGAAAACGAAAAAGTGAAGACCGAAATCTCCACTTATCTTCTACGTTTGTTGGCTCTAGGTTTTTGTTCTTCCTCAAAACAGTCTGTGAAATCGACCTCTTTGGAGCGATAGAGAAAACCTAGACTTACCAACATAAGGGCTGAAAGTAATAACCACAAAGTTCTTACTCCCAACCATCATCTGAGTTTGCTGCACTCTCATAGTCCACTTCAGCACCGTCACGGAAGCTCTTGTGACTAATTTTAGAGTAAATGAACAACCCAATATACCATACTACAACTACTGGGAAAATAATCCCCAACGGTAAAGTAGCAACAATAATGTCAAGGTTCGACACACCTGTAAGTCGAAGAACAAAGAGGAACAAGACTGCAACCATAGTTATAACCATCGTAACCATAAGAGTTAAGAGCGGTAAGTTCCATTTATTTACATATTTCATCTTCTTTTAACCTTTCTTAAAGCCTACATTTGTACTCGCGCCCCGCGAGGTGATACCGCAGTAAGTCTGAACCTTGAGTTACTAGGACTTCTCTAGTGACTAAATCAATTCTTTGACCTAAACCATGCTCTAACAAGAGTTCGTAAGCTTCTTGTAAGGCTTTAAACTCTTCATGAGAACCACCTTCAACATCTGGGTGAACCTCCTTAGAGCGCTTCTTATACGCTTGTTTCAAACTGGTTTGTTCTACAGTTACAACACCTTCAAAGCCGAGTGTTTGTAAGGCTTTTTTAATTCTTTTCAATTCTAACATAATCTATCTAAACGTGCAAGAGTTTCTTTATCTGTAGTAGTTGGCACTAGCAACATAAACATGAGTTGGGTAGCGCCCCACGGTGTAAGGGTGGCGAACCACCTTGTAGTCCGCTTGGTTGTCTTGGAATTTGAGGATACGGTAAGGGTTATCGTCCACGAAAACCACCGTATCTGAGCTATCCTTTGCAGACTGTAAAAGACGAGCCAGGACTTTCTCTTCTTGCTTCACACTATAGAAGGACATGAAAGCAGAACTTCCGTAACCTAAAAGGTCTAGCAGTTCTCTTTTCTTCTCTGCAATTTCCTTGTTAGGACTGAGACTAATAAAGCAAATATCCTCTAAGTTAGAGCCGACAAGACCCTGCAGATACCCTTCAACCCTTTCATTGACTGCAATTTCACCAAATTGGTAAAATTGAGGATTTGAAAAGTGCTTGATCAAGTCTTTCTTTAACTCATAAGACAACTGTTTTTCCGGTTCATAAGTCGGTTTGAAATCAACCAAACGACTTGCTGAATCAAGGAGTGTATTATCTAAATCGACATAAACGCGCAATCTTTTAACCTCACTAAAATTGAATTTAAAACTAGGAAAAGTCTTTATTCTAAAGCGATAAAGACTATTTCTTTCCATGTGAATTTAGAAAAGAACTTTAAAACTCTTTCTAAGCTAAACTTATTTATAGTATTCTCTGAGTTCTCTATATAACTCTCTAAATTGAATTGAGGGTAAATCGTTTGGTACACCTCAGTATCTAGGCGAGAACCTAAGTGGGAAACTCCTTTATAAAACAAGGCATCTTCGAGACCCATATTGCGAACCCATTTACAAAACTGAAGGCTTTCGCTAGGAGTTAATCTATAAACCTTGTTTGTTTGCACAAGAGAGTTAGGTGCTAAAGCAATCAGCACTCTATCAAGAATACCCTCACCTTCAATCCACAAGAAACCCAATTCTTTCAAGGATTGTAGCAACTTGTCTCTCTCATAAATTGTAACTATTAAGTGTCTTTCTTCCATGTAGTTTGACACCTACCAACCCTAAACCCTAGACGGTTTAGGTTCCTCCTTGTTCTTATGTAAATCCGTACAAGAATTGTCTTTACACTCATGTTTGTAGTCTGTGACTACCGAAGTGTAAGCTGAACTCTCTTGTTTTTTAGACTGAACTTCTGCTTTCAAAAGGTTATTCCCCTTTCGTTTTCATTGTTTTCTTAGTCTTCAAAGTACGAGCAGAAACTCTAGCTTTAGAAGTCATTGCGACTTTAGGAGTATCTACTTCTTCCTCTAACTTAGTGCTCTTCTTACTGCTTGAACCTGTGCGAATAACCTTTGGCTTTTCAACATCACCAAACTTTTTATATAAGTCAACCAACTCATCATTGATATATTTCTCTCTCAAAACACCTGATTGAGAGTAGACAAGGCGCACGGTTGCACCATCTTCCAGATACCCGTGGACAGTTTGGTTCATAGAAGTACGAGTAACACGAACCTCTCCAACTAGGTTGTTCTCTTTGCGAATCTTAACCAAACTTTGGTGAATACGGTGGAGTTGAATCTTGAAGATTTTCTCTGTTTCACGTGTGTAACCTAAAGGAATGTGGTAATTGCGCTCTGGGAGTACAAACTCTGCTCCTAAATTACATGAGGGTAAGTTCTTTAACATGTAAGGTTTCAACTGAATATCAACATCTTTTGTCATCCACAAATGGAGCTGAATGGGAATTTCAATACCTTCTACCTTCAAGGTAATAGTGCGATCAATCTTAATATCTAAGTCTAAACCGTCTTGAACATACTCTAAATCACCCCACAAACGAGTGTTGAACTTGTACTTCTTGTCATGGTACAACTGTTTTAAAACGTTATTGACAACATTTTTATCCCAGTAGTTCTTAATTTCCTGTGTGACCTTTACAAAAGGTGTTGAGGGGAATTTGGTCAAGCCTAAATCTGCTTTCTTTTCTTTCAAATAGTTCAACTCCCTCTAATTATTTACCAAACATAAACTGTTCTTTGTCTTTAGCAAACTGCTCTGTGTAGCGGTCTAAGCGCATATACATTGCAGCCTTTGAAATTCCTTGTTTCTCCGCCCACTGAACGACTGGGATACCCTTGAAATAAATGGCTTTAATATCATCTCGCATTTGCTTAGTTGTTTTGTCTTTCAAGTAAGTCTTCAACTTAGCGGGTGATACTCTAAACAAGTTCTCCTCAGAACCTTTAAAAGCACTTGCTACAACATTGTAAGGATAAAGCTTTGATAAAACCTCTGGTGTTGCTTCTTGGTATGCTACAACCCCACTCACTCGGTTCTTACGAAACTTTACTTTTACTTCTTTTTGAGATTCAAGCCACTTCTTAAATGGAACCTCAAGACCACGCTTAAGACCAACTAAGTAAATAGTTTGCTCTTTGAATGGGAAACAAGTGAAGTGCAAGACATCTATACCCTCAGCGCTTGCAAAAGCGTGAACCAAAGAAGACAATTTAGACAAGCGAGTTATACCGGTAACCTCAGCTAGTTCATGAAGTGAAATAATCTCACTGTTGTCAATTTTAGAACCATCTTCCAAATACTTGTCACTCTCAATAATTTCTTGATCCGTAAGGGGCGCTCTATCTACATAAGTTAACCCACGCACACGTGACTTAACCTCTCCGGTTCGGAAAGGTTTACTTGCAATACCAATTCTACCGCCTTGCAAGTTATAGTTAAATGAGGACTCTTGAATTTGGTACTTACCTCTATATTCGTTCCTCGTTAAACCGTCTACTACCATGTTATATAAACCTTTCATCTAATTTCAATTTTCTCTTTATTATATCACAAATTTTAGTAAAAGTCAAGAAAATAAGGTAAATTTGTGAAAATGGCTTGGAAATGGTGGAAAAGAAAAAGGAAGAACTTCAGTTCTTCCTAGTCGCATTTAGTTTAAAGAAGTGGGTAGTCCACAACAGTTGTACCTTCTTCGGACGGATACCCTTTAACTCCGCGGTACAAGGCTCTTTCAAGTCCATCTAAACCATGTGAAGAAGAACTTACCAACTGAGTTGAGGAACTTCCTAACACAGACTTCAATATATTGACGGTACTATGACCTACAAAGCGTCTGACAATAACCACAACATCAAAGTCTTTTAACTTTTCTGGTGCTACTTCTGTATCATTATGAGAGCTAGAATCGATAAACTCTAACTCTTCTGCTTCCTTCTCAGTTAAAACAAGAGACTTAAAGCGCTCTACTTGAGACTTCGGTAAACCAATAATAGCAATTCGTTTACCTTTCAAGTCAAAGTCGTATTTAGAGAAAGTTCTGTTGGACTTTGTGGATACCGCAGAGGAGTGAGATGAGGTTGGTTTAATTTGATTATCTTTATGAACCCACGCAATCCGTGGGATTTCTCCCTCTTTAATAACCAAATCGACTGAGTGTGCAGTTGCTAGGCGATAGTTCTTTACTAAGTAATCATTGAGGTTGAAAACACCACAACGAGAACCATATTCTCTCAAAGACTTACCTTCTGCGTCAGACGGAACGTAGTAACCTTCTTCATCTTGGTTTAAAGGACAATTTTCAACGTAGGTAAAGCCAGTTTTAGGTTCCAAATTGGTTTCGTAAGAAATATTGTAAATACGAGAACCTGAAACACTAAAGGAAATAACTAAACCGTGGCTCAAATCAAATCGTTTGTAGACCTCAAAGTTATGAGCGTAAAGGACTTCTCCTGTCTCTACATCTTCAATTTCGAAACCACGCTCTGTCAAGAGAACAATACCGCACAAGTCACCATTTGCGCTTGGTGAGAAGACACGTGGGCACCACTTATAGTTAGGAGTTTCTTTAGGAGGTTCAATCTTTTCAATTTCATCAATGTCAACTACATGTAAGCCAACCATAGGTTCTTGTGGCGCTTGACTCTCAGACAAGAGCTTGTGGTCTTCTGAAGATACCGCAGTAAGGTTGGAATCTGTCTCTTGGTAAGGTGTTGAGTGGTGTAGGGTCAAAAGCGAGTCTTCCTTGAACAAAGGAGCCAAAAACTCCCCAAAAGCTTTATTATCAAAGCCTAGAAACTGCTTTGCGAGGTTTAGGCGTTCTAAATCACCCTCTAGTAAAATCTCTTTAATTGTTTTGCGAAATTCAGTCAAAAAATTATCTGTAAAATCCATTGATTTAAACCTTCTTGTTCTTTCTATTTGCTTTTCGTGCTTTGTCTAATATCGGAGTAAACTGTTGTCCGTAGGTACAAATATCGTCCCACTTCACTCTTGGTTGTGGGCTAATTTCTAATGTAGTTGGGTCTACAAAACTCTTTGTGACCTTACTGCAATTTCTGTATCTTTCCTTGTAGCAATAACAACAGACAAAGAAAGTCAAACCTTTACGCTCTAAAGCAAACAACTGCTTTACCTTACGGTGGCAAATATCACAAGGTGTAGTCAAAGGCGCTTTTGAAGATACCGTAACTGTGGATGTGAACGAATTGTCAAAAGTTGTTTCAATGTCGAAAGCTACTGCTTTAGGAGTTGTTGGGTTCATTAAGGAGTTTAAATCTACAAAATCTCTTAACTTCATTTTATTTTGCTTTTCCTTTCTAAAATATAAGAAAACCTAAAGAATTTTGGGATACCCAAAGGTAGTTTTATACTGGGATTCTTGCACTATGTAAAAAACTTTCAATCTTTTCCATAGCTTCATTTATTTTTGTTATTACTCCTGAATTAGAGTAAAAATTACAAGGGACAGTAATCTTCGCAGTAATAAGCTCATTAACAGAATTTGAAAAATCCAACACTAAACCTTCAGAGCCTAGATTAAACTTCATAGCACGTGAACCTGCAACTTCCTTAGAAACTTCAACACGACCAAGACTAACACTAGAAAAATCTGTCACAACAACTTGAAATTGATTAAAATTGAATGTAAGCAAGGAATTTGTAAAATCGTATTTCAAATCAAACTCATAGAAACGACCACCTGTCAATTCAAATAGAACTTGCAAAGCGTTTACTAACCCTGAAATATGATTAAACCAATATTGAATAGGGTTCGTAGTAGTTGTCGTACCCAACATTCTGTTCATTTTAGCTCGCACTTCTTTCTCAGAATAAATTGCAAGAGTGTACGAAATATCAGAGTAATGCTGAACCAACTGCAATCTACCTAAAAATTGGTTTACTACAACCTCCATCTGCAATTTAGAACGTAGTGTAGAGTTCAAACTATCAAGCTCTCGTTGTAACTTTTCACTTAACTTAAATAGAGGAACTTCAACTTGTGGAGCTTGTTTCTTTTGTTCAAGCTCTTTTAAAGTCTGTAGTTTAGATATTTCACTTTGTAAGTCCAACAAGCGGTTATCAATAACATCAATTAAATCCATATTAGTTTACCTTCTTTTCTGATTTATTTTCTTTATTATATCAAAAAAGTGGTAATTTGTCAAAGAAAAAGAGAGGATACCACTAGGTAAATCTCTCTTTTTATACTCTTTAAATTCCTTTCGCAAGCTCAAGATACCGCTCTAAAGTTTCTTCGAAACTTGAAACTGGGTAATGTTTCAAGCTCAGAGTCAAACTAACAACCCCGCTATCTAGTTCATAGAGCAAACCTTTATTATAAAGGCGCAAAACCTTAGTAGTGTTTACAAAAGGCTCTGGATCGTAATCTTCAACTAAGCGAAAACCACCTTCCTCAGAATAAACCAAATCATAACGATTGTTGATTTTAAATCTGAAAGAGTCATCTCCTGCTTGTTTTAATTCTAAATCGTAATCAATCATGGCTTTGTAAGCTATAGTTTCTAGTGCTTGAGCCACAGTTTCGCTCGTGAAAGTGTGATTGCCGTAGACGGTTTCCGTTACATAAGTGGTGCTTTGTTTTACCATTTTAAGCTCCTTTTCTTAATTTATTTACTTAATTATATCAAAAAGTTTTAAATTTGTCAAATTAAAAGAGAGGATACCGCTAGGTAAAGCTCTCTTTTTGCTTATAAAGGTAAATCCAAAGGACTGTGGTGAATAATTTCTACCAAAGTACCTTCAGTTTCAGTCTTTTTACGGTAGTCTTCTGCTTCATCTAAGCGATCGAAGACTTTCTCAGTTTTCGCACCGAAAGACCACCACTCAGACCTAACTCTATCCCAAGTTTTACGGTCAACTTTAACCTCATATTTAGGAGCAACAAAGCGAATGAGGTACTTAGAATAGTTACCTAACCCACTTTGTTTTGTTTCCAACAAAGTAATATCTACAACGAAACAATCTGCTTCTTCCAAGTCAAGGAGGTAACTTTCCAAAGACTGAGCTTTTTCGTTACCTAAATAGCCGTCAACTTCGAAAATATCAGTTTGAATGTCCTTTCTTGTGAAAATTTCCATAGTTTCCCTTTCCCATCAACTTAATCCACCACAAGGTGAATAGTTCGCTCACTAATCTTAGTGTGACTAAACCAATCTTTGCGTGTTTCCTCAATAACCACTGTGTTTATGTGGTGTACTGGTGTACCATCTGTAAATGTTGCTTTCATATCAACATTATCAAGTGTTAAAAGCTCTTCTTCACCTTCGATGCGGAAATTTACGCTACGGAGACCTCGTGAGAAAGCTCTCGAATCAACTGTTCCATTGAAATCTCTTGTTTCTACAACTTGTCTACTTTCAGTTGTTTCAACCCCTCCAACATAGACTGCTAAGAGGAAAAGAATAAGAGACAGAGAGCTGATTTGGGTTAAGAGAGTCAAGAAAGTCATGCGATTTACATTGATACCCCTTAACACTGAGACCAAGGCTCCTAGTAGTGCAATAAATGCGAAAACTCCAAAGAGTGTACTTACAAGCCAAGACTTATCAGCCACACCAACTTTAAACAAGAAGACCAAGACAAAACCCCACAAAAGTGCTGAATACCCAAGGAGAGTTAAGTCCTTTTTCCAATCATTATCTAGTTTAAACATAAAACCTCACTTTCTAGTTACCCATCACTTTGTACAGAACCCAAACTGCGCCTGTAATCAAAGCACCTACTATTGCAACTCCCATAATAATTTTGCCAATTTTCTCCAAATCCAAATAGCCTTTGCTCTGAGTAACAGTATCTTCAACCTTTTGTTGAGGTTGACTTATCTGAGTTGTAGAAGTCAAAGCAGCGTTGGTTAAAGGAGTTTGGTAGGTGTTATAACTGTTGTAAGTGTTGTGGTTCGAGTTATTGAAAAGCAAGTTGTACCAAAGCAAGTTCTCAAAGAAAGAGTTACCACCAAAGGTTGAACCACCTCCATAGTAATTGTTGGTAGTGTAGAAAGACTTGCGCTCTTTCTCATCATCTTTTTGGTTATTATAACCACTACGGAAAGCGCTACGAGGGTAGAAAGAACTCCCTCTAAAAGAGGAACTACTACTGCTTGACTTACTTGAAGAGGAACTAGACTCATTTGATTTAGTTTCTACTCTTTTTCCCACATGTGTCTTAGGGTCAGCTTTTGAGGGCGTTTTTGGAGATACCTCTGAGTCAGACTTAGGTGTGTTTCCGTTGTTTGAGGACTTAGCACCTCCACCACTTGATTTAGAACCGCTCTCAGACTTATTACCACCTGTTTTAGAGTTACCACCTGTTTTAGAGCTACCTCCGGACTTGGAACCGCCTGTCTTAGAGGAACCACCAGACTTGGAACCTCCTCCTGATTTAGAGCCACCACCAGACTTAGCGCCACCACCACTTCGACCTCCGTGACCTCCCCCATGACCACCTCCATGACCTCCTCCGTGACCTCCTCCGTGACCTCCTCTTGCTTCAACGAGTGTAGGGGAAATTGTGGATACCGCTAGGAGACTTAAAGCTAGAACAGACAACAACTTCAAATGCTTTTTCATCTTACTCTTCACTTTCTTTCCAAACAAACAAAGCCCCTAAACTATTCAAGATATAGAAAAGGTACTTACCAACATTAGCAAAGTTCCCTTGAATAAGAGCTTTAGCTAACTGCACAAAGTTGTAGAACAACCAAAAACTCCACTGTGTTGATAGCTTCAAAACATTAAGTCCATTTGCTACCAAAGATAGAGCAAAAGCTATGGTTGTAACGTAAGCAAGTGGGTTCATGTTACCCTGATACCCAATGTAATTAGTGAGGTACGAAAAGGCAAAAGAAATAACCACCAGAGCTGGTACAATCCAATTTAGACGAGCTTTGGATATAGTGTTGGCTTTGCCGTCTTGCGATTTGTTCCATAAGTAAATAGCACCGAGATAAATCAAGAAGGTTACTGGGTAGGTAATGATGGCAGCTTTATTGCCTAAAATATAGTCAATTAAGCCAGACAAGACTGCATTGATAATACCTAGATAATTCCCTAACTTGCTCAGTTTACCAGTAAATCGAGTGGACATCATGGAAATCGCGACATTTACTACAGAAATCCAACCAAAAGGAACAAATACTGTCCAAGCACCCCAATCAACTAACTGGTTGAGCCATTTCAAATGATACCCTGCGGAAATTGCGATTGTGAGGACTAGAATTACTCCTAGCAAATCAAACCACTGAGAAGTGGCGAATTGTTTTAGTTTTTGTTTCATGTTTACTTCCTTTTCTTTTAATCAATTTTGAGACCTGTTTCTTTGTACTGAACGAGGTCTGAAAACATAGAAACCAATGTATCAGTTAAATCCTCCAAAGGCACATAAGTTTTCTTGCTTGTAAGCGTCAATTCAGTTTGTTCATCTACGGAAAGTTGAACAGTTAGAGCGTTTCCTTGTGCGCCTTGAGTTTCCAATTCAAAGTAGTTAGCTGTGTCGGAGTAGGTACTTACTGTTACGTCAGTTAGACCAAACTTAGAGTTATGAGCCAAACGAACTGAAAAGTCATAGTAACTCAGAGTAACTACACCTTGTAATAATTCAGTGTAATTTATAACCAACTCAGGTTTACTACAATTGTAGTCATAGAGAACTTTCAACAAAGGTATATGAGACCTCAATGTTTTAAATAAATCCAAGCTTTCCTCTGCATTTTCAAAGCTACGATAATAAGTTGCAAGGTTGAGAGTTGCCCTTTTAGAATAAGCCAACCTATCTTGCAAAGTAACTGTTAGAAAAGCTGGTGGGTTGATGATACCCTCTAAGTTTAGGACTACACAGTAAGATATATCTTGAACTTCTAACTCCCCTAAAACGGACAGTAAAGAACCCGCAACTAGAGGTTTATCTTCTAACCAATCAAAGACACTTTCAGACTCGCAAATCAAGTTCGGCTTTACTTTTAATAAATCAATCATATCAGTAACCTTTCTTTATTATTTATAACCCTCTACACCCTTCACATCATCCAATAATGAGAACAAATAAGAAGTTAAATCATAGTCAAAGTGCGCTAACTCAAATTCATTTACAACTACTTTCTGTTGTAGCTTATTGTAAATGTGTAAAGCACTATCATAGTTGCAGTTCAACATGTGTTGAACTTCATCTAAATTTAATCTCTTTCCTTTTGGTGCTTGTCCTTGATTGTAAGAACTAACCTTAATCTGGTTCATATAAAAACCAATAGAATTTGCAATTCGTTTATCTGTTGTAATAAACCGAGTTTGACGATGTTTTGATTTATCTAAATCAGAACTTTGTGACAAGTAGGCAACGTATATACGCATGATTTTTCCTTTCTAGTCTGTAACCACTCGAACAGCTACAGTTACTTCATGTTCTTTTTGGTTTAAGAACCTAAGTAAGCGAGTTTTCAACTCATCCAAAGCACTTTGTAAGTCAGTAGAACGTACATTATCCATACTTACAATAACCGTTAAACGATCTAAATCTGGTAAATGAACTTCCGTTTTGGTAGCGATACCACTAAGTGTAGGTAATTTAGCACCAATATCACAACGACTTTTAACAGTTTTCTCAAAACCAATAGTGTAACGGTCAGTTTCAGAATTATAAGTGATAAACAAGTGTGAACCATCGACCAAACTACTTTCTTCGCCAAAGTAGTGAAAATTAAGTTCTCCCTTACCTAACTGACCTCGATAATATGGAGGTCTATCTTTTGATTTAGTCAAAGAACACAGAAACGCTAACAAATCAATGTGTTGCTCAGCTAAAGCAAGTTGGTCAAGCAAATCTCCCACAGACTCAACAACTTCAAAGGCATCTAAAAGTTGAAACCCTTTGTTATCTTTTCTGCAGTATAGCAAAGCAAGTTTCTTATAGCAATCTTCTACTTCACTTGAATGAGTATAATCTAAAATGTCAGACTTGCGAGCAACCAAAAGTGGGATACCACTATTAGTTAGTAGGTCATTTACATAAACTAATTTGCTTCGGACTTGAAAATCTTCAAAGAGCAAATCTCCCTTTTCTGCTGCTTTCAACTGCTTTTCTAAAGGTTTGATTTTATGTGAGAAATCCAAACAAGTGTCAAATTCCTCTCTTTTCAACTGTTCGAGTTCTTTTCTTAATTCTTCTGTTGTTTTCATAAAATCAATACTCCACTAAAATGTACAACAGGTCTTCTTCTGTTACCCCATCTTGCTTATCTAACCACTCTAAAATACGCTCCCAAGTCTGTTTTGTATTTTCACTATCCACAGAACTTAAATATTCACGTAGAAGTTTCTTGCTACACTCATATTTAGTAAATAAAGAATCTTTTGTGTAACTGTCAGATGGAACTTTTGGTAGTAAATCCAAAATATCATATAAGCGCTCATAGGGTGAACTATAACTAGTCTCCATCAAAACAACGCTATCTAAATAAGCATCAAACTCCTTTAAATCAGAAGAACAAGTCCACTTTTTAGGGTACTTTTCTAACAATTTGACATAATCTACTTGTTTAAAAATCATTACAATATTACTCATATTAAACTCCTAACTTAAATGGTATAACCCATTTTAACCAAATTATCTTTCACTTTATTAGTCATTTCTCTAAGTGTAGACTTCGCAAAATCAGAAACGTTTATAGTATCAGACACTTTATAACAAAAAGAGTTTGAACCTCCCCACCCTTTAGAATATACGGTTAACTCACCACCGTCTACATCAAAAGAGTAAGAACCACAAGTATATTTACAGTTGTAGTAAGTAACTTCTACAAACAAATTATCCGAGTCTACTAACTCTAATTTTACAGTATACTTTTTCTCAAAATTAAACACCAATTCCGCAGATAAAGTTTGCATAGTTCCATCTGAAATATCGGATGAAAATGTGTTCAAAACTTTATAAACTGGAAGTAACTGACGTTGATAAGAAACCCATTTAGAATAATCTTCGGAACTTTTATAAGAGAACCGAGACTTAAATAAAGGTAATTTAAATAAGCGCGTATACAAGTAAAGATACCCATCTTCTCTACTATGGCAAGTCTCAAAACCAATATCTAAATCTTTAAAAAGAGCATTTACTTTTTGAGTGGTAAGTGTTTGTGAATTCTCACTGTAAAAAATATCTTTTAATTCATTATAATCAAGTGTTTCGGTTATCATAAATCAATCCTCTCAGTTCTCTATTTTAGTCAAATCTAGGCTCCATAGCCTCATAAAATGTAGCAAGCTTATCTGTTAGTTCTTTTACTACCTCTCCAAACTCACTAAACTTTCTAAAGGACTGTTCTACAGACAATTTCTGTTCAAAACTACCGAGGTAATCTTCTTCACGAATGTATTGAGAATTTGCAAGGGTTTCAAGAGATACCCCTCCACCTAAGAAAAAGATAGTTGAGTATTCTGCATCATAAGTTAATCGTTTACTTATCTTTAACTTATAAGGTCGTCTCATAGTTAAAGCACAATCATAAATATGTAAACCTAAACCCTCTAAATTAAAGTACAGATCACTAAACCCGTTATCATAAGATTTAAATCCAACTTCAAAAACACCCTCTTTTTCTAACAATAGTTTAGTCTTATTTAAGAAATCTACTACCTTTAGAGCATTTTCAAACCAAGTTTGAATACTTACTGTTGTAATCTCTTGGTTAGAACTCTCAATCAAACCATAAAAAATATTCTTATCCTCAAGGTCAAGGATTTTAAAACTAGCTAAACCTTCTTTTTGGTCTTTATCTTTAACTAAAAATACCCAATTCTTCTTGGAATTAAAGCTCAAAGCTAAACCTAAATCATAATCTACTAACTTCTCTTTTAGTTGTTGAATTAAAGGAGCAAAACTCTTATCATCAAGCAAACTTACTGATTTTTCTTTATTTAGTGTTTCTTGTGCTTTTAAAAGTTGTTGTTCTGCTTTTAGAGAACCAAGTTTATCTTCTAACTCTTTAATTTCTTTATCTAATTGTGCTGAATTTGTCACAGTTGTCACCTTCTTTTATTTAATGATTTAATTATATCAAAAACAAAATAAAAAGTCAAGGAAAACCCTCGACTTTTGTTGAATTTGTGGGATACCGCAAGTGAGTTATTAGCGATAAAATTTGAAGCTACGATTGATGTATCGTTTATCTTTGTGCGCAGTCCATAACAAGCGGAGACCTTGCTCTGTTTGAATGTAGAGAGTTTCTACTACGCTTGTGAGCGGTCTATGGTCTGGCGTGCAAGCAGTTACTTTACTGTGGAAGACTGCAGTTATTAGCACGTCTGCTTCTTCAGTTGGGATGTCAAAATCTCGGATGCCGAGAACAGTTGGTACTTCTTTTAGTTTCATTTATCAATCCTACTTTCTAGTAATCTTCTTGAGCTAAAGCAAAAACTGAACCTTGAGTAGTCAGCAGTAGCCAATTTAACGGTGAAGCGTGTTTCGTGCGTAAATGCAAAGCGTCAAAACTTAGAGGAACTTTCGTGCTAAAAGTAATCAACTCCTGCCAGCACAAATGTGCCAAAGGTTTGATTGGTTCAAAAACTTTAGTATAAGAGTCTGTAAAACAAAGAACCCCCACTGTGTAAACATCCAATGTACCATCAGACAATTCTTTTCTGTAAGGTGGTTTTGTGATTCCAATGTTTGTAAGAAGACCTACCTCAAATTCTTCAGACTCCACACTTAAAGGAGTCAATGTGTCCCAAAATTTGTTGAGGAAACCCATATCATATACACTCATTGGGTTATCTACTGGGAAATACTCTTTAGGGATACGAATTTCAAATAGTTGTACTGTGTTTGTCATTTTAAAGTTCCTTTCTTAGTCCAAATAGACTTTTTGTTTTGTTTGTGACTTATCGTAATCTAAATCTAAGACACTAGTAAAATCACCATCATAATCTCTTGCATAAAGCTCAAAACCCTCTATTTTTAAGGATGCAGCTAATTCATAAAGTTCTTTAATTGTCAAAAGTCTTCACCTCATAAGCAATCTCAACAAGTAGCAAGGCAATTACGACTACCAAAGAACCACCCAACCACACTTCCAAATAGAAACGAAGTTGAGGATTCGTTGTAAAATGCCAAACTAAAAGAGAGATAATAGTCTGTATAAGCGCTAACGTGCGAAGAACTTGTGCCTTACGACCAAAGTTCAAAGACCTATATAGTTCTATTACTGAGTTCATTTTCTCACCCTCCTTTACCAAATTTCAATATCTTTTGAACCACAACTTGAGCAATGCAAATCATCGGTGGATTCTCCTGTGAACATAGGGGTCAACTCTTTATGACCACAATCCAAACAATATACTAAAACATAACCTTCATTCATTTTCACACCTACCTACTTAATTTTATTTCCTACTTGTAAACAACAAAATAACTGCGCTAGAACTCAAATAAAAACCTAAGGCAACATAAAACAAAATCTTAGTTAGGAGTACATAAATAATCTCTCCAAAAAAGATAGATACCCCTAAGCTAAGAAACAGAACTAATGAAACCTTATCCAAATAACTAAAGTAAATCTTACACTTACTTTGCACTTCTTGAGAGAAAGAACTAAGTACCCCTTCAAAATAAGAATCACCAAGCATAAAAGGCATTACAACGAAAACAGTTAACGTCCCTAATGTAAGTAGGAGTTTACTTAAATTAGTTATATCTACTAAATTAACTTGTAACCAAGTGACCCAGTAGGTGAATATAAACAATCCTAGGTATAATAGTGGGTAACTAGCTAAAAGTAGTCTATTCTTTAACATAATATACCTCAAAGTAAAGTTGTATTATAAGTTTGACTAGTTTCGTTAAACAAAAGTTTCACTAGAAATTCAGGGGAAGTATTAAAACCCCAATTTTCAACTAGGATACCGAAAACTTCTTTGTCTACAGAAACTTCATACGTTTTACTAAACGGTGCAAGTAACTCAGTTTTATTATCAATATCGACAAGTTGAACCTTTAAAAACTCATTAGACTCACCCTTAATTGTGAAGTTTTCTTTACCAAATAGCGAAGTTAGAACTACTTCTACATCTCCAAAACCCTTAACCAAAGGATTATCTTCTACCAACGCAACTAGCTTAGTAACCCAATTTGTGTTTAAAACAACCAATGTAACTACCTCTTTTTCTATTTTCTCTCCCTCTATTATATCAAAATAAAAAGAAAAAGTCAACAGAAAAAGAGCAAATCTGCTCTTTTCTTAGTGTTTCGTTACATCAGACCAACGGAGAACGTTTTTGTTGTAAGGACTGTACTTACTGTATCGTGTAAACATTAAAACTACTAACATTGCAAGTACCAAACTACCAAAGAAAGTAAAAGCTGGTACAAAACCATGTGTATTTACATAGGTTTGAAGTTGACTCCCTGAAATAGATGCACCTTCAGTAGTAAATGGGGAAGGTACAGAGAGATCGTAAGAATCTCTAAATACCCACATCACAAACTTATTAACTAAAGGACTAATTCCCAAAGCAAGTAAAGCAGAAATTAAAAGCATCCAATTCTCTAAATGATTTAAGCGCTTATAAGCTTTAGACTCTTCTTTAGCACAAGTCAAATAAAGGCGACCTTTCAACTTGAAATATTTGCAGTAAATATACGGACTTTCGAGTTTGCCCATGACGATACCCAAGTAATCATATTCCATAGTGTCTATATCGGTCACATCAACTGTGAAGTCAACCATACCAAGCTCTTTCGCTTTTTCAACTTCTGGTTGAATTATGGAAGTTAAAAGTTCTAATTTCTTGCGCTCTTCATTAAATGCTGACTCATCTGTTAAAAGAAGGGTGTATTTAGTCAACAATTCAGAGTAAGAGCGCTTTTTAAACAATTTCATAGTATTGTCCTTTCAAATTTTGAATACCCGTATTTTAGCACAAAACTGTTGGTTTGTCAATGTTTTCAAGTTTATCAAAGTAAACTTCTCGACGGAGAAATTGTGCTACTGAAGTCTTTCTAAAAAGATAAATATAAAAGTCTACAAAGAACACAACCATTAAGCTTGTCATAAACAACATAGCACCTACCTCAAACCAAATTGGAGGTTGAACTACTTCAGTAGGTTTTGTACTATGTGTATCTAACAAATAGAAGAAATAGTACAGAAGACCCATACTAGCAAATGCAAGCAAAATTGAAGTAATGTAACCACCTACGAAAAGAGCAAGTTTTGCTTGATACCCCTTGTCTCTCGGAGGTTTGTTTCTGTATAAAGTTAGTTCATGTACAGAACCTAATTTCTCCCACTTGTAGTAGGTAAACTTGCAACCAAGTAAATCTAAAACCTCTGGGAGCAAACCTAAGTCAAAAGGTGCTTTATCTTCAACTACAATCGAAGTGTCCCGTAAATTTCCATCTGAATCATAAGAGATAAATTCTCTAATCTCTTTAGACATAACTTCAATTAACTTGTCTTTTACTGCTTGAGTAATAGGAGAACTCTCATAGGTTTAGGCAAAAATTCTTTGAAATCATTGATGTAACCTTGAAGTATATCAATCATCGTCTACCACCTTATCAAATCTTATCGTGTTCTTGAACTCATCAGCAAATTTTAAATGACGGAAAGCCAAGGAAGAACTGAGGTTGGCGAGAATCCAAATAATGGATACCCCAATAATGGTTAGTAGGTAATCGAACAAAGTTGGAGCAAAGAAAGTAGGCTGCAACAAGTCCGAGTAAGTTTTGGAAAACAAATAAACTGGAACCGTGAACACTAAAGCAAAGATAAACCAAAGTAGAAGTCTCAAAATATATGCTTTGTGAAGTCGAGAAATCGCTTCTGGGCGATTTTTATAGAGAGTGAGGGTAAAAGTACCATCTTCTTTTTCAAATCGTGTATAAGCGATTTTAGAGCCACATTCCGTTAAAGCTTTTGAGAGCAAATTATAATTGAACTTTGAAGGGTCTAAAATAGTAAAAGTCAAACTCTCTAAGTTGTTCTTCTTCATAAAGTCTAATTGAGGTCGCAATTCTTCAAACATAAAACCAAGCGTTTCTCTGTCATGGTCTGCTTGACGGTCTTTCTTACGTTGTTCCAATTCTGTCAATTTTCGATTTTCATCGCCAAAGAGGAAACCTAACCAAAACATTATCAAATTCCTTTCCCAAGCTGAAATTCCAAGGATACGGTTTGACTACCTCTAAGTCCTGTAATCGTAATTTGCTCAGAACTGGCAGAGAAACCAAATGGATATTGGAGAGCTTGCCTTACCTCTTTTGTCGTCAAAGGAAGTAAATCATTAAACCAAAGATGAACTTCAGTATCATTCAAATCTGTGAAATCTAAGTGAGCAGAATTGTACATCACCCCCTCAATCTCAGTAGGTGGAATAACTGCAACTTTTACCCAATTAGGTGACAAAGCTTGAACTACTGCTACTACTTTACCTCTTAGGTAAACGTAAGTGTGGTAAACATAACCGTCCGACATAGGATTAATTGAACCCTCAATCTTAAAATCAAACTCATAGTTGTTAAGCTTACCGTAACTGTAAAAATCTTCGCTTACCAATGCTTGTTGGATAAAAGCTGAAAGCTTTCTAAACGCACCCTTCTGTTTTTGAGAGTACGGAAAGGTTTCGAGTAAAATCGTATCCATCTTTCTCCTTCTTTCTAAACCAAATCAAACTCAAGATATAAGTTGAACTCATTCTTTCTGCTATGAGGTGTGAGCCACAAACCTTTAACCTTATAAGGTTTTTCAATGCGCTCAAGGGAACGCATGAGACCATGTAGTTCTTTCATGTTATCAATGTAGTAGTGTGGACTTGCGCCATAATTATAAGTCTCAACTTTACCATATTGGCGCAATTTAGAACGAGATACCCCACTGGTGTTTTTCAATAAATTGTAAAATCGCTCTCTGTCTCCCATATTAGACGAGAACCAAATTTTTGTTGAGTTCATGTTAAATACCTACCTAATCTACTTCTTTAATATGCTTTTCAGCGGAGCTACTTAACTTTTCAATAGCACTTACAAGAAGTTCTTTGATGTTTGCTTTCTCAGTACGGAAATATCGTGTAAGTAAGAGAGATATGTGACGGTCATTTATAGTCAAAGGAGTCCCATCTTGTAAGGTTAAGTTCACATTTGAACCGTACAATTTATTTGCTACTACTTCACCATAAAGAGAAGAGCTTCCTACTTCAAAATTCAATTTACACTCAATTTCATAAAAGCTTGAATCTGAAGGGTTTAGAAGTAGTCTTAAACTATAAGTTGACGTAGTATAGTCCAAATCATGTACATTCCAAAGAACTTTACTTTTACTGTATAAGTTTAACCTATCAATAAGACGATACGAAATTGCAAAGTCCAAATAAAACTTCAACCAAAGCTCAAAATCTTCAACTTTAGTTGAGTCATAAACGTTATAGAACCTATGACCTCCAAAATTGGGGAAAATAGAATCCTCAATTTTCCAATGATTTGAGGAACCTCCTAAATTGGATACCGATAAAGTAAAGCGTTGAACTGAAAACAAAGGTTTATACTTATCAAACAACTCTTGTTCTTTTTGAGTTAAAATAGTTGGGTTCATACTAAACACCCCCTTTATCAAAGCATAGTTTCAAAGCAAACTCAGCTAGTTCATCTGTTGAAATTTCTCGAACTGAGCTACCGTAACTATCTTCATTTTCTAATGCTGACTTCAAAGCTGCAAGAGCTAAAAGTCGGTCTCGCTTATTCATCAAGTCTTCTACAGACAAGAAAAGCTCTCCATCAAAGTCAAAAGAATCTTCATCTGCTTGGTGGATACCGCTAGGTAATTCAAAGTTACCTACTGTAGTTTTAATCAAATTGTCTTCAATCTTTGCTACATATCCCACTTCAAATTGGTTATCTGGATAAATAGACCGAGGGCGAGACTTGTTCTCATAGTGGTCTACATAAATTTCTTGACCTAATGTAAATTGGTCTTTTGTTAAGTGTTGTTCTAACATAACTGTTCTTTCTATTTATTATCTAAATAAGAGTTCAAACCTAAATTCAGTTGTGTAACTTTCTCAATCTCTTCCCATTTGTTTTCAAACGTATCTTTGTACTCATCAGAAGGTGGTTGAGTTTTCGAATACGACACTATAGCTAACAACTCCTCTAAGGTCAACTTAGCTAATTTCATAGGTTTAATCGAATGTTCATAAAAATCTTCGTGTACAACAGTCTTTACAATCTCACCTTTGTCCGTCATGTGAAACTTATGTTCCAACAAGACTTTACCTAAAGGGTCTACGATAGCGTGAGTCCCAAAATGTTCCTCACTTAAAACCAAGTAATTCAACAAAATTTGAACATCTGAGCCAACAGTTTGTACTGCCCTTAATAATTGTTTTGTTCTCATTTTTACCTCCGCTAGTTTGTGACAACAGGAACCAAGTTCCAAACAAAAACAAAATCCAAACCTGTTTCATGGTCTAAATAGTCTGACTTTCGCTCACATTTACCGATGTAGCTACCCCACTTAGACCAACGGAAACCACCATAATTGCTTACATCATGATTGTTCCAAATAGGAGACATTAACAAAACATAGCCAAACTTAGTAGAAACCCCACAATAATCAAGAGTGTGAGCTAGTTGTTTTCCTAGCCAATATAAGGTACCGCCACTAACAGAATTGCTTGTAAAATACACTTCTAAAGCCTTTTCTAAATAAACTTTGACCTGCGTAGCGTTATCGGATACCCCAAAGAAATTGCTTGTACCTTTAATCTCTCTACGAGACAAAACTTTGGAAGTTGTTAAAGGTTCAATATCTTGTTTGCCGTTTAAGTGAGTTAAATAAATTCCTTTAATATCTAAATCTCTACTATCTTCTTCAACAATCCTTGTGTGTTGAGTTTCCAAAGACTCAGAAAACCAAGGAAACTCTTGATTATAAACAATCTGAGAGTGAGTTTCCTTCAAAATAGGTTGCCAAGATTGAAACCTTAATGAATCATCATTTTTCATACCCAGTAAACGAGGGTCTTCTTCTTGCATCTCTTTCCAAAGAAACTCACGCAAATCTAACTTAGCTTGATCATATTTCAACTCAGTGTAAGGAATTGTTGGGAGAGTTGGTTGATGCCCCTTACCTGTTACTGTTAAACTATAAGGTTTGGTTGTAATCACTTCCTGCAAATAATCAAACAACTGTTTAGATAATTCCACAACTCTAACCCCTGAGTCTCTTAAAGGAACAGCTAAGTTAAGACCCTCCAAAAAGTTATGTACTTCTTTTTCTGTTTCAAAGAAAGAGTGTACATAATACTCATCTGAGTCTTCTAGCCAAGCTGCATAATAGGGTTTAAATGTAGTCATAAACCTACTTCTCCTTACAATTTAAAACCTTTTGAAACTCCTCAATTGTGTGTTGTGTTCCACCTTTATTAATTAACACATAGTAATCAATCAAATCGTTCCAATCTTCAATATAAGAGTGAACAATGCTAATCGGATACCGCTTTAGGTTTAACCACTCTTGGAAAGATAAGTCTGTAACATAGAACTGTTTACCCTCAAATGTAATGGGGAACTGACCTGTGAGAAAGTCCAAAATAGCAGTAAAACGTTGCTGTCCGTCAAACAAAACGTGATCCATTTTGGCTCTAGTTTCTTCATCATCGAACCACCAATCATTTAAGTAAAACGCACCAATAGGTAAACCATTTAACATAGATAAAATCAACTGTTCTTTCTGCTCTTGTGTCCAAACCAATCCACGTTGAAACTCTGGGAACCATGAACCGTTAGGGTGTTCCTCATAGTAGGTTGTGTAAACGTTGTACAAACTTTCAAAGCTGGAGGAATACGTGTCACAACGAACCATTTTAATATCGAGACCGTTATTTTCTCTACTTGGTCGAAATTTAGATAGATTAGGCATATTAACAAATCCCCCTAAAGAATAAATCTTTTAGCTCTTTCTCAAACATAAAGTAGAAAAACTTACCTTGTGAAACATAATTTCTAACTGCTCGTACAAAAGCTAATTGACGTGTTCGAGAACTTTCAAGTTTTAACTGATTTGTTTCATTTAATTTCAAATTCAAAATGCGATTGATGTACTCTTTTTGGCGAGGTGAAAGGTCAGACTCAGAATAGATACCTAATTCGCGAGCGAAGACTTTTCGCAAATCTCGGAAAAGAGCTTTACGGTTGCGTTGTCCATTTTGTAAAGCGTCCATAAACTTGCAATCACCTCCATGACTCTTAAATCCTTGATAATCCCCTAGAATTACACTACTTTCAAGCTTATTAAAATCTAATACTGTTGGCTTCATAAACCCACTCTCCTTTTCTAATTTTCTCTATTATATCAAAATAATTAAAGAAAGTCAAGTAGAAAGAGGGATACCCCTCTCTTTCTTTAACTCTCGATAGATAATAATTGCTCCTCTGCCGACTTAAGTGAAGAAATGAGCTTATCAAAGGTAGTCTCAAACTTCATTGTGATAGTTGTATGAAACAAAGGTGCTTTGTTTTTAACGACTGGAAACTGAAAAGTCATAATTTCTAAATCATCTTCACGGTTTTCCATTTCTGATAAATCTTTGTTAGAGTTCAAAATAACAGTTACCGCTACTTTTTCGTCTCCAAGCAAACCCAATCTATATTGGAAATGACCATTATCTAAATTGAAATCTGACCACTTACCGATAGGATACGCAAGGCTTGTTGTAATGTATTTTGCGTAAGATTCTGTACCTAAGTAGTTCATCAAAGGCTGATACAAAGGAATGAATGACTCGTGTTTAGACAACCACACTAACGCTTGCTCTTCATCAAATTCAGTTAAAACTGCTAGCGTTGGATTAGAGTTTGAGGGTTGCTCAGTGAGGGTGAGATAACCATGCTTGTTTACCTCAAAGGAAAACTTATTTAAGTTGTACGCTTTTAACTTAACGTTCAATTCTAAAATTTTTTCTAATATTTTTGTTGTGATTTTATTTGGTGTGTTTTCCATGTTTTACCTCATTTATGGTTAGTTTGTTGGATTTACGACTGTTTCTTCGAAGTGTCTAAAGGTACCTCGCATAAAATCTAAATTACTTGCTAATTCAGTTTCATGGCAGACTCTAGTTAGGGAAACTTTCGTGCAAATAGGATACCGCTCACTAGGTACTACAACTTGTTCGAGGTTAAGTTCACCTAACTCAGTTCCTTGGCGAGTTAGGTCTTTCTCATAATTTTTAGAAACTAGAATGACTAAATCTCCTCTATCATAGTCAAAAGAGTAAGTTAGCTCATTCAAAGTTAATGCTAAAACATAGTTATCCACCATATTTAAACGGTAAATAGCCTGTCCGAAATAACGTGCCAATTCTCTATACAAGTAAATTCGAGACTCTTGAACAGTGAGCCAATTCATAATTTCTTGGTAGAAACCACTAACAATATAGGCAACCAAGTCATAGGAATGATTACCGTTATAACCTAAACGAACTAGACCATGAGTTGGCTCGAAATCAAACTTGAATTGAGGGATACCGAGTTGTTCTAGTTTTTGATTTAGTTCATTTACTTTATCAATAATATGTTGTTTTTCTAAATTCACTTAATTACCCTCACTAAGTCCTAAGGTACGCTCAAACTCTGTAAATGTATCTTGTATACAGTCTAAAAACCTAATTAGCTCACTGTCAGACAAAGTTCGAGTTATTGAAACTTTTGTTGCTAAAGCGTTTCTACTATGCGGAAGCCCAACGCGTTCTAGTTGTAAATCACCAACTTTGGAACCATGTTTAGTTAAATCCTTACCTACATAGTGTTTATAAGCAATTACTACCAAGTTATCTTCGTCATATTTAAAATAATAAGTTAGGTGCTTCAAAGTCAACTCTACACTAGAATCATTAGGAATAATTGCGTGTGCAAAACCACTTCCAAAATAAGAAATCAGTTGCTTGTACAAGTAAAACTGACTCTCTTGAACTTTCAACCAATCCAAAATCTCAGACGGTGTAACATCCACCACAGACCCAACCCAATCTGTATAGTAATCACAAGTATAGAACAACTGAACTACTTCAAACTCTTTGTCAAAAACATAGCGAAGTTGAGGGATACCGAGTTGTTCTAGTTTTTGGTTTAGTTCATTTACTTTATCAATAATAGTTTGTTTCTCTATATTCATTACCAAATAAAACCTCGCTTCCAAACCTTCTTTTGTGGTTCTCTTATAGGTGTACCTGTTCTTACATACTTGTAAGTGTTATCTAAATCAACAATCTCATCATTAAAAATAGGAACTCCATTACTTGGTTGAACGTAACCAAACTCTTTACTTTGTGCCTTTAAGTCTGCAGTGTGACGTTGTTCGTACTTATCATTTTGGCGACTAATCTGAGTAGCAAACAACCCAGTCAAACGCTTGTGTTCAGCAACTTCCTCATAGTCTGTGAAACCCCAAGTTAAACCTGCGTCAACAACCATAGAATATAGGTCAACTGTTTTTAGAAACTTTCGTTCTTTTGAAACCACAATTAAGCACCTACTTCCTCAGAAATCAGTTCTTCATATTTGACAATATAAGAAACCTTAGACCAAACCCTCTTATCATAAAAAGTAATGGGAATGAAAGAGTACAAATCTCCTACTAAGTATTTATATAGTAGCCTTAAAGCTTCTTCTTTTACAGAATTATCCAAACCGCTTGGGTCAGAACAGATAAAACTACCTACGTTTAAATCATCAGCACTCAAATCTGCAAACTCAAACTCTGAACGCATGAAGTCGATACCGAAGTCAACAACTGTTGACAAGTGTTCACTTTCGATTGTTTGTAGCAACTTCAATTTAAACTCTGAAGTTTTATCTTTGACGAGGGAATACGGTTCCCGATAAATCTCAATTCGATGCAACATAATTAACCTCCTGATTCAAGCAAACCATCACTGAGCATAAAAGGTAAAGGCGCTTTCTTTAATTTTTCTTTTGGCACACACTCAGACAGAGCAGACTCTGAAGCGCGAGCCATATCTATTAACCAAAAATCTGATCCATTTTGCATAACATCAATAGACCATTGACCCTTCAATTTACAGTCTGCAAGCAAGCGAGAGACTTCGGATACCACTAAGTCTTTGTTCTCCTCGTAGCGCTTCATCAAAGTTTCTTCATGGTTGATATAGTTGATGTAATCGTGGTTCTTTTTTATAGGAGCAGAAACTCCAATATCAAGGAAATTCTCCTTCATAACTTCTGGGTGCCAATATGGAGAAATACCAATTATTTCTTCTTTATCAAAATCTACAAAGACTCGATATTCTGTGTGCAAAGGCAAACCGTTATAGATTGTGGGATTGTTTTCCTTATCATCAATAAATTCACGGACGACCCACTCGTTGTTTGAAGATACACCATACATAACCACATTATTCAAAGGCGAAGCCATCTGGTTAGCTTGGTGTTGGATGTACCACAAGTAAGAACCTAGCTCTGAAACTTCTTGACCTTTTGTAACTTTGGCGTTTCTAAAGTCAAACTTAGAGGAGAACGTACCTGTTTTAATAAAGTAGTCTTTCTCTAAGTCTAAGTCAAATACTCTACAAGCAAATCGGTTAATAACCTCTAAAGACAAAGGACTCAACTCTGTATAGTCATAAACACGCGTACTTTGTAACAAAGCTAAAGGCACCTTTATAATGCGAGTTTTTGGAATCTTAAAGAACTGTGTTTTATCAACCACTTCTTTAATCGCAAAGAGCCAATTCGACATAGTATTAGGGTCATGGTTCAATAATTCATATACAAAAGGGTCTAAATCTAAAATATCCAACCCTTGTCTAAACAAGTCATAGAAAAGCTTGTTCCCAGTCTTTACATACGAGTTGTATTGACTTAAGAGAGCTTTAGAGCTAGACTCAGGTATATCAGTTTTACATAGATAACCACTGAATTGAACACCTTTCTCTTGTAACGAAAGCAAAGCTTTCGCATCTGCTAGATACCGCACTGGTGTTGAAGAAGGTAAAACCTCTCCTTGTGTAGAGTCCCAAATAACTGTTTGAGACACTAATTCTTCAACTAATTGCTCAACTAAAGTCTCTGCACTATCAGACAAGGAAACAAACTTGTCCGACTTATCAATCACTTTTGCAGCGTTTTGTTGAAATAAGTTCAAGTTCTCTATATCAAGCTCAAACTGTGTATAAAGGTTTTCAAATTCTCTTTGTCGGTCTGGGTTATCTTTAAGGAGTAACGCAATATTCTGTAGTTCCTTTTCCGTGTAGTTCCGAGAAAGAGACAACTCAAAGGATGGTTTCCCTTTGACTAAATTTCTTAATTTTTCAAACATAAAGTCTCCTAACTATATCAAGTTTAAAACCGAGGACGAAATTCGAAGGTGTGATACCCCTTTCGTATGTTCCGAAGGTGTAAGTCCAACTCTTCCAAAGTTTTAAAGTAGTTGGTACGTTTAACTTCTCCAACTTTACCGCATTTACGCAAGACTTCGATAACTTTAAAAATATAAACATTGTAGTTAGAATCTCTTGAAATAATGCGTATATGGTGCGTATTGAAACCACGTTCTAATGTAAAATCTGAAAGAGAACCATGACTTTCAAAGTCTGGTTCGTCAAATATTTCTTGGACTAGTTGTGTTACTTTGCTCATCTTTTAACCTCTAGGCGAAAAATAACCAATCGGAAAACTATCTATAATCCCATTTGAGTTGTAGTTCAAGTTGTTTACTGAACCATCAGAGCATTCAACTTGAACAGAAACCTCAGTCGAAGCAATCTCTTGATATTCAATCTTCTCCCCTACCCAGTTCAAAAAGCTAGAAGAGTAAGTCGAAACTTCAACTGTGTAACCTTCCAAAACCAAACCAAGCAAAGAAGTATAAACGATACCCAAATGCTCTGGGTGGAAATAAGCTTCTGGTTTAGGGAAGTTAAATTCTGTGTGTTTTTCTCTAGCTAAACGCTCAATCATGTAAGTATATCGAGCTAAATTTTCACTAGAGGTCGCACTCAGAGACAAGTTTGCTAAATCTACTATAGATTTGCCTTTAAGTTTAGTCTTCTGACTAATTTCTGAATAAATGTTGAGCATAAATTTACCTCACAAACTTAAATCAAATGGAGCGCTAGGTTCAAAGTAACCTACCGGCCAGTTGTGAATACGACCTTGTTCATCAAAGCGCAACTCTTTTCTACCACCATCTTCAAGTTCAAATTGGATACGAACTAGTTCTGTTGGAACTGAACCTCGTAAAATGCTCTCTCCAACTAAGTTAATGAGAGTACCGTCATAAACTGAAAAGTCAATCGTAACTGCGCGCTCCATAATAAGATAGCGCAAGTATTCATAAACTTCTCTGAGGTGTGTTGGGTGGAAATAGCTTGTCATATTAGGGAAATTGACTACTTTACCTCCAAGCTCACCACTCTGAATAAGAGGTTTAATTTGCGTTGTGAATAGTTCTAAATTCTCCAAAGAAGACTTACGAGTTGAGAGTCCAAATAAATCAACGAGAGACTTACCTCTCAATCGAGGTTTTTGATAAATTCCTGATTTGATAATAAACATATTTTTCTCCGCTTTCTAAATTATTACATATAGTTAAAGTAACCATAATCAAAATAACCAATTTTATAAGGCTCTTTTAAGTAACCTTCAGAATCATATCTTACAATATCTACTTCCCCATGTTTTTCATTTAACATTGGAGGTAGCTCTAATTGTAACTCAACCTCAGTCTCTAAAATGAGGTTGTCTGCAATGAAACGACCGACTAGATTGATAATTTCATCACCATAAATAGACATTTCAACGTGAACACCCGCGTTTAGAAGACTAACAATCTCTTTCAAGAAAGGAACCATATCACTTGCATGAAAATAAGCTTCTGGTTTATTTAATGAAACTGCGGATACACCCCTTGTTTGGGAATTTACAAAAGCAGTCAAGCGAGCTATATTTTCCCTAGACGAATTGTTTACTGACAATTTACAAAGTGAAACTAAGGACTTACCTTGTAGTTTAGTTGGTTTTGAAATATCTGATTTTAAAATCAACATAACTAACACCTATCTTTCTATTGACGGTGGAACATCTAGTTCATAACCGTAACTTTTAGAAACCACCCAAATGTGGGGATACCCTTTGCTAATTAGCAAGTTTCTTAAACCGTCTAATTCCAACATATCCAAAACAACCTTACCGTTTATACGCACAAGCACTTGGTTTTGTGACTTGTAAAGTTTCTTTAACAATGAAGGTAGTGTTTCTGAGTTTAGCTCTACCTTTTCCTTTTCTACTTTCAAGTAAATTTTCTCCTTTTGTTTTAATTTCTTTTATTATATCAAAAATAGTTAATATTGTCAAGGGAAACAAGAACAAAATAAAAGAGAGCTATTGCTCTCTTTCTAACTCTATCTTAATGTTTCGAGTTATCTACTTCTCTCCAATTCTCAGCTACAGAGGAACCTGCTTGACGGAATACCCTTGCAGCCTTATTGAAGAAACCACCTACATGGCTTGCACCTTGGAAACCTGCTCCAAGACCAGCACCTAAAGCTGAAGCAACTGCTCGCCCTGTGTGACCCTCTACCATGTGTTCTCTTGCTTTCTGCCAACGTTTTTGACGGAAAGACTTACCTTTGCTATTTCCTCTACGGAAGACTTGTTGTCTGCGATCATAACTTGATAAGAATGGTTGTCTTTCAAGTATCATTTCTTCAACCTCTGCTCTTGTAAAGGTATAAGTACCAACTTGTAAGTCTTGCAACATAGAATAACGCTTAAAGGCAGTTTCTACAACTGCTTTAGAACTGCTTGACTCCATAAGGTCAAACTCTCTATAAGCATAGTCCATAGAGTCAAAAACTAAAGAAGTTGGGTTCAAATACTGTCTAATCAATTTCCAATCGAATAACTCTCCAAATCCACCACTATTCCATAAGGAAATAGAATATGGAGAAACTTCTGGACTGAATTGGATACCCTCTTTCTCTGGTTCGTAAAGCAAACCATTGAAGTACAATTGACGACCAATAATCTCAATCTTACGAACTCTGCTCCAGTCACCAAAGTAAGTGTAAATGTCTTCTAACAAATACTCTCTCAAGTCTTGGTCATCTTTAATGACTACACCTACTCGATTTGAAGCAACTCGGCTCATTGTTGTTCTATCGTTTAATTCCTCAGTAGACACAATCGTTTCTACTTTAGGAATACTAGAACCTTGCAAACCAAAGGCAGACTGCAAAACGGACATAAGTGCTGATTCGGATACCCCTAATTGACTAGCTAGAGCAGAAGCAACATTTACGGAGTCAGCTACATTAGGTGTTTTCCCTTGTGCGCTCTCAGAAGGCTCAGATTGCTCTCTAGTCCAGTTTTGAGGTTCACCTTCTAAGTTATCGACTGACGAGTTTAAATCGCTCTCAGACGAAACTGAGGACTCTGCTATGGGTTCTGAGGTAATTTCTTCATGTAGGTCTGAGAAGTTTGAAGTGTCTTCTTCCTCAGAAAGAGAAGTTGGTTCTTCTACTTCATCAGCTTTAACTTCTTTGGTTGCAAACTCTGGGCGAAGGTCTACTGTGTTTGGAGTAGTTGAACCTTCTTCATTGTTTGCACCTCCACTTTGTTTAAACTCAACTAATTCATTTAAAAGTTCATCTACCTTATAGTAAACGGTCTCTTTTTTCTTAGCTAAATAAGCGTCTTGGTTTGTGAAAGCCATTACTACATCTTCACATGAAAAGTTCCACTCAGGTCTTAAGTCCAAAAGAAACTCTAAGTAAGAACCTTCATAACCCATTTGAGCTACTACTAAATCAGCAATTTCTCTTGCACGTACAAAAGACTTACTAATATCACTAGAACCTAAAGCCTTCAAATACCCTAGGACACCGATACGTTCATCCCACTCACTTGGATTGTTTGGATTTGAATTGCGAGACTTAATAGACTCAGCTTTACTTCCTAAGTTTTTCTCTAGCTGAGTAACACATGAACCTTGAGAATCACCTAAAATCAAATAAGGTTTAAAATAAACTGCCCCACCTTCCATTTGAGAGTTTACAGAGCGAGCTAACCCTTTATTCTGTGGGTTTTCGTCTCGAATAGTTGGGAAGTCTACACTACCAAAATAAGCAAATCTACGAGAACTTGACGTTAGATACCGCTTGGAGTCTGAACCGTTTTGACTAGACCAATACTGAGACTTCTCTGTACCTTTGTAACCAACCATGAAACCTGTATCTAAGTTCAATAAGGTGTACAACCAAGGATCTACTACACCATTCTTATAGTCACAAGCTGCTTTAAATGACGACGCATCATTTCCTTTGTTTCTAGGAAGTTTATCAAAACCACCCATATTGAAACTCTGACCTACAATGTAAATACTTGAACGTAAACTCTCTTCATTTTGGAAGCCTGCTTTTTTCAGTTTGTTCAATAGTTGCATGCTTTCATCTAGTTTATCATACAAATCTCTCAAATAAGCTCTGTTCCTATATTCATCAGACTTGTTCTCTAAAGCACGTTCAAATTTACGAGTAGCTTGCTCTTTTAACAAACCACCTAAGTAATTTTCTCCTAAGTCTACAAGTTCTTCAACCTCTGGATCAGACATAATACTTTGGAACCAACCACCATTAGAACTTAAAGCCTTAGAACCAAACAAATTCGACCAGTTTGTTACTTCGTCAAAAATTCCGAGAATACCTTCGTCTCCCCCAAGTTTTTCATATAAAGCAACATCACTAGCTTTTACAGTAGCTCGAAGAGAAACAATACCCATAACTAATAACATGTGACGATAGAAAGCCATATCTCCCCAAGCACCTGTGTAACGCTTTTGAGAACTGCTCACACCACTAAACCATTTTGGAATAGACTTATCAAACCAACCCATGACAGTAGGGTTATTATCCCAATCCAACTGCTCAGAAATGTTGTTGACTACTGGCATAGCAGATTTATTGAAAACACCTGCTTGAATAAAATAACCTTTAGGAATACCGTTTTCATCAGCTCCACCAAAGGCAATGTAGTAAGGAACCATTGTGTCTGGTTTACCATCACCACCAAATACTGGGCGACCGTTGGCAATAGATACCGCTAAACCATTAGAAATAGACACCCCTTTGCCAGAGCGAGAACCAGCCCAATAAGCGAGAACTAACTTAGCACCTGCATTTACAGCAGCCGTCATGTCATTTGAAGCCGTTAAAATACGACCATCAAGACCTTTACCTAACAACTGGTAGCCATAAGTTAGTTTCTCACCTTTGCGCTGTAAAGACTCCAAAGCTTTATATGCAAACAAAGGTTCACTTTCTGCAATTTCAGGTTTAGCAATGTGAGTGTAATGACTTACTCGAACATCTTTAAAGTCTTTGACTAAAGGAACTTCAAAATCACCACCATATTCAAATACATCCGTATATAAAGCACTATTATGATTGAACTCACTATTTTGGAGTTCTGAAATAGGAGCAGACACCACCCACTCAGCGGAAGCCCACTTCTCATCTTCCATCATCCCTACATGGTTTTTCAAAATAGAAAACGTTGAGAAAGTAGCTTTGAACTTAGCTAGATAGTCTTTGAATACTTGGTTGTCTGTTGGAGTAATCGGTCTTGTTGCACCTTTTCCAAAGTATGCAACTTTATCTGACCAAAAATAACCATCTTGGTAACTATCGCACACCAATACCAAATATTCCCAAGCTCTTTTCGTTAAGTAATCTTTAATCGCTTCACGTTGACCGTCTGAACCTTTCCACTTCATAGGAACAGAAGGAAAGTTCAAATCATCTTTTTGAACCGTCACTTTGCGACTCAATGCAAACTCTAACATTTTGTAAGGGTAGTAAATAGGTTTGCTAGACTCAACAATTTCCCTCAAATCTACTTGTCTTGATGTGTTTACAGAAATAGAGCGAAGTGGAGAAAACATAGCTTCTCCAGCATAGTAAGATGCAGTATAATTCGGTTGAACTGCTTGCTCTCCTTGGATAATCACCATAGGTAAGTCAGGTAGACCAACTACGACCCCTTCGTATTTATCTAATTCATAGCCTGCTTCAAAAGCAAAATCATAAATATCAAGCAAAGAGTCAACCAAAGAAACCACATCAGCGTTCAATTTACTTGAAGACTTCAAAGCCTTAATCTTTCTTACAAAAGTCTCATCTTCAACAGAAACCAAACTGTCTTTGACTTCTGAGGATACCGCAGTCGGGTCGAACTCTAAATCTAAAGCTTTTGAAACAGTCGCAATATCATCAATTAAGAAGTGTTCTAATTGCTCTGCTTTCAAGTCTTTTAAAGAATTAGAGCGCAAGTCGGATACCGCTAACTGGCTTTTCAGTTGGTTTTCAACAGAGTGGACTGCTAATTCTGACTCTAACTGAGTGTAAATTGGTTTTAAATCACTAAAACCAAAAGTGAACCCACTTGCTTTTCTATCTAAAGAAAGTTGACCGAAGGCACAAGCTAACATACAAGTAGCATAGAAATAAACGACCTCATCTGAACCTTCAAGTCCGTTTTCTACTAATTCCTCTACAGAACTGTAGACTACATCTACAATCTGTTGATTATCTAAACCTAAACCAAGTTGGTTTGAGATTTTTTCCATCTGGTCTTGTACTTTACTCACTCACTTCACCTTCTTTCTTCTCTACTAATTCTAAGGCTTTTTGGAAGACCCCACTAATGTCTCTAACCTCACTAGGAGGGTTATAACTAAATATACTACTCATCACCTTCACAAAAGTATTAGGGTCAACAGTACAACTTAGGAAATCCCCCTCTTTGGTTAATTGCTTACTACTCAAACGACTAATAACATCTGCTCCAAATTCTTTTTCAAACTTCTCAAAGTCTCGACGGAAACGATAGGATACACGTGTGGTGTTTACCAAATCAGTCAAAAGTTTACTCAATTTAGGTAATTGAGAAACTTTAGGTAATGGAACACCCCAAGCATTGAATCCATAAGCAGAGCGTAAAACATCTACTGCTAAGTAGTTAGGTGCAGTCAAAAGCTCCACAGATACTTCATTTGCAAAACGGTCTGCAAAGTCTTTAAAGGACGGTCTAATTTGCTTGAACTCAGAACTTTTACCTTCATTTGCAAAATAACTATCTAACTCACTAAATTGCTCTTTTAGTTTAGAGTGTTTATCTACAAACTCGTTATAACCCTCAAAAACAGAAGTGGACTCTATACCGAAGATACCGAAGCTAGCTAGTTTAATTGCTTCTTCATCAGATAAATCAAAATCTTTAAAGGTACAAGCTAGTTGGAAAAACTCTTTTTCGTTAAAAAATGTATCAAAAGAATAAACAGAGTTCATAGACAACCAATTTATTACTGCAAACAAAGGCGAAACCGCACCTATCGTTGCTAAAACACTCTCTGGTAGGAAATCCACTCCCTCTAAAGTAATTTCTCTCGTTAAAGGTTTGAACTCATCATCCTCTAAATCAAAACCGAAATCAATGAGTTTATCGTAGATACCTTGATATTTCTCAATATTTTTATCTTCTTCGGTTGGTTCTTCTGAGACCTCTTCTTCTGTTTCCGAAGGTTTTTCGGTTTCTTCTATTTCATCAGACAAGTTGCTAAAGTATAATTCCAACCCACTCTTATAACTTGAAACAAATTCAGAACTCATAAAATTAAAGGTTATGTTTTCTAAAGCCAACTCTAAGCAAGTGGTGATCGCAGTGAGATACCCTACAAATACGGAATCAACCCCTTTACTTAACCCCACCTTGTCTTTATTCTTTAAAAGGTAATTTGCTACGGAAACTGCTCTTAAATAGGTTGTATCCGAAGTAATCGACACTTTAGGAGTTGGATAAGAAGTAAGGTCTCTATGCTCTTTCACAAAAGAAACCATAGAGTTTACATATTCTTTCGCTAAAGCTTTATTATGTTCTCCAACCTCTAAAGTCTCCTTTAATGTTGGAAAATCAACCGAAATCTCTTGTTGATACCCCTCTAATACACGCACTAACCCTAAGAAATTGTTCACTAAGGTTAAGTCTGTGTCTTTTAAGAAACCGTCTCCAATGTCTTTAGTATCAACTGGTTTAGTTGACTTAGGGGTTCCCTTTTTAACCTCTTGGAAGTAATTCCAAAGAGCGCCCCCCTCTTCATCCATCTCATAATATTGTGGACGAAGAGCAGTATGAGTATAGTACAAATCATCATTAAACAAGGCACCTACAAAGTTTAACTCAGTATCTCTCAAAATTAAACCATACGGATCATTGATTTGTTCTCTATGGCTCTCTACAAACTCTTTACAGGTAATGCTATCTTCAACTAAACCAACTGCTCTCAATCGTTTAAAAGAAGACTCTACTGTTTGCTTTCTACTTGGGTCTAAGAACCAATCGAGACCGTGGTTATCTAAAAGATACCCTTGAACTTCTGGGCTACTACTCAGTACAATAATTTCTTCTACACTAGAGAAAACACGTGAACCAAAGAGCGAGCGACTATCACCTCTCAACACTTTAGTAATTGGAGTAGACTTACTTTCTGCTGATAATTCTGTACCTAACTGCTCTGTAAACGTAATTGGTACAAACTGCTCCTTAGCTTTAAAGTTTACTGGGGAAACATAAAATTGAACGTAAATACCGTCTAACCCAAGCACTACTCTACGCACATTATTAGGCGAGAACTTAGAAATGATACCCTCAGTAATTCCCTTATCTTTTCTCTCTTTTAACTGTTTATAAGCTCCTGCACACAAAAGTCTTTCAAAATTTTCAACATATTTATTAGTTACTTTACCTTGTACAACTCCTTGACCTTGTTGGTTTTGAGTTGACACAGGTTGTGAACCTTTTAATAAATCATACATCTATTTCATCTCAACTTTCAAGATTTTCTACTTACTATCAAAATGAAAACATGAAAAAATCCCGCATACCTACCATGCGAGACCAAAATTCTTATTTTTCTTAGTTTGGATAAATGTATGTAACAAACCCCTCAGAGGTTGTAGTTGGGTTAAACCAACCACGATGGTTGCCAATATAACGTTTCTTACCGTAATTTGATTCAGAAACTTGAATACGAGTGTTAGACTCAACCGCAGTTACCACCGCAACGTGACCATATCCACCATCATTCCAACATGCAATGGCACCAACTTGAGGTGTTGAACCAGTTCGAAATCCAGCAGCGGCAGCGCTAGTTGCCCACTGTGCTCCATTACCCCAATAGTCCCCAGCCCAAGGTGCTAGTGTTTTAGCTCCCCAAGTACACTCTCCCATTGGGTAACTTGAAGCGTCTGTGTTGTATCTAGGTCTGCTTGCAGTTGAAGTTACCGTAGGAGTTACTGTAGGTGTTGCTACTTCCTCTTGAGGTTCAGAACTTGGAGCTACCTCTTCTGATGTAGTTGGTGCTGACGGAGTGGATACCGCAGAAACCTCTTGCTCTAAAGAAGTATTTGCAGAGTTAGTTACTTCGGCTTTTTCACTCTCTTTTTGAGCTAGGTAAACCTTCTCTTCTTCCAAAGCTTTAGCAGCTTGGCGTTCTGCTTCAGCTTTTTGCTCTACCAACTCAGCTTTCTTATCCTCTGCTTCAGTCTTTTCAACTTCCAAGTTCAACTTAGCTACTTCTAACTCCGCTTTACGAGAATTAAGAGCTTGCGCATCATCTTCTAACTTCTCTTTATTAGCAATAACCGTATTAATAGCTTGGTTGTTTTCCTCTTGTTTCGCTAAAATACTTTCTTTATCACTCTTTTGTTGTGCCAACATTTTGTTACTTGCTTCAACAATTTGATTCATAGAAGTAACTTTAGAAATAGCATCCGAAATAGAATTAGAATTTACAACCGCATTCACATAATCTAAAACAGAACCACTTGTCTGCGCACTACGAGCTTGTTTCTCTAAAGACTCTTGACGAGACACAATATTCTTAGACAAGTTGTTGATGTCTTTTTCAAGGTCTTTGGATACCGATTCTAGGTGTTCTGTTTCAGCTTGTAAATTGGCTTGCTCTGTTTCTAAAGCAGTAACCTTACTTTGGACACTCTCCAACTGAGAACTAGCTTCTTTTTGCTTTTCAGTCAACTGTTCTACTTTTTGCTCTTGGTCTGCAATGGCAGAGTTGGATACACCTGTTGGATTTGCAGTTGCTTGTGGTACATCAACTACCTCATGAGGATTTAAAGCTCCTGCACTTACTGTTTGAATGGTTGTTAAACCTTGACTTAATAATACCGTACTCAACAATAAAGTTGACAATACTTGCTTTTTCATACGAGAAATTTCCTCTACTTTCAAAATATAAAATCATTATAACAAAGAAAGTCGTAATTTTATATTACGACTATGTTACAATTTTAATTTACTTGGCAATAATAGATGTCGCAAGAGTTTATTGCTAATTAAACTTAACTGGTTCGTATTGACGAGTAAAATCTTCAACAGGTAAAGTTTCACATTTAGGTGGAACAATCCAATGTATATCGCTATTCATTAGAGGTGCGTGGAGGAAAGTTACTTCATGGTCGTTTACTTCTTTGACTACTACAACTTTGTTTGAATCTAATTGACTTCTATAAAGTCTATTCTCGGTTAAATCCAAAAGCAAATCCACCTTTCATTTATTTTCTTTATTCTATCAAAATCATAATAGAAAAGCAAGAAAAGAGAGGATACCGCTAGGTAAACCCTCTTTCTTTATATCTAAGCAACCTCAGTTGCAACCGCTTTTTCTTCGGGTAACAATGGGTATTCTCTTGAATCTACAATGTTTGTGCGCTCTTTCTTGTTGTCGAAAGCTAACATCAACTCTTTACCGAAGTCCTCAAAGGTGTACTCAATCATAGCAAACTGACCACCATGCCCTTCAAACTCAGCAATACAACGTTGAACCAATTCTACTGCTTTTTCATGAAGACCACCCATAAGCTCATCTACCACAAATAACATACGGTGGTTGGTAATCTCAGTCAAAACAACAGAGAATAGAAAGGCAATGATTTGACCCATACCGTCACCTGTTTGCTTACCGATGACAAGTTCGTTCCACTGACCGTTCTTAAACTCCAACAAGTTTAAATGGACTTTCTGAGCTTTCAAATCTGAAATCAGTGAGAACTTATAAACTTCTTCTCCAAAGACCAAAGCCAAAGCCCTATTAATAATACCTTCCATATAGTCTCGGAGACCTTTAGTACCATCGTTACTCAACATAACAACGTACTGTAAGGCTTTTACACGGTTTAAATAGAGAGTCCGTAGCTCTTCTAGTTGCTCAATATCGTCTTGGCGCTTTCGCAATCTATCCTCTTTTAAGGCAAAGTCTTGTTTAATAGCACCAAGGCGACTTGAAAATGTGTTTGAAACCATTTCTAAGCACCTTCTTCTTTCTATCGTCACAAACCAAGTTTAATTGCTACTCATAGCGACAGACCAAATCTTAGAAGAGTCAAATGTTTTTACAAGAACTGCTTGACCAAGACTAGCAAAAGCAAAGCGAATATCATCTGCAAACTCACCTTTACCATAGAGAAGGTAATCAAAGTAAACTGGAGAAAGTCCAAAGTGGAAACCACCTAACTCTAATTTAGCTTGGTTACCCTCTGTTACCTTATGAACGTGCTCAACTGGCGCAGTTAAGTCCAAATCGCCATAACGGAAAGTCAGATTGTTTAAATCTTCTGCAATAATAACTTGAATTTTCTCAGCAGACATCAAACCACTCAACGAGTTAATACGCTTCAAGTACATCTCAACCAAAGGGCGAGATAAGGATACCCAAGGTAAATCTTCAAGCTGATCCAAAATGTTTGGTGGGTAAGCTACATCTGTATCATACAAAACACCAAGCACGGTTGCACCTTGTTTTAAAACAAAGAAATGTTTCTCTGCATCCTTGTAAAATGAGAAGAGACCTTTAGACAACAAGTCTTTCAAGGCAATCAAACTCATTGGGCGAAGACCCCCTTCAGTCAAAAAGAAGTCCATGTTGTTTTGAACCATTGGCATATAAGTTTCATTGTAAAACTCTAAATTGCCTGTAGTTGGGTCGAAAATCAAATCATTATGAATCTCATTTGTTGTTGGAGTATAAGGAGCCAAATCATTCAAAGTTTGAATCATATCTTCACGTTGTTGCTCTGTTAACTCTACAAACGGAGTATTTTCATCATCTGCAATACTAATATATTCCAAGCGGTACAAGTCCGAAATATAAAACGGAGGAGTGGTTGAAATCAAAGAAGACTCACGGATTTCCTCTGCTTTATCTGGAAGTTTCAAACTCTCTCGAACCGTAATTGCAACCTCAATATCTGTAAGAGGATGAAAAGTCACACTCAAAGGTGTAGTCAATTCATTAGCAGAATAAGTTGAAATCAACTTCTCTAAAGTAAGAGCTGGTACTTGGAAGTAAAGAGGTTCTTCCCCCTCAAAGTCTGTGACCTCTACTGCAGAAGTCGTTACACTTGTTTTCGCAACTACAATATCTGTGAGGGCAAGGAAAGATACCGCTCCATTAGGTTCTACTTTCACCACCATGTTTTTGCTCTTAGGGTCAATCATAGAACGTTTTACTGTATCAATCAGCAAGCGACTCTCTTCTCGCAATGTGTCAAATTCAATTTTTAAAAACATGCTAGGAACCTACCTCCACTTAATCTAGTTTAAAACCTTGTTCCCAAGAAGCAGTGTCAAAACCTGCGAACGGATTTGAGTCGGTACTTGGTTTTGGCGTTTCTTCATCTTTAGGAACTTCCACTTCTACCGTTTCAGTAGGTTTAACTCCACCAAAGACACCATTTAACAAGTCAACTGCACTTGTGTCTGTATTTGAAGGTGTTTCAACTTGTGCAGTTTCTACACTAGTTGGGGTTTCTGAGGTAGTTGGGGATACCGCTTGCTCTTTTTTAGTTGGGGCAGTGTCCTTAAACTTAATCTCTTTTGTTGGCTCTGGGATAAGTGGAGAGTCACCTTTTGCAATATCAACAACTGCATCGTTTTCCAACATTTGAGCCGCCATTTCTTTTGCTTCGGCTTTAACTTCTTTACTGTCTGCAACTTCTACATCATAAGAAACTGAGGAAACATCTTCTCCTGTAATCTCCTTAATCGTGTCATAGTCTTTCTTCTCTACTGCTTCAAAGAATTTTTCTAAGCGCTCTGCTTCAGCAACTTTCTCAGTCAAGATTTTACTTGCAAGTGCTTTGTAAGCTTCAATCGACTCTTTTGTAAACTCTGTTTCATTAGCAAGTTCCATTTTCAAAGGATATCCAAGGGAGTTGAGGATTTCAACTTCTTTCAAAATCGCTTGAATACGAGCCATTTTAGACCCTCGAATTTCTTGTTCCTTACGGTTATGTTCTGCTGCCTTCTTGTTTAACGACTCTAACCGAGCCAAAGTTTGTTCTACTGACATTCTATGTCCTTCCTATTTTCTTCTTGTTTTCTTCGTTTATCTGTTCTTATCGAAAACTTTACAATCTCAATCATTATGTAGGAGAGTTGAAAAACAATCAACAAACCTACTGCAATCAATATCCTCACAATAAAAGTTAATTAAGGGCTAAGTAATACTTAATCAAGTCTTTAATCTCTGGTTCTAAGACCATAAGGTTTAAACGTTCTGAAAGGGATACCCCTGCCCAGTTGAAATCTCTCAAACCGTCTAAAGCTTCGGATAGTTGAGCTTGTTTCCCCTCTGCTTTGACTTGCTCCGCTACAGAACCTTCTGTATCTTCCAAGAAAATCTCAGAAGGTGGTTTTAATTCAAACACTTGTGGGTCAAAGTGAACCTCTGGTAAGCCTGTGTGTGGATTTTTTCGCATCTTCACAACTGCACACCACACAAAACTGTAATCTTCCGAGCGTTTCGGTCTTGCCATGCAACCTAAGTTCATAAAGGCGCAAGACGTTCCACCCTCAGTTTTAAAGGCTTTTAACTCACTAGGTTGATGGATGTGACCGTTTAAAACCAAATCCACTCCATAAAAAGGTTCATGAGTTGTTAAGTCAATCGCATCCGGATTGTTTGTAAAGTTTGTTAAACCAACTCGAAAATCGTAGTGAGTTATCGCAATATTAGTGATACCTTCTACAATATCCAATTTCTCAAACTCTTTACCGTAAGGAACATAGTGGAAAACCACTCTCATAGGTTCATTTGTATCTGGATCAATTAAGTCTGGTGACTCTAACATCACTCGACCTACTTGTTTATCTTCCTCTGCTAGATGTGCAGGGGAGTCAAAGTAACCCAATGACGACAAGAACAAATAGTCATTACGCTCTTCCGAACCATGTAAATCATGGTTTCCTCGGTTAATAACCTTGTGACCTTTAATTGAGTCCAAGAATTTCATAGTACGACTTAGCATAATACGGTCGCCAGAGAGCCACGATACCCCTGTGCGGACTCCAATAAAGTCGCCTGTTTCATTATATAACTCTGGTTCAAGGAGTTGAACCCTTTCCAAAGTCTTATCCATACACCAATAACAGTTCTCTTGGTAGTTGATGTGCTGACCTCTATACACATTTTCAATGTGACGGTCTCCAAAAGTAACTGAGGTGTTGCCGATTACTTTTTTCAAAATTTCCTCTCCTTTTAACTTTTAATCTAAACCATAGTATCTTAAAGCATCGGATAAAATCCAATAAATAGCAACTAGGTCTTCAGGTAAAGGAAGTACAGGTAGAGAATCTAAATCATATTGACTATGTCTTTCTTGAGTGTAGCTAAAAGCACCTACAGATTTCCAACGAGCTTTATCTATACTAACTTCTTGAATGAAAGACTTTAATTCTGGAATGTAATTTCTCAGTAGACCTAATAATTTTAGAACTAAGTGAGATTTTGCATTTGCAGATACCGTTTCTGGTATAAGGTATAAAGTTAACTTCTTAATACAAATCTCAATATTTAAAATCATAGAAATCCGAAAAGACCATAACTCTAGGTATTGTTGAAAACCTGCAACCAGCATTCTAGTTGAAGTGTCGGTAATTTCTCGACTTGGGTAGCCTTTTGGTACTTTAGATGTCATAAAATAACCTCTTCTACCTTGTTGTAAAGAGTTAACCAATCTCTAATACCCTCTTCATCTGCTGCCTCATGCACAGAGTTCAAGTAAATAGAGTAACCCTTTTTCTCAAAGTATTCAAACGCGCTTATTTCACCTTCATAGAAAGAAGACTTGCTCATATCTTTTGGGAATACTTCAACAACTTGCAACCCATCAACAGTCTTCTCATCTGTTAAAAACGCTCGAACTCCTTTATATGTATGTCTTTTAGAACCACATAAAATTCGCATAATACGAACCTCCTTTTATTTCTTTTCTCAAAACCTTCTCATTTGCTCTCTATTCAATTTTATACCTTAGAGGTAGAAATAGACCTAATGAGATTTAAAGTCAAATCTGAGCCAATCTGAAACCTCCTAGCTATGCTCATGTGGACTTACTACAGTCGAATCAATCTCAAATGGTTCAGTGATTGAAAGATGACCACAATGTGAGCAAACACCTACTGGATACCCTTGGGTTTTTAACTCTTGTAAGAGTTCTTCGCTCTCTTTAAAACAAGACTCCTTCTCTGAACTCTCGTTTTCCAACTGTTTTTCCAAAATCTCCAATTCTGAGAACTGAGAATCCAAAGCTAACAAAGACAAGACATCATCACTGCTACTTTCTTCAACCAAACCAAAACTTGGTGCAGTGTCTAATTCTTCTAAAACCGAGTTCAAATTTGAAACAACTTCCAATACTTGAGTTGAAGAAACACTTGGAGCTTGTCCGAAACTATCTACCTCAGTTAAAGCACTTAAACCTTTAGAAATCTTATCTAAGGTTGTTAATTCATTTAAGTTAGCTACATTTACTGTGGGTAAGGAAACCTCTGAACCAAACTCTTTTAACTTCGTTTGAATAGAATAAACTTGGTTGAGTGCTTTCAAATCCACACCCTCAACCATAGTCGTACCTTCTAAGTCAGACATAGCTTTTAAGTCGCTTGCGACTGTGCGGATACCCTCTGAGCCTTTTTCTAATAACTCAAACTGAATTGTTTTATCCTCTAATTGTCGTAAAACCTCTTTTGTTAAGTGTCTACGCTCTACAATATCCTGAGAATAAACTCGAATGCGACCCTCCACAACCTCTAATTGTTGGAAAGTCTCTTTGTTGTCATCCGTCATTTTTTTAATCGCTTGTTCTGCGGTTTCTAAGTCCGCAGCTTGCGATAACATTTTGTTAAGTGAAGCTGGAGACTGTTCCAATACTGGAAGACCCTCAGAACCTCTCATTAAGTTCAAATAACGACCACTGACCTCTGCTAAATTGAAGTAACGTTTCAAGAAACTTGGCGTTTCTCCAATTTTCACAAAACGACCATCTACGAGAGTATTGTAAACCTCTGTTCGCTTGTCGTCTTCGTTCAAGTAGACTCTATAACCGTTTCTAAATGTAGAACGGGGACCTAGACTAGTTCTAGTTAAATAATACTCAACCTCTAATCCATCAGACCAAAATGTTGTAATTTTCGATTCTAATGCTCCATGTTTGATAAAACCTTTTGCCAGTTGCAAGCCGATACCCTTGGTAGTTAGGTTGTACTCCAAAGCCTTCAAAGCGTTGGACTTCCCAGTTGAGTTGAAAGCTTTTAGTAACAACACCCAATGAGAACCAAACTCAAAGCGCTCTTTTTCATACTGAGCAAAGTTCTCAATTTCCCAAGCCAATAACTTAGCTTTCTGACCTCTAGCAACGATACCCTCTAGGTAATTTCGGTGTTCATCTGAGTCAAAAAGTGAAGCTTGTTTCAATTCACTTTTACTCTCACCTTTACTTACTTGTAAGTCAGCAAATAATTCATCTACTGTTGCCAAATTTTGTTCGTTCCTTTCCTCTTTATCTTCGCAAAATTCCTAGAAAATACTAGGAACTTAGAGAAAACAAAGAAAATTAATTCTTTGTTAAAGGTCAAACCATAGTTAGTTTGACCTTCTCGGTTTTATAAGACATACCTCTCTACCAATTAAGGAGAGTTTAAAGGCTAATAACTCTTAATGATGGAGTTTTTATCCTTATTCTTCAGCTCCAAAGTCCAAAGCACTAGCTGGATCAACGTCAACACCTGGTGGGAGTTGATTTGCGTTTGCACCTAGACGGTTAGCTGCGGAATTAGTGATAGGGTTTGCAGAACCCCCTGCTGCTACACCTTTTTTAAGGTTTTCAGCAGTTGTTTGGATATTCTCAACCTCAGCTTTCACTTTGTCAAGACCACCATACATTTTATCCAACTTCTCATTTACCTCTTCGTCAGAAAGCAATTCACAGTTACGAACTGTTTGTACAAGGTAAAGAGCGTTGTAGTGAGCTTGGGCTTCTTTATCCCACTGCTCTTGGAGACCAAGGTACTCAGTCAAGTCGTACAAGTCAGTGAATGGAGCCACTTTTTGCATAACTTGAATATTCAATGAAGCACCTGACTTAGAATCTTCACTTTCGTAAGAAGCTCCACCGTTTTTCTTCGCTTTTGCAAGAGCTTGTTCATCAATCTCATAATTGAAGAGAACGAAGAACCCACCAAGTTCAGTGATACCCGGTTGTTGTGCTTGCAACTCAAGAGCTTTCACAAGTTTTTCAGTGAAGGCTTTTGTAGTGAGCTTGTGCCACTTCATTTCACCTTCAATCGTGTGAGCAAACTCACGTGTCTCAAATAACTGGTTCCCATCATTATCGCAGATAGGTTTACCATAGTTATCAATACGAGGAATTTGTTTCTCCACAGAAGTTGGGTTTCCAGCTTCATCAAGCAAAGGATGTGTTTCTGGCGTAGTTGTGAACTTACCATGTGCGTCCTTTGTAGTTGGAATTACCACAATAGGGAACCACATGTCTGAGTTACTTTGAACTTGCAAGAACACATATTCCATGAAGGTCTTAGTGAAGTCTTTTTCTTCTTTGTACTGAGGGTCGCTTGCAACCAACTCAGCTACAGAAGAATACCCTTGACGAGCTACTTCAAGCTCAATTTTCGCACGGCGCATGTCAAATGCTGCTGAAATGTAGTCACGAAGGTACTCATTGTTACCTGATTGACCGTAAGGTGCGAAGACACGGTTTTCTTCTTTTGCTTCCTCAAAGTAAGGCATTGAACCTGCCCAGTTGTTATCTTTGTCACCATTGTTGAATTTCTTCATAGTAACACTACGCATAGGTACACGGAAAGGAATCAAATCACCTTTCTCGTCAACAGTTGGGAAGCCCATACGAGGGATGTAAACCAAAAGTTTTTGGTTTGTATAACCATCTTTCGCACGGTTAAAAATTTGGATACCGAGTTCTTCTCCTAGCTCAGTGAGTGGAGAACGTTTAGCACCTGCAGTGTCTTTTGCAAGGACAGCTTGCATTTGAGCCATTTGCTCTTGCGAAATTTGTGTCAAGTCTAGTTTTACCATATTTGTTTTACCTCATGTTTTCTAAGCATTGTTAAGCAATAATTAGCATTATTTAGCAATTTAAAGCATTTTCTAAGCAATTTTAAGCAATAAAGTCTATCGTTAGTGTTCTGTTTCTTTTGTAAAGCTTTCTATTTTAGTATTTTAGTAAGTAAATTTAGTTGTGTATAACAACTAAGGTGTAAAAAAAATTTTGATAAGAGGAGTTACTAAGCAACCAAATCAATCAACCAACAAATTAACAAAATCTTAGTCTATCATTCAGACCTAACGACAGAAAGTATATGCCTTTTGAGGTAATCTCATGAAACCAAATGTATGGTTTCACAACCATACATGGACTACACACCTATTAAAATAGGTGGTTTCTGGGAACACTCAACTTAGTAAATAAAATACAAGATTTTATAAACCAGAGGTTAAGTTATTTACCAAGGCTAGTTCCTAACCTATTAGTTTATTATTTACACTGTTTGTAGAGTCTTTAAACCTTTTGCCAAAATGTTTTTAGCAGCGTTGAGGTCACGGTCATGATGGATACCGCAATTGTTACAAGTCCATTCTCGAATATCCAAAGTCTTTTTACCACTATTGTGATGACAATTTGAACATTCTTGACTTGTATAGTGTGGTGGAACAACAATCAGTTGTTTATCATACCACTTGCACTTGTACTCCAACATAGTGCGAAATTCGTACCACGAAGCATTACCAAGCGCTTTAGCTAACCTATGGTTTTTCATCATGTTCTTAGAATTTAAATCTTCAATTACAATGACATCATAGGTTTTAACAAGGTTTGTTGATAATTTATGTAGAAAGTCTTTTCTCTTATTTGCTAAACGCTTTTGTGACTTGGCTTTCGTCACACGAGCTTTTTCAACATTCATAAAATCTAAGAGAGTTCGTGGATTTATGACTTTCATGTTTTTATCCATAGCAATTTTAACATCTGCATAATGTTTTCGTTTTGAATAAATTCTTTGCTTAGATTTAATTTCGTTTTCTAACTCAGACACTAAGAAACGACCTGACTTAAAACCATCTGAACCAATAACCATATCAGTCAAACCTAAGTCTAAACCTACTGTTTTATTTGTCTTCTCAAATTCGTTAACTTCTGCTTCAACTTGAAAACTAATATACCAACGATTTGTTGAATCATATTCAATGGTATATCGTTTGATTTTCACATCTGTTAAAATACCAGTTTTAGAGGTTTTGATACACCCTATTTTTGGTAGTTTTAAATAACGTCTAGCTAAAATCTTAATAGTTGACTTACCTGTATAACTCAGTTTACAAACCCCAAGTTTCTTAAATTTTGGTAAACCAAAATGATTAGGATTTTTAAAAAAGTTAAGATAAGCTTTACTTAAAGTTGAAGTCACAACTTGTAATGCTGAAGAATCGCTACATTCCAAAAATGGAAACTCAACTTTCAGTAATGGTAATAAATAGTTCATATCATAAGCACTAAGCATCACGTGTTTACGTTTTTCCTTAGTTTCTTTTGATGTATCACCGTTGTACAAATGTTTATTAGTTTCATATCGATTCTGTAACATACCATTTAGCAAGTTCCACAAAAACCGATCATTACCACACATTTGTCGTAAATCACGCTCTTGTTCTTTATTTGGATACAAACGAAGTTTAACACCCTTTAAAACAGTCACCATAAACCCACTCCTTTCTAATTTATTATCTTACCTAATGTAAGTTTACCTTAAACACTATCGACCTATAGTTTAAAGCTAAACTAAGCAAAACATGTAAATAAGAAACCCTCTAATCAAATCTTTATTTAAGAAATACCTTAGAGGTTAAAAGCCAACGATAAAACACTTTAAATAAAACAGTGCACTCGTTGGCTTTGGCTATCTTCACGACAGGCAAACAAGTTTGTTGTCCATTGTGGACTTCGGTAAGTTAGGCTTACCTATAAGCTGCAGACCTGTTACAGTCTGCAACCTGAAAAATATATGGAAAGGAAATAGTTCGATGAGAACCATCTATGCGGAGTCGAGGAAAATGAATCTGAAAAACTCGACTCCTACAACTTAAAGACCTTTTACAGTCTCTAGGCTCAAAAAAAAGAAAGTGACAACTATGTATATTGCCGTGTTCGGTAAGACTTAATCTTACCTACAAGCCACAGACCGTTGAAAGTCAGTGACCTGAAAAAAAAATAGAAAAAGAAGGTTTATAAGAAATGTCTTATTCACCATCAGAGGATAAACTTTACCCTCTATGAACTCTGAACCTTTTAAAGTTCAAAGCCCCGAAATAAAATAAATACTAGGAGAACAATCAATGAACTGTTAACACGCACATTAATTATCCTTGGAACAAAGGTTCCAATGAACTTTAAACCTTTGACAATTTAAAGTCCTGTATGTGTATGCATCATAAGGAGGTATGCATTTACAGAAGGTTTAACCTTCTAAGAGCAACCGACCGATTAAAGTCGGATACCCTGGAACAATGTTATGCGAAGGGAAGAGAAAATCTTCCCTATAAGCTACTGACCTTTTACAATCAGCAACCTAACTCGAAAAAGAAAAGAAGAACAAAATGTTCTTTCGACAAGGAAACGTCTAAACCTTGCCTATTAGTAGTAAACCTTTGACAATTTACTACCAAATATAATGTTAAACAAAGAAAGATTAGTTGAATGAAAAACTAACCAATTCGAACTACTTAAAATAGTTCTATAAGCTACGAACCTTTTATAGTCCGCAACCTCAATAAATTTTCACAAAAGGAGATTGTGAGTTGGTTTGCGCACCTAGAATAAAAGTGGCAAACCTAAACATTAAGAACCTTCGACAGTCCTTAATGCGAAATCTTGGAAGAAATTCCTACCGTAACTAGGAAAAACGGTAGTCGCAAAGTCGAAACGTCCTTAACCAACTTTACTTATTCATTTTATCATAAAAAGTAAGATGTGTCAAGACTTTTCTACTCTTTTTGCTACTTTTTCTAATTGTTGATTGATTTGAAGGTCGAAATTATCTAAAACCATATCTAGTTCACGTTTTCTAGCATCAATCTTCTCTGAGATGCGACCTACCAAATCGTAGTCGGTATAAGGCAGAGCGTTGCTTACCAATTCAAAAATATGTAGTTCAATTTCACTAGCTATATTTCGGTACTTGAAACGCAAAACAAAGATACCGCTAGGAATAGTGCTTGATTTATCTCTAAAGTCTATGTACTCAACCTCAACTTGTTGACAAATGAACTCTACAAATTCAATAAACGAAGTATCTCGATAAACTAAATTGTAAGCCAATTCATTAAGTTGACTTACCAAAGGGTATGCGTTTACTAATTTTTGGCGGAAATCATTCATATATTTACTCCAAAAGCGCGTCTTTATCTGTTCCAACTATTTTAATCGAAAATGACCATCCATCATCTGTGTACTTAGAGCGCCAATATAGAAGGGAATTAACCGCTTCGTTATATGAGTCATAGAAACAAAGGTTCTGATGAGTGTTTACATCTAAAAGAGGTTGTTTAATTTTGGAAAAGTCAAGGTCTTTGTAGCAATGATTATCCAATTTAGGGATACCGAGAGAAAGGGGTGGGAAATACACCACATATTTGACTGACCTTAATTGTTTGCACTCCTCAGTACGTGTCTCGAACATATTCCCTAAAAGTTCAATCTTTACTGTGCCAAGTAAAGACCACCGTATAAATTCAGTTAAAGGTAAAACAAAACCTTCAACACTTGTTAAATAAAAACCCAATGGGGTATAGGTTACAAACCCTTCATAACGCTTAGGTGTTTTGTATAGTGGAGACAGACAAGTAATGTAGTCACCCTCATAAATCGGTTCTCCTTTATCTGAAACCAAAGGCGTCTTACGACAAGGTACTACTCCTGCTTTCTCAAAGGGTTGTGGAGTTAAAAGAGAGTTTTTGTTCCATTCATTTAGATAAACCAAACCATCACTTGTTAAGGTGAAGTCGTAAACCCACTTCTGCTTGTATAAGTGCCATAGTCTCATATCATTCATCTTGTTTCTTCTTTCTTTTTAAGTGCTGGGAACTTTTTAGCGAATGCGTTCCAAACGCAAATGGACGACTACATTATCTTTATAATCTGTACGATCAATGTCACGTTGCAAACGGTAAGAAATGTAATGCTCTGCAATCTGCAAATACCCTGCTGAAAGGAGTTTTTCCTCAACTAAGGCTTGAATCATTGAAATAGTAATATTCTCAGAGTGTGTTTCCTCTAGTTGAGAAGCTACACGTTTAGCAATGCTAGCTAAGTTATTTCTTAAATCATCACCTACTACATAAACAGACTGAGCTGCTTTAATCAAAGCACCATAAATCTTATTTGCATCAAACTCTTCTACTGCACCGTTACGTTTTACAATTTTCATGTATTTCCTACTTTCACTTATTTTAATTTTTACGAATAAAACGACCGTCTACAAATTGGTCTACTGGGAGAAATTCAAGTATTTCAGGGTACTGATTATAAAAATATATTACAGCAACCCCAACATCTGTTAAATCTTCAATATGTACAATCGTAATTGTACGAGGTTCAAACTCCACCGTCAACCATTCAGACTCAACTTTCAACTTCTTTTTCCAATAGTCTAGTTTATCTGCTATTGTTATCTCCATCTTTCACCTCATCTTTGAACAAAACTTCTCTCTTAAAACGACCGTCTAAAAACTCATCTAATGGACGAAGCCAATGTAGACGAGAGTTGTCTCCAAGGCGCTTGTAGGATACCGCAAGGGTTAAGTCAGACTCAACTACTACAATGTCTTTAACTGTGTAAAGAGTATCTGTTTTTAAGTGTCGCCAAAGGGAACCTACTGGAACTTCTTCACGCTTATTACTCAAATCATAAAGTAAAATATCTAGCACATCACTCATAAACTCAATCTTTCCACCACTGCTGCCTTGTTTTCTACCAAAGGAACTAAGACCTCATGTATCTGAGAACCAAATAGACTTAAAAAGTTGTCTATATCCTTCACTTGAAAAGAAAGACCTTCTCCGAACTGATACCGTTTCTCTTCCACATACAAGAAAGTCGAATTAGTCGGTACTTGCCACTTATTCTCTAACAAAGCTCTCTGACCTGCTTTATCATTATCCGGAACACAAATTACCTTGTCGAACAAATTAAGGACTGCGCCTTTATACGCATTAACATCCGCTCCCATAGTCGCAATAGCTGGTACACCATAAGCATCCAAATGAAGAGCATCAAATATACCCTCAACCACCACAATAGAACCTCGATACCGCTTATCACCATTAAAGGACTTATCTAAGGCTCTATCTAAATTGAACCAATGACTTTCTTTAGAGAAGTCTTTGTCAGCAATCGTATAATACTTTGGGAATCCTTTTCGCCAACCAACCAAGGTTGCAATCGAACCATCTGCGTTACGAATAGGAACAACTACTCGACCTTCTAAAGTAAATGTGCCTTTATCAAGCCAACCAACCTCATCTAAAGCGTTCATCAACTCAATATTGACCGAAGGACTTGTTGCGAAACCTAAGTAATTCTCAGTCAAATAAGACTTAATCTCTTCATGAATGTACTTTCGCTGAGTGGCAACTTCGGATACCGAGTCTAAATCAATAAGGTGGGATTTAACCAACTCAAAGACTTCTTCTTTGGTTCTCAAATTATAAGTTATTCCTTTCCTCTAAATTTCTTTTATTATAACACAAAAACGCAAAGAAAACAAGTCTTGGACTTGTTTTTCTATCTACTCAAATATTTTAAAATAAGTTTATTTTCCTTGGAATGTGTAGTTTCTTGTCGTTCCATAAACTTCAAAATTGCTTGTAGTTCCTCAGAAGGTTCAGAATCCATAATCTTTAAAGCATCTTCATTTGTTAGCTTTATCTCACGTGTTAAACTGAATGTAGGCATTTTTTCTGCAACCTCATAAAACTCTATCGTTTGGCACATCAGAACTAGTTAAACTTAAAAGCAAATTTTGAATATAAAGTAAACAGACTTTGTGAGATACCCCATTAACTGCATCTTTAGGCTTAAAGTTCTTAAAGGAACGCAAACCAACTTCAACTGCATCACTTTGTAACCATCGAGGATTTAATTCAAAGGAACAACTGTAGTGAGCTAATAAAGCTAAAATCTCACCCTTCGTAATTCCGTTTGGGTACTTATAAGCAATAATGTTATAAACATCAACTTTATCCTTAGCTCTGCGATCCACATATTTATTGCACATGCGAATCTTTCTTGCTAAGGACTCCTCAATCGGAAGAACTTCGTACTGCCAAATTCCTTTATTTGAACTAAAGTCAATCTTCAAACAAGGAGTAACACAAGTACCGGCTGTTACTTGGAACTTGTAAGTAACTGAAGTATCTCGAATTTTTATCGGTTTGAAGGATACCGTTAGACCTAGTTCATTGAGTCTCACTGCGAAACGGTCTTGAAATGTAAAATAATCAAGCTCAGACAATTCTCCGAAATAGTCTAAATCTAAATCAGTAGTTTCCCTTGTCTCTTCTGCTAAATCAATTAAACCTGCGAAATAATTTGAATAGATAGCGTGTGCGCCTACAACTGTAATCTTATTTGCTAAACCTAAATCTTCTTGCAAAGTACGAAAAGCCAAATTTAATAAGTCATTGTAAGTGCGTTTTGTATTTAAAAGTATCACTTAAAAACTCCTTCCCTAACAGTTTCTCTTGTTAATTATTATAATATAAAACAAGAGAAAAGTCAACTCTCATAGAGAGTTGACCGTTCCAACTAAGCTTATTTCTTCAACTGTTTTAAAACCTCAAAGAGCATGGTAATGTCTGGTGCTAAAACCGTTTGAAGAGAAAGTAAAACATAGTCAATTACGCAAAGTACAACTATGAATACCGCTAGTTTCTTTAACCAACGTTTGCGAATTGTGTTCACATCTTCCTCAGAAGTATAACCTAAATCTGAATGGTATTTTAAACCTAAATAAGCTGAAATTCCTAACATCACAAATACCGCAAAGCTTAGAAAATCATTCCATAAATCTAAAACCTTATATACTTGCCACTGTGAGCGTAGTTGTGGGTAGTTCCCCACGAATTGTTGTACTAAGTCTGTACTTACATTTAGCGATTTTGCTAATTCATCAAACAGTTTGTCCATCTTCTACCCCTAATCTTTTTACACCGTATTTAGATACGAAATCTTGCACAGGTACTCTATAAGTCAGTTCCCAAAAGTGGTTTAAGACATCAAATTCAACCATTATGGAACCTACCTTACTGTTGTAATAAACATCTGCAATCTGACCTATATAGTCACTACCTAAAATTTTAACCGTCCACTTAGAACCTATATCTAAATGAGACCTCCAACTTTGAATTGTTTGTTCTAACTCCATAATCTAAAACTCACCACTTTCTAAGGTTTCTCAAACCTTATCTACTCAGTCCTTTGCACCCAATCTAAAGAAACAATTTAATCAAAAATAGTCTCTGCTTTCTCTTGCTCAAAAGTCAAACGTAAAACACCTTTTACAGTCTCAAATTCTTGAACCTTACCTTTTAAAAATCCTAAACGATTTCGATACCCTTTGAGTTTTCTATATTCAACCTTAGTTAAATAACTGTCTAAATTCTTTAAATCTACCAATTCACTCACTATAACGTAAGCTGAACTTTGTTTCCCACTTTGTTTATGAGTAACCTTACCAACTAGTTCTCCTGAACTATATTTCTTAAGTTCTTCAAACAAATCTTCCGTCAACATAGTATTAGGATTTAAGCTAACAAGACTATTTGAACTTGTTCTCCAAGTTAACGAAAACACATCAGAAAAGTCAGTCTTTCTATTATATACCAACACCCAATCTTTTTCATAAACAAACTCTTGTTTTGTAAAAGTCTCTAAAATAAAGTATGTCAGTACAAAAACAAGAACTGAAACAAACATTGAAATTGTAAAGACCATATTACCACTTACTATTGAATTTAGTAAGACCATACTGCAAAGACTTATAACTACACCAAACATACTTGATACTATACCAAAGTGAGACTTATTTAACAACCAATTAACCATAGTCAACTACCTTTCCTTTAACTTTTAAGAACAACTCACAATCTTAATTGTATAGTCAGTATTAACTAAACTAATCTTACAAGCACCTTTAGAACCTTTGAAATCTAAGATAGCAAACTTATAATCAAGATAATTAAGAACTTTGTCAACTGTAGAATTTTTATCTATCTCGGAATCCTTGAACAATGGATAATCATTTTCACAAAAATATACCGAATATAAAGTATCCTCATGCAACTTTTTCTGCAGTTTTGACTCTACATTACTTGAACCATAGACCGTTAAACGGTCAACTCCTTCAGAATACATAAATTAACTCCTTAAATCGTTATTTTCTTAATTATACCAAAATAATAAAATTTTGTCAAATATAAAAAGCAAGACTTTTGAAGTCTTGCTCATTTTAGGGATACCGAAGGTTAGGGTTGCACAATAGTGCTACCTGTCCCATTGACCGTTACCCAACCATGCTTTTCTCTTGCTTCCGCTTCTTTCATACGAATCAAGTTATCTGTAATAGAGTCGGACTTAACCTTGTTTGCTTTAGCTTCACCCTCCGCTTTAATAACTGCGTTATTAGCTTCGGCTTGAGCTTGGACTTTCTTAGTTTCCGCTTCGACTTTGGCTTTTTCTTGTTCTTGTTTGGCGGTATCGATTTCTTTCTGCTTAACGCTTTCGTTTTTAATTGCCGCTTCAATTTCATCACCTGCGTCTTGGTCGGTAATGGTAAAGGAAACAAACTCTAAATCATAAGACTCAAACTTCTCTTTAAGAGCCTTATCAATCGCTTCATAGACCTCAGTACGCTTATTACCGAGAACATCATAAATGTCATAACTACCTGTGACCGACTCAATCGCACGTTGGACTGCGGGGGATACCACACTATTATTAACATTTTCTAAGGTTGTGTAGTTAGAGAAGACAGTCATGGCTTTCTCTTTATTGACACGGTACTTCACGTCAATATTGGTATTCAACCACTGACCATCTTTGGTCTGGGTTGTAATCTTCTCCATTGTTTTAGTCTGTACCGAAGTCGGTAAGGTATATACCTTATCAATAAAAGGCACAAGGAGGTGATACCCCGTTTGGAGTGTGGTGTCTTGAACACCACCAAAGGCACTCACTTTAACCCCAACAGTATTTGCAGGGATGCGTTTTACTGCGGTTAAACGGAAAAGTCCAAGTAAAACAAGTCCTGTGATAATAGCAATTCCAAGTTTTACTGGTTTAGTTAAATTCATACAATATTTCCTTTTCTAATTATTTAGTAGCAAATCTGAACCATTTGTGAACTGTTTAGAAAGTTCGAGAAGTTCGGACTCTGGGATGTAGGTGATACCCTTACTCTTAATATAAGACCACGTGCGGTTATATTTCTCATCAGGTACAGACAACCAACCAAAGTCATTTCTAAAGAAAATCTTCAAAATTTGGTCTTGAACCATAAAAATGGTTTGGTCTTTGTTTTTGAAGTTGATACGGAAGGGTTTGTTTTCTTGTATTTCTATCATAGCTTTTAGTCCTCAAATTCTATAACTATTAATAAATCATCAGACAAATTCAATTTTGGTAAGTCTTCTAGTGACAAATCACTAGCTAAAACTGAGAAAGCGTATTTAGAACGGTCTTTTTTACAATAGTTTATAAAAGCTACAATTTGCCCTAATGTTGTAACGTACTTACTTTTACAACGAACAATCTCATTGAAAACATCAAATACCTCTTGGTTTAATGGACTAAATGTAAACAATAACTCTCGTTCATTTGGATCAAGTAAATCATCACATAAACTTAATAGATTTTCAGTAGTTTCTAAATCCGAAAGTCGAATTTCTGTCAAATGTAAATGAATTAAATCGTGAAGTCTCCAAGCCATATTTAATTTCCTTTCAATTTCAATTCGTCTTCATAATAAGTCGCCAATTCTTCCATGTACTTTGTTGTCCAACGTTTGATTTTTGCTAGTTGATTATGGTTAAGTCTACAAATCTCATGCAAAGGCAAGAGCGAGCTTTTGCGTTCCCAATACATAGTAGCATCATGCCAAATATACCCCTCACATACAGTAGCACCACCACATGAATTTTCTTCAACCTCAACGTTTAGTTGATTATTTGAATTAGAATAAATAAAAACTTCTAACTTTAAGTCTTTATCTTTTAACTTCTTATTGAGTAAAGACTTCAACTCAATCGAGCAATATTCTAGGTTTTTGGGGTCTATTTTTACTAATTGTTCTTTGTCCATAAATTAAACCTTTCTACTCCGGTAAATACTGCCAAGAAAATCTTTCGCAATCGAGGATACCCTCAAAGTAGTTACCGTGTCTAACACTAAGCATGACTTGAGAAACTAAATAAGAACCATCAGATAATTTCACAAGAACTGGTTTGTATAAGCTAGGTAAGTCCCCAACCAAAGGGAAGGTAAACTCCGTTTGTCTTTGCTTTGCAATCCAAGACTCATCTTGCATTTCTTTCTCAAACATAGAGCGTCTATCCCAAACAGAATGCCACTCATTACGAGAATTAACCTCTGCACCTTCTGAAACCTCAAAGAGAACCATAATGGAACTAGCTTGCAAAATGTAGTTGTTATCGTAATTATCTAGTGACGAAGTGTGTTGATATTGCACATCTTTGATAACAACATGAGGATTCTCAGCTACCCAAGCGTTAAATTGGTCTGCTGCTTTGCAAAAATCTGAAGGGGCACCATCTGTATCACTTAGAAAAATCTTTGTTTGTAACATAAGTTATCTCCTACAGTTTATTCATTCGTTTCGTAGAGCAAACAAATCGCTTCGTGGAAGTCCGAACCGGATACCCCACTGTCAGCAAAACCTGAAACATTGGCTTGATAGCGCATGTCTAAAACTCGCACATTTGGGTTTTCTCTTAACCATTCGTTTGCTTTATCGTCAGCGCTTTTCCAACCCTCTCTGTAAGGAGAGTCAGAGGTGAAAATTTTAAGTTGTTGCATTTCTTAAGTCCTTTTCCTTAACCCATTTTCCATTTACTACTTGACCTTTACGATCTTTTATTTCTTCCCAAGCGTGTTCCACACACTCAACTAAATCCCAACCGTAATGCTTCGCAATATGTTTTAAATCTGCAACAACATCTCGTAGAACCCAGATACCGCTTGTGCCTGACCAAATTAAATTGGTTGAAATGGCGATTTGGTCTAGGTGGAAACCTAAATAGTTAAATTTACCCTTGTCAATCCACCAATATTCTTCAAAGAAATTACGCTCACCCTTTGAAAACTGCTGCACATAAATAATCAAAGTAACTACAATATCACCTAGAGAGTCTTTTAATAGTTCTGAATCTCCTCGATAATAAGCACCGAAAAGTTCTCCAAATTCTTCCATGATTTTGTAGCGTTGGGTTTGGTAGGGCAATTTGTCGATACCTCTAACCCTAGACCACTCTTCAATTTTGGCAATTAAGAGGGGCATTTCTTTTAGTTCGTTTTTAATCATGTGCCAAACCTTCCACATCTAAATCAAAGCCTTGTTTCAAAAACTCTTTCAACAAACACATACGAGTAGTCGGAGTTAAACTATTTAAATATAAAGTTAACCATAAATCTAGGTCTACTTCAAAGTCCGACAAAGATAACTCTCTATTCAACAGTTTCTGCAAACCTTCTACAGAAACTTTGTGAGGTTTACTGACTACAGCACCTCCACCCAAAGTCATCTGTAAAGACTCACGATGAGGGTCGTAGTAATAAGATACCCCTTGGTGTTTAAACAACCAACCTTCATTGTGTTTTGTACTTTCTAGCGAACAGTCTGCTAGGTTTTCTCTGTTGTTATAAAAGACCACTTCTTTTGGAAGTTTAAAATAGTCGCTGCTACGAACCAAAACGTTTACTTCTTCTGTTGTTAAGTTGTTGAACATAAGTTCTCCTTCTCTTTCTATTTCCTTAGTTTAACCACCGTAAATGTAATCTATAACCTCAGCCACTGTATTGAATGTAACCTTATCTGTAGGTCGTTGCAATGACACATCTCTTACAGAGGTATCATGACTCACACAGTAATATCGAATATTCTTAGATTTAACACTCACTCGGAAAATCTCTTTTACATTATTGGCTTTCAAGCGCTCAAAGTACAAAATCCCTTTACCTATACCTACAATACGCTCAAAACTGCTATCTATAACTGCATTTAATTCGTTTACTAATTCATTCATCATTTTAAATTACCTTACCTAGTCTTGCTCACCTTTAAGCAAATCTGCGTCCTCATAAATGTTCCCTACAATCTTGAAGTCATCAGACAAACGTAGAAAATCGCTCAAAACTCTCATTTTATCTTCGTAAATAGAAGACCACAAAGCGGACTCTTCCAAAAGACCGTATTTGCTCTTAGTCAAAGTAAACTCAAAACCATCAAACTCCAAGGCAAAACAATTCTTAAGTTCAGTTTCCCCATAAGCTTCATCTTGGTTTTCGTAGAAAGAACCATCCGAAAAATAAACGGTATCTGCAACTTCAATTATGTGTCCTGCGAATAAAGGTTGCCCTTTAGAGTCTACGAAAGGAGTTTGAGGTAAGAGGGTACCCTCAGACATTGGAATAAATCGTTTAAATTCATCTTCATGTACTGGATAAATCTCCCCTTGCACATAATCGATCCCTGCTACTTGGAACATCTGTTTAGTTTTGGTGTCCCATACTTTGTAGTTTGTTGTTTTGTTCATGAAACCTCTATCTTCCTTTCAAAGCTTTAAACAATAAACCAACTAAAACCTCTTTCTCTTGATTTTCCAAAAACCAATATAAATCCAAATCGGAATCAATCGGAAACTCTTCTAAAGAGCGCTTGCCTTTTACAATATCTACTAATTCTGAGACAGTTACTTTGTAGTGATACGAGTCTCGGAAACCAACATACTCATTATAAAGAAAGACTGTTCCAGTTTCAAAATCATATTGATAATGTTGAACCCCTTGTTTTACAAAGACTCCACGGAACTGTTTGCGCAATTCAGACTCAAATTCAACAAGTTCATGTAAACCAACTATAGTATAAGAGTCTGGGTAAGTAGGCAAATTAGTTAAAGCAAAGGAAGTCAACTTACCTTCTTCATTTAACTTCTGTAAAGTCTTTACAGTTACTTTCATTTCAATTTCTCCAATAAATCCTTATTTTGATAAATATTTCCCACAACTTTCACGTCGAGTTGGTAATCTCCTAAAAGTAAGTCTTCAACCTCCACTGTATATCGGTTTGTAATGTTTAAACCCAGATCTGAGCGCTCGACGATACCAAGAGAATGGTAGGTGTCTTCTAAGTGAGGGTCGTAATCCTCAAACTGAACAATGTCACCTTCATAAATCTCAACCTTATCTTCTGAGTTATCAAAAACGTGAAAAGACTGCATCACATTGTTAGGGAATAAAGCTTTTGCAATAAGTAATCTATCTCCTGTTAAGGGAGAAAAAATCTCATAAATTGCTCCATTAAAGTGCTTTGTTAAACAATGGTCTGGAACCATGAGACAAAGCTCTGGGTCCCAAGCTCTTATTTTTGGTACGGTCATTTATTTTACCTCACTTAACAAAGCTTGCAAACTATAAACTATATTGTCATTTGCCATTTTCTTAATAGCAGTTGGGAATAAGTGTTTCAGTTCACCACGCACTAAATTGTCTTTGCAGACAAGCTCCAAAGGAAGGATACCCCAAGGGTGTTTAGACTTGACCTTTAAGATAAGCTCTAATGCACTCTTATAATAAACAAAACTATTTCGTTTTTCTGCTACTTCTTTTGCATATTGTAAATGACCTAAAGCTACTTCATAATCTCGTTGTTGAGACTCAGCAAGTTTAAGACCTTCTACAAGCTTTTCAATCAAGTCAATAGTTAAATCATCTAACGTAAACTGAACTGCCTCAACAGAAGAGTCTGTTAAATCAACACCCTCAGACAAAACTTGAGTTAAAGAAACTGCATCCGTAGACTTAGAGTCCTCAGTAGGTAAGTACAAGATTGTCTGACCCAAATACTTAGATCTACCCCAACTCAATTCAACGCTGTGCGTATACCCAAACTTCTCGAAATAATGTCGAACAAACTCATTCAAAGTCAAACTCTCTACACCTTCAATAGCATGAGAAATCAAATCTTTGAAAATTTCAGTGGAGATACCGAAACCTTTGTCTCTATCATCTCCATAAGAATGGTAAGCGCCTATCTCTTGAGGTTTGATTGTCATCTTTAGGTCAACATCTTTCCCATCAACAGTAGTCGAAATATCAAGCATAATCTCACAAATATTCGTGCGATTATCTGCCCAAGTTCCTTGAAATTCATTAACTTCATGAACTCTATCCGTAATATTTTCAATCGTGAAATCCTTAAATTTTACAATAGACATGGTGGTTCTCCCTCACTCTTAATTCAATTAAAATCCTATGGACACGCAACCCATGTTGGGTATTCTAAATCATACCCCACATCATTCGGTGAGAAGATTACATCTTCAATATATGACTTAGAGTCTTTATCATAGTGCATGAGTGTTAAAGTCATAGAATGTTTAAAGGCAATTCGGATGACCGCAGTTAAAGCCGGAGTCAATCCTGTAACATAAATAGTTAAATCATCTCCATCAGTAATACCTAACTCATTAAATCTATCTACCACTTGATTTCTCAACGTTTTAGGGTCAATAGGGAAGCTAATAGCACCCTCAGCGAAGATGTAGGTTGTTACATCTTTTATTTCATGTCTGTTATCACATAGACCCAGTTTATATGTTTTAGCCATAATTTTGCTCTCCTGTTTATCTTCTTATTTTTTATTTATCTTATTATAACACAAATAAAAGAACAAGTCAAGCACTAAATAACTTGACCTACTCCCATAACAAGTAAAAGCAAAATAAAAGATACCGAAAGTAAGAAAATCAGACCATTTAACCACCACTGCACAATTTTCTTCTTTTCTGCCTTAGTCGGTGCATGTTTAAACAACTTCCAGCAAATATGAGACCAACTTACAAAAAGTAGAACCAACAAACCGATAAAAACATAAGGATGTTGATCTAGGTAACTTAAAAATGTGTGAGCATAGTTTTTAAGGGTATTCCAAATTTGTGTATAGTTCATGAGTATAATTGTTCTAAATCAGAGTTAGAAAGTAAAGCTACTTTGACAGTATCTAGTGAATCTAAATTATTAGAAGTTAATTCAATATCGAAGCACTCACCTTGGATGTCGATTGTGTAATCTAAATCACCTAAAGAGTTATACTCATCATTCAACAAATAAATCAAACGCTCAAATAGTAAACTATAGTATTGAGCCAACCATACCCAAAAAGAACGGTAAAGACCACTAGTAATAGAGTTATGAACTTTACCCCATAGTTTAACCGAACCATCTAAAGTAGAAATTGAAATCGCAATTAGACCGTCCTTTTCAAATTCGTAAACAATTCTATTCTCATTACCATAGTTAAGACTACCCTCAAAATAACGGATACCGAGGAAAGTTAGAACCTCTTCTAGCGTTCCATCTTTTAACAAATAATTAAGTTCTTTTTCTAAAGTTTGTAGTGTTTTTAATGTCATGAAAACCTCCAATTACAATAAAATTTTGAAACCTTTGTGAGTATGAAAATACCTCAGCAAACTTGTTTGAGTAGCTCATAAGTATAGTTGTTCTAAATCTGAATCAGAAAGTGAACTTAACTGAAAACTATCTAAAGTTTCCAATAAACTAGTATTTACTTTAATGTCGAACCACTCTCCTTGAATGTTCACTTTATATGTATAAGGACTGAAAGACCTATACCGCTTATTCAACAAATAAATCAAACGAAGAAACAACAAACCATAATGTTGGTCTAACCAGACCCAAAAGGAGCGCTCAATTAAACGGTGTTTCGAATCTCGTATATTTCCCCAAAGCCTAATTTCCTTATTCGTAATAGAGAATTCAATCGCCAATGTATAGGTATCTTCAAATTCATAAACGAACCTACGCTCATCACCTAACTTGTGGTTACTATCGAAATATTGGATACCAAGGAAGGACAACAACTCCTCAAGTGTCGCATCCGTCAATAAATAAGTAAGGTCTTTTTCAAATTTTTGCAGTGTTTTTAATGTCATACTTACCATTTCTCAGTTACTCTCCTTTCTCAAACCAACCACCAAGTGCCATTTGAATATTTAACCAAACCTTGTGTGGTAGTTCTTCTTCGCTCATATCCGCAGAATAAATACCATTTTCAAAAGCTGAAATCAATTCAGTTAGCTCTTGATACCGAATTTTGTCTGCTATGAACAACCTCTGAGCTTTTAAAAATTCAACTACTTTCTTATCTTTTTCAATCATATTTTATAACCCTCGTAATTTGCTCTCTATCAAATTTTCTATCTGAGAGGTAGAAAGTATCGACCTCAACTTTAAAACCGAAACTGAGGCAATCTGGGACTTCTGAGAGGGCTTTAAAGTTTCCCTCTCAATTTACGAAAAAGAGCAGACAACTATCTGCTTTCTTTCTGTCCAAACTGCTTTATTTGGAAATGGAGACTTGAGGAGTCGAACCTCAAACCTAGACCGACTGTGATTGGAGCAACAGTTCTCTAGTCTCCACCTTCTCCTTAGTGCTGCTAAAGAGAAGAAAATATGAAACATCACAAACCTACATCTGGAAAAGGCGATCTTTAAAGACAAGTAAAAGTCAGTAAGAAACCTTTCTTTTATGTATTTTGTTCACGCAGAGGAATCAGCTCTACGCTATATATTTAACACCTTTTAGAGTGATAAATATTAAAGTTAACCTAAATAACCTCTTTGAATCTTATGCATCAAATCAGTTTTCTTGGAACTACGTTTACTAAGATAGTACCTAACCCAAATAAAATTAGTCAGACTATCTAGAACGCCCTTTGGAGCTATATTAAACAAAAGACATCAAAACTAATGTTGTAATATGACTTTCAAGAAACTCCCTTTGGAAACAGGCCAAATAAGAAGGTACCAAAACTAAATGTCACTTCAACTTATCAAATACAAACCTTTGGAACTCTGTTTTATAATAAATCTCAAAGCGTTCGCATTTCATAGTAGATAGTGTTGAAACCTTTGGAACCATGTTTTATACGAAAGTACCAAAATCTAATGTATTTAGTTTTAAAGACTTATCTATTTAACAAAGCTGCAACGTGAATGTTATTGTTTACCCATAAGTTACTACTGGATACCCCTCAAGTGAGAGTTACCTCTTATGTACATTGCTTTTTGAGTTAAGAATAAACACCTAGTCACTCAGAAGTCAATCAAACCGTTGTTTGAATTAGCGACCTCCTAACGAAGTCTCCAAATTAACTCCGAAACCTTTTATTGTCATGTTTAGGACACGTTTTTAATTAAAGTATTCTTTACCTACAGACTTTAAGTCTGTTGTTAGTTGAGACATTGTAAACTCTTGATTGCGTAAGAATGTGTCAAAGTCTGATTTACAACCCTCAATATCTACCGTTATGCCGTCTATCCCTACATGCTGAAGTAAATAAGCAGAGTATAATTTACGTTGAACTAAAACGTCGCCAATCATCTTCACATTTGCACCCAATGATACTTTGTTGTATTCTTCAGTTAAATGATTTAACTGGGAAGCCTTTACTTCTTTTGTGTTTGCAAGAATAAAGGTTTTACCTTGATACATTGTTTTGTAACGAATTTGCTCAATCAACATAGATGGGGCTTTATGTAAAATAGCTTTTCCAAAACGTTTCTTAGACTTGTATTTACCTGTCTTTTCACTAATTTTTGTTTCCTTTGTACGAGTTTGCAAATCTTTAAAGGATATTTGCTCTACTACAAAAGTCGAACCCATACGCACAATTCTGTTAGCTAAGGTTTTGTGAGCCAATTTCCGTTGTTCTGTCGCTTTACGATGTAACTCATTAAGTTCTGTTTTGGTTTTTAAATACTCTTTCGAATCGACCCAAGGTTGATGACCACCTCTTTTAATAGTACCATCTTCGTTATACTTGTGAGGATTGTTCGCTCGACGTTGACGGTCAAGTTTGCGACTCAAACATGTAAGTTCTCGTTGATTCAAAGTTACACCTTTAGCTAGTTCTTCTAACTCAGTTTGGTAATATGAGGATACCGCAATAGTTGATATACCAATGTCAATCCCCACAGACCCCTCAAGTTCAGAAGTGTATTTTATTGGGAGAGTTCCTTCGAAAATAGACTGTACATAGTAGTTCCACTCTCCAAACTCAAACCTACGAACCAAACGGTTGTACTTCAAAGTATTATGTAAAACATCTTCTTCAAAAACATCGTTTTCGTTACGAATAGTACACGAAACCTTCTTTTTGCGAGTCGAAACCGTGAAAATATCACCCTTTACACTAACACCCGTATTCCCACTGCTCTCAAACGAAGTCAATGTACCTCTAAGGTTTACTTTCTCAGCACCTTTAGCAAACATGACTTTACTAAATGCACCCCATGCTCTAAAACCTAATGTATAAGCTACTTTAGAGGGAATATAATCACTGTAGTTACGAGCATTACGGTAGTCATTTGCGAACTTACCCGCAGTGAAATTACCTACAAGGTTATATTTAACCCCAAGCTCTTTTAAAATCGCATTACGTTCTTTCCCTTTAGGGAACTTATAGGCTTTCTTGTAAAGAGGATCTTTCTTCATCTTAGAGTAACGCTTTAACAATGTAATCAGCGTTTTCTTGTAAATATCTTCTGCCATACGGAAACGTTTTGCAAACTGCTCCTTGTGAGACTTATTTGCGTTCAATTTACGCGTATAGATAAAGATTTGTTTACCTTTTTCCATGTAAAGAGACCTCCTTTCAAGTTTTAACTATATTTATTTTACCACACTAGGTAAATTTTGTCAAGATAAAATTAGCTAAAATCTAAAATTTTATTGAAAATAGAAAATTTCACAAAGAACTTTAGAAAATTAGTAGATACCCTAAAAGTTAGTAGTCATCAAAATGTAAACCTCTAAGAAATGTTTCTAATTCATCCTCATTCTTTTCTTGGAAATATTCCCATTCCTCATCTGTAACCTTACCTTTATCTACCCTCTGACCTAGACGACCAAACCGATCTGAATAATATAGCATAGTGTTATTTTCAGTAACTCTACCTATCTCCCTCTCAACCATAGTATTAGGTTCTGGTAAGCAGTTGAAACAAATCCAGTAACGAGGATTAAGACGAGGATTAAAAGTATAGCACCTAGAACCTTTCGGAATAACTTCCTCACAATCCTTACAAACCCTATCTGCTTTGATTTTTACAATCTTACAATTCGAGGTTGGATTTTCAAGAGTGACTTCATTTTGTTCAACAATCTTATCAGAAAAATATCGAACCCCTACCGTTTGAGTATTATATAGCTTAACCAAGTTTAAATAACCTCCACCTTAATAAAAGGTCGGATACAAAGTTGAGTGTTAATCGTAGACTCAAAGGTGTAAGGTAAAACTTCTAGTGAGGATACCCAATCAAAGTTGGGAAGTTCTACATAATTAGAACAAGACAACCAATCCAAAACCTTACTTAATTCATGCAAATGTTCTAACTTCTCTAAGTAAACTCGCTTTCCTGCACCTTTATTTGTAATAAAGACTTCTTCAATCGGAGTTCTTAATCGAACCGAGGTAATTTGAGGAATAGGTTGCTCATAACTCAAAACACCACTACCTTCAAATTTCTCTGGGAAATCCCAATAACCGGTCAAGCATGCTAAATCAAACCCATCTTCGTAACTGTACCAAATGTGAGACAACAGTTTGACTGCATCACGTGTAGATACCGAGTATAGCATAGGAAAGTCTGCGTATTGACTTGTAATGACACCTAACTCTACTTCCCCTCTGTCTTTGACTGTAACTACGAGTTTAGCCTCTGAAACAGAAATCTCTACAATATCGAAGAAGAAACGCTTCAAATAATGAGTTAAACTATCAGACAAAGCATTTGGATTGCACTTTCGTATAAGGTGCTTATACTCATCTACAGTTGTTTGCGAACCAAACTGATCTAAGTAAGTTTGGTAATCATGTTCCATTTTCTTAGTAAGTTTCATTTTCTTTACTTCTTTCCAAGTTAGTTTTCTTAATTATACCATAAAAATCTTGAAAAACCAAGAATAAACAAAAAGAACCCAAGCACAATAAGGGTTCTCTTCAAATTGTATTGAGTTCAAAATAAACTGTGTTTATTTACACACAGTGAACCACAACAGTTTTCTATCTTGTTGGGGATACCGCTAAGTCTTTTCAAGCTTATTAAGTTGAATGTCCACAAGACTAAAACACAAAAGATGAAGACTTACTTTTCAGTAAATTCAACCTTAATTAACTATTTAAGTATAGCATAAAATCAAGAGTTTGTCAAGCTAGTTTTAATATCTTGAACGTTCTTTTTCAACCAATTCTAATTCATTTAAAACTAGATTTAAAAGATTATTTAAAAACTCAACAGTAGGTACTTCTACATTTATGTGTTTATTGAATCTTAAAGCATCATAAGGAAAACGCTGCAAATATGTAAACACCCCTTTATTTACATATTTTTGATGTTGTTCTTTAATAGCGTACCCTAGTTGAAATTTAGACTTATACTCTACTTTATCTAAAATATCAAAAATCAAAGAGCCTACATTATGCGAAATATTTGAAACCTCTAAACCGAGGTGTAATGCAATTTTCTTTAATGCCACTTCAATGACTAAATGGGTTATAGTTGCATACACTCTGTAATCAAAGTGTTTTGTATTAGCAACTGAGTTATACATTGAAATAAGCTCCTCACAAGACATATAGTCTTCATAAGTAGGTTTTCTTTTATGTCGAGCCGCAATCATAGAACGACCTCTTTATACCCTAATGCCAATTTCTCATCACTATCATCTACGGAATTTTCAGGTACACCTACAGAAGTCCAAGTAGGCATTATATCAGTCTCAGCGTATAACTCGTCCAATAAATCCGCAAAAAGTTTACCACCTAATAGTGGGTTACTCTTAACCTTTTTAGGGTAAAATACAATGTGTACATCTAAAGAACCATCTTCACGTCGCTTCACAAAAGCTCGCACACCTTTCTTTGTATAGCGTTTTTCAAATAACTGTTCCATTTCTCGAAACCCTCTTTCGTTTAATTTAATTAAGTATAACATAAAAACCTTGAAAAATCAAGGTTTAAGTGAAGATATAATTAGATAGACGGAGAAGCTAATGCAATAAGAAAATCATGAAATCCCCTAAAGATAGGAACTAACAAGTCTAAATTCAGTACAAGAGTTAAAGCTAAGAAAACACAAAACAACTGAATAGAAATAAGCTTAAAGTGAGCCTTTGGAGACAGGTTACTTTCATTCATTTTAGACTTGTAAATAGAATAGAAAATAGGAAAGACTAGAAAAACCCCTAGAGATAAACCCTCTACATGAGGTTGAAGGATACCGAAATAAATCCAACACTTGTACATCAATAAAAACGCTAACCAACCTACTGTAACTGAAGCCAACAAACTAGACAGAAAGACAAATACCTTTGATAAGTTTTCATACATAGAGTCAGAGAGTTCTTCCGAGTCTTTAGAGTTCATATCTTTTAAATTCATAACTAAAACCCCTTTCTCTCTATCAAAAATGCGGAAGAATACCACCTCCGCACACCGCTCGATAAAGTTTAAAGTCTCTTATCCGACAAAACTCGGTTTTCCCCAACGAGGTCTTCACCGAAAAACCCTAAACAAAGCTTGTAATTAGACTTGTGGGTAGTCTAAAAACTTTATAGCGCTTAAGTATAGGTTCAAATGGTTGTTACAAATGTTAAAAACATCTATAAATAAATGTACCACTTGATTCTTAACGCTCCATAATGACTTGCTTTGCAAGTCATTATTTTCGCTAAAGGTACCCTACGATACCCCTAGACCTTCTCCTAGATAAATCTAGGATATGGGTTTACTTTTAAAAGTTAAATTAAGTTTAAAATTTAAACCTCGTCAGAAATAAAAGTTTATCAAAAACCAAGGACGGTAGGTTTAATTTGTAACCAAATAACTACAAATAATACTTAATTTATTTAACCTTTGAAATACTCAAGGTAACACTTTTATGTGACGTGTCGGACTCGAACCGACTAACGCTTGTACCACAAACAAGCGGCTCACCATTTTGCCTTACGTCACCACAATAAAATGATGTAGCTGATTGGTACAGCGCTCAGCCCAATCACTTGCGCCAGATGCTCGGTATCCAAACTACATCGTACCTACCTATCTTCCTAACAGCGAGGAAGGTAGGTCGATGTCAAGTATACTTGGGGGAAGCAAGAACCAACCGAAGCAGATTCTCACCCTAATCCCATGCCGATTAACGGGTTCGAACCGCTGACAGTCTGATTACAAATCAGATGCTCTACCAACTGAGCTAAATCGGCTAAATGTAGCTGAGAAGTAGTGCGCACTACTTCTCACTTACCCCAATCGCATCCGCAACCAGACTACATCATCAAATTGTTTACTTATAAATTTAATTATGTAAATATGTTTACTCCTAAATGTTATTTTGATAAGCCAGGGAACAAACATTTAGAAGATTTTAACACGTTCTCCATAACTGACTTTGTTAGACAGGGAGCCAAATTATATCAAATTTACAAATCAACTATAAGTAAACTTCGGTTTTAAATCCTCACCCGCGGTGCACACCGAGAACCCTATCAGAAGCTCATTTAGGCAACCGTGAGGTAGCTACCTAAAGTCATTGCTCGTTTAACGTCAATGAGACGAAACAGTTTCAAGTCTTGTTTAGGACAAGTTTACTTCTTCTGAAAAACACAAACCATTTTTGTATCAAAAGGAACTGAATCTAGCTCAAAGTATTTCTGTAAATAAGCTAAATAACTCTGATCTCTGTACTTATAAGTATCTTGCAACTGTAAACAATCTTTCCAAGGATACGAAATCCACTTCATGAGTGCAGTTGTAACGTTATATTGTTCTTTTGACTCTCGACTTAAAGACTGCAAACCCCAAACTGTATGAAACATAATCTCATAAGCATTTTTCACAGTAGTTACAATAGAACCGTCTTCTTTTGTCTCAACTTTATCAACAATAGAGTTTTTCTGAAGTTCTTGAATCCAAGTTTGTATTTCTATTTCACTTTGTTTTGAAACAGGTTTGAGTGGGAATATCTCAGATACCGCATCTGGGTTCGCCCAATCTCGAATAACTAAAGAACCACCTGATTTTAAACTATTTATAATCATTGATATGGTTTCTGTGCGCTCTTGACGGTTAAGATAACTCATAATCTCGTGGAAAACACTAGAAAGATAAATCACATCAAATTGAAGTTCCCCTTTAAGTAACTCTTGTTTAGTTACTACATTTACACCCATACGAGATAAAGTAGTTTGCACAGTCGGAGAAATATCATAAGAATAGTAATCAGCACCTGTAGAAACTACATCAGCTATAAACTCAGAAGAAAAACCTGAACCAAAGTCCAAAAGTGTAACCCCATCTCCAAGAAAAGGTTCAACTACCTTAAACTTCGATTCGGAAGTTTGGTTCATTCTTTGAATATAGCTATTATTATTATTATCACTTAAATAGTTATCCATTAAATACTCTCTCAGTTTTTCTACATGTTTAGAAAATATCAATTATTAGACTTCCATTTTTGAAGAAATCTGATAACTTGTTCTACTTCTGACTTAGATAAATCGTAAGTACCATAGTCATACGAGCCTTTAGTTTGACAAGTAATAGATACCCCATCATTATAGCCTTTTATGGTTAAATCTCCATCAACATTCTCAAAATCTAATTGACTCATAATTACACATTTCCTTTTCTTATAGTTATGTACCTTGTAGGACTCAAGCCTATAACCTTTAACTTATGAGACTGACGAGCTACCAACTGCTACCATTCCGCTTTAATCTAATAAACACGAGCAGTAGGAATTGAACCCACACTGACGATTTTGGAGACCGTAGTTCTACCTTTAAACTATGCTCGTAACTATGGAAGGGGAGGGATTCGAACCCCCGAACCCGAAGGAGCGGATTTACAGTCCGCCGCGTTTAACCTCTTCGCTACCTTTCCGAATATTAAAATTATTCCCAACCATATAACAAACTATTGCTAAATTCAAGCACAACACTAAAAATTGTATCTAGGTTTAGAGAGAAAACTAAAATAAGTAGTCCGAATAGAATCTTTGATACTAGTGAGGGTAGAATATCTTCAATAGAAAGACCTAACAATTCTAACTTAATTTCAGTTAAATACTTGAAAATTATCATCCCACCAAATGCAATGGCAACTGCACCATCTGTGTTAGGTTGAGGAAAACCAAAGTAAATATGTAACTTGTACAAAATTACCCAAGCTAATAAACCTAAAGCAGAGGAAAGGACACCACCTGCAAGGTAAAGTAATGCTTCGTTTCGTAAATCTTTAAACCAACTACCGTCCATAATCTAACCTCTTCAAACTAAAAAACCAAGGTGACTGTATGATTCATTGGCTTTAAAATGTAAACATAAAGGAGATTTTACATTGGAGGTCACCTTGGAATGGAAAGGATAGGAATCGAACCTACCACCCTCGGTGCTTCAAACCGATACTCTACCAACTGAGCTACCTTTCCTAAAATGTGGATACCCCTTGGGGGATGTTCGCACATATAAACCAACAAAACGGTCTCGAAGGGATTCGAACCCTCGATCTCTGCCGTGACAAGGCAGCGCGTTAACCACTACGCTACGAGACCAAAATTCTTAGCTATGAGGTTCAACATCACCGTCAAGTTCCTCAACTAAATGCAATTTAGAAGTGTCAATACCTCTTGTTTCTAAAGCACTTAATAAATCATCTAGCAACATCTCATACATGTCAAACACCTCTAAACTAATGTAATAGGACGGGTTTGAACCGACTTCCCTAGAAGTAGCGCTACTTCTCCTTACTGCATCACCCACCAAATGCTTCTATTACTTAAACAATAGTCGATTACCTCTTTGTACCGTTGTTGACAAAACATCATAAAGAGGTCAAACTACTGCTACTACTATAAAGGCAAAACCTTAACCACTTGACCAAAGGATACGATAAAATTACTCAAAGTTTAGCTCAATACTAAAAGTCAAGCATTCATCTTTGTTTGTGCTTCTTAGCTTTCTTATAACTCACATATTATAAATAGTTGAGACAAGTTGGTACAAAGCTCCACACCTCGGAGGTATCCTCTCCGGTTTTTCATACTTGATGATTGTAGTACCACTTCAAGTTGAGTGCCGCATTTTCGTCCCTATCGTGTTCTACCTCGCAGTGACTACATTTCCAATTCCTAATGTCTAGTCCCCATGTGCGTTTCTGGGCATTCACATCAAAACGCTGATGGCAGTTAGAGCATAACTGCGAACTTGGAAAAGTCGAAGGTGCTAAGACAATCTCTATACCTTGATGCTCTGCTTTGTAGGTAAGATAAGTTCTGAGTTTATACCATGAAGCATCCTGTATAGCTTTTGCAAGACAATGGTTACTTAAGAGATTTTGAACTTTTAAATCTTCCAGTACGATTGCTTTTGGTTTGGTTTTCACTAAAGCACTCGATACTTGATGTATATGATTTTCTCTAATATTAGTCAGTTTACGACAAATACGTGCATGTTTATACTTACTCCTATAGTAATTTTTAGACTGCTTTGTTGACCCCTTAATGTAACGTCTTGCCATTTCTCGCTGAGCTTGTTTTCGTTCCCTCTCCAACTTTTTCACAGTCTTGGTCTTGTTGATATTTTCAAATAATGTTCCATCTGAAGTCGTTACCAAGTTTTTAAGTCCTATATCTAGTCCTAAGACTTCTTCTGTCAACTCAACCTGTTTGGTTTCAACTTCCAAACCTAGAGACAAATACCAATACTGACCATCGAAAATTACTCTTGGATTTTTATAAATGCGTTTCTTAGGAGTTTGATTAACAGATACCCAACCGACTTTTGGAAGATAAACCTTACCTTTGAATTTCAATTTTCGAGCATCTACAGCAAAACCTTGAATAGAATCTTTTCGTGATTTATACTTGGTATGATAACCATCTTTATGATTCCGAAAAGAATTACTTCTAGCAGTTCCATAATCACGAATAGCTTCATGATTGACATCTTTACAGATATCTACTATCCATGGAATAGACCCATAAGTTTTACGAAAAGCCTTTGAAATATCATTGACAGATATACTCTCACCATGTTCTTCATAATAACGTTCACTAAGAGCTTTAGCAAAGTTGTAGGCATAGCGGTGAGTACCTGCATGTTGTTTCAAGGCAAGTTCTTGCGTTTGAGTAGGTATTAACCGTACTTTAATCGATCTATAAGGCACGAGCACACCTCCCATTCCACTAAATTTATATGTCCACTATAACCTAAACTATTATACTATTTTCATCAATACACCGTAGGGGAATCGAACCCCTATTACATGCGTGTTAGGTGATACCCCTCTCAGTAGACCATCACCTTGTAAAATTCTGTTGCTTGACACCACTAAACTAACGGTCTAGGAAGGAATTGAACCTTCACCACCCTCTGAGACAGAGCTATGCTATTTTCAACAACGACCTGAGGAGGAATCGAACCTCCGTTCCAAATGCTCGTCCATCATCAGCATTCAAGTCTCAACTTGAGGCAAGTCTCTGCTTTTCCGCAGACAGATTTGGCTTTCGCGACCGTGTTCTTTAAAGGCGACCCCACTTCCCATGTAGACAAATATGTAGCAAGTGTTTGGTTGTCGTTACCAAACGCTCAGTTAAATCTATCTACTGCAAAAAATTTAACTTCATGATGTAAGTATAACACAAAGGGTTAGTTTTGTCAACATTATTTGCTTAAAAAGTTTATTTTTGATAGAAAAACCTGTGAAACTCAGCAAATTTAGAAACTAAAGTATATAGTTTTTACAAAATACCTTTATAAACCTTATCTAAAACCTGTTCATCAAATTGGAAAATGTAGGTATATTCATAAATCCATAATACTTTCAGCAACCCATTTAAAATGTGGAAAGTATCATAAACTGATTCTCTTAACTCATCGCTAATTTTTACTAGTTTACCTTGTTTTAACTCTAAATTAGCTTTTAAAAGCGCATCTAAGGTTGGAATTGCATTGTAGAAATCAACTAAACTATAGTTGCTATCGCGCTGCTTTACGTACGCAAGTTCAGCAAGAACATCTTTATTTAAAGTGAAACTACAACCCCCACTTTTCTTGTAATTTACTCTAAATAAAGGAACTCTAGGGCTACCATCTTGAAGTGACACATTGTAATAATGTTTAAGTAACCGACCTTCAGAATCTTCTTCGGTACTAATGATACCCCTGTCTAGTAAAGGAGTAATGTCTCCTTTAACACTTCTACTCATCACTTCACGTAAATCCATAAAATGAGTTAGTTTAAATGTCTTTAAATCTACTACAAGACGTTCCATTGGACTTAGTTTAAAATAATTTATACTAGAAACACTAGAACTGACATCAGATAAATGGTTAAGCAATCTATTGTAAACATTATACGACCCAACACCTGAACCATTTAATAATAACTCAAACAGAACCTCACTTAGAATTGTACGTTCTTTCTCAGTAAGAGTATCTAAAAATTCCTTACAGTCAACTGATGTAGTCCTAAATGTGCGTATGAATTTAAACGAAGATTTAGGCTTACCTCTTGTGTAAAAAGTAAATTCAAAGGACTCAGCTCTTGGATAATCATAAGGTTTTGCAAAGATAGCAAGTTCTAAGATTGGTTTAGGTGTACTCATACCTACGCCTTTCTTATACTTTTTAACTGTACAAGTTAAAGCACCGTAACCATCTCTGTTTTCCCCTTCTGAGTTAAGAGTATCAGATAAAACACCTGTTTCAATAGCTGAATAAGGGCGAGTGTTAGACCAACCCAAAATATCTTTCATAAAAGTGTAAAAGATAAGTAGGTCTCGTTCATAGTTTGAAAGTCGTGTAAATGTTAACATAAATGAACCTTTCTGCATATAATAGTCTTAAAAGTTTAAAGTTTAAAGTGCTTTTCGATACCCTTGCAATAGTTTGACCTCTCTTTCGTATTCACGTTGGAGATGTAGTCGTTCAAACTTTGTTTCTTCAGTCATAGGGATTTCAGAAAGCATTGAAGCGTAATTGTGAGTAAACAATTTATAAGTATCATTGAAGTCTACAACAACAAACCAAAGAAACTTATTCTTACTAGGAGTTGTTTTAGTATTTAAAGTTAATTGAATACCGCGATTTAAAACTTCATTCAATGGATTTTGAGCAAGTTGCTCAAATGTGAAACCCATACGCTCATTTTCATTACTCTGAATAGTCTTATATTCCCCAGACAAAGGATTAAATGAGGAAATGTCTAGTAACGAAAGCATATCAGTCTTAGATTGATACCCACATCTCTCAAAAATCTTTAATAACCTTTGATAGCTCTTGGGAAGTGAAAAGTAACGAATAGTTTCACTGTATATAAGAGTAGAACCCTCACTCATTCTTAGTAATCTCATATCAAACCTCAATAATTAAATCATTTCATATAGTATATCACAAAACTTAAGAAGGAGCAAGATAAAAAAGCATACCAATTTTGACATGCTCAATCTCTCAAAGGTTCATATCCCTCTAACAATTCCTCTAAATCATAATTTGGAATATTTAACTGATTTGCTTTATTTCGCAAAATAATCTTTCCATCTTCGAAAAGAAACTCCACCTCACTACCCTCAGACAAATTTAAGTTGTCTAAAACAGTTTGAGGTAAAAGAATACCCTTACTATTTCCCCACTTAATAACCTTTTTGGTTCCTAAACTACATCGATAATGTTCTTTAACCATTTACTACTTACCTCTCACTTTCCTCAATTAACTCAGACTGTAAAGAATCTAGTAGAGCGTCAAAGTCCTCATTAGCTTTTTTATTGCGAGCATCAAGTAAAGACATATCCTCTGGGAAAATATCTAACCAATCTAAACTTGTGGGGTGAAAACCTGTTTCTGCATAAATCTGTGCAGAAACTTCATCTAAAATTTCCGCTAATTTATCTACATCAGTAGGTTTAAAATCACCTAAACCACAAATAGAATTACCCAACTGCCAATAATAAGGATTGATACAAATATGAACACCACAAGGGTATTCATCTAAAGCTTCTTTAGCTAAGGTTTTCGTAAGAAATGACATTCTATCCACCTCATTCTTTCTTAATTTACACCACCTAAATCAAATCTAGTCCGGTTTACTTATCTTGTCATAAAATTCATCTGAAATCTTATTTATCTTATTAGGGAAAAATGATACGCAGAAAAGTTCTACAGACAAATATGTGGAAAGATCTCTAGCTAACATCTGCTTATATTTCTTAGTAGTGATAGGGAAACCTCTTAAAACAAAAGAGATTAAACTAACCAACAAGAAACCACTGCAAATAAAGCCTGTCGCAATTAAAAGATAGAACAGAATATAAAGCCACAAAAGACCATTATCTACCATTGTTACATAGTTGTTTTGCATTGTATTCGTTAAATACGAGAATCCTATAAACAAAAATAAATCCGTAATTAAAGGCACTAGCAAGTGTTTAAATGCTATTCTTCTAAAAGACTTATTCATAAATCCTACAATTCTTATGTTTTATGGAGCCGGTGGGAGTCGAACCCACGTCCAAACGACCTTTCCAGTTAACCTTACTGTGCACTGCTACGTTTTAATATTCAACTTCTAGGAAACGTACAAAACTAAAAGTTATATCTCTCTTTAACAAACTAAGTTGAGAAAGCTTAGTTGCGAGTACCGAGGTTTATAGCAACTAAAAGATACCGGTACTTATCTCAGTCGCTCGTCTATTTGACTATTTTACGTGTGTTCGTAGTAACTACCAAACCCAAAGGTTTAGGCAGCCATACGAACTGGTGCATTGTTATTTGCAGTTATATTTAATTTTGACTATAACGTAGTCACTCGGTGCGAGGTTAAAAAGTCCAATCGCCTGTCGAATCCAGACGACCCCTTAATATTAAAGTTTGGTTGTATCTAGTACATAGTGAGAATTATCGTCTCCGTTCTCTTCTACCTCTGCAACCCATTTAAGGTTATCTGAGTTAGTTTGAACATCTTCCTCTTCTCCTGAACTATTATGCAATTTGATAATAGGCATGCAAGAAAAAGTTGATACCGTCTGAGTTGCACCTGCAAGCTCTTTTAAGAAAGAGTATTGCTCTTCAGTACAAACTAATTCAAAATCTGTACTATCATCACAACCCTTTATAATTACACTAATGTCCATAAGTACCCTCCTTATTAAGATAAATCTATTATATCAGAAATAGTAATAATTGTCAAGGGTTATTTGTGCTATTCTTAGGTTTTGTAGGTGTTTCAGAAAATAAAATTAAACCGAACAGACCTGCGAACCACAAAAATACGAGGGATACCCCTTGTAACCACCATTTAACCTCAGACTCTGAGCGATTAACTACACTTAAAACATAAGAGATTACGTCAATAGGAAAACTATACTCAATAGAAACAAACAAAATCATTGCTAACAAAAAGCACAGAACGATATAAAATTTTAAAAACCAAAAACGCATAACTTCATATCTTTCGTTACAAGATAAAGAGGTTATTTACACCTCTTCCTACGACCTATTTATTTACCTGCTTGCGGAAAAATAGATAAAACCCAATAAGCCTACGAAACGAACTACTAACCTAATGCAGACCGACTAATAGTCTTTCAGCTACGCTAACTGCGGTAGTTTTTATCTACAAAGGTAGTTTACCATAATAACCAACCCCTGTCAAGCAACACCACAATCAAACAAAAAAGCAAGAAGCTCTTCTTTAGTTTGACATCTCAGCAACCTCTTAAACTCCAAACCATCTGCAATTACAGACTCAAACTCCATGTTTCGAGTTGAATCATAATAACCAATCGTTAAACGACCCCCTTCATCTACCTTAATTTGAGCAGACACTCCGTAGTCTCTATTGAAATCTTCTAATACAAAGTCCAAGTGTCGCTGTAAATCCTCCAAACTAGATTCTAGTTCATTATGTAATTTCATCATTTTGTTGTAGGTTAGCATTTTATTGACGTCCTTTCTAAATACTAAAAGAGACTTACTGTTTAGTAAGTCTGACTAAAAATCTACGGAGACTGAGGGGTTCGAACCCCCGCGCCGCGAACGACCTAACACGTTAGCAATGTGTCCTCTTCACCAACTTGAGTAAGTCTCCTCAGTAAAAGGGAACCTCTTTGAAAAGAGGATACCCTTACGGTTTGTTTTCCGAAGTAAACCCCACTTCTACACTTCACGTCGCGAACTAGAGTGTAACGAGAGTTCTTTTTATCACCCAAACTTCACTTTAAGTAGGCTTTGTCAGTCTCTAAATGACGATGTTTAGGAACCAATATAGGTTCTATAAGTTGTTAACCTTTTACAGTTAACAACCTTCCCAAAAGGAGGATTTAATGAAAGCTAACCCCTCTAGTATGCAAAGAGAGGAACGAAGTATCGACCGGTTAAAGTCGATACCCCCAACCCGAAACGGTCACAAAAGCAACCACGGAGACAGATTATGAATTTTAAATCCAAATCCTTGTTGAAGCTACCTTGCTACTCACAAAAATTCCCCAAGTAAGTAGCTATGATGCAAGAACCTTTGACAGTTCTCACACCTTTTAAAAGAAGGATTCGTTCAGTGAAATTGAAGCCCTCATATTTCTTATTGTACTAAAGCTCAACTACAACAAGAAATACGATGCAAGAACCTTTGACAGTCCTCACACCAAATAAATTAGAAAAAGAAGGTCTAATTAACTGTTAGAACCAGCCTAGCGAGGAACCAATCAAAACCCACTAGACTATGAGGTAAAGACCTTTGACAGTCGATACCCCAACAAAGAAATCTCTGACGAACTTCTTGAAAACTTTGAAATATCAAAAGTTCATCTTGGGTTAAACTTCAACCCAAAGGAGGATGTGGGATTCGAACCCACGCGCCGTTTCCGACCTGACAGTTTTCAAGACTGTTCTCTTATAGCCTGACTTGAGTAATCCTCCATATTAGGCACTTAAACTTGAAAGGGCAAGCACCTAATTTATGGATATATAAATAAATAAATAAAAAGAAAATTCTTCACTCAACCCACACACCATTTAAAGCGAGTTGAGTAATAAGGTAACGACCTATGAAAATCGATACCCTAATATTCTAAGAGGATTCATGGAAAATGTGTAAAACCATGAATTTTCCACACAATATAGTGTGGTATAACGCAAAAACCTTTGACAGTCTTTACGTTTGAATAAAATTAGAGGTACGTTTTGAAAGCAAGTCCTGATCACGAAACTTACTTACCAACCAAATTCACCTTAGTAGTGGTTTAGGACATGACTTCACAACCCTATTTGAAAGAGATTGTTACTGACTCTAAAGTTTGCAACTACTAAGGATACGAAGCACCAACCTTTTACAGTTAATGCCCCTAAAGGAAACAAATCTCACCTACCGAGAAAGCACTTGCAACTAAACTCAGTAAGCTATGACTCAACAATCTTATTCAGACTGTTGAGCCTAAAGGATATACATATAAACAATAGTATAAAATCCGTTTGGCATCGGAAAGACAGGATTCGAACCTGCGACTTCGTGCTCCCAAAGCACGCACTCTAACCAAGCTGAGCTACTTTCCGATAATATAAAAAAGTAATGAGGATAGAGGGAATTGAACCCTCGGTCATAAGCAGTCGCTGCCTTACCTCTTGGCTATACCACGAACTAGTCGAAGTAAAGGGATTCGAACCCTTGGTCTACGTTCTCTTATTGCCTTACCGCTTGGCTATATCCTCGATTGGTTGATTATAACCCTTGTGGGGTGGAGGTAGAATAAGATAATCTACCTCGCTTTTCCCGTATTGGTTCGGGATAACGGATTTCTTTCCCAGTAGTTTTGTGTCGTGCTTAGGACAAATTTTGCCAACTTTAGGTAGGTATGGTATCACCTGATTTTTTGCCAACTCAGGAACAAGATGTTCCCTATCATCTTCTTCTAATAACCTCTCGAAAGAAAGTTCTCGATTCTACCTATAATGAGCTGTACTGTTTTCTGAAAAATACTTTTCTTCTTTTGCTAACTCAGGAACAAGATGTTCGATATATTTGTGTGGCTCTACAAAATATACTTGCTCATTATTTGATTGTACTGTGTAAAGTTTATCTTTTAAATTATCTATATCCTCAGAAAGAACATTTGAATACCAATCTAACCCTGAACGAGCAATCACTCTTGATATGTACTCATGTAAATGCTCTGCATTATTTGGGTTAGGTAAGACATGAACAATATTTAAACCGAATAAACGCAACTCCCTTAACAATCTCTCATCATCAGTTATAAAAATAGCAGTATAGTACCCTGTGTCATAAATCAACTTGATTTTTAAAGCACTCGCTTTAAAAAATTCTTTCTGTTGACTTTCAGACATACCTTTAGTTGCCCTACTTTCATAAATCTCTGCATCAAAATAAATATCCTTATTTTGATTTGTAAGAGTAGTTTTTCCAAGACAAGGAAACGCTGAAATAATAATAGTCATCTTTTACCTTTATTATACCCTTTTTGATTTTAAAATACAAAAGGAAGATGTGGGATTCGAACCCACGTGCCATTTTACCGACCTAACGGTTTTCAAGACCGCCCCCTTATAGCCAGACTTGGGTAATCTTCCGTATAATGGGGTATAGTGGAATCGAACCACCGTATTCAAGTTGCGCACCTTGAACTCCGTTGTACGGACGGAAGACACACTCGCCAAGTCCTGTGTCTGGCTACCTCTTATAAATATAATACCACCGCAAGGATTCGAACAGTTTTCAAAGAAAACTCCGCTGATCTACCGGCTCGTCTATTGAAGTCATGACTCAACAATAAGCACCATGCTATCGGTGGTAATCAGAAATTAAACGTTTAACCTTCTACCTCACAGTAGAACTCCACCAACTGGTCTCGAACCAGTGACAACTCGATTAACAGTCGAGCGCTCTACCAACTGAGCTATGGTGGAATATGAGGATACCCCTTTGTAAGCTAACCAATGCTCACTAGTTAGGTATCAGTATTAGGTGTAACTTGAAATTTACTAAAGAGACCTAAATCCCTACTCTTTTGTAAAACAATCTGTTGAGTGCAGATGAAATTCAAATGGAACTATGAATAAACTAGCATAAATTAGTTGACCCGCTCGGTAAGTCAAATAAATTCAACTAAATAAACGAAAGTAACTAATCTCTAAGCTAAATTTGAATAGAAGTGAAACTTTAATAAACCTAAGTACCTACTGACAAAAGAGGCATCAAATAACGTTAAGTTCAAAATTCGCCCCATTTGAGTAAACGAACGCGTTTCGTTTGTTTCTCGTTCTTTTTGTCTTTTATGGGTTTCTGTTCCCTAAAACTAAAACTAAACGTTTCGAAAACAAGAACAGGTTCCGCTATGTGAACTACTCCTCCCTACATTCAATTAAGAGGGAGAAGCTTCTTGGGTAGCGTGCAGACTTAGAAGTTAGGTGACTAACTCCCAGAGGTTACACGAATCAACCAAGCTATCCCCGTAGTCCCTACGGTTCAAATAAACTAGACTAAGCTCAACCCTTCTTTGAGAATATTGAGACTATCGTTGCTACAAAGAATAACAATCTTTCCGCCAATGGCGCGAGACGGAATCGAACCGCCGACACATCGAGCTTCCATACACCGCCCTACCTAACAGC